GGTTCCCCCCCCCCATCACCTCAGAGCACTCTACTTTACATGAATTTTTCAAAGGAGAGCGTCATGTCTAGAATTAAAGAGGCCATTAGCGGAATTATTGAAGACATCGAACCAGATTTTGTTTTAATTGACGTTAGCCCAAAAGATCTTTGGGAAGAAATAGAGAACCGATTTTTTGAAGACAACTATGACCTATACTTAGGAGATATAGCCGATGGGGAAGCCTGCTAAAAATCCAACAGTGCTATTCGATCAACATGGTTTTAGGGTAGCACAAAATCCCGAAAAACCCGCGGAAGTGTATCACGACGGGGCGGATATATTAATTATTGCCCCGGTTACAACTGCTCGCGGGGAACCGCGCTTAATTGTGGAAAAAACAAAGAGACAGGCTTACACACATTGGGGAGTATACGAAGAATACTATACTCCAATATGGGATAATATTTATAATGATGCACTAACTACCGCAGAGGAAGCAATAGTTATTTTTGAAAGAATAACTGGAATTCGCTTAACGAGCTACAATGTTAACCCCTTTGCACAAAGTATCCCAATTTTTTGTGGAACTAATGTCAGGGTATCAGTTGTTGCCATAGATATAAATACTTGCAAGTTAGATAAAGGTAAAATAAGTGAAAACCTTGAATTTCTAACTCGTGCAAAATACGTGGAAGCTATAAAAGATAACAGAGTTGACTTGTTATTGTTTTCATTGTATAATATAGCTACTAAACTTATTGAGACTAAAACAAAAAAATAGTTAAGGGCTCTTGTAGCTCAATTGGTAGAGCAACGCACTTGTAATGCGTAGGTTTGGGGTTCGACTCCCTACAGGAGCTCCACGGAGTTAACGTTAACGGAGATAATATGAAAAGAAGACGCGGGAACATCATGATCAATGCGTTGATCATTACGTTCTTCCTTGTGATGACCGGAACCGCATACATGATGTGGGCCGTTGGTGAAAATCATCAGGGGAGGATGGATTTAGCGAGAACTCAAGCATACTATGTTGCACAGTATGGGGTTTTGAATAGAGGGCTAACCGAGTTAAGAACTCGTCAGATTGAAACTTTGCCCCCTGATAGGGAACACCTACCGTCAGGTAAATTTTATTCAGGCCGCCAAGATGAATTAGGGGTATATACGGACACCTATATTGAGCGTGTGAGCGGCATTGATCAAGATATTTATATGCAGCAATTAGAATATAAAGTATGGTCTACAGGGCACGTTGAATTAAAAGACCAAGGTATGGTTCGAGATGTGACAAGAACTATAAATATGGTTTTTAGACTTAGGTCCTATTCTGCATATATGTACCTTACCAATTATGAAATGACCATGTTTGATGAGATCATTTGGTTTTATACAGACGACACTTTACATGGAAGAGTTCATAGTAACTCCCAAATAGGAATAAAACAGAGACCGGTATTTTATGGACCGGTAAGTACATGTGCCGACGACTTTATACATGGGCCAGGATATAATCCTTATTTTGCCCACGAGCCACAATTCAATGCACAAAAAGTATTTTTCCCAACAACTGCCGAAAAAATACGGACTGGAGCAAGCTCTGGGGGATGTTTTTTCGATAATGACAACGGGAGACTTCAATCAAGACTAACTGGACAAAACGGAGCTTGGGTTTTAGAGCAATGGACTCAAGGAACCCCATATAATGAACAGCACATCGCAGTTTTTCAAACCATTGGAATGCCCGCTAATATATTTATAGAGGGCGATGTCGAACTAAGTGGTACCGTGACAGGAATTCAGACGATAGGTTGCTCTGGAGATCTGAGATTAATTGACAATATCTATTATGCTGACGTATCTCCCAACAATCCAGGTGGTTCTGATCGCTGGTTAAGTTATAACGGCTCTTCGCATCTACTAGGTTTAATCAGTGAGCAACGTATAGTCATCCAAGATACCAATGAAAATGGTCACGGTAATAGTATGAACGGTTCAGATATTACTATTACCGCCGCACTTGTAGCACTGGGCGAATCCTTCACTTTTCAGCACCAGAATGACGAATGGGATACTTACCAATGGTGTGCCGATGGAATAAACGGCCAAGACGAACGTGGTGACATAAGATTAAGAGGTTCTGTTACACAGGTGCGTCGTGGATATGTCCATCGCTCTAATTGTGGTGGTACCGGGTATTGGAAAGACTATCTTTACGATAGACGATTAGACAGAACTCCTCCCCCGTGCTACTTAGACGCGGTTGATGAGGAGGGATATGCTTTGTTTGATCCCATTTATTGGGCTGAAGATGCCTCATTCATAGTAAACTAAACATTTCCACGGGGTATAAAGATGACACCAAAATCGGACACACTCGATAAATTACAAGAATGGTATGACCAACTTATACCAACGGAAAAAGTTGGCTTCTACATTGTATCTTTTTTTATAATGGCAATTGCAGTAATGATGTGCATCAGTTTCGTGGCCTTGCTAATCCAACTTCCTAAAGTAGTAATATCAATAACTATACTACTTATAATACATCGTGTGTTATTTAGGTGGTTATTCAAAGGGGGGTTAAAAAAGAGAATACAAAAGGATTAAATTGTTATTCTCTACAGGAAGGAAATAGTGATAAAATGAAACCGACAAAAAGAACACCTGTTTTACAAAACTTTCTTGAAACTTTGGGTTCTACTATTTATGGAAGAAGTTTACAAGAAAGTATAAAAAAGAGGATTTGCGTAGCGTGCGGAAAACCGGCATTAACTTTCGTAGATGCAAAATCGAAAGAAGAGTATTATATTAGTGGTTTTTGCCAAAAATGCCAAGATAGGACTTTTACGGACTTACAAACACTTTTAATTGGTTCAGCATGAAAGGACAAAGGACATGAAACACACATAGGTATTTTACCTAATTCCTCCTTAACCATTCAATTAATTTAATTAGTTCCATGAATGTTACATTAAATTTAATTGAAAGGTTATAAAAATGAATGTAGTGCGTTTTAACGATATTAAGGAATTCAAACAATTCCTTAAAGACCTGGTTGTAGAAATCAGGCAAGAGAAAAAAGACCATGGGTATTCCGAAAGAAAGCACCGACTTTCTTGGAAGTACCGGCACTATCACATTGCGTATTGTCTGCTTCGCGGTAGAGAGTATGTAGAAATTGAACAAATAGTACAGGAAGGCAATGAACCCAATATGCTATTTGTTCGGAATATAATGGATTCATTTCACAATGAAACGCTTATACGTGATAGTGCGTGAGGACTTAAACTCACCAAATACTCACCAAACAGATGGTGGATTTAAAGCAGCCCAAGCATGCCACGCAGTTGCTGAATTGATTGGAAAATTCCAAACAGACAAGCGCTGGGATAAGTACATGATACTATTAGGTGTACCTGATAAGGGGACGCTTTTAGATTGGGCAGACTTTAGATTACTTAAGAAAAAAGTTCATGAGTATGTTGTGTTTTATGAACCCGACATAGGAAATGAACCTACTTCAATTGCATTTTTTGCTGAACCAAAAAAGATAAGGGGTTTAGAGCTTTTAAAGCTCTAACCCCTTTTCCCACTTAAAGGAAAAAAGACATGAAAGCACTACTGATATTGATTATCATTTGGGCATTACTGGCAGTACTTTCTTGGGTATTGAGAAAAGTATCCCAAGAACTTATCATGATCATAGGAATAAGAACGGCATTTTTATGCCAAATTGCTGCTTACGTTTTATGGATAGTTTCACCCATGTATTTGGTATTTAAAGTACAACCTCAACAAATGCTGAAAAAATGAAAACAGAACATTTACAGCAATTACTTGTGTCCGGACAGTTTATAGGATCTCACATGTGCCTTGCCAAAGACATAGGATCAAACGGAAATCTCTTTGGGGGTAACATGCTAGCTTGGGCAGACGAAATGGGTGCTATTTTTGCTAAAAAGTTTACTGGAGAACCAAAGCTCGTAACTGTTCAAATGGACGCGGTTGAATTCACTGTTCCAGTACATGAAGGCGAAATAGTTGATTTCTATGCCGCTAACCCCAAACCCGGCCATACCAGTTTAACGTTCACTCTTGTTGTTGCCAAACCGAACAATGCCGACGGGGTAAGACAAATTGTATTTACAACGCGATTTGTTTTCGTGGCTGTCGGCGATGATGGGCACTCCAAACCAATTGAAAGGTTTGCAGAAAAGCGCCCATAGTTCAGTGGTTAGAACAGCGGACTCTAAATCCGTGTGTCCTCGGTTCAAGTCCGAGTGGGCGCACAAAGGAGACCTAATGGAAAACGTGATTAAAGGCCTAATGCTTACTATCAGGTTTATTGTTGTATTTCTAAAAGTGTTCACAAAACACATCTTTGCTAGTGTGGTTATTCCCTTAGACATAGCTTTCAACAGACGGGGCATTTGGTTAGGAGAGATTTTTTGGTCCACGCTAAAAAATTTTAAAAACACATTAGGTTGTGAAGATGGGCCCTACCCCATAGTTAACTCTCTGGCTGGTTTATTTAGCAGTATCATTGCAATACTCCTTGTTGTTGGGTTTCTTGGTTTATGGTATAGTGCACTAGCCTTTGTAGTATGCGTCGGTTTTAGCTTCCGAATACTACATTTTGTTGTTTTGTTTATAGCTGTTCACTCTATAATTGCAGCCCGCCGAGCAGTTAAAGGAGGCCAAAATTGAAATTTGTTAAGTTAGCCGCACTAAACTTTATTGGACTGTTTCTAGTTTTCCTTTTTACCACCTTTACTTGGATTTTCAGAAAACTTGTTTGCAACGAAAATATAGGAATAGCCGGCTTATTTAATGAAGCGGAAACGAGCACAGAAACATTAGATGAAACTGCTGAAGGGTTATTCCAAACATTTATAATACTAACTGTAGGTTTAATCTACTTAGCAGCCATAGTGGGATACTATGCGGTAATCTTATACTTTCTAATAGCTTGGTATAATGTCACCATACCATTAATATTCGTGGCACTAGTGGCTGCAACGTTTACACTAAAAAGTTATTGGTATGATCCCAACGAGGCAGAAAACCATCAAGCCCAAGGCTCGGAGTCAAAAATGAAAAAACTCAAATACGAAGTTGTCCTTTTACAGACAGTTTGGGCACACGACCCCGACGACGCATGCTCACATCTGCTCTACGGCGATGACATCAAAATACTAGACATTAAAGATGTTACTTTACTAGATGAGGCAAGATTTGAGGAGAGATAATGGATGCTTCTTTGGCGACTGCAAATAACCTTGTAAAGGCCTTAAGGATAGCTCTTGATGCCCATAAAGATCAAGTTGATAGGTTAGGCCATCCGTATATTCTCCACCCAATCAAAGTTATGACCATGGTCGGGGATGATAGGGTGCTGCAAATAATAGCACTACTACACGACGTGGTGGAAGATAGCGATTGGACTCTTGAAGAATTAGGTTCTGAAGGATTTTGTGAACGTGTGATAAATGGTGTGGATTCTATGACCCGCAGACATGGAGAAACTTATACTGAATTCATAGAGAGGAACAAGCATAATGAGGATGGAAGGAAAGTTAAGATAGAAGACATACGCCACAATTCCAGCTTCGAAAGATTGTCCCACTTACCTGTGGATGTTGCCACGCGGCTAGCAGTCAAATACGCAAAAGCCCTTATTATTTTAGGAAGATAGACGTAGTCCCAGATAGTAGCTTTGTTACTATCTGGGTATTTTTATCCCAATGTAAGCATAACTTAATGGCATAAGAAAGAGTGAAGTTTAACCATGCGGAGGTAAGAATGCTAAAGAAGATTCTTGTTGTCATGTTGCTTTTGAGTACCACGGTGGTATTCGGGCAAAGTTTTGAGGAAGTATCTACCGTCAGTATGGACGGTAGAAAATCGGATGCATTCCTGGTTAATAATAGTATTTTGTGTTTCTCATGTAGAGACACGGTGTATTATTACGACACCGGGGACTTTTCCCGAATGGGAGAAGTGTACGTTGACGGTGAAGTTTCCTCGCTTGAGTATAATTGGATTTATACTTATGCGAGTACAAATCGAGGCTTTGTCATCATTGACTGTGAAGACGTCTTTGATGGCAGGGCGCCGTATAATCCACGTTTTGTGGATAGAGTAAATCTTGGTGGTATAACAAACCTCTCAGTAACAAGTCGTGATTCTCTCCACGTATATGCCTCCGGTGGTCCTAACGGGGTCTTTAGGATTAATATCCAACAAGATACTAATCCGTATGTTACGGACCATCTCAGTACGCCCGGCTACGCAAACGATCTTTGCGTAGTAGACGGTTTCGTCTACACGGCCTGCTGGGGACCGATCCACAAGCACCGGTTGGCCACGGACTCTACATACGGGGTGTGGTCTATCGAAGGACAGAACGTCAAACGTATTGGAGATTTGAACGACGGAGTCGGAGTATGGTGGGCGTCCGATTATCAAATCGGGGCCCTTGACATTTGGGGAAACTTAACAACTTGGAGGTATTACCCAAACTCCAATGCTGTTAAGGATGTTTTCGCCAGTGACGGCTATACTGCAGTACTTGGCGATTCGGCCGAGTATTGGATATGGGGATCAGAAGAATTTGATGATCCCGATATAAACTGGAGCTACCCGGATGGAGAACATCCTAACCGGGTGGTTGTATGGAGGAATGAAGGTGAGATATTCTCTGCAGTATTAACACAGGAGAATATACACTTCCTCCAGTTTGTGGAAGAAAACAAAGTTTCTGACAAGGGAGAACTCCCCCAGAAGTACGAGGTGAGTGTCTACCCGAACCCGTTCAACCCGACAACCTCCATCGGCTTCAGCCTTGCACGCCAGGGGCGTGTGACGCTCGCGGTGTACGATGTGCTGGGACGCCAGGTTGCCACACTGATCGACCGTACGATGAACAACGGTCATCACACGGTATTCTTCGATGGAAGTAACCTCTCGGCAGGAGCTTACTTCTTAAAAATACGGACCAAGGACTCGGTGCATACCCAAAAGCTTGTATTGTTGAAATAGCCGAGTTTGGGTTTTATCAAGGAGGATCAGTTCGATCCTCCTTTTTACATTGGTATTGATTTCTATTAAATAAAGTTGTATAATACAATAAGCCGGGGTGGTGGAATTGGCAGACACACGAGACTTAAAATCTCGTGGAGCTTAGCTCCGTGCGGGTTCAATTCCCGCCCTCGGTACAACATTATAATTGGTGCGATTATGGGTACAAGTAACTATGAATCGTTTCTTATAGAATGGCAGAAAAAACTCCGATTAATGGATTGGAATATAGCCCTTAATGTGTGCACTAAACGAGAAATTTCTGATTCAATGGCAACTGCCGAAGTTACCATATCCAATCACACCAAAGAAGCAATAATTGATCTACTAAATGAAAAAGATTTCAATGTTGGTGACTATGGGGGATTTCATTCCTTAATAGGAGAGAATAGGTGTAAATTTGACATACTCCACGAACTGGCAGAGATACGCTTACAAGCTTGGGAACCACAAAACGATAGTGAACTTTTGCAAAAGGAACAAGCCTGTAATATGTTTGCGTGGGCACTTTTACATGCCACAAACCACAATTAACTATGCCTCAAATTTATAGTAGTTACAAACTTAATAGTTTTACCAAAAGAGAGCTTATAGAGATAATACAAGAATGGCAATCAGAAGACAGGGCTCCTATTGATGAACCACAGGAAATCACCGAGGACATCATAAATTCAATATCAGAAATATTGGATAACTGGCGTAATCAGCTGGGTGCAGTCCGGGTTGCTGGAGTAGCGCCAAGGCCAGCCGAGTCAATCATGGCAACAACTAAACGTATAACCAAAGTAATAAAACATGGAATCAAATGAAACTCGCGTTACTCCTTATAATGAGGATAAATTTAAGGAATGGTGCAAAGTACTAGATGTTACAAAATTAGCTATTCAGGAAAAATTTCCTGATGAAGCTTATGCGCTCAACGTACATTTGGACCAAATAAAAGAATATTTGGAAGAAGTTATAAGTTCCCCAAATGATAGGGTAGTTGCTGCTAAAGATGGCTCTCTTGCAAGTTTATTATCTAATATAGGAATATCGCAAGTAGAAAAAAAAGAAGAAGATCGCCCGCTAGACCCAAGATTCAAATTCTTACGTAATGCAAATAAAAACACGGATATTACAGAGGGCGCAGTTGTATATAACCCCCTAAAGCCGCATAAAGGGCTTAAAGGGTCATAAACCGGGATGGCGGAACTGGCATACGCGGGGGCCTCAAAAGCCCCTGTCTTTTTATAGGCGTGAGGGTTCAACCCCCTCTCCCGGTACTTTGCCGGATTACCCGAATTGGCACAGGGGCTGGATTGAGATTCCAGTGGCCGACTTTGGTCGTATAGGTTCGAGTCCTATATCCGGTACAATAAACCAATAAAAATTGGTAAAAGATTTGTAGAGCAAGTAACACAAAGTATTTGTACACAGAAGACGATCAACAAATAGTGTGTCGCAATAGTTAGCGAATCCTTAACGGCTGGATATAATGGACCAGCTGGGAGCGGCGAGTGGGTGACGAATCGGAAGTCCCACCAAATACTTATTATGGCATAAGAAGATGAGATAGCTGACCGAAACCTCTTGGGATTCATGTGTACACTCCTACAACACGTGAAAGTAGGAAGCTGTCTTTTCAGAGATTTATGCGAGGTCCATACTGATGTAGCCACCGTGTCAGTGTATCTTTGTGTAGATCGAGGAGTGTTATAGCTAACGGTGGCTTTGTTTTTTTGGCGGAGTGGCGGAATTGGCAGACGCGCTAGACTTAACTCAAAGAATTTAGAATGTCATAAGCATTCTTTACTACATCACGAACTAGTGTTTTACCACCAGAGTAAACCCTTACGATTGCGTTTTTTCTATTTACGTCCTTTTGAAATTTAGCGTTAGGGTAAATATCTAAGAAACCCTTAGCATCGCTTTTAGATTTTGCCAACACAACCAATCTTATACTTTTGGCGCTATATACTTCAGTCAGCATTGAAGTTATTAAGTCTATTAAGTTTGGATCTTGGTTGCAAAATTGAAATATATTAGCTTTTTCTGTACGATACCCTTCACACAGATAAGCAATATGGCCTGCTATGCTAAGGTTAGTCTTTAATAAAGATTGATCCGGGTTTTGATGACTTACTCTGGGAAGATAATTATATTCAGATGCACTACGCATAGAAATATTGTGAAATTTTAAATACTTACGAACTGTTTTGTGATCACATTTTAAAAGCATTCCAATTTCATAAGGATTTAATTTATCTTCTAAGTAGAGTTTTTCTAGTTCATGTTTAGTAAAATTCTTCATCCTGAGCCTTTGGTTAGAAATAACTAATTGAATTCGGCTATATGCGGGAAACTCATAAAGCCTACAGTACCATACGTATACCAATAGTATACTAAATTGGAAATACGTTGTCAAGTAAAAATCTGTAGGATGTACAATTGACAATCCGCAGGGAAGCCTGTAATGGCCCCTCAGAGACTAAACGCCGAACCCTTAACAGGTAATGCTGAAGGAGATGATATAGTCCAGACCACAACAGAATATGGCTTGTGAAAGCAAGTGTGGTAAGAGGATCTAGTGTCTTCGGACGTGTGGGTTCGAGTCCCACCTCTGCTACCATTAAGATAAACTCATATGAGACATATGCAAAGCGACATAAAAACAATTTGCATTTGGCGTTCATATTTTGTATAATATAGTACGCCATTTTTTTAGCCATTTGAAGTAATGAATATCATAGTGAATTCTCTGATAAACGACAGAAGTTCATTTGGAAGAGTCGGCTATAATTTAGTTTTAGCTATGACTAAACTTGGTCATAAAGTTAAAACTGTTGCATGGCCGGAAAGTAATTTTGATATTGTAGAAACTCTACCAAAACCTGACTTTGCTAGCCCTGATTTATGGGTAAGGCTGTCGCATCCAGATGGCCCAGTAAGCCATCCAGACTGTGAACACGCTGGGTTACTGACTGTATTTGAATCCACAGGACTATATAAGCACACAAAAATAGGTAACCTCAAACCCCTTGATTTCATCGCTACTCCTAGCGAATGGTGTTCCAATATCTTAAGGAATATCAAGAAAGATATCCCAATCTTTACTTGGAATCACGGGTACAATCCAATCCTTCCTTTTAAAACAAACATTAATGATCAAGTAACTACCCTACTAACTGTTGGGTGTATGGATGATCGTAAGCACATCTACAATTTTCTTAAATTATTTGAAGACAATTTTAGGAATTCAAATGAAATTAAGTTAATAGTAAAATCTCAAAAAGGATTTAATCCTAGGTATTGTCTTGATTGTAAAAACGTAAAATTTGTAGATAAAGAGCTTAATAAATTAGAACTAGAAAAGCTTTATTTAAGTGCCAGCGCCTATGTTATGCCATCAAGGGGTGAAGCCTTTGGTTTAACCGCTTTGGAAGCCGCCATGATGGGTATACCTATAATGGTCACTAATTTTAGTGGGCCAGTAGATTATTTAGACGATTGCGCATCCATTAAATTAGACTATGACCTAGTAGATACTCCAAATAGCGGACCTTGGGCAGGAAAATGGGCAAAACCAACAGACGATGCCATCCTTACGGGAATTGAAGAGTTAGTGACTAACAATAAATTGGGTATAAAAGCAGTAGATGTGGCACAAAATGTTAGAGACAAGTGGTCATGGGAAATAACTACTGAAAGGTTTTTAAATAGTATACAATGAAAATTCCTTTATTTGTATCAACATTCAATAGAATAGAGACTGTAAAACAATCATTGACAAGTCTTGCAAACTCAAACTTACCAGACTATGTCCAAGTAATCATTAGTGACGATGGATCAAGCGATCCAGTTGTTCCACAAATTAAAAGGTTATATGGAAAGTTAGGTTGGGAAATACATGCGAACCATCATAGGGAGTTCCCCGAAGGAAAGTTGGCCCCTATACGAGAACATTTAGACAGGTTTCCAGATGCCCCATACTTTCTAGTTTCTGATTCTGATATGTTATACACCAAAAACTGGGTACAGGCTTTAGAAAAGATATATCGTGACACTAAAAAGGATGGTGTAAATCCGGCCGTTATAACTGGTTTTGATACGGAGTGGAATCAACATAGAATAGTAGAAAGACATGGATATTGGGGATTTAAGGGAACTGTTGGTGGTGCAAACCTATTAGCAGATAGAGAATTTTACAATAAGTGGCAATGGAATGGAATGCATTGGGATTGGGGAATATGTTCAAAAGCAGGAGAATTTGATTACAAGCTCGTTAGCAGTTGTCCATCTTTAACTGAACATATTGGGAAACATGGTAAATTTTCAAAACCGGGTAAATATGACGTAGCGGTTCATTTTGAAGGTGAAGATTTCGATGCCATGGAAATTTTTAATCCGGAGTATAAATACTTGAGTGAAACAGCACTAGTAACAGCAGGACAAGGGGTAGGAAACATAGTAATGGCTACTCCATTAATAGAAGCTCTGCACGATTTAGGATATATAGTAGATTTTATGGTTGGATGTAACTGGCCTAAAAGCAAAGAGTTGTTTTTTGAAAACCCACATTGTAGAAATGTTGCTTGGAGTAATGAGCATATAGATGGTTTCTATAATATAGTTGTTGAAACTGCTTGGAGTTTTTCTTCTTGGGAAGGAAAATATGCTACCAATAGGTTGGCACGACACGATCGCCACGTAAAAGTGGACAAATCAGTAGTTGACCACCAATACCGTAATCATGAAATCCACCATAACCTAACTCCAGCAATTCAGCTTGGTATGGATGAATCCAAGATGAACAGCTACAAGCCTTTTGTTAACACCCTAATGCCCCACAACTATAATACTGATTCAAAGGTTATAGGAATTCATGCAGGGTGTAATCCAAGACCCGAATGGGAAGGTAAAAAATATCCGTACTATCAAGAGCTTGTTTACTTATTAAAAAGAGACGGATATAAAATTGCACTATTTGGCACTGATACGGACCAACATTTAAAGGATGTTGATTATGACTTTATAGGAGCAACTAATGTCCAAGGAGCAGCAGAACGCATCGCTGGCTGTGATATATTTATTTCTAACGATTCTGGATTAATGCATTGTGCAGGCGCCAGCCAAATACCACAAATAGCTATATTTGGGGGCGAAGGTTACAAGAAAATGGTTAAAAACGACCCTCGACTATATAATGATAAGGCTATTGTAATTGGCGCGGAAGACTTAAGCACTATTTCTCCGGAACAGGTGATGGATACTCTCAAGTATGGTAAGTTCTCTAAAAATAAGTATCAAGGTAGTGTAGATATTCCAATTAAACCAAAAGTGAAGCGTAAAACAACCACTAAAAAGAAATGAGAGTCCTACTAGGGTTCCCACAGCAAGATCAGCAAACTGGTGTTTATATTAAACGTGCCTTTGAGGAACTTGGACATGAAATAGTTGATATCCATGACCCAAAAATTCAGGATCGCGAACTATTTCTGTCAATGGCTAAACAACATCGTCCAGATTTAGCGTTTATGAGTAGAAGTGAGCCCTATTGTCATGTTATTGAACGTTTGCGAGATGTATGTTTAACATCATTTTGGAATGTAGATGTTAGAGCAGACATAGGACCTTGGGCCAACCTCGGCGCGCTTATGCAATATACCCACTTCTGGTTCACCATAGCAAAAAGCCAGATACCAGATTTTAAGAAGGAGTATGGTAACAAAAATGTGTATTGGCTTTCAGAAGGATGCGACAGTATCCATTCCATCCGTCCCGGAGGCCGTACTGAAGAATTTGACGTGTTCTTTGCCGGAAGTATCGATCAGTTTCACGAGGACTGCGGTAACAGAGTATCAGTATTAAACGCTATTCAAAATCACGGATTTACGTGTCAGTATTCTCATGGGCTTAAATTGGTAAATGAATATCATAATGATTATGTTGGTAGATCTCAAGTATGTTTAGGAAACAGCGCTTTTCCGCAGGTTGAGCTTAGCATGTCTGCTAGAGATTACCGCATCATGGGAGCAGGAGGATTTCTTTTAACAAATAATGTGAAGGGAATAGAAAACTGGTTTAAAATTGGCAAAGAATGCGAAACCTATTCTTCCCCCGAGGAAGCTGTTGAAAAAGTAGAATACTACTGTATTCATAAGGAAGAGCGTATAAAAATAGCAGATACTGGATACAAAGCAGCCCACGAAAAACACAGGTTTAAAAACAGAATTGAAGAAGTAATAAAAATTGCGAAAAGTTTCTAATAATGCAAAAAAATTTATATCTTATATATGCTATGCAGCGTTCTGGGCAACATGCCATTATCAATTGGATGGGAAACCAGCTTGGTAATTGTAAATTTATTAATAATGCGGGCTGGTCTACTGTTGTTAGAGAGTTTGGAAGTAGATATGGTGGAACAGAGGATGAAGGTAAATGTTATGGAAACGCCACGGAAGATAAGTTTGATAATCTGATTGTAAGCTTTGAAAATTTTTCCCCAAAAGATGTTCTTGACGAAAGGCTTACAGACATAATGGCCCAAGTACATAAAAAATACAATAATGTATATAGCGTGATAATTCTTCGCGACCCACTAAATTGGTTAGCAAGTATGATGAAAATGCATTGGAGGTTTGCAGAGTATTTTAAAAACCACTATCTAGCAGATGTATATATAAAACAAGCAGAAGAGTATTTCGGCAATACAAAGTATTTATCAAATTTAGTAAAAATTAATTATAATACATGGTGTACAGATACGACATATAGACATGAATTGTCAGTTAAATTAAATTTTAATGAATTTACTGATGAGGGAATTTATACTCCAAGTTTTACAGGTAGTAGTTTTGATAATGAAATAAAGTTTCCAAACTTTCAAATATTTAGTCGCTACAAGGAATACGAGGGAAATTTACAGTTTGAGGAAATTTTGCAAATATACCCAAGATTGCTAAGTATAGCAAAAGATGAATTTAACATTGAAAAAGAATAAATAATATGTTTAGAAAACCTAAATTAGAGCTTGAACATTACGGAACTAAACCTTTAAGGAAGGAAGATTGGGTTTCTAGGGGAGTAAAGTTTGAGCCAACTGGCGAAGAATATGATTTGGCTGTAAGTTTAGTGACATATAATACCGCAAATAGTTTAAAAGACGTGGCGGAATATTTAGAAACTACAGCCCCTGATATAAAAAAGAAGTATATTTTTGTTAACTCCGGAAGTATAGATCACTCGGCGGAACTACTCCCATTGTTACCTTTTGATAAAGTGGTTGTTAGCCACACTTATGATGAAGCAATTGAACATAGGTATAGTTTGGCTTCAGCACTAAATGATGCGTTTGCAATAGCACATAAACTTGGTATAAAATATTTGTTAGTGCATGACATAGATGCCTACGTGGAAGAGGAAGGGTTGTATCAAATGTTTAATGTGCTAAAAAAAGCCCCTAAAGACGTGATAGCAGTTACGTGTCCTCCAACAGGAGGATATGAGCATAGGGTAGAAGGCAGGAAAGATGAGGCGACAGTATTAAGTTGGGGGAGTGGATGGACTGCGGCAATAACAAAAGTGGAAGAACATATAAAACATTGGGGATGGTGGAGTGAGGCGCTTATGCCCTGTTTAGGAATTGATAGCGACTTAAATAGGCGCATTAATGAGACACCCTATAAGCGACTAATGGATAAAAATTATTTTCACGACCATTACGGAAATATCGGATTAAAGACCACGGCACAGATAGGGGGAATTCCTGTAGATAGGCCCGATGGAATTGGTTGGGAAGACGCCTACCGAAGAATTTGGGGAGGCCCCACCGGTAAAGAAAAATTCCAATATCCATTAAACAGGCAAGATTGCTTAAGGGGGGTATCCTACAATTTTACACCTATACAGGATAATAGGATATATAGAAGAGTAGATTCGTATAATTTAGAGGGAGTACCAAAGCTATGCTTACCCACGGAAGCGTAACGGGGGCTGCAACAATGCCATCACAGGCCGTAATTAGAAGTTGGGAAAAAACCTCAAACATGTCACAGTTGGCTCCTATTTACTATTTTATCGGCATCGGCGAAAATTGGAAAAATATTTTAGAATTGGGGACAGGTTTTGGGGTGTCTACAACTACCCTTACCGAAATAGCTAAAGTAAATGGGGGATTGGTAATTACGGTAGACAGAGAAGACATGAGAGATAAAATAAAAAATTTGACAAACTACAAATTTATCCAAACACATACTGGCGACACTTATAGAATAAAAAATGTTTTAAAAAATAACAATATAGAGGAATTAGATTGTTTGTTTATAGATGCCGATCATCACGCAGATTCAATACGTGAGGACTTCCACAGGTATAAATACTTGGTAAAACCTGGAGGTTTTGTTATTTTTCACGATGTGGTTTTAGTGGACGAGGAGTGTGAAGGTTCCGAATTCTGGTTCAATGAGGACTTTGGAGAAGGTTTTGAAAAACTAACATTAAGTTTTTGCAATGGGCTGGGAATACTAAGGAAGATAGATTATGGAAAAGATCTCAGTAATGATTCCAACAATGAATCTGGATCTAGTAGAATACTCGATTAAAAGTTTATTACAAAATTCAACTTATGAACCAGAAATACTAGTTTGGGACAACCGTGTAGAGCCTGAAGAAGGGCATCTCGGGGTAGCTCAGGAAACACATGAGCTGTGGCTAAAATTTGATGGGAAAATTAGGGTATTTGGGGATTTAGGAAATATAGGCATCCCAGCCGCCTACAATCGAATGGCTAAAAAGGCGTCAAACGGTATTCTGTGGGCGGCTGACGATGACTATTACTACCCTAGGGGATGGGATGAACCACTTATAGAAATAATGGAAAGAGACAGATTGAGTTCTGTTACTCCACACATCTCGAGACATCCAATAATGATAGAGCCTCTAGACGGCAACCCTAACACTATATATAAGGATTTTGGAAGAGCTCCAGATGTATTTAGAAAAGATGAGTTTGACAAATTCGCCAACGAACAATTACCGTGGCCAGGCTTCAAAGAAGAAAGAGTAAACCCTAATTGCCCATGTGCAGTATGGAAAGATACTTGGGCAGCTCTGGATGGGTGGGATGAAGACTATTTCCCCGGATTTGGAGCTGATCCTGACTTCCTTATAAGATTGCGAAACATGGGTGGAAAAATGTTAAGTGCCCCAAATTGTTATTTTTACCATTTTTCAGGAACAACATCTAGTGGAATGCCTAGGAACGAATCTCGTGAAATGTTTCTAAAAAAACATGGAATTGCAATTAAACAATTTGTGGAAAGCATGAGAAAGTAGCACCGACGCATATAAAATTATACCAGCGTTTTTGAAAGCGCATTTAAAGCATGAAAAAAATAAATTTGGGATGTGGCAGGTTTCCTATGAAAGGCTATATTAATATAGACCTTCATAGCAATAAAGCTGATGTTAACACTGACTTACTTGAATACCTAATTGGCGAAGAGGAAGGTTCTATTGATGAAGTATTTGCAGATCATGTATTGGAGCACCTTGATTTCATAGAGGAACGTTCTTTTTTTATACAATCAAAAAGAGTCCTTAAACCTGGTGGAGAATTACATATAAAGGTTCCTGATTTTGAATTTGCATGTAAGACATTTTTATTAGGGAGAGAGAACGACTATAATTGGTATAGATTGGATTCCGACGACCACTACTTTGGATCGGGGTTTGACCTATCTAAACGTTGGGGGTATATTACAACCACCTTCTTTGGAAACCAATCAAATACCGGGGAAGTACATAAAAATGCCTACACATTTGAAAAATTACAGTCGATAGCAAGACTTATAAATATGAAATTAACCCACTCAGAATACTATACACGCAAGGGTGTAGTTTGTATATATGTGGTTTTAACCAAGAGAGATTAATGGCAAATTTAGACAGAGTTTACGCAGGAAATGTTAATTCATTCGGACATCTACTGGACAGGCTGGTGGTGGAAAATATAAAGCTCACAAACTTCCTGAAAAGAATGGAAGCCGAACAAAGAAAAGAAAAACCGGATTCTGATTTAATAGTAAGATTAGATTTGGGACATCGCAAATCTAATGAAGCGCGCTCTGTAATAAAAAATGAGATAGACAGGCTTCTTAGTGATGTAATGGCCGCTGGGGAATACAGAATCATTGAGGAAACACGTACTTGGACTACCCCAAATGATCCACAAGATGCTTCAGTGGAAGAAGACGCATCTGGTGATAAATTAGAACTTAAAAAATACATGGAAAATAAATAATGGTACACGAATTTTTGGATTTAGGAATGCAGCCATTGGCAAATGGCTTTAGAGACCCCAACGACCCATCAGAGGAGTATAGACACCCGCTACGTGTGGGTGCCGACGACGAAACTTACTTGATTTCATTGATAGACCCAGTTCCAAAAGAAAAGATGTTTAACCAGGCATATCCTTTTTTAACTGGTTCGTCAGAAAAAATGAAAGACTATTTTGCACGTATGGCATTAAACATAAGTGCTTTTTGTAACAGCAAAAACAAAAATAAACGTAAAAATGTTATGGAAATAGGTTGTAATGATGGTACTTTTTTAACTGCTTTAGACGACGACATAAATAAAATTGGCATAGAGCCTTGTGAAAACATAGCAGAAGTGTGTGCGGAAAAGGGCATAGAAGTGTACCCCGAATACTTTACAAGGGATTTAGCAAATAGAATAGTTACCAAGCATGGTAAATTTTTAGCAATATATGCTGCAAATACTATTTGCCACATTGAAGACCTAGACGAAGTGTTTGAAGCCGTAAAAATACTTCTTGACCCTGAAGGCCAATTTGTTTTTGAGGACCCGTGGTTTGGGGCCATACTCGCTAAAGGCACCTACGATCAAATTTATGATGAACACATACACTACTTTACTGTATTGGCTGTGGAACGTCTAGCGAAAAAACACGGATTAAAACTTTATTCCGCTTTACCCACACAAGTACACGGTGGGGGGATGCGATACTACATTTATTTTCCAGAACATGTCGGAGAAGAGTATGATTATTCAGTTACAACAATGAAGGCCTTGGAGCATACTTTGGGGGTTTATGATATGAAAGAGCTAAAGCGCTTTGCCTCCAGAGTGTATACCAATATTAGCCTATTTAAGGAACTAGTCCAAGCTGTTAAAAAGCCAATCTGGGCGTACGGGGCAACAAGTAAATCAACAGTAATCTATAATGCTTGTGGAATAGGTAATGATAAAATTAAGTATGTAACTGATACAACCCCATATAAAATAGGAAAATTACTACCGGGAACAAAAATACCTATTATACATCCAGATGAAAGAAGCGATGAAGACACGGTAGCTTTTTTAGCAGCATGGAATCATAAAGAAGAAATTTTTAAAAAGGAAAAAAGTTGGATTGAATCCGGCGGGCGGTTTATAACCCACCTACTAATATAGGAGTAATAGAATGAAAAAGTTGGCAGTATGCATTACAACACATATAACGGGCCCTAATGGAGACGCCGGGAGACACGGAAGAGAATTCAGGGAGAACCTCTTTGCGTACTATAAAAAAATGATAGATAGGTATATAGACCTTAAAGCCGGATTAAAAGACGACGACTGGGATCTATATATTATGGATACAGGCTGTGATGTTGATTTTCAGGCGTGGGCTAAAGAAACAGAAATATACAACGAAAATTTTTATCACATTGGTGTCCCAAATAATTGTGGATTTGCGGCAGGTTTAAAGCATGTAATGCATGGAAATAATGACCTAAAAAGTAAGTACGAGTACTACTTTTTTCATGTTGACGACGGTGTGGAACCACAAGCTGATAACTGGGCAACGTCGCTAATATCATCCTATAAAAAAGGGTGTGAGTTGGGAATTATGGGACGGGAACTTATTACAATTAAACTTGGCCCAAACGGTTTAACGGATCACCACGGCTGGTGTAAGCACGTTGCTAAAATGTGGAATATGAATGAGGAAAAGCAAATACCGCACTTACATGCTGACTGGTGGTTCATGAATAAAGCCACACTAAATAAGTTGGCTGACGTGTGGTATGAGCCGCAATACTCGGAAGCTGCAATGCAGTATCAAAAACAGTGGGAAAATACGGATTTTATTGCTTTGCAGGATCTGAATGATGGAAGAAAAACTCTTGACAACATACACGTTGGTAGAGAAGTGGATACTCCACTTAGGGTAGAACTGTTTGGTGGAAAGGTGTTCGCTTATAAAGGCACAAAAATAAACGCTGTTCAAATACACCACCGGGGATTTAAGATATAATGTTTTATTCCGACAAATGGGCGTATTTTAGATTCCAAAGAACTGGATCAAAAATAATTGCTTGGATTCTAATTGAATTAGAAAATGGAGTTGAAAAAAAGGAAGAGCTGTTTACTACAGTAAGGGAACCTGAAGCTCTTCGACATAAAGGAAAAGTTTGGATATCAAGTGTAAGACACCCACTCCCATGGAATCATTCTCATTATGACGATTATATATTTGGGCTTCAGAACCATGTAAGCAGGATATATAATTACCTTGAACCTGTATTTTATACGCCAACCGATCACCGCAATTTTGTAAATTTTGGTCAACATTTAGACTTACTTTATTCATGTGATCTTGATGAAGAATGGGTAACAGGTCACGGACATCACATAAACCCATATATAATGAATAGCCTAGGCATAGGAGTACAAACATATAAGTTTCTAGATATGTATTCTAAGTATCATCCGAGGCATTTTTTAGACTTGGGCTACACAATTGATGATTTGCTTGAAGACTATGATAACTATATGGCTATTGACGACTTTATCATACACAGTGATGTAGAATTATTTGAGAACACTATGAGTACCCTTACTAGGTGTGGAATTAATTATTCAAATGAAGCTGTGCAGAGAGCAAAAAAAATGGTTAGAGATAACCCAAAGAGAGTAATTTCATATAAAAAACTATACACACCACAAACAGAAAAACTAGTTTTAGAAAAAGAGCAGTTTATTATAAAGAAATTTTTTAAAAATGGATCACGAATTCGCACCCAAAATTATTAAGATTCACAAGAACAAGGACAACAGGGGATTTTTTCAAGAAATACTGAAAACCTCTCAAGTACCAGAAAAAATTGAGCAGATTTCTATCTCTGAAACTTATCCGGGAGTTATTAAGGCATTTCATAAACACGAACACCAATGGGATTATTGGTACTTGATATCGGGAAACATAGAGGCGAAGTTAGTTCATGAAAAGCACCAAATTCCCCTATCATACTATTTATCCGGGGACGACGATGTAATACTAGTAATACCCCCTTATTGGTACCACGGATACAAAGTTTTAGGTAACACTCCGGCAAAAATGCTATATATGGTTAGCACAGAATATAACCCTGATAGCCCAGATGAAGAAAAGATATCTCCGTATTCTTATGGAGTTACGTGGGATACAGAAAACCGATGAATACTAAAATAAAAGATTTTTGGAATACAAGGTCTCTTGGTAAAAATCCGGGATCTGATGACTATCATATAAAAAATTTGGAGCTTAAAGCACTAATTAAAACTATACGCAGTATAGAAAACTCCCACAGCAATATCGCAGATGTTGGGTGTGGAAACGGAGAAACACTTAACAAGCTGTGTGAGGTACTTAATTGTGCGGGTTTTGGGATAGATTATTCCAAAGGAATGGTTGATTCCGCAAATAAGTTTGGCGGAGAAATGTTTGTAGAGGACGACATATCCGAAGACTTACAAAAGGACTATTTAGAGTCAAGTGTGGTTTATACGGAAAGATGCTTAATAAACATATCACCAGAAAAAAGAAAAAAAGCTTTAGAGAATATTTATAAATTAGTAAAACCTAATGGATTTTATTTAATGATTGAAAGTTTTATCGAACCATTAAATAGAATAAATGTAATAAGAGAAAAACTTAATCTGTATAGAATTGAACCTCCGTGGCATAACAGCTTTCTAAAAAGAGACGAAATAGTCAAATTAGCGACAGATTCGGGTTTTTCATTAATCGGAGAATACACATTCACAAGTTCCTACTACTTTTTGAGTAGAGTTGCTAATGCAAAGCTTTCAAATTTATTTGGCAGAACTCCCAAATACAACGACTTCTTAAATAATATAGGAGAGCACTTACCGTCTGTTGGGGATTTTGGTCCAGTAAAAATGTTAATTTGGGAGAAAGGTTGTCTTGAGAACAATTAATTTATATAATCCAAACCTACAACTCCAAGATAAATTAGCAGTAATGGAAGCCCTTAATCTAGATTGGAGTTCTGGACAATACTATAAACCGATAGAGCAGTTTGAAGCCGCTTTTGCAAATCGTGTGGGTCGCAAGTATGCGCTAATGACACCAAATTGTACAATAGCAATTGAACTTGCTTTACGAGCTCGCGGTATAAAAAAAGACAATTTGGTGGCCGTCCCAAACAATACATGGATAGGAAGCACAGCAGGGATACACACTGTTGGAGCTTCTCAAGTTGTGTGTGATGTTGGGCAACGAAGTTGGTGTTTAGAGGTAACTAATCTTATAGAAGCTGATTATAGATTAAACGCAGTGGTGGTTGTAGATTTATTTGGACAAATGCCGGACTATAATTCATTATTAAATTATACAGAAAAACACGGCATATTCGTAATTGAAGACGCTGCGGAAGCATTAGGTTCAACATATAATGGAAAACCCGCTGGCTCTTTTGGGGATGTTAGTGTCTTCAGTTTTCATCGTTCAAAAACCATCGCTTGTGGAGAAGGTGGAATGGTAGTAACAGATAACGACAAACTTTACGAGATGATGTGGACACTGCGCGATCAAGGCAGACCAAAAAGTTGCGAAACCTATAAAAATGAATACCTAGCACATAAATTTATTCCATCAAATATGCAGGCAGCTCTAGGATTAAGCCAGCTTATGAGGTTAGACAGCATTCTAGAACATAAGAGAAGGGTATTTAGGTGGTACCATAAACACATCAATATGGACGACAAGTCTCTAACTCCTGATATCCCAGGAGTAAGTAATTCATATTGGGTACCTATTTTAGTATTTAAGGATAACACAATTAATACTGATTTTGTAATTAACACATTAGCGAAAAATGGAATTTACACCAGGCGGTGTTTCTACCAACTATCAGAATTACCAGCATACTCAAGAATAGGGTTTTTTAGAAATAATACGCCTAATTGTAAATGGTTACAAGACCATGCCATTAATTTACCATCTCCGATGGATTTAACAGAAGAAGATGTCGAAAGGATAGCAGGAGTAATCAATATATTATGAAAGTTCAGCTAGGGGCGGGCGATGACCCCAAGAGGGGTTATACAAACGTAGATTTATATGAAACAATCCCAGATGGAGATTATACATACATCTCTAAAGATATTTTTGAATTTTTGGAAGAAACACCTGATAATTCACTAGATGAAATTTATGCTAAATGGTTATTTGAACACATCGCTTTTCCTGATGAGGAGCGTTTGTGGAGAGAATGTTACAGAACTCTTAAGCCGGGAGGGAAATTACAAATATATGTACCAGATTTTGAATTTTTATGTGAGCGCTTTCTCAAGGCTAAAGAAGGATTTAAGGGGTTCTATAAACTGACTACACCGGACGACCCAGCTTACGGTTTTGGGTTTGGCTACGATCGTGAAATAGAAAATAGGTGGGGTACTCTTATGGTATTTATGTTTGGAGTTCAAACCAACCCAGGACAATTTCACAGGAATGCCTATACAGAACAAAGAGTAATAGATATATTTAATTACATTGGATTCACTAATATTGAAACCAACCTTGTAATGGAACGAAATATTAGAAACGTAGATGCAATAGGAATTAAACCGGAATAACAGATTAGTAATACTATGGAAAAGCCAACTACTATTAAGGACGTAAAACTAATTGAGTTTAATCAAATCAAAGAGAATAACGGAACTCTAGTACCAATAGAGGACTTTGAGCTTCCATTTGAAATTAAACGCACATTTTACGTCTATAAAGTAGACTCAAACGACCTTAGAGGACAGCATGCTCACAAACAAGGAGAGCAAGTTCTAATATGTTTGGGAGGCACTTTAGTATGTATGGTAGACGACGGGGTGGATAGAAAACATTTTGTTTTGGATTCACCAACGCAAGGTTTGTACATTCCAAAAATGATATGGGATGAACAGATATACATATCCAAAGACACTTTAATGCTATCGTTAGCAAACAACAACTACGACTCCGAGGACTACATACTAAACTATAAAGAATTCCGACAATTAAAAACAGAAAATAATGAAAATGGCTGAACAAACAACAGTTTTGGTGCTAGGAAGCAAAGGCTACATAGGATCCAGAATATTACAACAACTAAAAAAAGAACAGTCTGCTTTTAAAGTTGTTGAAGATGGTCGTGAATACGACCTCTTGGAATTGCAGCAGGTACAAAAGCTGTATGATAAACAACACATCGATGAGGTTATTGTAGCAGCTGGAGTAGGAAACCGAGCTTCAGACAGAGATTCTATGTGGGCTATGATGGAAAACATACAAATTACAGCCAATGTTCTTTACACCTTTGGCGGAAATTGTAATATTGTATACCTAGGAACAGGATTAGACGACAAGTATGAGGGTTCTTATTATCAAAGAGTAAAGCACATATGCAGACTAATGACTGCTGACTTGTGTAAGAACGAAGGTTTGGGGGATGTTACCCATGTGAGGCTATTCCATGTATACGGGCCAAACGAGCCAAAATACAGATTAATACCCTTTATAGTTAACCAAATAAATACTAAAGGCGTTGTTAACTTGGAGCGTAATATTTGTATAGACCCGCTACATGTAGATGAAATATGCAAAACTATATGTAATTACGTCCGTCGCGGACACGACAAAGTACAAAATGTATGGAATGTGGGTACAGGGACCGGAACATTAATTAGTGATCTAGCAAAACAAATTGCTGTAATTATGGGAAAACCCGAAACGCCTATAATCTGTAACCCGTACTGTGTATCACACCATAATTATGTTCCCGAGGGACCCTACTTAAATCAAAGGGAACTACAACCAGAAGAGCACATTTGGCTAGAGGAAGCATTGCCAGAAATTGTGACATCATATACCAAAACATACCATGAGTAAATTAGTAATAACCGGAGGATTGGGCCACATAGGATCTGTAATATTAGCTAAACTATCCAATTTACGCGATTCCGGTAGAGGCTTTAGCGAAATAGTCATTATTGATGCATGTTTACAAAGACAAGAAACAGTATTCTTTGATAGTAATATCCCGTTGAGAAATTTTAAATTAATACAAAAAGTATTACCAACAGACAATATAGATGATGTGGTGGAAGTGCTGGATGGGGCGGATGCCGTTATACATTTAGCAGCTGTTACTGATGCCCCAAGCACCTTTGAAAGACCCGAATATACGAGGATAACAAATGTTGATTCCACAAAACAACTTGTAAATGCATGTGAAAAGGTGGGAGTGAAAAAATTTGTGTTTGCGTCGTCTACAAGTATATACGGGCCCTCCAAGAAAGTAAACTTAGAAAACGATGCATGCATAAACCCACAAACCCCGTATGCCAGATCAAAGTTAGCCGCGGAGGATTTAGTATCCAAAACTGATATGAACTACGCAACATTCAGAATGGGTACAATATATGGCTACACTCCCGGTATGCGTTTTCATACCGCTGTAAATAGGTTTATTTGGCAAGCTATAACCAAACAGCCAATCACCATCTGGTCAGGGGCAGCGGACAGTGTTAGGCCATATTGCCACGTGTATGCAGCATGTGAGGCTATGCTTCGATTTGTGTCACCAGTAAAGGATACCAAATCTGGAATCTATAATATAGTCTCTGATCACTATACCCCCAACTCCATAATTGAAGTTATCAAACAGGAGATCCCAAACGTAGAAGTGATAACAACCCCAACAAGAATACTTAACCAAGATTCTTATTTTGCACCTAATGATAAAGCCAATCAAGCCGGTTTATTGAAACAAGAATATGTGGGAAATACTGACCACTTATTAGATTACATTCGCTACATCAAAACCAAGTTTGAAGGATGATATTAACAAGTAGGCCTTGTATAGGCAAAGAAGAACAAGATGCGGCTATGAGGGTTTTAAAAAGTGGATGGTATATACACGGTCAAGAACTAGAATCATTTGAAAAAGAATTCGGAGAATATCACTCAACACATTGGTGGGGTAAAGAAGCCGTTGGAGTAAGTAATGGCACAGCCGCGCTATTTTTAACTTTGCAGGCATACGGTGTTGGTCCGGGTGACGAGGTTATAGTACCTGAAGTGACTGCATTTCCTACAGCAGAAGCTGTCTGGCAATGTGGAGCGACTCCCGTTCCTGCCGCCGTTCATCCACATTCAAAATTACTTGACTTTCGTACAATAAAAGATTATACTACAAGTAGAACTAAAGCAATTATAGGTGTACATTTATATGGGCAACCTTTACAAACAGTTGACTTTTATCAATTTGCACGTTCAGAAAATCTAATTTTTATTGAAGATTGTGCACAAGCTTTTGGAGCAAAATTAAACGATTTTCCCGTTGGTCTTTGTAGCGATGCCTCGTGCTTTTCTTTCTATCCTACCAAAAATATTACAGCTGCAGGGGATGGAGGAGCGGTTATTTGCACACCAAAAATCGCTGACAAAATTAAGAAGTTAAGAAACCACGGAATAGTAAATTGTACTTGGGACCACACTGAAGTTGGTTGGAACTTCAGGATGAGTGAGCTGTCTGCGGCTATTTTAAGAGAACAGCTAAAAAAAGTAGACTGGTTTATTGAAGAACGCAGGAAACTAGCATTTAATTACATTGATTTGTTATCTACGTTTCAACCATACAATAATGGGTCGAAAGCGGACAGATATATAATCCCCAAAACTTATACTCCGGGAGCCAAACACTCTTATCACTTATTTGTGATTCAAGCAAGAAACATACGCGATTTAATGTGTACGGAAGATAATTTCAGCCTTATTGATGTAAAACCCGGGTATCATTATCCGTATACTATTACATCAAATCGAGATAAACCAATTCAAAGTATAGACAACTTTAATTGTATTAGCCTTCCTTTGTATGTAGGCTTAACAGAAAAAGAGCAAGAACTAATAGTAAACCACATATTTTAATGATTTATACAACATACTTTGGTAGTGGAAAATCTCATGGAGACAAGATCTCCATTGCTAGGACACATCCAGAGGGTAAGTATGAAGAATTCCCCTCGTTATTTCCCAGTTGGGAAATGATACGTGAGCACAAAAGCGGAGGAATGGACGACGAGGAGTACACTTGGTTATATAACGAGGTTTTACAAAGTCTAGATGTGATAGAGTTAGCAGAGTACTTTGATGAAAAAACACTAATGTGCTGGTGTAAGCGTGGTAAATTCTGTCATAGACATCTTGTAGCAAAGTGGTTTAAAGATGCCGGATATGATGTAGCAGAGCTGTAATGCGTAAGAAATCTAATAAGCGGGGACAACGAGGTAAATACCTAGAATCATTTGTTAATAAGGTGAATATGAAGTATCGGCGAGAGAAATTAGCAATGATTAGAAGGATAGATGTGCCCATACGCATGACTAACTTTGGTTATCAGCGTACTTTATCTACTGTAGACTTTGAAGGAGTTGTTAAGAAAAACAATGTTGGTATTGCTGTAGCTTTTGATGCAAAACAGACTACCAGCAAAACATCGTTTCCATTAAGTAATATACACCAGCATCAGCTGGACTACTTACTATTGGTAGAAGAACTTTGTGGAATTGCTTTTTTCTTAATAATGTTTACAGAAGTAGATGATCAAAAGGCTTATAAGGTTTCTCCAAAAGTAGTAAAAAAATATTGGGATGCTTGGAAAGATAATAAAGGAAGAGCGAGTATTCCGATAAGCAAGTTAAAAAAGGAATGGTTAGTTCCAGTAACTGACTATTTAACCATATTATAAAATGTTCAAAGAACAGTATTACAGAGACAAGGTGTTGGGGATAGGTACTACCTCTGGGGTTATTTTGTTGTGTAGAATGGTTAACAGGGGAGTATCTAAAGAGGAAAAAGATATAGTTTCTCTATCCCCATTAAAGCCATCAGAAATAGAACAAATGATGAAAATAGAAGAGATACAACCACTATTACCGGTTAAGTTCCCAATGGATATGAGAGAATCACTAATTACAAATGTGGCGTTATTAGAACTTCCGCCTGAAGAAAAAGAAAAGAAAAAGAAATGAATGCAAAATTAATTGTAGCCTATAAATTAACAAACACCATGGCTATAGCTCCAACAAAGAAATCACATGGGGACGACGAGGCCTATACCGCAGGATTTGATCTATATGTTCCAAAAAATATCAAATGCCGCGTTAATACAAACTCACATACAAGGATAGACATTGGCGTTGCGTTTAGCATTCCAAAAGGATACATGGGATTAGTAAAACTAAGATCTGGTTTTGCAAATAGAACAGGTTGCGTACAACCTGCTGGGGTAATAGATGCTAATTATAGGGGAAACATTATAATTCCTATTGTAAATCCCACTAATCACATAGTTGACATAAAACCTGGTGAAGGTTTTGCACAAATGATTATTTTCCCAATACCTGAGATACATCTAGTTGAAGTAGACGATTTAGACGCCACCAACAGAGGATCTCAAGGTTTTGGTTCAACAGATAAGGATTAATTAGTAATGAATCTTGCCAGTCAAATTTTATCAGACATTACGGTGCATATGAAATATGCGCGATACATCCCAGAACTTAATCGCAGGGAAACCTGGGATGAGATCGTAACACGAAATAAAAATATGCATCTTAAGAAATTTCCAGACTTGGCAGACGAAATCGAGGAAGCTTATACTTTCGTATACGACAAAAAAATACTACCATCTATGCGATCACTACAATTTGGTGGTAAACCTATTGAAATAAGCCCTAACAGAATTTATAATTGCAGTTTTGCTCCAATTGATGATTGGCGTGTATTTCATGAAATAATGTTTCTCTTATTAGGTGGGACGGGAGTTGGTATTTCTGTACAAAGACACCATGTGGAACAGCTACCTGAAATTGTTAAACCCAACCCACAACGTAAACGCAGATTTCTAATAGGAGATAGCATAGAGGGGTGGGCTGACGCAGTAAAGGTTTTAATGAAATCGTATTTTTTTGGTGGAAGTACTATTATATTTGATTTTGACGACATTAGACCAAAAGGGGCTAGATTGGTAACCAGTGGAGGAAAGGCGCCAGGACCACAACCTCTAAAAGAGTGCTTGGTTAAAATAAGAGGCATTCTTGATGAAAAAAATGCTGGGGATCAATTAAAACCAATTGAAGCATATGATATAGTTTGTCATATTGCAGACGCCGTATTAGCTGGAGGGATACGCAGAGCAGCATTAATAACACTATTTAGTGCAACTGATATCGAAATGCTTACAGCTAAAAGTGGTAACTGGAGTGAAAGAAATCCACAAAGAGCCAGATCAAATAATTCCGCAGTATTACTGAGGAGTTTAATTACTAAAAAATTCTTTGATGCAGTTTGGGACCGTATCATACATAGTGGTTCTGGGGAACCCGGAGTATATTTTACAAACGATAAAGAATGGGGAGCAAATCCTTGTGTAGAAATAGGTCTGAGGCCTTTTCAGTTTTGTAACTTAGTAACTATAAATTCTAGTAGCTTAGAGTCACAAATTGATTTTAATGACAGAGCAAGAGCCGCAGCATTTATTGCTACACTTCAGGCATCATATACAGATTTTCACTATCTAAGACCGGTATGGCAACGTACAACAGAAAAAGAAGCTCTAATAGGGGTGTCGTTAACCGGAATAGCAGATAAAACAGTATACAGATTTAATAAAGAAGAAGCAGCGATAGTAGTAAAGTCCGAAAATTCAAGAACAGCAAAGCTAATCGGGATAAATACCGCCGCAAGAACCACCTGTGGTAAACCGGAAGGAACATCTTCTCTAGTCCTAGGTAGTTCTAGCGGATGGGGACGTAGGTCAGCAAAGAGGTATATCAGAAGATTAAGAATTGGTAAAAATGAAAGCTTATACCCATATTTGTTAGAAAACCACCCAGAATTGGTTGAGGATGAATATTTTTCTCCACACGACACCGCAGTAATATCAGTACCTCAAGAATCACCATGGGGAGCAATTACTGAAGAAACTGCTTTAGAGTTTATGGAGAGAATAAAAGAGGGCTATCTGACATGGGTTAAACCAGGACACAGATCTGGATTAAATACCAACAACATTTCTGCCACAGTATTCGTAAAGCCCAAGGAATGGGAATCTGTCGGTAATTGGATGTGGGAAAATAGGGAGTACTACTGTGGACTCACAGTTCTTCCTCACGACGGCGGGACTTATAAACAAATGCCATTCGAAGAATGTGACAAAGATACCTATGATAAAATGTTCTCCGTATTACAGGAAATCGATTTAACTAAAATAGTGGAACTATCTGATAATACTGACCTAAAAGGAGAAATTGCTTGTTCGGGAGGTTCATGCGAATTGGTATGAACTGGAAACTAAGTGGCAAAGAAGGTTTTGGTATATTAATAAGTTGTCCAAAATGCCGGTCAATAAGTAAAATGACACAAACAAGGTATGATGACACATATGAAATTAAGCACCAAAGGACATGCCCTGGTTGTAAAACCACATTTAATGAAATGCACTCACCTATCATGGAGTCATACCCACAATCTACATGGATAAGAAAAACCTAAACAGGAGATTTAATATCCAAACACCTTGATCTCCGTCAAGGGGAACATATTAGTACAATCCTGGTAAATATGGAATAAGATTATGCCAACGGTTCTATATTATTATAACCAACATTACAAATGACAGACATACTGAAACAGCAAGTTGGGGGTAGAACTAAATTTTTAGAAGTGGTTGATGTACAGATTAACAAGGAAACGTCAAGGGAAGGCGTGGAAGGTGAAAAAGCTGCGTTAATCTGCAATTTTAATGGAACCCATAGATTCAAGGTAGATGAAATGTTGTTACATGATAGAAATGGGAATCTTCATGCAACAGGTTTATGGGTAAACACAAACGCAGACGGAAGCCACAAAGATACATCAGCTATCGCAAGAATACTGCGATACTACGGCGCTCCTACACTAGAGGATTTAGTCGGCAAAACAGTTAGGACACTGCCCAAAAAAAGCAATTACCTGGCTCTTGCCGCAAACGATGAAGTAACAGAAGAAGCCTTACCTTGGTAAGGCTTCCCCGCACTACAAACCAAATAGACTATGTCGACTTATGACGTTAATTTTAGAATACTAAAGCTAAGAAACGAATTAAACGGACTCGGATTATCAAAAAACGCACTTGATCAAACACTTTACAATTGGGTCCAATTTAACAATAAAATAGCAAACTATTCGTTAAAATTCGGCGGATTGACTCTTATTAAAAAATTGGAATTACCACAGCAGGCTCCAGTATTTAAGAACCTATCCATAGCTTTAAAATGGGAGACACCGACAGCATTATATTCAGCTGACAGTGCCCAAGATGTAAATATATACATTTTATCAGATAGCTCTAACTTTGGTATCATCCCCACCAACAAAATACTAATTATTCCGCCCAAACGAGATTATCACTTTTATAGTCTAACTGAGGCTGTTACAGTTGATGAGGAAAACATTGAAGAGGGGTTTCTTCAGGTTGTAGATTTTATTAATGGTATTAAAGATGATCTGCTAATTCCTTACAACATGACAAACCTGCTACCAAGCAAAGTACAAACTGAAGTAAGTTTAAGAAAGCATTATTACGAAAACGGCCTACCCTTGGTAGACTTTAATAAGATGTGTGAGTATAGTAAAGAGCAACGAGATGAAATTGTAAACAAATGGTGTGAGCTTACTCTTCATTCCACATTTGAAAAAGCTTTTCCGAATGTATACTCTTACTACAATGATATCAAAAACTATAAATACGAAAACCCAATGTATGGAAGAATAGTAGACGTTGCCGAACACAAAGATAATGGTGACAGATACTATATTATCGCTCTCCCAGAAAGAAAGAAGTTGGGGTTGGAAAAAATAGTAATAGAGGGAGTAAAGAATCTAAAACTAACTTCCGGTAAGATAACATCAAAATCGGAATACTGGCCATACATTGATGTTGGTAGGTATTTGTATTATCGGGTGCCTGAGATAGTAATTAACCGTATAAAAGGAGACAGTCCTGGGGATAGGGCCATTAGGACCTATTATTACCATAACGATTATTATAGGACTGGTACACGAGACCCCTTATCAGAGATTTGGGGGATGTTCATAGACGAAAACCCCCTTCTACCTCAAAACCCAATACCTTTACAAAATCATTTAAATGACGATCACAGAAGAGTACAGGAACAAAATTTTGTAACCTTGCTAGATAATAGGCAGGTTAAAAGATTAGTTAAACAGCATGAGCAAATTCAGGATCGGCTAAAAAAAGAAGAAAAGCTGGAAAAGCTTTTAAAAACAAAGTGGGAACATAAATTTGAAATACTCAACGAAGACCCGTCGGCTTCCATACAATTAGATGACATAATATTCACAGGTAAAAGGGCGATATTTAGACCGCCAAACGTAGATGACCCTGAGCAGCCTATTGAATGTTCTGCCATAAAAGTAACCGACGTATTAAGAAGTCTTCTTTCTAAGCATTCTCCTGATCAAATATCGTTTCTTATGTATTTAGAGAATCTTTCTGCACATATTATTAAAAAAGTAGTAGAAGAGGGTAAAACTAATAATGTTACGGGAGTAATAGGAAACATTTCCTATAAATTACATTTTACCGAGACAGAAACAAAAACTGGCAGTTGCATGAGAAGGTACTTTATAAATGGGTATCGTGTAAACAAAGATGAAATGGCTCAAATACTAGATGCAGGGCTTTGTTTCAGAAGTACTCCAGAGTTTAATTCTTGGTTAAAAACCGTATCTAGATATTCGTTAAGAATACACGGATTGATACAAAGAGGACTTGAGGCATCAGTTACGGATTCTTTAGCCTTTGACAACAACAAAAAATTCAATATAAAACTAACCTTGGAAAGACACGGTAGTAGGAATTATATTAAAAATGAAACCGATCTTTTTCAGATTCACGATATAAATAGGTTAGAAACAATCCAACGAGCGCGTCAGATGGATCATATAATATCCATACTTACCGATCCAAAAATATCAGATATTGGATACGAACATGTTACAAAAATACTCAAGGATGCCAGAAAGTACTACGAAGATGCTATTGAAAAAAGTCAAGCACTGCTTAATAAAACAATAGAGAAATATGGAGTTGTTAAAGATACAAAAAATGGCATGAATGGGTATGTAGTACAAGGAAAATTAAGATCGTATTTCATAGAGCACAGTAGCAACGCAACCGTTTATTCATTGCCTAAAATGAGGCCTCTTTGCATAGTTGAAAAAACAGGCCACGGCAGAGATCCAAATGACCAAGTTGGCATGGATAAAATATATAATAGAATAATGATGCTGCGAAATGACCATCTTGTATTAGATAAAGTTCACACTTTAAACTTTTAACCATTATTAGTAATGTACAAACACGACGAACCACAGAAAATCAAATTTAGTGTTGTATCCGTAAATGGGGACGATGAATTTGAAATGTTTCCAGCGGATGCTTTGGAAGAAATGAAACGTCTAGTAAATAACCATGGAAAATGGTTATATGAAGACGGTGACATAGTAAATGTAATGGATCTTACTCCTGGAGATCTAAACCCGAATAGAGATTACGAACTTGGAAATCTGTTAAAGGGCGGTGTAGCCATAGATGAATCATGTCGGGAGACAGAAAGCGATGGGTGCTGTTGTGAACCAGAAGGTCGCTGTGATGAGACTTCAAAACAATTAGAACTTGGAGATCCACAAAAGTATTTTTACTCCACACAACTTAATACAGTGGATAATCAGGAATTTGATTTTATGATCTGGGTCAATGATGAAAAGAAAGAAATTACTGGCCAACTACGTAAGGATCGCGGAAGATTTTATGTAGCTAATAGAGACGACATCGCAGAGATACTATATTCTGTACTACACAATCTGAGTGTTGTGGAGACTCGAAAAATAGCAGAACCATTGAACGTGCCGTCATATGAATTTCAATTCCGTAATACTCGTACACGTATTGCTGAAGGATACAACTTCTTTTTTGATGTTTCTGGTGATCCAATGATAACCTTAAACTACGACATTAAAGATAACATACTGACCGTTGGGATTAATAACAACTTAAGGTTTAGAGCCATGAAGCATCAACGAGAACTAAAAGCTTTTGTTGGTAAGCAAATGGTAGCATTCGGACAACAGTATGTACAGGACATGGCGAAGCTAACAGGCCTTCGCGGCTAATAATATTACCATTTAACGGGAGTGTGGTGGGTTAGATTAAGCTCTAACCCACCTTTTTTTAATGTTATGAAAAGACAAATTTACATAAAAAACAACTTAATAGAGCACTTTGATGTATTAGGAAGAGCATACTACCCACAAGAAATTTGTGGCATATTAACTGGGCGAAACTTAAATGGATTGTATACAGTACGTAATTTTCACTGGATAGATAACATCAGTAAGGAGCCCGGTAAATGGGATTTTACAATGGATCCCGAACAATATATGGATGTAGTAAGGGCCTTTATTAGTTCCAAATTCTCGGAAGTAGTGGGTATTTTTCACACTCACCCCAATGGTCCAAGTGTTCCTTCACTTATAGACACGAAGTATGCAACCCAAGCAGGAGATAAGATACCGTGGGTAATATATTCTGTAAGAGATAAACAGACTCAATCTTGGTACTATAATGGTAAAGAATTTGAACTTATGGATGTAGAGGAAATATATGAGTAAAGTAAAAGTAGCTATTGTTGGTCTTGGGGGCATTGGTTCTTGGCTAGTCAACCATATTAATTGGTTGGTAAATAGGGGCCAAATAGACACGTCATTAATTGAATTTCATGGATATGATGATGATGAAGTGGAAGACAAAAATACACGCTATCAATGTTTTGAGCCAGAAGATATATTTGACTCTAAAGCAGCTGCTCTTGAAATTAGATTCTTACCCGTTAGTGGAGAACACTGGTTTTTTGGACACGAAGAAAGAATTACAAATGTGGGAAAACAGCTTGGAGATGCAAACCTTATTATCTCGGCTGTCGATAACCTCAAGTTTAGAAAGGCTCTTTTTGAGTTCTGCTTGGATAAAGAGATCCACTGGTTTGATTTTCGTTCAGAAGGACGAGCTATAATGGCTCTAACCAAACACCCCTCCAACAATGTTGAAAAGCTTGAAATGTTTACTGCTGGAGATCAAGAAGAGAACGGATCATGTCAATTAGCAGCCGATTTGGAAAAAGGTTTAGTGCAACTTGGCAATCAAATTATTGCTCAAATAGGGGCTCAATACCTGCTAAACTGGTGGAGAGACATCCCTAATCCAGCACAATTTATAAGGAAGTTTTAAATATGTCAATGTTTAGCGACATCTCCGATGAATTCTGGGCAAAGAGAATCTCAGAAGTTTTAATCGAAGTATACAAGTCTGGAAACGAAGAGCATAAGCAATTTTGTAAAGCTAAAATACTACCTCTTCTAGACTATAGCAACTCCTTTGAAGTCGTAAAAGAAGAAGAGGAAGCTAGAAAATTATATAAGGAAGTACCGTGAAAGTTTATGATGTATGGATGGAGAGTTTTGGATAATGGCAATTTTTGTAACTTCAGATACCCACTTCAACCATGAAAAGATTATTGGGTATTGCAATCGTCCATTTTCGGACGCAAAGGAGATGAACGAGGTTCTTATCAATAATTGGAATGAAACAGTGGGTCCCGAAGATACAGTCTACCATCTTGGGGATTTTGCCATGGGAGGACCGGCCAGGATATGTCCAATTTTTGATCAATTAAATGGTTATAAAATCCTAATAAGAGGTAATCATGACTACCTTGACAGGATTACAAAAGTTGGGTTTCCTCAAATAATATGTCATGGGATCATTCTCCCATTAACAGATAATCTACAAGTCGAGATGGTTCACCGACCAATACAAAGTTTAACGTCTTTGCCTACACTATGTGGACATGTACACGACTTGTGGAAAAGTATAAAGCCTGGTGATAAACCAATTGTTTTACACTTTAAAGATGAACATGTGCCAGCTGTTTATAGCAAGAAAAATCATTGGTACATTAATGTCGGTGTAGACAATTGGGGGTTTAAACCAGTAAACATACAAACAATCATTGAATTGTTGACTTGACAAACAAATTATAATTGTATATATTAGTAAGTAGCGCCTATTGAGTGCTGGAACAGGGTAGCCTGGAATCACTACTTCACGCATGGGGCGTATGCGTAAATTACGTAATCCCCAATGTATGGCGGCATACGGGATGGCCAAAGTGTTGACGGTGGACTAGGACAGCACCCGGGTCCCACCTATAACCCCTGACTGTATTATTGAGCGGTTAAGTTGGCGCGTAGTGAACCCCGATGTAGGCGCGATGTTATAACCAACAAAAAATGTGACTAAAGTAATACTATCCCTGTTTGATTATACAGGAGAGTGGCCTCGTCCTTATAAAGAAGCAGGGTACCATGTAATACAAATTGACATAAAGCACGGTATTGATATTTTAAGTGATGATAAGTACCACGTTTTAGACGGGTTACCAAAGAATTCAAGAGTTGTCGGAATTATGATGGCCCCGCCATGCACGGATTTCGCGGGCTCTGGAGCACGGTGGTGGCCAGAGAAAGATGCCAACGGTACGACAGTAGCATCTGTTCAACTAGTCCGTGAAGGGCTTAAAACTGTGATCTTTTACAAGCCTGATTGGTGGGTACTAGAAAACCCTGTTGGCAGACTGCCAAAACTTGTACCAGAGTTAGGCCAACCAACAATGTATTTTCAGCCTTGTGATTTCGGGGACCCATATACAAAGAAAACAGGTCTTTGGGGAACATTTAACATTCCTAAAAAGAACCCCGTTAAACCAACAGAAGGTAGTAAGATGTGGAGACGGTACGGTGGTAAATCTGAACGTACTAAAGAGTTGAGATCTATTACTCCTGCCGGTTTTGCAAAAGCCTTTTATAGAGCAAATAGTATGAGCTGTTGATGAAGTTGAAATGGTCTAAAACTAGTAAGCCGCTTAAGCGGCATATCCAGGTGTAGCTCAGTCCGGCCAGAGCTCTCGGTTTGGGGCCGAGGGGCCGCAGGTTCGAATCCTGCTACCTGGACAATGGCAGACTTCCCCCATTAATTTACTACCAAAAAGGAGTATGATTATGACTAATCTACCAGTAGAAAAATGGGGATTTGATGACATTTTTGCATCATTCGGTGGTTTTTTCGATAGTATGTTTAAACCCAGTAGTCTCGTTAGACAGGGGTTTTGTAAAACTCCAGACCAGTCTTTTCCTAAATTTGATTTGAACTACCTTACAAATCAGAACGGAGACAATACAGGTGTAGTAATGCATTGTACAGTGCCAGGATGGGATAATGGTGGGCTGTCAGTGAAAGTTGAGGAAATTAACAGTAACATAGGAGTACTTGTTGTTTCCGGGGATAAACAAAATCGGCAGGAAGGTGAAAAAGCACAATTTAGCGGAATAAAACGAAGTAAGTTCCGTCGCTTCTTTGTGCTAAAACCTCTTGAAAAATATAATTTAGATGCGTTAGTAGCAAAATTAGAAAAAGGCATTTTAACAATAGAACTACCGTATAATGCGGAGTTTGATGTTGAGCAGGAAATAAAAGTTCGTAACATAGAAATCAATTAAATTGTGGGGAAGTCTGCCACTAAATTAACCAATTAAAACAATGGAACAAGAGCAGGATGGCACAATCACAAGCATGCAAATACTTGGTTTGAGATATGATGTATTTATGAAACTACTGTCGTTTCATTTAGATCACATTGATTCCGTAGAAATGAAAAGCCATATCCAAATAGCCGAACAAGCTAATAAAATCGTTAGTAAATTAATGGAATAAGAGAACGGAGAGTTAATCTACTATGTCATTAACCAAAAAGAATTATGACGTCCAGCAACAAGATGAAAAATAAAATCTTGGAGACAATTAATGGTCTCGATAGCGACTTATTCGAGCAGGCAGACGAATCGATTGCTGGAGCAGTGTTAACAGCACTAACTTATGGTGCAACATTTTTAACAGACATAGTAAGAGACTTAAAAGTTACAACAACTCTTAAACAGAGATTAGTAGATATACTTTCTAAATAGACAACGTTGCGGGGTGGTCTAGACGGGTAGGACGCCGGGCTCATAACCCGGAGGTCGCGGGTTCGAATCCCGCCCCCGCTACCAACGACAAACATGACTAATCGATTATGTAGCGGTCAACAGATTGCACATAAAAAGCACAGGGTCTCCGATATCCGCCGCTCATGGGGATTAAACAGTGGTGATCAGGGCGTAGCGGACCCACCCATTACCCTGTAGCTTATTTTTTATCACGTGGCAACGTGTGAAGCGGGTTACGCCGGAATGTGGTCAAATACTCGACCCCTCGCTATATTAAATCAATCCGGCCCCCATGTACCGGTAGTTCAAATGGTTTAGAACCTGCGTAAGTAGGGCAAGATCGCTGCCCGAAAAACGCGGAGATGGAGGATTCGAAGACCTCCCCGGTATGCCATTTAAGCAGGGCGTGTAAGCGGATCCGCGGCTAAGCAAGCGTTTAGCTAGAATGTTCGAGCCATTCTCCTGCTGCGATTACAAGTTTTCGGAAAACGTTCCATAGGTAAAATAGGACTATGCAGCGGTTTCCCAGAATGAAAGGAAATAACATAATGTTATTAAACAGCCATGGTAGTGAGGTAGCACGCGTTTCAATAGAGAGAAACGGTGATCCTCTACGAGAGACTGCTGTAGGCAGTCAAAAATTAGTACATGTCCCTGATGGGGCAGAGTATGGTATTATGATTAAGAATCTAAACTACTCACAGATTCTTGCGGATGTGTGGATGGATGGCATCAAACTAACCTCCGAAAACCAACTTTTACTTGATGGGTATCAAACGCTTCATTTGGAGCGGTTTCTTGATACAGACCGAAAGTTTAAGTTTGTACGATATGAGGGCAGTGGACAAGAAAACAGCGTAGAAGAAAGAAACGCTGGAATAATTAGAGTGCGAATTTGGCACAATGTTGGGTATAGGCCAAAGCCATTTATTACTCAACCAACAATGTGGTGGCAAAACTATTCCTATCCAAGCATGTTCGCAAACCCAGCTCCGTATTCACAACAGTGCCGTAGTTCTTTCAATATGGAAATTGGAAACCAAAGTGTAATGTGTTGTTCTGATGCTAACTTGGTTTCAAGGTCGATTGGAGAGGAAGAAATAGGAACAACAGTGGAAGGCAGCAAATCTGATCAATCATTCCATGAGGTAACTACTACTCAAAGGTTTCCTTATTGGGAAGAAATTATATTTAAGCTGGTTGTAGCAGACGAGCCAACTGCTGTTGCCCATAATTCAAAATTCTGCCCCAAGTGTGGAACTCGTAACAAAAATTACTCTTACTGTCCTGAATGTGGACAAAAGCTGTAAAGACACGAAAGCAAACAACACGGGGCTCGAAATCGGGCCCCTTTTTTATTATTTTGGAGTTATTATGCTCGACCCGTTAGGTGATAGAATGAAATCTTACGAACGTGTAACTAGTTCGGTGATTGTTCCCAGAACCCCGGTTATCTTAAGGCTTGATGGGAGATCGTTTCATACTTTTACAAAAAAAACTTGATAAACCATTTGACGAGCGAATGAGACAAGCGATGTATGCAGCAATGGAATCGCTAATGTCTAGTATATCGGGAGCCGAAATTGGATTCACACAATCCGACGAAATAAGTATTTTTGTAAAAACTTATAATAAGTTTGAAACACAAGCTTGGCATGGTGGAAAAATACAAAAAATGATATCTTCTGCTGCAAGTATTGCAACAGCGTCTTTTATACAATACTTGAGTATGTTTGAAGCCCTTCAAAAACACGCATTTACAGCAACTTTTGATTGTCGTATATTCAACTTACCATTGGAGGAAGTCGCCAATTACTTCCTATGGAGAGGAAAAGATTGTTTTCGTAACGCAGTTATGGCTTACTATTTATCACTCAACTCGCATAAATCTGCGCAAAATAAAAGCACTTCAGAACTATTGGAGTTAATTCCAAAACACAACTGGAATACTGTTGCAGATGAGTCAAAATTTGGTATTTTACTATTTAAAGACAGTGATACAACTAAACGTTCTTACTCATGCCCGATAGGAGACATGTTAAAGAACGTAAACGATGTAGTAAATCACAGAGAAGACCAATAGGGTCGTAGCTCAATTGGCAGAGCGCTGGTCTCCAAAACCAGAAGTTAGGGGTTCGAGTCCTCTCGGCCCTGCACAGGAGGTAGAAAATGCATGTTTTTATTGCAATACTGTTGTTTTTCATAGTTTCGCTTCTTTTTGGTGATGGGGCGGGGCTTGTGCTATGGGTATGCCTAGCTGTTTTTGGATATATAAGTTGGTTTGCTTTCTTTGTGAGTTTAACAGCATACATAGTTGTAGCAATAATACTAGTGGGCGATTAGCTCAGTTTGGTTAGAGCGCTGCCCTTACAAGGCAGAAGTCGTTAGTTCGAACCTAACATTGCCCACAATCTTCGTCGTTGGCGCTAATGTTTATTTTAGCACACATAATCGTAGGGGGCGTACCGCCCCGCCCACTATAAATACTTTTATGTGAAAAAATTCGTTACTCTTAATTCTTAAGAAGTAACACGCGAATTTATTGGGCTCGCCATGCTCGCCCAAAATTCAAACCAAAAATTTTTACATGAAATGTAAAAATTTAGCGGCGATGAAGATTCGGCCCGAAGAGGGTAAATCTATCGGGGCGCCAGGCAAGTGGGCCCCGCCCCCGATAGTAATTTTATGCTAGTGTAGCTCAGTTTGGAAAGAGCGCTCGACTGTGGATCGAGAGGTCATGGGTTCGACCCCCATCGCTAGTTCCACACAACCTAGGGGCACTAAATATGACCTCAGGTAGCTCAGTTGGTTAGAGCGCACGCCTGATAAGCGTGAGGTCAGAGGTTCAATTCCTCTTCTGAGGACATACAAAAGAGGTACTAAAATGAAGCTGCATTTCACAGTGATGCCCGCATGCCTATTCGGGATACAGCACCAAAAGGGCCATACTAGAGAATTTTTTTCATTGTGGCTAATTTGCTTCAGGATATCTTTATCAATCCCTAAAGCACTAACCGACTATCCTCTTCTGAACGAATTTGAATGTTGTTAGGAGATTATTATGCCTAAAGTAGTTATCGTACATCATTGTAGCAAATGTCCATATGGAAATTCCAGTTATCAAGAACCAGATGCTTGCTTTGCTGCTACGGATAAGGATCACAAGCATTTTCGAATTTTTGGCGAACCGGGTGACCGCAACTACGGCACTTATCCAAAAGAGATACCAGATTGGTGTCCGTTGCCCGATACAGAGGAGTCGTTGTCATGAATATTACAATACAAGTATGGCGTATTCCTGGACCTATTCATAAGTTAACCATTCCTGGGAGGGGGGGATGTGCTTAAAATACATTTTAGATCAGCATGACATTAAGCGCCCCCACAAATGTAATGCTGTATTAGATAATCCTTATAGCCGTAAATACCGTGTAAGCTTGAATGGTGTACGCGACTGTATAGACGAGGAGTATATACCGAAGAATGGTGATGAGATAATATTGTTATCGCCTTTGCATGGTAATGGGCCGTGGCCACCTTGGGGATTTGGTCCAAGGTGGAGAAGGGTATCCTTGTTAACTCGCCATAAAGGGTTAACAATAAAGGCCCCACATGGGTTAATGAAGTTTTAAGGGTCGGTGGCCGAGTGGTTAAAGGCGCCAGACTGTAAATCTGGTCCTCGAAAGAGGTTCGCTGGTTCAAATCCAGCTCGGCCCACTAAATTAGGACATAATAAGGACAATGAGGACATGATGAGACTAGTTAGACGTAAAATGAAGATTTACACTACCTATGACAACGTGTACGAAATGCACATACTGTGCAACCACAACACCCCTAAAAAGGAAATAGCACAATGGTTTTTTACAAATGGTGTAAGGGAATCTCATAGAGTAGTCGTAAATAATGCGCTTAAAGCACTCCGAATTTATCCCGGAAAAACAATCTCTGGAAATGATGTTGAATTCTTTGAAATAGTGATAAAGTATAAAAGTGGGACAGACGCTAGGGGAATGATAGAAGTCCCAGCAAAATTAATACAATCTGAACTGGAAGGATACATCAAACGTGAAGGTATAAAAATTCGCAGCAGTATCGTTGCTACCACGGATTATCTGGTAGAGGCTTCCCTCATCAGAGACATTACTTTGACCATACCAGAGGTATGACATGAAGTTTACCTTTTTAGGCGTTGGGGGCATGTTCGCAAAAACTCTCGGCCATACCAACATACTAGTAGAGTTTACAAGCGGGTATAAGTTACTAATTGACTGTGGAAATAGAGCACCGCTTGAACTATACCAGCGAGGATTATACCCACAAGACATTAACGGGTATTATATATCCCACCTGCATGACGACCATGTTGGAGGAATACAAGAATTGGGGCTGTTTGCATATTTCCACCCCAATTGCCATTTCAAGCCTGATTTGTTTATTGCCCAACAACTTCGTGGGGAAATTTGGAATAACTGTTTAATGGCCGGAATGTCCAGTATTGAAGGCAGTGTTATGTCCCTAGAAGATTACTTCAATGTTGTGTCTATTCCCCCTAATGGTTCTTTTGGCGTAGTAAAAGACCGCAGAGACGACTCTGAAAGCAGCGTCTTGGCCATTGATGCTAGGTTTGATGGTTGGAAATTATCCCCCGTTCAAACAGCACATTTCATGAATGGAAGAATAATTGTTCCATCCTTTGGGTTATTGTTTGAAAAAGGGGACGACAAACCAACCATTTTCATTACAACTGATACCCAATTCGCACCCCATCAGATACAAGTGTTTTACGAAAAAGCTGATGTCATTTTCCAAGACTGCGAAGCGGCACCATATAAAAGCGGAGTTCACGCTCATTTTGATGAGCTTGTCACTCTACCAGAAAAAATACGTAGGAAAATGTGGTTTGTACATTATCCTGATACTGTTCTCGAAGATATAAACACTTGGAAAATGAAGGCAAATGGAAGCGGGTTCCTTGGGTTTGTAAAAAAAGGACAAGAATTCGAGTTTTAACATGAACGAAAACGAAGCAAAGACTCAACTGATCTTGAAGGGGTATGGTGGGTCCATTGCTTACGGAACAAATACCCCATCAAGTGACGTTGATTTAAGGGGGGTATTTATTCCTCCAAAGGAGTACTGGGTCGGGTTAAAGAGTGTGGATCAAATAAATTTTTCCGCAGAAGACACGACTTTCTACTCTTTACAAAAATTCTTTATGTTGGCTATAAAAGCTAACCCAAACATCCTTGAACTATTATGGTTACGAGATAATCATTACATTTGGAAAGACGTACCAAAAGATTTCCGTAGCCTAGGAAGAAAATTGATAAGTAATAGGAATCTTTTTCTTTCAAAAAACATAAAACACACATATACCGGCTATGCCTATTCTCAACTTCATAGAATGGATAAGTTAAACAAGAACGTAGCACAAAATGCAGACCGTACAGCTCGCGTAGAGAAATTCGGGTATGATACTAAAAATGCTATGCATTTGATACGGCTACTACGTACTGGTCTGGAGATTCTTACGGAAGGCGAATTACATGTATTTCGAGAAGATGCCCGAGACCTTTTAGCCATCAAGGATGGGAAGTATACTTACGATGAGTTGGTGGAAAAAGCCCAGCGTTACGACGAACTCATTGAAGAGGCATATGTTCGCAGCCCATTGCCACATAAACCGGATTTTAATGCTATTCAGAATCTACACATGGAGATGGTGGAAGAAGCTCTATCCATTTTAAACAAAAGGTAAACAAAGATGAATAAAATTTTTGGTGGAATTATGACTATGCTGGTCTCCATACCAATCATGATTGTGAGTACTTTAGGATCAGCATTGGCTTTTGGTTTGCTGGTATGGTGGTTGTGGAACGCCACCATAGCTATCGCAATCGTTGGAATAGGGACTATTGGATACTGGCAAGCTGTTGGTTTGTGCCTATTATGTTGGATACTATTTAAAGGAAGATCAAAGAGTTAGTATAGCGGGCATAAGCCCGCATTTGGGGCCCTAGCTCAGTTGGGAGAGCGCCGGCTTTGCAAGCCGGAGGTCATCGGTTCGATCCCGATGGGCTCCACCAAAAACAAGAGACGGCTGGGCATCTGATCACTTTTCAGGAGAGCGTCATGGGTTTATACGTTGAGGGCGTTAACAAAAACACTTGGCTAGACCGGGTGGGCATTGAAGTATCTATGAATGTCGTGCTTTCTCATGAATTTGATGACGATGTATTCCCCGTAGTTTGGATAAACAACGGGCCTTTCATTGCCATTGGCGTTGGGTTTTCTCCAACAGAGGTCAAAGCCTTTTGCCAGCCTACCGATCATCGCCAAAAAAGGTTTTATTTGGTAGAGGCAAGCAAGTTAAAGCCTGTTTGTCCACAGTGGGACAGTTATTTGTAAACATACATAGCATCGAGTTCGCCGGAGGAGGATGAAATAGACTCCCTCGATTAATAAAGAATCCGGCTCCTGGGCCCATAGCTCAGTTGGTTAGAGCCGCCGACTCATAATCGGCTGGTCCCAGGTTCGAGTCCTGGTGGGCCCACAGAGACTAATCCGGGGTAGCTCAATTGGTAGAGCACTCGGCTGTTAACCGAGGGGTTGTGGGTTCGAGTCCCTCCCCCGGAGCCTATAAAGGAGACAAAAATGTTTGAAGCGATCTATGGAATTTTCATAGTAGTTTTTATTCTTTCGTATTTTTATTTCAAAGCCATTACAACAGTAACGATTTGGTCAAGCGTTAACCGCAATACAACTATACACAACGAACGACACCACATGGAGCGTCTGTCAGAAGAAGCTAGTCTCATTACTAGTTACATTGCCTTAGCAATTGTGCAGATTCCGGTGATATTAAAAATATCTATAATAGTGGGGTCTGTATTAATTGGTTCTGTTATATACAAAAAAATTTTGGGTACGATCGGGGAAGACAAGTTAGTTAATCCCAACCTAGTAGGATTAAACCTCTTTGGCAAAAAGATAGTAATTGTACGCCCCAAATGGTTTACGACAATACAACTCATACTCGGTATAACTTTAGTGTTGTTACGATTTCTTTATTAATAACTACTTATAATATGGAAAAAGAACGAGTAGTGCTTCCTTTGGCGCGATCGTCCAGTGGTCAGGACATCGGTTTTTCATGCCGGGAACCGGGGTTCAATTCCCCGTCGCGCTACTATTTAATTTGGAAGACAAAGAGAAATGAATCCAGAAGACGAAAGAAATACTACTTATACTCTTGGAAATATCGATCAATTTAGGTTCCAAATTGAACCTAACTTCACTGTTCGAGATGTAGAGCGGGCGAGACAACAAATAAATGCACTCGCTGCCCAACATTGGGGTGAAAGGTTACGTACACGACAAGAAGAGATTTTTGCACAATATCTAAACAGGCCAAATACCGAAGCACCTCAACAAGAGCTGCAAGCAGACCTGATTGGAGAGCTACGTCGCAATATGGAACACCAACAAACCGTACGTGACGATATGGCAGATGCTGCCCGTTGGGCATATGACGTGGGGGTTAGAGCAGGGCAGCTTGCTCAAGAAGAACAAATTGAAGAACAAGCCGTCGATAACCCAAATTATTTTGCTACAGAAGAAGAGTATACAAGGTATTTAGAAGAGCTGGATACGGATACGCCTCCCTTGGTTGTGGAGGCCCCAAACCCAGAATTAATAAATATAACAAATGCCCCTGAAAAAGGAGAAACGACAACGATGGCAATAAATGTGGAAATACGCACAGCGAATAAATTTTCAGATCTTCAAAGACAAAAGATCAGAGAAATCGCTTCTGACGTGTTGGCGCCAGTAGTTGGTAAAAAAATTGTGATAGCGCACAGAGGTAAAACTCAAAAACCAATCGAAGACGGGTGTTTCCATATTCATTGTTGGTCCTCCGTAAGAGGTAGACGAGTATATACTCCGCCCAGTGAATTATGGATATTTACTGTACAAGATCGATCAAAATCTTACAAACCGTCTGGAGACGGTTTAGCACTTAAAGCTGGACGATGGTCACACAGTGAGTTGGTAGGAAATAACCTCTACATTCATCACAATATATTTGCTGATCCCAATCGCCCATCGACGTATGATCTTGAATTGTTTAAGAAAATACTTGATGCCGTTACACGCGCATACACAGACACTACCCCAGAATTGGATGAACTGGCAAAAACGAATTATGTAAATTTCTGCTTAAAGAGGAAAGACGATTCCATTAAACAGCTGGAAGACCGTAACGCTAAGGCACGTCAAGCTTTACAAAGTTCGGTACAAGCATCTCTACAGAAAATACGTTTGGCCAAACAGTCTCAATTTGATTTAACTCAAGCACTGAACTCCAAACCGGCAGATATGCGTAAAAAATTTGAAATTGAGTTTGAACGTTTGTTGGAACATCCAAAAATTGTAAAAGTTAGAGTAACTAGCGGCAAGTTCATGGTTGACACGGAAACTTTATACTGTACAGATCCGCGTAGTAAGAAAGTACACGAAATCGGTAAGTTTTGCATCGAAATCAATCCGAATACAGGTTCAATACGGTGGGATAATTTAACCCGTAAAGTGGACGGTATGCGTCGCAATATGAACGGTCCACATATTTGGGCAGATGGTCAGGCATGTATGGGAAATACAAGTAGTTCGTTTCATTCACTTATCGCTAACTACGAACTAGCAATTGCCGCCCACCTTGCCATCGAATTTGTGGAAAGTGTAAATGTCAACGACGGGGCCGGGGAACGTATTAATAATTGGCCTTTAGCCCCCGAAAAAATGCAAGCTAAAAAGGGTAAATAAATGTTTGATTTTACCGCACCTATATCCCCGGGTAGTGTATTTTGTTTTTTGTCTAATTTGTCAAAAAAACAACTAGATAAATTGGACAGCATGGGTGCTACTCCAATGCCTTTTGATCTTGATGGTGAATCCGGGATTATTGTTGATGGCTCACAGATGGGTGATATAATACGTGAATTAGACCTAGACATCCTGACAACTGATGCTACTACCTATGATGGTGTATACAACATTTTGTGGAGACCAAAAAAAGACGGTAGAGGAAAGGCAGAAGGAAACTCAAGAATTATTTTTGAGAATTCTGAAGTTTGTAGGTGGAATGGAAAACTTCCAACCGCTGTCATGGAAAGCTCTATTGAAAGGTTTCTTCTTCCATCTTTAAGTAAAGACGTAAAGGTTCACCTATATGTTCCGCACGGGAGTAACCATGGCTTAATAAATAATGGGGAATTTAACATATTTATTTGGTCGGGATTGGGACGAAAGGCAGCACTGACACCGAAGAAAATGTGGGGAATACCCGTTGACTGTAAAGATAAACCGTTTGATTATTCAGGAAGCGGGTTAGCCATTTATGAATCAGGTGGAAACATCGTAGGCGAGTTAGTACAAAACAACCTCTACATTTTTCACGATCTTGTACACATGGGTACTCAGCGCGAAAAACAAATCTTCGAGCACATACTGGAAGAAGTTGTGTATCTAACACAAAACCCAGAAGCCGGTATTGATAGGCAGGCTCAGCATTTAGCAGAAGTATTGGCCGCTGAATATCAAAATACTTATAAAGTGAGGGAACAGCAGTTAACCACAATTGAGGATGATATTCAAAGATATAAAGCCGTGCTAGTTGAGAAGATTAGAGCAGCGGATTCTGCTAAAATGATGGTTTTGGGAGCTGAAGAAGCTCTACGAGATATTCGAAGTGTGGCCAAGGAACAATTTCTGATACTGCGCAGCAACGACAAAATTGAACGTATTGAACCGTCTGGAGATTGTGTAACAATTTACACCAAACGGTTAATTTGTACTCACCCCGTAAGTCAAAAACAATACGGCATTGGAAACTTTAAAATTATTATTCATTTAACCGGTCATCCAACTATGGTTGAATGGCACAACTTGACTAGACAGAGTGATTGCCAAGCACCCCATGTTGAACTATCAGGTTATCCCGTAGCGGGAATGACGGAAGAGATGTTCTTGGAGTTACTCGGAAATTATCAAATAGGAATAATCGGAAACTTAGCAATTCAGTTTATAGAAACGGTAGATCCTACCCATCCAACAGCTGAACGCTTGAAAAAGTTTCCCCTTCTTAAGGAATCGATAGAAACTGATGGCAAAGAAAAAACCAAATAAAAAAAGAGCTGCCCAGTACTTTATACCTCACGATTTTAAAGAAGAGGTAGAAGTGCTTAACCAGTCTTCTTACTGTATATGGATGACCCCGCTAGCCTTTCAAAAAATGTGGCATTTTGTCGATATTTGTAGTCAAGAAGTTGGCTGGCTTGGATCGGTTGAACGAGAGGGAAGAAATTTCATTATAACCGATGTTTTCATGTTTGAGCAAGAAGTTACAGGGACTACAACATCTCTCGATGAAGCTGGCCAGACTAAACTTATGGAAAATTTTCTGGCACAAGAGAATGGTACAGAGCTTTATAACTCTATAAGGTTCTGGGGACATAGTCATGTTAACATGGGAACAACTCCAAGTGGTCAAGATGAAACCACAATGAAGGAATTCGAAGAAAATGGCTGTGCGTGGTTTATAAGAGGCATATTCAACAAAAGAGGACGAGCACAGTTTGATATATTTTTATACGACGAAGGTGTACGAGTAAACGATGTTCGTTGGGCAATTCTTGTTGAAATGCCGGAATTTGATATCCGCAAAGAGTTGGAAACTGAAATACAAAAGAAGGTTACCACAAAAAAGTATGTATATCCTTCGTACGCAGGTGGATGGGGAGGAGGAAATGGCTATGACCCTACCAAGAGGACTGGGAATGGTACTGTTAACCACTCAGTCCACCCTACTGTAGGTCAAGGGAACCGCTCATCGTCACAGCAGGGAAATGTCTGGGACGAATTTTATACGGCAAATCCAAGCGGAACTCTTGACCTAGATGAAGACGACGAAGGAACAACCTTTTTCAACAATAATGGAGTTGTTGAAGAACTAAAACCAGAAACTAAAAAAGAGACAAAAAAGGACAAAACTAAATGATCGATCCTTTACGTCACTTGGCTATTTTTGATCCTGATGCCTTTGGTCCCCGACGAGTTGATGTAATAGGTGTGGGTGCAACTGGATCAAAAGTTGTGTTGGAACTTGCAAAACTCGGCATAGTTAACATTCACGTATGGGATTATGACAAAGTCGAAGAACACAATGTTCCCAACCAAGTTTTTGGAAATGATCATGTTGGGATGTTCAAAGTTGACGCCATATCAAAAATTGTCAAGGCACAAACTGGTATTGACTTAGTAACTCATAACGAAGAAGTAGACGGTACTCAAACTTTTGGTGATATAGTATTCTTGCTAACCGACACCATGAAAAGCCGTAAATCAATCTTTGAGAGGGGCATTAAATATAAATTTAATGTCAAATTAATGATTGAAACGCGGATGGGAAAAGACAGCGGGCAGATATACTCCATCATTCCGACAAAACCGGATCACATCAAAAATTGGGAAAATTCCCTGTTTAGCGATGATGACAAAGATACTGAAGTATCTCTATGTGGAAGTACAATAACTGTTGGGTCAACTGCCGGAATAATTTCGGGCCTAGCGGTTTGGAAAGTCATTGAATGGCTTCAACACGAAACCGGCAAACTGGAAAATGGAATTGCTAACGAAACAATGATTGATATTTCCCCCAAGTTAGCAGTTTATCAAAACAAATATTAACTCAGGAGTAGAATTTCAAGATGGAACCTATTCAAGTACGTGTAGGAACAATTCCTGGTGGAGTCTCCGAATTTGCAATCATAGATGCAACAGTTCGTGGAGCACTTACAGCAGCAGGCCTTGAGGCGGACGGTTACAAAATCAATGTAAACGGCGTGGCAGCTAACTTAGACACACCGTTACGAGATGGTGATAATGTTCTTCGTGTTCGCAAGGTTGTTGGTAACTAATGTTACTAGAAGAGCGGAAATATTTATATACCGCTCTTTTTTACCCCAAAATGGAATAAGAATATAGCAGGGACTCTTAAGGTAGAGGCCCGTAAAGCTAAATTGGGAGGATAGCATGAAGCTACTTGAGTGGACCATAGCTGGAGGATTAGACGCCCCCATGGTCTTGTGTGAGGCTAATGCAGTGTTCGGGTCGCTGAATGTCAAACGACCAATGTGGGCAAGAGTTGTAACATCAATGGGTCACGAAATACCCCCATATCTTAAAAGCTGTATGCATGGGTTAGATGGGCTTTTAACTGAAGCTACACTACTTATCAATCGAGCTATTCTCCCAGGAATGGGAGAACAGGCAATGGTAAACATGCCGGAATCTCCAGCAGGAGAAACCAGAATAGAGTTTCTAACTCCTGGAGGAGTGAAGTTTAGCATAACCAAACATTTAGAACTTTCTTCCCTCAATGTTGCATGGAGATTTGGAAGAAATAGTCACTACGCAGCCAATAGGGTACTTCAAGGGTTACTGACTTGTGCGCCAACAAGAGAAACAGCCTTAATACTTGACCATCTATCTGACTTAATAAGGAGTTGGAAGATCGAGGTAGGGGGTAATGGACCAACCTCTAATTTCAAAATTGGCCAATGCTTTTCATATCCGAATAACTATGGAAGCTGGCTTTATATAACAACCACTAAAGAGGCGTGCTATGCTGTAGCAAAAGTGACAGCTCCTGAAACCAATCTTGGGTTGGGGGTATTGGGAAAAGATTTAGACCCAACATCCCCCAAAAACCAGTGGCTAAATCATGTAGCAGTAGTTGTGGGGAGGGATGAAAGGGGAACTATCGCCGCTTACCACTCTGATTTCCATTACTACTTCTTGCACCTTCAAAGAAAATACAGATAGTTGCGGGGATGCGACCAAGATAACAACCAGTGTTATCTTGAGAAGAGGCCAGCATGTTGGCCTCTTTTTAAACATTTATGTAAATTTAGAATTTTTATGGTATAAGATTTTATCGTCGCGCTTTAGGCTTGCTTAAAGTACGACATCGGCCGCATGGGTCGTTAGACATAAACCTTGAAAGAGGTGGATAGGGGCGTTGGCAACGTCCGGTCGTAGACAGTCAAAATGCAATCCGTTCCTCCTTCCTTAAAATTCCCGAGGGCAACGCTGTAGGCGAACCAACTGGAAGGACTCGAAACGAGACAACCAAAACTGGTGTGGACAAGTAACACGTGGTGGTGACTTGGAAACGTACCAACCAATTAATGGTGAATCGGACGGAAAGGTGGTGTGGTTAGATCGGCTCCTGTTAGAGTCGGTGTGGCTATCTACCATTCAAGGAATTTCTAGACCAGAAATCTAGAAAAACTGCGAATCGGGGGACCAACAGGCCTCTGTGATGGAGTAGAGTATTTCGTTGCTCAAAAGGTAACGAAGCTCAAATCCCAGCGCTTCATCAGCCGAGAATTTTTAACAGATTCGCTCGGGTACGAGCACTTACTATCAATAAGTGAGATCATTTAAAGCACAAGACTGGGACGTGCTGAAACCTAAAGATGCCTCCGCCTTTAGTGGCCCTTAATTACTCGCAAGGTAATTAAGTTGTGTCGGAAACTAACTTTGCCCCGGCCAGGGTAAAGGGAGTGGTAAGATGCAGAAAGGTTCAGCTGGAAGACATGTGAAACCAATCTCGGGTTCACGGCATTTCCTACATACGTAAAGACATTTGCGTGGACACACCCTAAACCCAAATATTATGGGAATGTGGGGGTAAAAGTGTAGGATCAAATAGTCACGTCTAAACTATTTGATTTTTTTAGCCTAAAATGGAATAAGAGTGTATACAAACTCTTGGGAGGAAAAGTGAAAAAGTTGGTGCTTTTACTGCTGCTTGTGATGGTAACGGGATGTTGCCATCACCCATTAGGGCTGTGGAGATCGGAATCCACCCTGTATGAGCTTCAATGGAGCTTTGAGAACCAGCATATTTATTGGGGAAGAGCAGTAATAAGCTACGACTCCGTATGGACTATTGTTGGAGAGCCAGAAGTAGGCCTAGCCGTTATAAGAGGGGATACTCTAAATTTGTATATAGACAAGGAGTTGAAATACAGCCTTTTGGTTAAAAACGAAAAATACATACAGATATATCCGGAATATATGCTTCTGACCGGCAGTTGGATAAACCGGGAGGACAGTCCAATGGGCAAGTAAAGTCAATGGGGAGTCTTGAGATCGGGCTGAGCGACTCGACTCCCCATTTTTTAGACTAGTATTTTTATGGAATAAGATTCCAGAAGAGCATCATGATGTCTAACCAACTTAAGTACATGGAAAAGGGAAATATAACGCCGCAAAATGGCGGTTGCTGGTATTGTCATAAAACCGATTATCCGCTTGTTTTTAGCATTGAATTCGATACTTTTGTGCACCTTGACTGTATAAAAGAAATGTTGAAACTAAACGATACAAATGATAAAGAAATAACTTTTTTAGCAAAAGAATTTAATTTGCTGTAACCATAACTTACATGAACATTTTACTAAATGATGGGGATTTTGTCGTATTAGCCCATACTACACCAACAAATTTTGAAACAGATGATTTGATGGAAATAGTCAAAAAAGCGGCTACTACTTGTTACCAGAGCGAACAAAAGACACATAAAAACCCGCAAGAATTTGCAAAAATGCTTTTGGGACGTGGGCACATGAGCATGTTTGATCATGTCCATGTTACAGTGCTATTTAAAAATGTGTCCCGTGGGTTTACCCACGAATTGGTGAGGCACAGAATAGCAGCCTACGCCCAAGAAAGCACACGATACGTTGATCCTGGTAATATTAAAGTTGTAGGACCGCCCCATAGAAATTTAGATGAACAAATAACTATCGAAACTAATTTAGATGATGGATCAATAGCGTATAAAGAAATAACATTTAGAGAGATGGTAAAAGAAGTAGAAAGATTTTATCGCGGTTTACGCAATAGTGGGTGGTCTCAAGAAGATGCCCGTCAAATCTTACCCATAGGTATTAAATCTGAAATAGTTATGACGGCAGATTTAACGGAGTGGAGACACACATTTCGTTTGCGCACGCAGAAAGCGGCACATTGGGAAATACGCGGGGTAATGAATAAATTATTAAAGCACTTTAAAGAAGTGTTTCCCCCGGTATTTGATGATTTTATCATAGCCGGTAAGGATGAAAACGAATTAGAATACTACAAAATAAAAGGATACGTTGGCGACATAACGAAAATGGTAAACCAAGCATTAGAGCAATATGTGGCAGAAAATACTTTGGGAAATGACCAAGCAAGTCATTTTGCCAACTATCTCAATAGTTATTACAACCAAAATTACTAAATGGCTTACACAGGACTAAGAAAGCCAAGAACAGACGATCTAGAAAACTGGAAAACTTATTTTAGTGTTAATCCTGAAAAGAAGGATGACTTTCCAGAGATGTTTGTTAAATGTTTTAACCGTGATGAACCTAAGAATGACAAAAAGGTTAGAAAGGTTAAAAAGGCCAAAACAAAAAAAGAAAAGAAGGCCATCGAGGAAGTGGAGGCCATTGTAGTAAAAAAAGAAGTACCGGAGGTAAAAGTTAAAGATGACAAACAAGAGATTTTTATTAATTCCGGTGACACTTTTTGGGCAGATACCCTGCAAAAACAAATAACGATTTGGGACATGGACCCGGAATCGGGATTAGTGGCATTCAGAATTTCTGGCTATGATATTCTTCCTTTAGATGAGTTAATTAATCTCGGCCTTCGAAAATTTAATGAAAATTATATAGACCACAATAAAGAAAAGCTGAGCTATTCCGATGGTTCTAGAAAAAGAGTAAGTAAGAAAGGTACCAAAATTACTATTCAAGGAAAGGCTACTTTAAATAAAGTTCATTGGTCAAAGATGGTAGATGACCTTACTAAAAAAGCAAAAATATAACCAATTGAAATAATGGGTAGTTTAACAGACCAAGTTGCTCCTAAAGAAAAATTAAAAAATAAAGAGACAGGAGAAACAGGTAAACCGGTAATTGTTATACTTAAAACAGAAAGCGGACAGTTGGGAGTCCAGTGGGATCAAGACAACATGAACAAGGCAGACGTATTTCAAGCATTAGTCGCGTCGGCCGGTATTTTGGAACGTAAAATAATGGAAGAAGTGGAAGCATTTAAAAAAGATGTTAAAGCTATTGATGTGCCACCAACTATAAAGGAAAAATAATGTTGCGTAAAGTGTGCGTAATTGTACGCGGGTTGCCCGGTTCAGGAAAAACTGAATTTACAAATTTCTTGAACACGCTGTCTATGGATGGTATTAATATTTTCACAACCGACGATTTTTTCACGCGTCGGGGACAATATAAGTTTGATGGCTCAAAACTTGCCGAAGCCCATAAATGGAATTTTAAACGTTTTTGCGCTACAGTAAAAGCGGGAGCAACTTACGTGGCAGTAGCTAACACAGCTACCCGCGAGGAAGAATTTCGTTCTTACAAGGAATTTGCAGAAAAACACGGTTACAAAGTATATGTAATTACTGTGGAAAACTGGCACGGTAATAAAAATGTACACGGAGTTCCAGACGAGAATCTGGACAAAATGGACGAACGCTACGAGTTGCGTTTGCGTTAGATTTTATGTATATTATAGTAACCTACCATAGAACGCAGTTCGAATCTGCGAATTCGTGTGAGCCATGACCGTCAATACCAATGGTATTAGGTTCAGTCTGCTAACGATGGCACTGTCACGATATGGAGTAATGGCAACTCGATGGTAGGTTACTTACAGGGTCGTAGCTCAGCTTGGTTAGAGTGCCGGCCTGTCACGCCGGAAGTCACGGGTTCGAATCCCGTCGGTCCTGCAAAGTCTGTGTCAAGAGTCTTGGAGACGTCATCTGCAGGTGACATGGGTTCGAATCCCGTCTTGAAGTTGCAACCACAGACTTGACTTTTGAGGATTAAAGTGTTATATTATGAAGATTGGGGCACCACAGCCTGCGAGATTTTTAAGGAATGGAACAAGACAGTCGTGAAGAAATGTAAGAAGAAATCTGCAAACAAACGATTTACAGCTATTTCCGCTAAAACCCGGAAAGAGGTTGCCGAGGTACGCCCTAATCAAAAAGAACGAACCTAACGTTCATAATTTAATTGGTTGGAGCCTAAACTTCGGTTTAGGCTTTTTTATTTTAAATAAGGACTTAACATGACAAAAACTGAATTTCGAGAATTGTGGAAAGCTGCAGAAGAAAGCGGATTAGATAGATTCACTGTTATCTACTTAAGTTCCGGAGCCAAACACAATGGGCTGCTAGGAGAAATACTATTCAAACAGAATAGTATAGGAAACTCATACCCGAGTGTATTTTTTTCAGGAACGGGGCAAAGAATTACTACCTCCCTCGACAAATTAGTTGCAACGGAACAAAATTTTATTCGAACTCCAAAGGAACTGCAACCTGGATTAGAAATCTTGGTTATGGCTAATGAAGGTTCATTAGATATTGTTAATGAATCAGAAGCAATAAAGAAATTACAAAAAGATCCCAAAACAAAAATATTTACGTGTTTAATACGAAAGCAAGTTGAATTAAGACTTGTGTAATCAAGGAGATAAAAATGCTGGGAGCTCTACGGGCCTAATGGCCCCCCACAAAGTTATTGATGTAGTACAAGAAGAGTTTTATAAAGTAAATTTAACTTTAGACAATAATTTTAGATTGTCACCCCCAGACAAAACAACAAATTTTACAACGGCAGGAATGCAGTGGTTTAAGAACCGCTTTAATAATCCGGACGGGACAAGATGTGGTAGCAGACAATCTTGTTTACGTACAAACGATTTGTCCTTAATTGGGGACGGGACACATTTAACCTATTTTGAAATGCTGGGAAATTTTTCATTTGGAAATAACGATTATGAACAATCGGTAGAATTGTGGCACAATATTGTTTCTCAATTAAAAATCCCAGTTACATATGTTACGGTACACCCGTCACAAAAATACCATAAGAGAGTTTGGGAGAGGTTGCATTACCCCATAAAAGAAGACGAAAGCTGCGTGTGGTCAGACGGTAATATCGGAGGATACTGTTGTGAAATGTTTGTTAATGACCTCGAAATCGGGAATCTGGTAAATACTTCTGGAGTTTCAACAGATGTGGGTTTTGGTTTTGAGAGGTTAGTACAAGTTTATGAAAACCAAACAAATATTCATGACACAACTTTGTTTGATTGCTCTTTACCTCCTTTTGTCAGAGACCACGTTCGCGCCTTGAATGCGTTATATCTTAACGGTATAAAACCGGGAGCAAGTGGACCAAATTACTCCGCCAAACTAATACTCAGAAGAGTACTATCTCATCTTGACCCAAAATGTTATAAGTTTGGGCACTGGTTAGAACAAGAAAAACTAATTAGTGAAGATGGTAAGTACAGAGCTAAAAAACACTTTAACCGCTATGGTATTAAAGACTATGACTTTGTTAAAGCCACATTTGGTTTAACAGCCGAAGAATATGAGGAAGTACTATCGTGATGAATAATAAATCTAGAAAAGGGGCCGTATACTAGTATACTTAACAGGAGACTAGTATATGTCTGGATTCAAAGAAGTTATGGATTCTACGTCCAACTCAAGCGTTTACAAAAAAGCACGTAAACTATATCTTGACCATACCGGGGAAATTAGTTGTTCTCGTTGTGCATACCACTGTAGAGATAATTCCGGAAAACGTGCGCGTGGTTATAGAGACTGGAAAGCACGTAAAAACCAACGTTACCAGTGGCAAAAAGGTAAGAAGACTCCCTGGGGAAAAGAAATAGAAACTTGGGATATGGATATATTAGCCAAAGGTAGAGCCTACAGTAGCTGGGAAAAGAAACGTATGTACCCAGGTGCAAGAAAAGACAGGGCTAACCGCAGGAGAGTATATAATGCCATATGGGCTGCAGAATGGTATTGGAGACAAGAACAGGGCCCTTGGTGGTTTCTGATAACTAACCACCCAAACTTTTATGACCCTAAAATATATAGCCCATATTTAGCACCAGATCCCGACGAGGAAATAGATTGGGAATATTTCCCAGGAGAAAGTAAGGGTTTTATAAATAAACCGCAGATTGCATGCAAATAATATTGGCTGGTAGATGGGTATTCTAGATACTCTATGTTGGACACAAGCTCGGCTGATCACTGAGAAGAGCGGGTTCGACTCCCGCCACCTGCCAACACTACGGAGATGTAATGAAAGACTATTTTGAAACTAAACTCAAAGCTGGAGATATAATTGTAAGGGCAAGTTTCTCCGGATATAGTAGAGGACTATTCTTGGGGATAGTTACAGAGCCGGAACAAAACAGAGTTTTGGGGTATTGGGTGGATAACAAGAGATGGAACGAAAGACAATCAAAGTGGCAATGGGGCTTTTTAAAACTGTCTTTGGATGTATTACCTATTAATTTAAGAAACGAGTTTAAAGAAAAATTATCCACATTGAAACTATCCTCGTAGCTCAATTGGATAGAGCGCTGCGCTACGAACGCAGAGGTTGGGGGTTCGATCCCCTCCGAGGGTACAAACAAAAGGAGAAATTGTAGGATTTCTAGCAATTAGCTTAGCAGGAGATAAGAGCTGTAGTTATAGGGACTATTCAAACCAAACAAAAATAGTGGGATACACAACAGATTTTGAAGGATCGTTTAGTATCGATCCTCCGTTAAATGAAGAAACTAAAACATTTCTTAATAAGTTCAATCAAACGCGTAGAATGGCTCGCAATGTTGATGCCAAGTATGGTATCGAAGGAGAATTCTATGTGGATGGAACAGGAGATTATGGTCAAGCACATGAAGCCAATATTATTGACTTCAACCGACCACCAAGCACACAACCCGGATTATGGTGTCAATGGACACCAAACGAAAATGGGACAGAGTTAATATGGGATGGGGGCGAGAAGTTTTACAGTTATATAGATTGGCTAAAATACCTGATCAAAAACATCTTTGAACCAAGAGGCTACACACTTAACGGTGCTGTGAATTGGTATGGCGAAGACCGAGAAGACACGGGAGTTATTAATGTAGTCGATAACAAAGTAACATCAAACAAGTCTCTTCCAGGTTCGGGGGAACGTGTAAAAATAGGTATTGTTGGAGTGGATAGCGGCCAACTAATGATTATGGATCCGTGCTATGCAATTGGAGATAGTGGTTTTGGTACACAAGAGGACTACAAAAAAGCCTGTGAAGTATCACACCCTGTCGGAGGCCAATTAAAATATAAAATGGGGCATGACGGTCTCGGAGTAGTGTTTTCTTCTGGATTTGGAGATGGCACCTACGATGTTTATGCTACCATTAAAGACTGTGGAACTTGGGGAAAACGAGTCACAAAAGTTGAAGTTATTCTTATAGACGAGGACTAGGGTTTCTAATGAAAACAATGCGCATAGGCAAAACACAAGTTTGTATACGAGTTCCTGATAACCAAGTGGAACACTGGAAAAAAGAAGGTTTTCACCTCTGCTCAAAATCCATTTGGAAAAAATTTGTAAGAAATAAGAAGTAAAAATAAAGCACGGGTGATTGGCGAAATGGTACACGTCGCGGCTAACTTCCAAAAAATATTAAATCTATGGAGAAGGTAAACCGCTGGGGTATTAATTCTGTTAGATTTAAAACGGTTTTATGCAATTCCCCTTCCAAGTTCAAGTCTTGGATCGCTCTGTATTGGGCCGGTAGCTCAGTTGGCAGAGCAGCGGACTTTTAATCCGAAGATCGACGGTTCGATCCCGTCTCGGCTCACGAAATAGTGGAAATTGTATAATATGGCAAAATATGACAAAGTAAATTTAGAAGAATACTTAAGAGCTGACGCTGATGGTATGCCTATATTTAGAAGATGCTTCGATCATGAAATTTTAATGTCCTTCATTAATGATTTGGGAGCAGAGGCATTTGATAGCTGGTGGTATGAGGAAGGGGCTGAATTATTTAATAATTGGCTTAAGGACCACCCAGATTTTCATACCGAATACTGTAAACCTTTTTATAAGTAACACAGGAGAAGTTTTCCGATAGCCCGTATAGCTCAGCTGGCAGAGCAGCCGGCTCTTAACCGGCAGGCCCTAGGTTCGAAACCTAGTACGGGCACTGCCAACGACAAGGAGACACCATGTTTAAGGATTGGGCAATCATACTATTACAGTTGGGTGATGAAGACATCATAACAGGAGAACCCCAATTTAGATACGTATGTTTGGGGGCCATCTTTGACGAACCAGATATAACCAAAGCAGCCGAACAAACGGAAGCACTTTTGAATAGTATTGGGTATCAGGTAGAAAATCGGGAGTATAAAATCGGAGAACCTGATTTTGAGGGACCTGACTGTGACAAACACGAGGGAATTGACTACACAATTTATGATGAAACTATTGGGAACGCTGTGGTTATGCTCAATAGTTATTCTCCTGAAAAAGTCAAGGAAATTTACGATACCCTATACTACAAAAACGTCCATAACCGGGAGTAAGCCATGCTGAAGCACATCATCACTACAAAATGCCCAAGAGGGTGTGAGTATTGCATTTCAAAAAACTTGCGTGTTTCAAGTGAGTTAAGTGCCCACCAAGCCATCGATTACTGGAAAAAATGGCTTGAGGCGTGTCATTTAGAGAAAGGCAGCGACATAAACTTAACCGGTGGAGAACCTGGAATGCACCCAGAGTTCGATGATTTTGTGTTTAATGCATGCCAATATTTTGTAAATGTTAATGTGACAACTTCATTAATATCTCTCATTAACTTTGATTATTCACATACAACAGTATTCTCTCTCCATGGAAGAATACCATCATACGACATGGTGGTTGTGCCCGGCTGCACTGTTTATGCCTCCATATTGTCAAACGAATACTATGTTGGTATTGTTGACGATCTCGCAGATCTGGGGTTTAGAGGACTAACAATAAACGAGGACCACAGAGGTGGGGGTGTTAAAATATCTAATTTAAGTTTACCAAAAAGTCCCGAAGGTTTTAGCATAAAATGCAACTACGAGGGTTACTGTGTTAACGACGACACCCCGATTATGCTTCCGGATGGTTCAATAATTAAAGGATTTTTACCATACCTATGAACACTACAACAAGGCCAAGTGTATCAGAAGAGGTTAAAACATTGGGCCATAAACTGTTCGACCACCAGTTAACGCGCCGACTAAAAGAAAAGGGACCTCTCGCGTTTGCTGGAAGACATGAATCCTACGGCATACTTGCCGAAGAATTTAATAAAGAGCTTTTAGATGCTTTACACAGCAATGACCTATTAGACTTTGTATGGGAATCGTTAGACGTGGCTGTAGGAGCTTTTTGGGCCGCAGTTTCGGCTATACAAGAATATGAGGATAGCTTAGATGATCATAATAGAGGGAAAACTTGGGAAGACCAATTTAATAAAAAACTTGGCGACGGTAGCTCTTGAACAAGGCAAAAAAGTGTTGTTGGTTGATGCCGTAGACGTTTTACACATTGTTCCCTGTACATTATGCACAAGGCTGGTAAACAAATGTGACGACTCAAAAATACGAGCCAGCATAGGTATTGTGAAGGAGCATTTCCACGAGTTTGGGTTAATTGTACTAGCACTAAATCTACCTGTTTCCCGCAAAGAAGAACTAACCAACGTTTTAAGTAAACACAAAAACGTGGTTGTTACTATACAAAATAATAGTAAAGACACTCTGGAACAATACGAAAGCTAACCAAAATATATGAGGTGAAAAGATCAACAACAAAGGAATTTAAGGAAAAAGCTAACGTAGTTCACGGAAATAACTATATTTACGATAAAGTTGAATATGTAAATACCTATACTCAAGTAACTATCATGTGCCCAGAACATGGAGAGTTTACACAAACCCCCAATTGCCATTTAAGTGGGAGTGGTTGCCCTAAATGTGCCGGTAAATTCATGGATCGAGACTATTTTATTGAGAAAGCCAATGTAGTTCATGGAAATAATTATATTTACGATAAAGTTGAATATGTAAATACCGATACTAAAGTAACTATCATATGCCCCGAACATGGGGAGTTTACACAAATCCCCCATAACCATTTAAGTGGGAAAGGTTGCCCTAAATGTGCCGGTACATTCATGGATCGAGACTATTTTATTGAGAAAGCTAATGTAGTTCATGGAAATAAATATATTTATGATAAAGTTGAATATGTAAATACCCATACTAAAGTAACTATCATATGTCCTGAACATGGTGAGTTTGCACAAACCCCACGTGATCATTTAAGTGGGAAAGGTTGCCCTAAATGTGCCGGTACATTCATGGATCGAGACTACTTTATTGAGAAAGCTAACGTAGTTCACGGAAATAAATATATTTATGATAAAGTTGAATATGTAAATACCCATATTAAAGTAACTATCATATGCCCTGAACATGGAGAGTTTACACAAACCCCTAGTAACCATTTAAATGGGAAAGGTTGCCCTAAATGTAATTATTCCCATGGTGAACGCTATTTTTATGAACAACTGGAATTATCTAACATAAAGTATGATCCACAAAAAACATACGACGACTTAAAGGGTTTAGGAGATGGTTTGTTGTCCTATGATTTTTATTTGCCAGAATATAATACTTTAGTAGAGATAGACGGAGTGCAACATTATAATGAAAAGTGTGGGTGGCACCAAAAAGAAGAGGATTGGACTATAAGACAGATACACGATGAGGCTAAAAACGAATACGCCGAAAATAATAGAATTGAATTAATACGAATTCCTTATTTGAATGGTGTAAACGACGAGTTTAAAGTGCAGGTTCAACAGACTATTGACCAAATAAAAAATGCCGCCGTAGCTCAGTTGGTAGAGCGGTAGACTGAAAATCTGCGCGTCGGTGGTTCAAGTCCGCCCGGTGGCACATGGAGATTAAGTGTGGGGGTTCGAATCCCCTTTAATGGGTGGCTTCCTACATTATTTGGAACTCGTTGCGCAACGTGGGCCGGATCGAAGCCGGTAATCTCCACCTTAAAAATGGAATATGAAATAAAGACACAACTAACCATAAAGTATTGTTGAAAAAATTTACACCGCTTTTTTCAGAAGATTCCAAAGGTAATATTAAACAGTGGACCATTACGGCCATTGACTGTGATGACGGTACAGCACAAATTGTAACCGAGCATGGACAGTTGGATGGCAAAATCGTCACAAGAACAAAAAATATTACCGTTGGCAAAAACATTGGTAAATCTAATGAGACGAATCCGTACGAACAGGCGATACTCGAAGCTCAAAGTTCGTGGACCAAAAAAAGGGACCAAGAGGATTATTTTGAATCTGTAAAAGAAGCCCAAGGTCACGAAAGTAAGCTTCCAATGCTTGCTCAACCTTATGACAAGAGAAAGCATTATATCGTATTTCCAGCATTTGTACAACCAAAGCTAGATGGAGTTCGTTGCCTTTCTTTTTGCGATAAAAACAACAAAATAAAGTTGTTATCGAGGAAAGTAAAGGACTACACAAGTATTGTTGGACGAAACGAATTCATCATCAATTCTCTTACTAAATTGATGTCACCGGGAGATGTGTTAGATGGTGAATTGTATGTCCATGGGTGGAGTTTGCAACGCATAAACTCTGCCGTAAAAAAGTATCGAGATGATACGCTGTTGCTGCAATATTGGGTATACGACTTTCCCAGTATTGCCGATACTTTCGAAAGTCGGATAAATCGTTTAAAAGAAGTGTTTGGGAATACACGGCATCCTCAAATAGTATTGACGGAAACTGAACCAATCGATTCTGAACAAACGATGGTTGAGTACCATAAGCGCTTTGTAAATAGAGGTTTTGAGGGTGCTATAATTCGCAATTCAAGTGGGTTATACTCTTGGGGAAACAGGAGTAATGATCTGCAAAAGTACAAGCATTTTAAAGACGACGAATTCAAAATTGTAGGGAGTTATAGTGAACAACAACAAACAAACGGAAAAGAATATACCTGCATCGTATTCATCTGTGAAACCGATGATGGCACAACTTTTCACTGTCGCCCAAAAGGGACTCTCGAAGATCGCCAGCAAGCTTGGGGAAATCGAGAAAAGTTCATTGGAAAGTATCTCACAGTCCGATACTTCACCCTCACAGATTCAGATCAAGGAAGCGGAAGAGGCGTTCCCCAGTTCCCTGTCGGAATCACCGTCAGAGATTATGAATGACAGTGAACCCGAAATTGGACTAATGCATGGAAGGCCTGTAAGTGATGATTTGATCGTTGCAAAGACCGAACGATATGTTAGTAAACATTGAGCCGCATGACGCGGTAAAAGTGCAGGCTTTTCTTACTCTGGATATTTTGGGAATCCCCGTAAGTGACACGGGGATTCTCTATCCAGAAGTTTTAGATAAGTGGCCAAACCTAAAAGAAGTATGGGAGGGCCTGTTAAAAAGTCACCGACAGATAGATCTAACAGGGAAAGTACTGTTAGTAAATGGTTTAAACAATTCTACAAAATTTAAGGTTGCCTTTATATTTACTCATAAAGGCAACAGCCCAAAGAAAGAGTGGTTAGAAAGCGCCCTAACCAAACTTCTTAAAAGGGCAGAAGAACTTGACATGGACATTCATATGCCTTATATTGAGGAAGCGCTGTGGTTTTTAAAGGGGTATGAATCTCCAATAAGTTTTGTCATGTACAAACCGGAGAACAAGGATGAGTAATTTCTTACTTATTAAGTACCGTCATGGAATTAATCATGGCGACGAATCAGTGGAACATGGAGTTGTGGGTATTCCCGCGGGAAGTCACATTTCTGGATCAAAGGCTTTTCAAGAAACAAGCCCACACAATAAGCTGTATGGCGCAATTTATGATGTAAACCAAAGAGCCATTGTCAGCTTGTTTACCAGTTTAGGAAACCCATATTTTACCGATGAGAGGGGAACTTTTAGACCCGATACTCGTGTACCTGGTGAAAATTGGGGAAGGCGGATTAATGTAATGATTCATAAAACCAATAGAATCGTACCCCGCAATCAGTTTATAGAGTGGGGAGGAACCATTACAAAAGGTTCCGCAAATTACATGACGGAAGTTATGTGGAACAGGCTTCGCGACCACATGACGGCATAATGCAGGCTTTTTATCGTCACCCTAGCTTTAACAAGTCTGCGGGGATTATTGATTTCCGCGGACTTGGTAAGCAGCGGGTAGGGCCTTACCAAATTTTAAACATGTTGTAAAATGGGAGAAGTATGGTTATAGATGTAGAGAGATTAAAAAGAGAGATGGCGGAGGAAGCGAAACAACTTGAAAACTTTACTAGCCATTCTCTAGGCTACCCAGCATTTATTTTAAGACAGGCTTTAGAGTACATAACAATACTAGAGACAAAATTACAAAAGGACAGTTAGAGTAACTTGGCCTATTACTGGCCTGTTGATTGGGCCATTCAGGAAGGTTGGCAGAGTGGTTTATTGCATCGGTCTTGAAAAACCACTTGATTTTTATACCGCTGGTTGTTATATTATATAAACAACCAAGAGTATATTATGCACACTTGTAAACACTGCAAAAAAGAACTGGCTAACCCAAAACATCAGTACTGTTCTAACCAATGTCAAGCTAATTATTTACGACAACGTAAAGTCGCCGCTTGGTTACGTGGGGAACATAATGGAATGAGGGGAAAAACTGGTACTGCTAAATGGATTAAATGGTATTTGATTAATAAGTTTGGGGAAAAGTGTAGTAATTGTGGTTGGTCTGAAATAAACCCATTTACTGGCAACATACCTATTGAACTTAATCATATTGATGGGGATTTTACCAATAATAACGAAGCCAATTTAGAGCTTTTATGTCCCAACTGCCATTCACTAACTAACAGTTACAAGGGTGCAAACAAGAAAAAAGGCAGGCCTAGATCAAAGTATTACCGAGGTCTGTAAAATCGAGCAATACTAAAGAAATTTATTATTGCACTAGCCCTCAAATTCAGGGAAACCTCAGCATGTAGAGATGGTGGTAATCCTGAGCTAAACCTATATGTAGGAAAGTGCAGAGACTTGACGGGGGCGGCCTAAGTTTAACAAATAAGGCAGAGAGAAAGTCCAGACCACAAACTAAACAGGCAGTGAAAACTGTAGATGGTAAGGAAAACCGACGAGGCCTAAAAACCTCCCAGGGTTCGAATCCCTGACCTTCCTCCACAAAACGACAAAATAAGAATCGGAGAGACAGATGAAATTAGTAATTGGAAAAATTATTGACTATTCCGCCAAATTTTCTGATGGCAGCAGCATTAGCGGGCAGGTTATAGTACCCACTAATGATTCCTATCCAACGTATTACGAGAGAGTACTTGAGATTTTGAGAACCGGTAAATGCGGAGCAAAAATGGATGACATAAACACATTACAAGTGGGTTACAGGAAATATACTGAATTTGCTATACACCCAAGTGTGTTTGATACACTGCCTTCTGCTTTACCAAAGACTAGAAAACATAAAGAATGTTCGGCTGATGGCCATGTTTAGAAAATATGAAAAAACATTTAGATTGCCATCCGTTTTATTCGAGACTGGAAAGCGCGAATTATCTTCGGCTGATCAGAAAAAACTACTTAATGGAAAAATTACTGTAGAAGAAAAAATTGATGGGGCTAATGTCGGAATAATAGGAACAAAGCCTGGAGAAGTATTTCGTACGCAAAAGCGGGGTTCTTTGGTGGGACCATCCGAACATGAGCAATTTAACAGATTTAAAGCTTGGACTGTGGGTCACGCAGATGACTTTAATAGTTTGCCAAAAGGAATTATAATTTATGGCGAATTTATGTGGGCGACACACCACATATTTTATAATAGCTTACCAGATTGGTTTATATGTTTTGATATCTGGGACAACTGTGAATATGTCTCACGTTTAGAGAAAGAAGAATGGTGCCAACAGTTAAATCTACAGTGTGTTCCCTTGATTTATGAAGGACCCGTTGCTTCAATAACCGAGTTGTTAGATTTGTTACCTGGAAAATCCGAATACAGCTCTGACCAAGAAAAAGAGGGCATAGTTGTAAAAAACTATAAAAAACAAATGCGTGCAAAACTTGTTAGGCCTAATTTCATAAAAGAGGTTAATGAAGATGGCACACATTGGATGACTAAATGGGATCCTAGAAAAGTTAATAAACTGCAAATGGGAGAATAATGAAAGTATTTTTGGGCGGTACCTGCGCCGGTAGTAAGTGGCGAGAAGAATTGATTCCTAAGCTAAAGTTGGACTACTTCAATCCAGTTGTTGATGATTGGGATGAAATGGCATATATGCAAGAATTGTATGAGCGCGAACATTGTGATTTCGTGCTATACACAATAACTCCAGAAATGCAAGGGGTCTATTCTATCGCGGAAGTAGTTGACGATTCCAACAAAAGACCACATAAAACAATTCTTTGTATTTTGGGATCAAAGGAAGATTTTGACAATTCACACTTTAACTCATTGTATAAAGCTCTAACCAAAGTAGGTTTAATGGTTAGAAAAAATGGCGGTAAGTGCTTTGATTCTTTAACAAATGTGGCCCTATACTTAAATAGAATGAATAGGCAGCCATAGGGGTATAAGTAAGAATGGTAAAATACAGGTTATGCCATCTGCAAAAAGGTCATGTGCATACAGTAAGTTACATCCCACAACCTTATGCAGTAGTTGGTAAAATATTATCTTTAAAGAAAGATCCCGGTTGGGAAGTGATGTCTGCAGGGAACCTTGTTAACCACGATGAAGTAATGGTCCAAAGAGATCTTTATCGGCATCACAGAGACATAACGGATGTTTAGGCTGGCGTAGCTAAGTTGGTTAAGGCGTCGGTCTGCAAAACCGTTCAATCGTGGGTTCGAATCCCACCGCTAGCTCTTTTAACAGGATAATAAAAAATGGAACTTTTACATTTATCTGATGGTAAAACACTTGTTGTAAAACAAGTATTAAAACATGGTCCTCCTGAAGGATTTGAGTATAATTTAGACTACCTAACACGTTCCGGCTACGAAGTTATTAAAATGCCTAATGGAATTGAAGTGATTGGAGAAATGGTAATAGATGCAAAATTTAAGGAACTTGATAATAGGAGATATTCACGGACGTTACGACTTAATGATGGACGTACTAAAACGTTGCCACTACGACCCTACGAAGGACCGTCTGATATGTCTTGGTGACTTTGTAGATGGCTCCGAGAGAGTGAAAGATTGTTTAGAGTATCTATCGGAACAACCGAACATAGAACCAATATTTGGTAATCATGATAAATGGTTCTTGGATTGGGTTCAAACGGGAGAAGACCCTGACCCGTGGTGGTTATATAACGGAGGTCCTGTAACTCTCAAAAGCTATAATTACTATGCAGGTAATGCAAGATCAGAACAAGCGAAATATGAGTGCGCAATGCTTAGGTATTGTCCAGACTCCCGAATACCTAGAAAACATGTTGAATTTATTCGAAATGCCCGTTTATACTATGAAACAGATAATTGGGTTGCTATGCATGGAGGGTTTAGGCCCGAAGTGGGGTTCAAGAAAGAGAATCCTGAAAACATAATGTGGGACCGTGATCTATTTTATCAGCATTGGCAAAAATTGCCAAAAGATCACAAATTAGTAATCGTAGGCCATACGCCCACGATGGCTGTTACTGGAATTCCAGAACCTATATTTAGATATAAGACATTTGGCAAAGACAAAAAGCTTATGTTAATAAATATAGACACTGGTGGAAAAATTGGGAGTGCTTTGTGTGTACTTAATCCAGACACACTAGAATGGTGGACTAGTAAAAAAGAGACAAATCCGAAAAACTGGTAACCATAATTAGTAATGGTCAATCGCTATTATACAGACATTAATGCTTATGATTTGCTTGATCCCAAGCATGAAAGGATACTAGCAACTCGTGCATTACTTGGTGACGACGCTGCAAGAGATGAACTAATAACATCAAATTTAAGATTTGTTGTATCTGTAGCTAAACAATATGTTAACCAAGGAATACCGCTGGAAGACCTAATTTCCGAAGGAAATTTGGGGCTTATAACTGCGGTAGAAAAATATGACCCGACTAAGAATTATAAGTTTATTACTTATGCTTCTTACTGGATTAGACAAAGTATAATGAAAGCGATAGCGGAGCAGAACCGCACAATTCGTATTCCTACGAATAAAGTGGCCCAGCTCTCAAAAGTTCGACAAGCCGAAGATCAGTTAGAGATGCAACTTGAACGTAAGCCAACTTTGGAAGAAGTTCAAGAGCACTTAGGAGATGATTTCGACGTAGCCTCTGTGGTTGAATACCAAGACAGGCCATTGGGCCTTAATGGATCAACTAATGAAGAACAAGATCTCATCGAAATGATACCAGACCCCAATTCTGAAAATCCGGATGAGTCCCTTCGTGAAACCATGTTTAATGAAGAACTTGGCGAAATAATGAGGGATTGTACAGAAAGAGAAAAAGATATACTCTATCTGTACTACGGTTTAGGCACGGGTGATAAAATGACATTGGAACAAATTGGATACCTACACGGCATTTGTCGCGAGCGTGTTCGACAGATAAAGGCTAAAACAATTGATTTCATAAAGTCACACCCAAATTTAGATACACTAAAGGAGTTTCTATAACAATGCGATATTTTCTGGCGGTGCTGTTAATAATAGCATTTCCAGGGGTACTTCTAACCAACTCTTCTTCTGTCGAGGAAGAGTTGCGTTTTTTAAAAAATACACCTGACTTTGTAACAGAATCGTTAATACCAGATCATATATTTGATTGTAGTGATGTTAGGGTAGTTGTAACAGCATATAACTCCCTAGAATCACAATGTGATGATACCCCGTTTATTACAGCAACGGGAGACTCAACAAAATGGGGCGGAATAGCTGTAAGCCGTCCACTATTAAAACGATGGCCTTATGGGTCTATTGTTATGATTGAAGGCTATAACCACCCTTTCGTCGTGTTTGACACGATGAACAAGAGATTTAGAGAGCCGCGGGTTGACATATGGCACGAGTCTTATGACTGGGCCATCTCCCAAGGGGTGCAAAGAAACATTCGGGCAGTCAAAATTGGCCAAATCCCGAAAAACCAAATTAAGTATTTTGAGCCCTCAGCTTACAATACAAAAAACGTGGAATTATGTTACAACGATAGAAGACTTGAAAGAATGTATATTATTTTGTAGCAATGAATCCGCAATATCGTTTGACATTGAAACAAATTCACTGGACCCACGTTTAGGAGACATTTTGTCGATTCAAGTCGGTACTTATGATCGACAATATGTTATTAAAGTTCACAGTTTTACTAAAACCCAACTAAAACCCTTATTTAGAGTATTGGAAGATGAGGATTACTTAATTTTAGGTCACAACTTAAAATTTGATTTCCAATGGATATATCACCATTATGGTGTAGTATTAAATAATGTTTATGACACTTATATTATTGAAGGCATACTTAACAAAGGAATGCACAACCACCGGTTAAACCTGAATGCCGTATTGGAGGTTTATGTACATGGGGTTGATCTTGACAAGGGAGAGCGCAAAACCTTCGTAAACCGGTTACCATTCGAAGACTTTACTGAAAAGCAGATAGAGTATAGTGCCCTAGATGTTAAATTCCTATCAAAAATATATAAGGGTCAAATTAAATTAGCTCGTGAATATCAATGCGAGGCATTGGTGTGGTTGGAATGTGATGCTGTTATTCCAACGGCAATGATGGAATATAATGGGATTTATATAGATCAAAAGCATTGGCTTAGTTTGTCTAATGTGGCCCGCGAAGCGGCCGATAAAGCTAAAGAAGTATTGGACGAATATTTTAAAGATGTGAATTTGGGAAATCAGCTGAGCTTGTTTGATTACCCCATGATAAACTACGATTCTCCAGCACAAATGAAACGAGCTTTATCAGACTTACTTGAAAAAGACATAGAAAGTACTGGTAAAGAGGAACTTATGAAGTTGGACCATCCAGCAGCTAGGGCTCTTCTTGATTACAGAGAGCAGTCCAAATTAATAGCAGCGTTTGGTCCAGAGTACCTTCGTAAATATATACACCCGATTACAAATAGAATTCATTCTCAGATAGATCAACTAGGTGCAGATTCTGGAAGATTTTCTTGTCGCCGACCAAATTTAATGCAGATTCCTCACTTACAAATTTATAGGGAAGCCTTCTGCGTTGAAGATCCTATATTAAGGCGTATGATAGCAGCAGATTATTCTGGGTGTGAACTAAGGCTAATTGCCGAATTAAGCGGTGAGGAAGAGTGGATATTTTGCCTCAAAAAGGGCTATGACATGCATAGCTATGTTGCCGCTTTGCTATTTGATCTTGACTATCATAAAATAACAGAAAACAATAAAATAAAATCTGAATTTAAAGAGTTTCGTCTTAAGGCAAAAAGCATTAATTTCGGTGTAGCTTATGGCATGGGACCGGGACGATTGGCAATAAGCTTAAAAATAAGCTTCGAAGAGGCGGCCGCACTGCTTGATAAATTCTGGGAGAAATTTCCAAAGATAAAACGACTTCTAGACAGATTAGTAAGAGAGGGAATAAACAACGGATACGCACAATCTCCTCTAGACGGAAGACGGCGTTGGTTACTAGACTTCAATACTCGTGTTCCAAGAGAAAGAGCACACGCTGGCAATATTTGTAAAAACTTACCATTTCAAGGAGGTAACGCCAGCATTATTAAGCGTGCAATGTGTCTTATCCAAGATAAGTTTTTTGAACATCCTGAATGGGAAGCAAAACTTTTATTGTGCGTACACGATGAAATTATTGCTACATGCAAAAAAGATAACAGTGAAACAGTAAAAGAAGTTATCGAGAAGTGCATGCTTGAAGCAGCATACTTGTTTGTAGACAAAGTACCGATGGAAGTAGATGTTGAATTAGGCAAGCATTGGATACACTAACCAAGGATAATTATGCCAAACAACGTACTAAATAAATTACGAATTGAGGGCCCAAAATTTCGAATTCAGGAAGTTTGGGATTTTTTACGTACCACGGACGACGACGGCGAAACTCACCCAATTAGTTTCAATAAATTAGTCCCAATGCCAAAGTCTCTAAAATGTAAAGATGGAAGCTATGGGGATTTAGCCTATCGAGTATTATTTAAAGAATCCTTGCCGGGAGACATGTGGTTGGACGAGGATAATGAAGAAGAGGAAAAATTTTATTCCATGTCAAGGATGATAAGAAATGAGGCAACAATACTAGCACATCAATATCGAGAGAATATTTTAAAATACGGACATAAAACGTGGTATGGGTGGAGCATAACTAATTGGGGCACAAAGTGGGATGCCTATGACCAAATGTTAGATGGCGATACGTTGATGTTTAATACGGCGTGGTCAGGAGTACCAAAAATAATAGAAAAGATATCTGAAAAATTTCCAGACTTAACACTTCACTACCAATTTGCGGATGAAGACATAGGATGTAATGTTGGAGATATGACTTTTTACGGAGGAAGATGTGTTGACGACACTTCACCGAAAAATCAAACAAAAGCTGCTTATGACCTAGCTTTTGAACTAAGACCAGGGGCCAATAGCTATTACAGGCTTGTAAATGGTGAATGGAAATACGACGACGACTGGGAAATAAACCAATAAATCCGCAATGCTATTAGATGCGTTAACAAAACTAGAATCTTGCAATTTACGTGACCTAACAAGATCATTAAGACATGATGGTCTGTGTAGAATATATGAGAGCTTACCAGCATCGAAATGGGTTAACATTTTTAACCTAGATGGAGAAGTACAAAGCGGTTTATACAACGAAGTAAGATTGTACAATTTGAAAAGCAAGAGTTTTAAGCACGGAGAGTTCCTGCAATACCGCCTTTCTGCGACATTTTTAAAAAATAATTTAGATGAGGTGTTGTCTGAATGTATAATAAAAGCTCTTGAAGCCTGTTCATGTATATCAAAATTCAATTTAAATATAAAACACACTGTAAACAATGATGATTATGAAATGTTGGGGCATGAATTCCATAACCGGAATTTTCGAACAGTTCTTACAAGTCCCGATCGACAACATTTAATAAATAGCTGGACTTATGATCTTGGGATGAAGGTATACACTAGTGGGAAACTACAGTTTGGCACCATGTACCTATTAACTCCAACCGCTATTAAGGCCTATTCTATTAATGGCCCACAAATTAACCGCGATAATGATAGATTTTGGGCAAATTACCACATGGGAGCAAACGTGGATGCTTTGCAAGTTACTAAACTAAAATTTAACGAATAGAACTCATGGAAAATAATATGCCATTACATAAAAAAGTAGACTGTGGGAAATGTCCAGTTTGTGGAAGCAAACTCAAAATAGAGGCGACTAGAGTCCCGGGAGTAAATGTAAGAATGGGAAGCCGATTTTTTGGTACATGGCGAGATCAAATATACTGCGAGCAATGCCAGATAATTTTTAGAGACAAACCAAGAACTAATAAGTGAACGTAATGATCATTGGGCCAATGGCCAGCGGTAAAACATCCGCGGCGAACCATCTTGTAGAAAAATTTGGGTTTAAGTGTATATCATTAGCTGGCCCAATAAAAGACATGGAAAGTAAAATAGACAATGCAGTAGGTATAGCTGATTTTACTGACATAATATTTCCCCACTTCTCTGGAATTAGAGAATTCGGAGATTCCCACATCTCCAAAATGGTTAAGGTTCTACAAGAAGCGAAAGAAATAGAAAGAGAAGAGCCGAAACCACGTAAAAGGCTGCAATTCATCGGAACTGAAGGTGGGCGCCAAAGAATACACCCAGACATTTGGATAAAAATACTTCGTAATACCATAAATAAATCTCCTTCAAACACCCAATGGGTTATTGATGATGTAAGATTTATAAATGAGTTTAATTCTCTTAATGACCTATTTCTACCCATAAAATTAACAGTATCCAAAAAAGTCCAACTGCAGAGGTTGAGAAATTTATACCCTAACTTTGATGGTAGTGTATTACGACACTCGTCTGAACTGGATTTTTACAAAATGGAAGTTGGACGAAAATACATCGTAAATGCAAATGTCCCCCTTGAACGAATGAATTTGGATATAGAAACAAAACTAGGATTAAAATGATACAATATTATATAGACTGTGATGGGGTAACTTTTCATTATGTTGAACCTTTTTTGGATTTTATCAATGACTTGATGGGTAAAAAACTATACAGCGCCAAACAAATTACCCAATATAATATCCCGTCATGCCTTGGAATGCCAGATAGAGAATTTTTTGCATATTTGAATAAATATGTGGAAAAGCAAAAATTTGCTTCCCAGCCTTTTATGGATGGGGCTATCGAGGGCATTTTTCATATTATTTCAAATACAAGAAAAACCGGCAGTGTAAACTATATTACTGTGAGACCTATTGGAGCTTACTTACAAACTATAAAAAGCATAAGAGGTTTTTTCAAGACCCTTATTAAAAGGTTTTACAATGAGGATTTGGTACTTCCTGAAGATTTTTATAGACTGCTTTTGGGTAACTATAATGGAACCCCAAAATGGAAAATAATAAAGGTGTTAAATGAGGGATCAAGCGCGTCTGTATTGATAGACGACAACCCAGAGTTTATCCATGAAGTTATGGAACACTGCCCGGAAACTCTAACAATTTGGTTTAATCATAAAGGTTTTCTAAAAAACACCTGTCACGCTCATGTTAAAGTACAAAGCTGGGACGAGGTAATAGATATACTTGGAGACGACATTAAACCCGAAACAATCAATAAATTAAAGACTGCTTCGGGTTTCGGTGAACAGCTGTCTATTCTATAAAATACCCCTCGTTGAGGGGTATTTTTTTAGCCTGAAATGACTCCCATACTACAAGCCAATAAACCTACATTCTCCACAAGAACAGTCCTATCAGATGCGAAGGATATGTTATGTTGATAAACATATGCATCTTCAAGATAAAAAGCTCCCATAAAGTTATATTCCCCATCAAACAGAGCAAACATTATGTCCGTTGGTTTGTTTAGGAATTCCGAAGCCAAGTTAATGATGAATGTTTTATTCCCATCAAATGTAAATCCAAAATTCGGGTATTCGCCAAAATCTAGAGTTGTCTCGAGTTCATCGGGACCTATAGGATAAAGAGAACCTATTAAGGAGTCCCCGTCAATTAACAACCTCCCCAAATTTGCATTTATTATTGTTCTTCCGGGAATTATATAAGACTGGTAAGAACCAAGTTCAAACAGTTGAATTAATTTCTTGTTCTGCTGTATTTGTGCTGTCTGGACGACACCAATGGCATTAAAGTCATTTATTGTAGGTGGAGTACCGATCCGTTCGCCATCTGCTGTGTGCTGTCTAGCACCGACAACTATTAACGTCGAATTTAATAAAGTTTTACCAGTTTTAATGTCAGGATTAACATGGCCACTAGAGCGGCCAACTAAGTCGCTCCAGTTGGCTACGGTAATCATATATTAGGCTCTGGTTTATTATACAGATTGTACCGATTGTATAGAATTTGCCCTTAACGAACAACTTTCTAACACAACTGTTTGTTGCGAAGCCACGGAGATTTGGTGACTTTGTAGATACGCATCTTTCAAGTAAAAACCGCCCATTAATTCGTGGTCCCCATCATTAAACCAAAATGCTAAATCGATGGGATTATCAAAGAACTCTGACGCCAAGTTTATAAGGAAAGAATGTCCTTGAGGTGTATCAAATCCAGGGTCTGAAGTCATTTGACCTGCAGTTCCAGCCGAAAATCCATTTTCATCAGTTGGGTACATTATGGCCATTAAACTATCACCATCAATCATAATACGTGATAGGTTAGCTTGAACAACAGTTCGTCCAGGAACAAAGTATGATGCTCTTGACCCTAATTCGAATAATTGTGCTAGCTGTTTATTCTGAACTACGGAGGCATTTTGAATAACTCCGATGGCCATGAAACTTCCTGGACCATCGGTATTATCCCCCGGTACAGCCACTGACCCCACCCCGTTCTCAACTGTTACATTAACTTTACGGGCCGCAATAACAATAGTTTGAGCGGATGTAAATTGTTTGCCATTGGTTATTAAATCATCAACATGGACATCATTTTTTCCAATAACACTAGTTGTCCAATCATTTACTGTACGCATATTTATTTATCCTTTGGTTAGAAACCAACTGTAAAGCTGATTTTGTTAACAGGGAACTTTACCTCAACATCAATATTTGCGTATACGGTGTCATCTTCTGAGTAAAGTGTTACCAATGTAAATGAGTTGAGAACTCCTTCACGAACCAAATGCTTACCTACAGCAGTTATTGTTGTTGCCAATAGTTTCAAGAAGCTCGGACTAATAACGTTACGACCAATCAAACCGGATACAGAACTACGAAGGAATTTACCAGTATAATCCAGAGAAGCTCTAATTGAGTCCTCTTGACGCTTTGTGTCACTGCGATCTGTAGATAATTGGTGTCTTGTTACAATGGGAGCATTTTTAGTTACTTGGTACAGCCACCAAGTTCCCCCACCTGCCGCAGTATCTATCTGAGTTTCACTTAAGAAATCAGATGCATACTTAAGTCTTGCCGCACCGCTTAATGGTAAATTTGTGAGAGGCTGTTGTGGTGCAACTCCCGAACGGCGTCCAGCAGCCATTGCAGCGCCATAATAAGATGGTAATGGAATCAAAACATTGACAAAAAACTTATCACTGTCAATTAGTTGTTGGCGAACGGTTTCCGTAATTTCAGTATCTGCATATAAAATTGTACCGTCGCTAAGCGTAACACGTTCTTCCAATAAAGCGTTTAATGCCAACGACCCATTAATATTATTTATATAGTTTGTTGTAAGTTGAGACACGTGCCATCTAACAGAAAAATATAAGGTGTCAGGGTATACCCAACGAGCACGTTCCTGTAAATTACTTATAGCCGCGGACTTTATATTTTGCATTGTCTTTGTTTTACCGCCTGAATCTACCAATGCTGCGGTTGTAGCGACATCGTCAGAATCTACCCATGAGATGGTATTTCCGAAGAAAACTATACGCTCTTTCTTTGCCGCGGTTGCGCTCATGTTTACACAATGAGTTTGCCAAGTTCCACGTATAGTAGTATTAGTGGTGAGTGGTGCAAAGGCATAAGGTTCTGTTTGTAGTGCAAAAGCCTCCTGTGCCTCCTCGTGATCCGTGGCTGTTTGACCGTCAACACCATAGCCATAGACTGCTTTACCAGCGTTATTTAGTGCCAGCCTTAATCCGAATGCTAGTGGGTTAAGAGGATCGATCTTACCACACCTGTTTGTCACATCATCCAAACTTTCAAACAACACCACACTATTTACATTGGTGCGTAATTCACGCCAACCAATCAGTATTGATCCACCATCATAAGTACTTCCTAAAGAACCACTGATGGTTACATCGGTACCGTCTGGATTAACATAAAATTCTGTTGTATCCAAAGGTTTACGTGCGCCAAGAGTGCTAACAACGTCGACATAAACACTTTCTGTGTCCACATTCGTACCATCACCAATAAGGCCCGAAAATGATACCGTAGTTCCAGTGGAATTATTGTAAGTATCTGGGTACGAATCCTTATATACAGAATCCGGATTTTCTGTAATTTCGTGTACGTAGTAGCATTCACCAACAATCGCTGCTGGCAATAATGGAGTGTCAAGGTTAGGTGCCGCAGTCTTTTGAACGTAAGTTACTTCGGAACCTGGTTTTGTGTAAGCCATGTCTTACTCCTATAAGTTAACTATTAATAGTTTTGATATAAATTCGATTGGTGCGTTTTTGGTTTTAGGGTTTTTGATAGAGTACGAATACCTAAACTGCCTAAAGCCATACCACCGGCGGCAGCAGGTGCTAATCCCCACAAAGCGGCTTCGCTTAGAGCTTTTTTAGGAGAATCTCCAGATGCTAAACTCATTCCTCCCCATGCAGCACCGCTTATAGCACTTGCTGAAGTTAGCGGACTTCGTAATAAACCAAGAGCCGATCTTTGACGTACCATCTTGGTTTTCGGGTTTACTTTATATTTTAAACCTAAAGCTTCATTTTTAAACCAATTACCTACGCCTTTGTCTTGCATATATTTTAGGTGACCAGCAGTTTCTCCTGCCCATGCCCTTGGATTAAACATCCCTTTAAACCCAATACCCTCACTCACCGCACCTTTTAATTTTACACCGGTATCTTTATATCCCCAAATACCTATACTTGGTGAGCGGCGTTTAAGTTGGTTACTAACACCTAAAAAATTATGTCGTTCGTATCCAGATGCCAATCTATTTATAATAGACCCAGATTGTTTGCCGCGTACTAAAAATCTCCCCAAACTTTGTACAAGGCCCGCCTCTTTTTCTATACTAAAATAAGGTTTTTGCATTAATCAAAACTCGCTTCATTAGTAGTAGTTAGATCAAAAATAACATCGGCCAACACGTAGTATCCGTATATACCTCCCGGCAGAGCAAATTCAGTTTCTATACCATCAACGTCTAAAGTTGCAATAGTTTCATCTAGAGTTGTTGCATTAGTATAAGTAACTGACCAAGTTACCGTACCATTGGGAACGTACCCTCTTGTTTTGAAGCTGGCACTTTGTCCGGGTTTTGGCTCTGTACCGTCATCTGGGCCTGTGGTACTTACTAAACCACTAACCATAAAATATTCTGGAACCGGGGCAGTAGTAAATTCTAATAGTCCTGATGAATTTACTTCGTAGTCCTCGGTCTCTACAAGCGTTACCGTAAATTCTTGTTCGGTTCCAGTATCCACCCAACCACCAACTGTGTTCTGCCCTTCAATATAGGACCACACGTTGTTTATATCCTGATCTTCAGGAAGGTGGTTAGCTGTATAACTTACAACTATTTTATTTTGTTTTGGCATTTTTTCGAGGCCAATTTGCATCGAAAAATCTACCTGAATGGGTACTGCGACAAAAACTTCGCGTTCTCTATTGTGCAGTCGTGTTTCTTCGCCTACATTGATATTATGTATTTGATGAACACCTGCTCTCCTAAACTCCTCTTTGAAAGAAGTAAGAGCATTTGATACTATATTAGCTAGTTCTTCTGCTTCTAATCCGTTTTGGGATATACATGTAAGAGTAACAGAAGTTCTAATTAAATCAGTATAAGTTTTGTTATTAGTCTCCATGTTAAATGAAGCAAGCTGATTAATACAGGTCTGCATTAGTTGCATTGGGCCACGTGATAATATAATGGCCGGTCTTGGGTCCATGTGACCAGTATTATACGAAAACTTATCTAATATAATTAGCGGGGTATTTGTAAAGTCCGATCTCCAATAAAATCTTGGCTCTATTGATTCATAAGTACTAAACCAAGATTGCATAAAAGATAGAAATATCTTCTTTGCCTTTAATGAATAATTGCCTATTACGCCTGCAAAGTAAGCAGGATTTTTGTTTATGGTGCTCATAAAGCTTTCTCAATGGGAACTGTTTCTCCATTCAAACTCTTTGGTACTAGATTTAAATAATCGTCAACGAATGAAGTCACCTCCTCCACAGGAGCATTTGGGTATTCTTCGATAAGCTTATTCTTCGCACCTATCCTTAAATTAATTTCTGTGCCAAAAATGTTGATATTAAATTCTTTTATACGCATGGCAATCTATATCAATATAAACTTATTTTCAAGGTTTGTCAAGTATTACGGAATAAGAAAGTATGGTTAACTTACTCGGGAGACGTAACATGTTTGCAAAGCTTGAAAGAGCACTCGGCATCAGTATTCATACTGATGATCTGCTTGAAATGGTGAAGCTCATTGAAGATGTTATCAACGATTCGGGTTACAAAACCAATTACGTTTTGTGCCTTATCAAGATTGGACGATACGTTGATACGCCATACGCCAACATTCTGGCAGCTTTTCAATCAGTGCTTGGTGCATCAGATGCAGAGTTGATGGCTTTCGGCGATCTGCAAGCTCAACTGACGAAGCACGTCAAGACTGTCGTCTTAGACGACGTCTACCTATGCAAGTACTGCAATTATGGTCTTGAACACCCATTCCCGTTACATAATCAAAATTAAGATTACGGGCTTAAGCCCGTTTTTTAGTAGTCCTGTTTACCGTTATTGTCACGTTCTGGGATATCTTTAATTGATCCCTTGCCATGACGTTTTTCATGGTCTTTAGCCATCTTCTTTGCAATACGCGGATGTGTTGCAAACATATAACGTTGCTGGGCTTTTGACTCAAATCCAAGCTTTTTCAAAGATGTTTTTTTCTTCTTTTTAGAATGGGATAATCCGCATTCTCCATGTTTTTTAAAGTATTCCACCTGTTGTAACCTCTTTATTGCGTGTGATCTGTGTTCATATGGTCCGCCAAGATTTTTACCCAAGCGGGAAACAACATAGTAACCATCTTTTCTTTTAACTATCATAAAGCACCTTTATGGCATAAGATTGTGTAACCTAACTTTAGGAGAAGAATTATGCCTCGTGGAGACGGAACGGGTCCTGACGGAAAAGGACCACGGACGGGCAGAGGTACGGGAACGTGCCCCCCAGTAAAAAAATAACGGTATGACAGGTCCACGTGTGTTAAGTCTCAGAAGGCAGAGCTGCCCTATCCTAGGAATTGGGGTGGAGCCGTGTGCACGGGATCCGGCTTTCGAGCCTTCGCGACCCCTACGAGTAGCGAAGGACAAGGCTCGCATCAAAACGCAGTGCAAATCCACGGACACTACAGTGGACTTATCGCCCCACGTTGGGGCAACCGCCAAACAAGGTACTTCGGTGCCTTGTTTTTTTACAGCAATGTCAATAAAATATACAGCATGAAAGCAAATATAAAACCAATACTTACTGCCCCATTAAAGTCCCAATTCAACCAATCTGCAAAACTAAACCCATTTGAATACAGTAGTTCCTGTTTCCATGCAGGCTGCTTATTACCATATATATACCAAGGTTTCCAACCATCAAATACTTCCCACAGACCTCCTATTACCCAAGATGTCAAACATGCTACTATTGGCATTAAAGCAGTTTGCCAATTAAATAAAAACCAGAATGCAGCGACTAAAACTAAAGCAATAAATAAACTGCCGAGTAGGTGCCATTTTCCATATTTTCCAATATTGGTCTCTTTAATAAAATTCCACTTAAACCCAAACCTGTTAGTACGCACAGCGTCTGGACCTTCGGGAAGACCATCTGTTGGATACCCAAAAAAATCTCTTGTTTTTTTAGTAAAATACAAATCCATCATCGCCCTATTTGCCTCAGAATGTGATGTATAGTTTCCGGTAGCTCTCCAAATTCATGTTCTACCGCTTTATATGCAACATTTTTATCACTGTATCGTGGCATGCCTAGTCCCCACCTATATGCCTCTTTACGTTCAGAATCTAGTTTTCTATACAAATTAGCCACATCTTGTGCCTCTTCAAGAGTAGGACGTTTTTCAGCTTGTTCTACTTGTCTCCCCATTTCCCTAGTTAATAAATCTAAATATGGTTTATTTAACTCGTTAATACGCTCCTCAAATCCGACTGGGCGGTCGTCTGGCTTTTTTATCCATTTGTCATTGATGACATCATATCCCGCCATTAAAGCTTCTGTATTTGCTCTGTCAATTTCCGGTAAAACAAAATAATTCACTGGATGCTTAGTCGTACCAAGCATATTTTTACCAGAGCGATTAAATGCCTTAGCTATTGCACTATAATAGTCTACAGCATTTTTGTCACTAAGCTCAACCTGTACATCAATATCGCTCGTATCACTATAATAGTATCCCAAAATGGAGCCTATAACGGTGATGCCTCTAATAAACTTTGGCGGTATTACACCGTATAAATCTTCTATTAACTCTACCCTTACGGATGGCCTTAATTTGTCATTAATAAAAACAGCGGGCGAAAGTACACTTTTCTTTTTATCAAAAATACTCATTAGCGTAGGGCTTCCAATACTTGGTTTATTTCATCTTGTTTACGTCTGCTCATGGACATTAAATACTGTCCAGAACTTACAGGGGCGTGCCCACTAAAAAACGATTTTGGTAAAGTAGAAACGTATGTTTTTACTTTTACTGTTTTTGACGGATCGTCTCCGCGACGTATGCCGCGGGCGGCGGCTTGATCAAGGCGACTTTTATTCCAATGAGGTTCTACCAACTGAACCAAACTAGTCTTTGGTAAGTTCAGGCCTTCAGAACCGGCACCGCTATATAAGAATGCTTTAACCTTACCTGAGTTGTATTGCTTAATTTGATCTAACCTGTTTGGGCCGGACATTTCCCCTGTAAGTACAGAATGCTTTATACCCAAAGCCTTCAATCTTCTTGATAGCGGCTCTATTCCGGCTCCAATGTAGTTCGAATAAGCCAATACTTTGCCGCCTCTTGCTAATTCCTCTGTCATGTCTTTAACAACTTTATCCAGTTTAGTTGATTCCGCTTTAGCGGGATTTTTTACGTATGGAGCTGTTGTATTACTTACCTGTCGTAACCCAGACATGAAAGCATTTAGACTAGGTCTCTCCTGCTTTGAAGGTGGTAAATTCTTCTCAATTTTATAACGCACACTACGAGGAATCTGTTTGTTTAAGTATTTGTATAGTTTTGCTTGTCTTGGACCCATCTCAACACTAACTATTTCGCGGGAACTGTGCGGTATCAAGCCTTTAAATTGCTGTGTTTTTGCCACGTGAACATACGGTTTAACAACGTTTTTTAAATATGCTCTATTTTTAAGTTGTTTAACATCCCCGGGTTTTACTCCAGTAATTCTTGCAAAAAACGGAACGCTCACCTTTTTGTCTTCAAAAAACATTTTGTTAAAGCGTTCTTTGTCCATAGGAACTAAAGGCTTATTGGCGGCCAAGTTAACTTGGGTCGCCAAATCTGAAGCTTCGTTGTACATGGGCGTTGCGGACAGTAGCAATGCCTTACGGTATTTTTGTCTTTGTTTTAATATATTTGAAAATGCTTTTGTTTCGGGGTTACGTATATATTGAGACTCATCTATAACTAGTGCATCTCCACCAGGCAACTTATTTCCTCTAGAGATGGCTGCAAAGGTTGATGTGGTACGAGAGGATTTAGTCCCAAAAGCTTTTTGCTCTTCTTGCTCAAAATTTTTCTTTAGCGAAGCCGTGCCAACAACGCTAGTCTTCCTACCTCTAGTAGCATTTAACGCTAAGCGGGTTTTACCAGAACCGGTTGGATGTACCACTAATAGGCCGGTCGGGGACTGGCGGTATTTCTTTAGTGCCTGTTCTTGTGGTGGTAACATTACCACATCTCCCTGAAGCCCAAAAAGACTGGCATTCTAAATTTTTCGGTAGCAGGATAAAAGTCCTGATAAGACACTTTTATTAACTTACCTATGTACTGACCCGGATTATTAAAAAAGTCTCGTCTGAGGTCATCTGTGAGCCCTGAGCCTATACGTATGTTAGCGGGACCATCTTTTTTTAGACTAGCAATTATTCCGCCAACGGCTACTCCGTCATATTTAGAATTTTTGGCAGCAGGATAAAAGCCCCTTATATAAACTTCAGTGTCCTTGGCCATCTTCATCTTTGATGGTACTGGTGAATCTAAATCAAATTCAACAATTCCTTCTGAAGTAAGGGGGTATCGTCCAGACTTAACATCTGATAACAACATTTGTTTGTCGCTCCAAGTTTGTGCCATTGGGGCTAGCTTAAGACCTGGAGTCAAATCTACTACTTCTTTTAAAAGGGGGAACTTGTCTCTATACGGCAAGTTTGCGACATTACGACCACGATAGGTATCAATGTCATAAATGATGTGATCCAATCCGCCTTTTTCAGCTTGCAATTCGCGGGATTTCATTGTACTGGCATTAAGCATGCCTGACGTCTCATTGGACGCTAGCACCTTTCCAGTATTGTCTTTTGCAAACAATTCTCCACGCAATACCGTCTCATTACCAACTTCAGGCGGAGCAATATTACGATATAGCGATGTTTTAAACGTGTGGTCTATTAATGCGTTGTTGTCTTTGCGACTTACCCTATATGAATAAGTCTCTATGGGCTTATCTTTACGAAGTACAAACAAAGCGTGCGCACCATCAATTTTTGGAGACCATATTTTTGAGTCATCCATATAGTCCAATTTTGATAGTTCCTTCTCTTTGTACTTCGGCTTATAGGCAGGAACAGAGCGAGATAAGCGAGTAGGCGTGTGATTGACCAACAACCAATTTTTCCCATCAAAAGCTTTGATCAGTGTATAACGCCCAGGAGTAGTGCTTTTATGTACAACAAACGACAACTTACCTGGCTCTGCCTTAACAACCTCTACCTTATCTCTAGCCTCCAAACTAACATTACCCTTACCATACCCACTCTCTATTTTACCTTCAAAATTCATGTAGTCAAGTGTGTGAGTAGGCTGATGGATAGCTAGAACTTTTTCCCCAGGTTTTGGTAGGTGTTGTATAACCCACGAATGAGCATGGCCTGTTTCCGGATCACCCAGCCGTAGATCTTTATGTGGACCGGCAACTTCCGCCTCATGACTATGAACCGCAAATTCCCAAATAACAGGATCCTTTACTTTGGGAATATTTTGGAACTTATTTCTATCGGGAATGCCGGGAATTGTCTCACCATTTTTGATTAACAACAGTTCACGTAAATTCATTATTATCTCACGTACTCCACTAAATCGGGGACACTGAGACGGTACCTTATGTCACCTTTGGGAATTATCTCCATACGAGAATTATTAATTACTGTCACTAATCCTTTTTGGGTAGGTCTTACTTCAAGTATTTCGTATCTTTTGTTATCATAACTAACAACCACATCCCCCGGTTCTACGTCTGGCCATGGTGGAGAGGTTAGAATTGCATCCGTAATTTGCCACTCTCCCCATTGCAACTGAGCTTGTCTCTTTGGAGTTGGGTTAATCATGCAAGTTCTTATTATGGGAGTATAATAGCCCCCCTGATAGCCCGTATCGTAACAAGTACTGCAATTGGCAGTCTGATGCCGTCCTATGGTTACATCATAATCTGGACATCTTGTTCCACTAGTTTTTTTCTTAAAAATAGCACAAGGTCTACCAGTTAGTCTAAAAGCAATATCTTCGGTTCTAATAATAGCGTCACTATAAATATCTCCATAAGATGCCTGCTTTACAGGATTGCAGATATCTCCAGTATTAGACCCGTCGGTAAATGACAGGGCGTAATAAAGTTCCTGCCACTGGTCGTACTCATAACCAGAGATAGTGGTATCTGTCCACCCATAATCATCAGCTGAGATTACTCCAGAAGACACTAAATCAAACTCATCTATAATTCCAGAATGGGCCGCCCAAAATCCCCTGTAGATGTTTACAGTGTAAACACTGGAATCCTCATCAGTATTTTCCAGTGTCCAATGTAAATTCATCACTCCTGGTTCATAGGATCTTATCAGTAACTCATCTAGTGCTATCATTTTTTACCAAGATGCATCATAATATTCGGAACTTACACTACCGTAACAATCGCTAATGTTCTGTTTTTTCTTCAAACCAGTTACTCTGTCTACCCACGATTTTTCAATAAGATTAAACCAGTTTAGGTAGTTTTTCCATTTATCATAAGCCTGTATTTGTACTCCTCCTGTGTCATTGTAGCTGACTGCATTACGGGCACTCCAAATGCCATGGCCTATTAATACTTGTTTTAAGGTCCCGTATTTTAAAGCAGAATATGATGGGAAGTCGTCGATTGTCCACGATGTTTCTATGTGTGGAAGAACAGCGTTATTTGCTTCGTCAACCGCATCTAGCATTGATTGGTAAATATAGGAATCCGAGCTTTCTTGAATTTTTTCAAGAAAATTTCTATCTACTGTATCCTCTACCCAAGTTCTTATGTTATCTATATAAGACTGTTCTGTTGTTGAATATGCCATATTAGTAAACCCACGTTACAGTTACTGTTATAGACCCGCCACTTCCGGCCCAATCAAGTGTTATTAATGCATCACATACTTATTAATATCTTCGAATTACAATGTCCGACACCATACTATTTTCACGAAAGTTCAAGGTAAAATAACTACTTGCTGTTATATCCGCGTCTGTAATTGGATTGGTAGCTAATCCAAACAAAACCCAACCATTCCATCCGTATTCACCGCCCTTAACATAAACATAAATATCATTAGATAAATCTCTAATAAATTTAAATCTGTACCAAATACCATCGCTTGCTAAAAGATCATCGCCGGAAGACAGAACGGTTCTTGTTCCTGCTACTGTTTTTCTAAAAGAAAAAGTCTCTGGTGCGGCGCTAAGATATAAAACCAAATAGTATCCGGTACCATAATTTTGGTTTTCTATGTCCGTTTTATCTGACAAAATATAGCATTCATGTGCTATATTTTCATTGGAGCAATTTACGGAAAATTCCCATTCACCATATGCAACATCGCAAGGTATAGACATGTTACCATCACTACTAAATTTCATGGCATTTTTTCTAACACCATTTATTTCTGTTTCAACTATTTTAACAGATGCGGCACCATCTGAAATCCAATTTGGTATTTGTTTTGTTACGCCGTCGGCCCCATAGTCAAAAGTTTCTCTTATAACAACAGAGTCTGAATGTAGCTCCGTCAACTTCATTTTAGTAACTGTCATAAACCTTGAAGAAGGATCGTCTTCCAAGATGCACTTAGGATACACCGTTTGCGTTGATTTTGCTATAGCCACTTTTGATAGTGACTGAGGAGAAGAAAAGTCAGTATTTCGAAATATATAATTAATACCAAACACATTAGAACTCATGTTTGATTGTATAACATCGAAGAAACCCAATCCATCCTTGTTTTCACTGTCTCCATTAAAAGCGGCCAACTCTATCAAGTATGGTTTTCCTGCCTTTACATTAACCCCATTGGTAAACCAAACCGGGGCATTCACATCTTCATCATCCTCCAAACGTAATTGTCCATTTTGAAACTCGAAGACATCGGGGTCTCCATCTGTTGACCATTCGCTGACATCCAAATGATCTTTCATGTCAAATAAGACAAGACCCCTTCCAAATCCAGTTACAGGTATGACAATATTTCCGATAGTCTTAGCTTTTGAATATTCCGAATATGTTTGTGATACAAGATCAGTCATTTTTCCATCAGTTAACCCGTTTACCCCAAAACGGTACAATCTAACCCTACTAAACAACCCACCGATTCCGCCCACCCCTCCTCCAGCGGTATAGGAACCTATTTTCAAAGGAAATGCATTATCAACACTCCCTATAACAGAACCATAAGCGGCACTGTATAGGGGTGAAGGAGATACTCCATCTTTATAAAGCGTAACTTTCGTCACTGAAGAACCATCATCCTTATCTACAAATATTAATAAATGAACCAACTTTGATACATTTTTACTTAACTCTGGTGCAATTGAAAGTTCACCTCCCGTGGTTCCATCACAAATTTCAAATCTTACGGTATCATTTGACCCTCTGTAAATAAACATCCATCCGGGTTTGGTTGCCAAATAATCTTCTATTTTTCCTATAAGACTATTTCTTCCTGAATCTACATTTATTAGATTTACCCATAATTCTATAGCGAAATCTTCTAATCCAAAATTTAGTCTATTTTGATTTGCGTCTAATAAACTCAGATAAGGTGTAGTAGAACGATCTACTCTTCCTGCTCCTCTTAAAATACCATTTTTAACTCCCAACTGCATAGAATTGTTATTTGTAAAGGGAACAGTTTGAATACCGGACTGGTCGTAAAGAGAATACCCTTGCCAATCAAGAACAATATTTTTTTTGAAATCTGGGCTTAACATATTATATTGTTTCTTCTACTATATATAAAGGAACACAAATATTATATAGAGCTTCTATCTTATAATGTTCATTTGTAGAAACTGGTCCAAAAATATAAACGTGTTCTATGTGACGCGCTAAATCTGAAGCATTTGAAAACTCTTCTTTAACAGACTCGGCGTATTCTAATATTTCTTGTAATTTTTCTTCAGTCATAATTTTATCCTGAATATTCATGTAGACCGACGTAAAAAGTTAGTGTTTTAGCATCTTGTCCTGGGCACATGCAACGAGCCCATACTTTTGTTCCCGCGTCTTGCCTTTCCGTCTGAATAACTACCGGACCAGAATCAATTAAATTTGACGCCGGCGTAAACACACAATCAGTATAATCTCCAGCAGTTAAAGCTGTAGCTCCATCGGCTCCAAAAGCTACTTGAAAAAAGTAGGACGAATTTTGGCTTGCCGCCGCAAATTCCAGTCGATGCAAATCAAATTTGGTATTACCTGCATCTGCGGGCGTATCGTCTGCCCCAAGTATTTGGAGCCAATCCCCCCAAGTATCATCCCCTGAAGTAACTGTGAAAACTCCTGCCCCATCTGCGTCGCCTATTTCTACAGCAACGTGATCTTCGCCATCTGGAGTACCTGCTAGTTCAAACCAACGTTCATTGGAATGAAGATGACGTTCAATTTCAGCAACCGCATGTCCTATGGTGCCATCCGTGGCACTAAGTCCTGTGGATACCGATACATCTGGATTATAATTTCCGTGCATTATAGTGCCTTTCTACGACCTTTTACAATAACAGTATTTGTTGCCCCGTCATTAACAATTACCGCTCTAACATATTTGAAAATTACATTTTCAAGATCAATAGCAAAAGTTATTGTACCATTTGTAACCGTAACCGAAGAGGCATCAGAGGCAGCATTGCAGTCATAAAATTGTATTGCCACCCAATCTCTATTGGTGGCCGTGGAGTCTTCGTCATTAGATGCTTCAATTGTCAATGTAACTGTCCCATCCGCATCAATAAATTTTCCTGTAAAAGAAAGATCTTTGTAGCCATCCATGTCATACCCACTGGTACTTGGGTAGTAGTGTGTATCGGCCCCTAAGTTTGTTGTGTCTAATGTGTTTAATAATTGATACTGTTCATTTAATGGACTTATATCCTCAGAATAGATAGCATCATTTGTTGAATCGTATGCCTTTGTGGGACCATTGACACCTACTTCATATGAGTCACCAGATGCAAATGGAGATGCTCCTGTTATACTAACTGTGCCACCGGAATAGGATAGTGTAATACCGGCATATCCATTAAAATACACATTACTAGATGTCCCGGCAGTATCAACAACCCTTACATATACTAACTGTGAGTCGTCTGAAATTGCAATGGGCAGGCCAGTCAACGTAATGGTGGAACTTGTCCCAAACGCAGCTGTAAAATCACTGGGACTTTTGTATTCCGCTATTAACTGACCTTTACGATTTGCGTCCGAAACAGCAAGGGCATTGTCTGAATAAGCAATTGTTGAACCATCAGCTACTTTCACCTGTGCATCTGAGGTGGGGTCTGTTAGTATTGCTGGAAGAGCATTTTCAGAATCTAAATTAATGGATACATCTTCTACAGTAACCGGCAATGGGTTTTCTGGAGATACGGTTACACGCACTTGTTCCTCTGCACCGGTCGGTTTAAAATGGATATATGTGCTACTACTTGACATATTTCCCCCAATTTTTATGGATTATCATATCTTAATATACTTAAAAAACTCTTTAAAGTCAAGTAAAAAAGCCTCCCAAAATATTTAGGAGGCTGACTTTACAAAAAGCAAAGCTAATTAGTTAGTCCAGTATACCTTTGCCATTGAATAGGCGTTACCAATACCCATGCCGATAATCTCATAAAGACTCCAGCTGATAAGGTTACGTTTCTTTTCAATCCAGAACTTAACATCACCCAATATATAGGCGTGACCCATATATTGTTTTGGTGTAAAGCCGTACATTGTGCCAGGAGGTACAAGTTCGCCTTTATTGGTAACAATAAGATCTTTACCAAAGATTGTGGTGTAGGTCCAGCCGTTTACTGTGGTGTTTTCTGCGATTGCGTTACCGCGATCATCAGCACGCCACAAAAGGATCTTGTTGTAATCTTCACGATTCATGAGGATTACGGAGCAATCATAACGTCTAGCATCAAAATCATGCTCGTAAATTGTTGATCCAGCTGAATTCTTTAAACTCGTACTACCAACGGTACTTGAATTCTCAAGCAAGTTGAATAGACGTACAAACAACATCGGATCAAGCTCATTATTATTTGTATTGTAGGCTGTAGAATTTTCGTACTTACCTGACAATGCAACGGCATCTTCGACGCGACTAATGAATCCTTGGTCTTCAATTGCATGAAGATCTTTTAGAGAGTTATTTTCGATGATCTCTGTTAGAGGCATCTCATAAGCTAAAAGCTCTTCTTCTACTTTCTGGTATTCTCTTGAGCTGATTCCGTAAAATGCAATTTCATAACGTTCACCCATGATGTACTCAGAATCTGGTGCACCACGGAAGTTAATTTCCATCGCTACTGAATTGGGCTCGAGATCCACGACCTTAACCAGCTGGTCGTGATTTACAGAGCGTTGACATTCTGCCTTTGTAATAGGCTGAGGCATCATAATTTTGCGTGAGAAAGAAACTTCACGCATGCGCTGACGAATGTATGAGCTTGTGCTCATCGCAAGCTTGGCGCGATCCTCTGGAGAATCCAACGACTCAACAAACAGTTCATTAAGAATTTCAGGACTTGTTGCCATTTTTTATCTCCTTAGACCTTTTCGATGCCGATTACGGTGAATGTTGTCCCCAAGTATGTAATACTGTGAGGTGACTTATAACAAACTGCCTTAACCTGACCCGGGGTTTCAGAACCTGAAGCCGCGGTAAGCAGTCCGTCATCTCCTGTTACTAAACTTGTGCCAAGAGTGATTGATGCTCCTGTGTTGTATTTATCTGTAAGAGCTTTAAAGTAACCTTTAAGAATGGTGACTTTACCCGTCTCAGAGACATCAGGAGTGTAGCCAGCATCTGATCCTGTGCGGTCGCCCGCTTCAGACCAAACCGGCCATGTTAATACGTTGGCACCAGTTGTTAAAATTGCCTTCTCTTGAGCATTTAGTGTTACCCAGCTTCCTTCATAGCCGGAGACAGACACGTCGCCAGTCTGCATCGTAACATCTTGGCGATTTGCAAGCTCGAGATTGCTTAACAACTTAAACATGTGGTATCCTCCTTAAGAAAGACTATTTTCGATTATTGCCTCTAGGGCATGAGCTGGATCAACTGAATCCAACCCGTATAGTGATTTTTCCGAAAGTATGCCTAGAGAAAATTCTCCAACTTTCGATAATTCTAGTGCTTTATCTAGAACCCTTAATTCCTCTTCAGATTTCTTTGCAAACGTTGCAGCTTTTTTAAACATTGTTTCAGCAGTAATCAATCCAGCGTCTGCCATTTTCATGACTATGCGCTCTGCCAAATCTCTGTTTTGTGCAATCTTTACAATTTCTCTGTATTCCTCTGAAATTGATTTTATAGCTTCGGCCACTTTATTAAGCCAACAATCCCCGTTTGATCTGGATTCAATTAATTCAGCTAGTTTGTCAATATCAGTTGCTTCAAGAGTTTCTTCGGAGGCCGTCTTTGGGTTCTCAAGCTCCTTCATCAGGGCTTGAAGGTTCATCATTGCCTCCAGTTAAGTATAATAAGGGGCCCCGGCAGGGCCAAGGCCCCTAAAAGTTACTCAGCCTGTTCAGCAGCTTGTAGTAATTCTACAAAACGATCAAAATGGCCCTGGGCTACGATTTTACCGTAATCATAGGCTTCTGCTATTTTTTCCTCATTTTCCTCGGCTTCAATTGCCTTGTTAATGAGTACTTCTGCTACCTTGACAACATCTTCTTCGGTATATTCTTCGATACCATCGTTACGAATCAATGCTTCCGCTTGTTTTGCAAACTCGGAAATGACTTCAAGACGTGCTTGGTCAAGTTCTGCTGTTTTTGTTTCTTCTTCTACTTCAGCAGGTTTAGCTTGCTTTGCCATAAATTGTTCAAATAGACCCATTATTCATCATCTCCTTGAGTTTCGGCAGGGAAATACTTGTCATAAAGATCTGCGACAATTTTCTGTGCTCCGGTTTTCATACCAGATTCTGCCTGTAATTTAGCTTCTGCCGGTACCGGTGTAGTTGGTTGGCGGCCCGTTGCACCACCTATAATTCCAGCCGGACCCGCTACATAGCCATTAGGCCCCGCAGCACGTTCACCATTTGTGAGCTGTGCAATCAGGCCTGCGATTGTACTTGGAAGTTCTTCACGAGATAACTGTACAGGATCTCCAGTATGAGCCTGTGCATCTGGTTCTTTACCTACGACACCAACTGCTTCTTTTGCTAATTCAGCTTGCTTATCAAACACACCTTGCATGTATATTTGACCCATAGCATACTGAATCTCAGCCATCTTCATTAGATCGACTTCCTCAGTTGGGGATTCCGCAGGAGTATTTTTTACTTCGGCTTCCTTTACCGGTTCCTCTTTTTCTGGTTCGAGTGCCGGTTTTGGGTCTTCCTTACCGGTCGATGCAGCGAGCTTTTCAGCTAACTTATCGACTGATGTTGATTCGCCTTCTAAATCCTGCAAGAATTCGCGCAATTTGAGCATGCTCTTGCCTCCTAATAAGTTTTCTAATTATCGGTTTTCACCTACTAAATAAGTATAATACTATTTTTGTATTTGTCAAGTCTTTTTTTAAACTTTTTTACTTACCAAGAATTCTTTCTAAAGCACTAACCATCTGTGCCCTACGAGACAGTTCCTGCGGAGAAGTAGATACGTCCACTATACTAGCGGGTATGTTTTTTTCCATACTTCCTATTTTTTTAAGCATGTATGCCGTTTTATCAGCAGGAATACGAACAAAACTAATGTCAAAGAATTTTGGTTTGGTATTAATTGCTCTGGCTCTTCTACCGTCAGGGAGTATTGAATTAATACTGCTTCGTTTAAGATGTTTACAGTAGTCTTTTGTAGTTTTGGCTTTATTGTTACAAATAGAACAAATATCGTAAGGTACTTTGCACCCCATACTAAATGGGGGATATTCGTTATTTAATATTTTAACTAAAAGATCTTCTGGTAGTTTTTTCCCATCTATATCCAATACCAACTCCACACGATGCATGTGTGGGTTATAGTATGAAAATATTGGTTTTCCATAATATGGGTCGTCTGGTTTATTTTTATGGTGCCTAAATACCTTGGCACTTGTTTCAAATGTTTTATGATACGCTTGTAAAGCTGATTCTGGAAACCCATCCCCATTGCGATTAGAACCATAATATTCATCAGCGCCTAGGGCGTTAACAATAATATAAATATGGTCTTCGGCCTCTTTAAGTTGCGATAAAAACTCCTCTAAAGGAGTCATAACCCCAGCAGTTTTCACAAACTGGCTCGGATGAAATCTTCTAATATTTACTCCGCCGTTCTCATCATGAAAAGGAATAGAGAAATATTTTTCCATGCCATCTGGAGTGTCTACTATATGTGTGAATTCGCCCATTTTACATTTTAGGAAAGAAGGGTTCCATATTCGGTGCTTGCATGTCTAAAGTTGTAGGATCATAAAATCTAGCACCTGAAATAAGACTTGCTCCTGCAATCCCAGGACGTTTACGGGGTTTCGCACCCTCGATTTTATCTTGAGTGTTTGCTAGAGCTTCATAAGTTACAATCGGTGGTCCACCGGCGTCGTGTAGTTGTAGATTATGTTTCACAGTGCTTGCTGCCGATAAATCGTTTTTAGCCACATCGGGAGAAAAATGCCGTACCATATTATAATACATCTTAACCAAGTCGCGATCATATTCTCCAAGCGACGGCTGAATGGCCACCATTCTATCTATTTTACGGTCAAGCATTGCTTTATCGGCTGCAGATGCTAACGCACTTGATGTTGCATCAAACGCCTTGTCCATTCTATTAGCGGCTACCCCTGCCAATCCAAGGGCAATTGCCCCAGGAACAACGGTTCTACTCAACCCCTTTAGGGACGACTCAACAGTTGGAGAAGGTCTGCCTTTAACTTTTTTTAGAGTTTCTAACAGTTTTCCGATACCTTCAGCTGCCTGTCCAATATTTTGTCCAAAACTCATAGGACCCGCTAATTTTGTAATGTTATATTTCCTCATTTTTACCCCATAGGATTATATTTTTTTGGTAATCCATTCAACGGACTCATTTTTGCAGCTTGGATGGCTTTTCCCTCTTCATACCCTCTTTCTCCAGCAGACTTAGATGCAAGAGCAACTACACCCATTCCAGCAAGTGCAGAAAGTAATGCAGCTGTTGCCTTACTTTTAAACTCGGCAGTTTTTTCAGAAGGATATTTTTCATCAAGCTCTGAAAAATCAGGGCCTTTAATGTAGGCCTCTCTATACTCATGGGCTGTTTTAACAGCGTCATCTAATGCTTGGACAAGTCCCGATTCTCCATTAATTGGGGGCAGTTTATCCCAAGATGATCCAACAGGAATACGTAACTCGCTAGCTCTCTTAACCATTTCGGTTGCAATGCCATCAGCTATGCTTACCAGTGACTCATCTTCATAAGTGGATTCCGCAAACTTTACCAAAATTTGAGCAAGTACCGCCGGTTCAGGTTGTGCCGGATTTAAAGCTGCTGTTTTAAAAGCTTGAAACAGCGAATCTTGCTTATGCTGGAAGTCTCTATCAATTTCCGCCATTTTAACTTCAAAAGCATCTCCTATCCCCTTTGTTGCATAGATAATGTCACGCTTTTCTTTCTCTGACATTTCAGGGAAATCAAATCCAACATCCTCTAAAACAGCTTTTTTGGGAAATAGCTCACTTGGTCTCATCATGTAGTCGTCTACACCAAGCAGGGTTTCGGACGCCTCTTTAGTATGGTTAACCATTCCCTCTACAATTTTCTTCGCATCGGCCACATCAAATTCGATATATTTGTCATCTGTTGATGCGTGTTTCTGAAGGAATACACGAGAATTGGCCTCTTCGACTACGCGACTAATTTGGTTATAATTGAGATTTTTTAATGAGGCGATTTTGGAGATAGTGCCATTCATTGGAATATCTCTCGCAAGGAAAGCATCTGCTGCCTCCATTCCCCAACTTTTGTAATCGAATTCTGAATACTTATTAAGCATCCCAAACTCCTCTATTATGAAATATAACTTACTGGGGTTTCACACATTTCGCAAATAGCTGTAGCAAAAATAAGTGAATGTACTGTGTCATCTGGATCAGAATTAGTATATTGTAGTTTATTATGATCTTCATCATAGTCTGCTACAATAGCCATTAAATCATCAGCAAATGGTGTTTTAAACTGATCGTAGTGTGGAAAAACATATTGTTTAGTTTTTACTCTATGATAAAAATTAGAAATCGCCTTGTTACGATTTACCATCCAATGCATGGCCTTACCTTGCCACTTATAATCCTCTTTTAAAGTGGCAGAATGTAGATATTCTGTTACTGCGTAACGGCCAAGACGCCTGCGTAATTCTGCGTTGGAGGCTTCCCCCATGCCACGATCTGCCCCTATTCGTTCAACTTCCCACGCTTTGGCTATTTTTGGTATTTCGTCATGAATGTATTCAAAATTGGCGTATTTGCCTTCAAACCTACGTATATATTTAACAACAAACCTGTCGTATTCATCTCGTTGTATGACACTAACCACGGTATAGCTGTTATCGCTGTTGGCGGGACCCCAGTCGATTCCCATGTAACTTGGTCTGGGTTTGTGTTTTAAAGTTATGGCTCCAGGTTGTCGGTAGTCTGGCATAATATACCCAGGATCACAAGCTGCCTTAATTTGTTCAGGGGTGATAAGAACAACACCATCATCGTACTCAAGACCAAGTATTTCGTTATAAAAGGTTGCTCTTGACTCTGTTTCGTATTTATAAACAATGTCTTGCTCCCAATCAATCCATGGTGCCCCATAGAATTGCAGCTGAGATATCCTAAACCCTTCAACAAGATTTGCTCGAGATCGAGCAGACTGATTAGTGCTTATCCATGACCCAATTCGTGGATTAAGAATCTTCCCACAATACTTACATATTAACGCGTGAAGTCCTATATTCTTTTCTGTTAGAATATTATGTTTTCCACAGTGTCCACACTCCACAGCCCACTCATTCATGGTGGAAGAAAACCACCATTTCGCCAAGGTACCACGTTTTCTTTTAGGCGTGCCTGTATAATAATTCCATTTATACAAAGAACGGTGCATAGCTTGATTAATAATTTCTATGCTGTCTTGCAGAAGATCCTGAGCCTCATCGTAACAAATCATATCAGCAGAAAGGCCACGAAGTCTGTCAGGACTTTGTAACGCATAGCGCAAGTATATTTTTGCGCCATTTACAAGAGTTTTGTTAAATACGTTATTTTGTAAATTTCTATTCCACCAATACTTCTTTATAAGGGGAGACTCTTCAAGTATAGGCGTAAAGCGATCGTACGAAAATATTTTTGTTTGGTCGACTGACGGAGAAACATACACTGTACGAAATCCCATCGGTCTGGCATCTTTGCCGCCTCGTTCCCTTGGCAACAAGGCGCTATTAGCAAATATAATATTTGCTAGAGTTGTGCTTTTTACAACCTGTCGTGCTGTTTTTAATACTATGACATTCGCTGGGTCTATATTATATATAGGCCGCATATGTGGATAGGCATCCAAACTATACGGCATTCCATTCAAATAAACATACGATTCAACAAATTCACTTTTTGTAAAATTAAGCGGTGCGTTCTTCATCGCTCTTATCTTTTTTCTTAGCCTTAATAACAGCCTCTATTTCATCTAAGCCCATTCCAGAAACATCCTCCATAGTCCCACCACCCATTTCATTTGGGTCCGGGAGTTCAACTCCCAGCTCTTCCGCGCTTTTTATTGTTATCGAAGGATTAATGGTCTTAAGATTTATTTTTAGATCCGCATAAAGGTCTGTAGAATCAGAATCGCTGTTTTCCATATCACGAATACGGTCATATGCTTTTAGCATAAGATCGCCCCACTTCTTCGATTGGTCAGGGTTGTATCTAGAATTTTCATCAAAGTTGTAGAAAGACGTACGAAACAGTGATTCCAGCATAGACCCAAATGATCTGTCTGGAGTAAGGCCTAAATTATAGACAACAAAATCCTTGTCTTTTTTTAAGGCCATGGTATAAAGACGTTTCAAATCTTTGTTTTCTTCATGCTGTCTATAAATTTCTAACTCTTCATAACTCCAACTGAACACATTAAAAAAGTATTTAAAAAACAACATGAATATTTCGGTATCCCAAGCAGTGCCTTGTCGTCCATTTGCATAAAGCTCTATGTCGGCTTCATCAATACCAGCCATTGCCATGGTTTGTAATTCTCTGCGAAGCCTTGGGTCATTCAGAGCTTTAAATACATCTCTATACACGTCTATCGGAAAATCATCTACCGTGAATAAGTTAGTATCAAATAGATATGCAAACATGTCCTTTACTTGTAATTCGTTAAGGATGTCAACATCTATTCTAAAATTATTTGGATCTTGGTTAAAATGCTCTGGATACAAACGTGACAGTTGGCCACGTATTTGAGAGTAGGCATCACCTTGTATCAACGGTAAGGAGTATTCTTTTAGTCTGTCATTAACAGTCTTTTGTGACAGAAGACGAAGAACAAGGACCTCACAAAACCGCCTATGCGGGATTAGGTAAATTGGGTTTACTGCCATCCTTTTTTTCCTTGCGTGTCAGATACATGGCCACCGGTGCCGAAGTGGCGCCGATGCCAATTAAAGCTAAATTGTTTATGTTTTTCATACTACGTAGTATTGGTTTCCAGTCTTCGGGATGAAGGCGTTTAAATTCGTCCAGTATGTCTTTTGGGATTAATTTGTGTCCCGCCAAGGACGTCGCTAACCCAACTGTACCTCCAGCCGCAGACACCGCCGAAGTATTCGGCGATTCCGAATGCCCAGCAACCCAGCCAACTAGCGGCGCTCCCATTAACCCGTATGGGGCATATCTTGTGGACGCCTTTGCTAGTCTTGCAAATGATTTAAACTGTTCTGGGCTGCGCATAGTTTAGTATCTTGGTGCATTTGGAATCATGTACGGTATCTTAGTGCTGGCTTTTTGTTTGTTTGGTAATAAAAAACTCAAAGCACCACCAACGGCCGCACCCGTCATTGTATCTTGCTGTAACAAATGAGCAGAGATGGCGCCCAGCATCGCGAATACCCCAGCACGCAACATTTTCTTAAACAAAGAGGGGTCCTTCGCTTTAAGTTCCTGAAGAAGCTGTCTCTGCTGTCCTTGAAGTTCCAGGTACTGGAGTGATTCCTGGTCTGTTATTGGCTGAACACTCAGTGGGTTTTGATTCATTATATTTCCTACAACAATTACAAACGTTATATACTACTACTTTATTTTCCGGCTGTCCAAGAATTGTCTTCGGGGGTGTAAATGGCTCGAACGGACTCAGACAGTGTTCTATTCCGCATACTGGACAAACTATTTTCATATTTCTCCAACAGTAGTGACACCTCTTTTCTACGCTGGTTATCGGCGTGTGTCAGTTGAACCACCTTTACATAAGGTTCAGTATCTAAAAGGTTTGACCAATATTTCAAACCGTTTGTTACAGCTAACTGTGTTGGTAAATCACTTTGAGAACAATCCCCGGTTAAAGCAATTTGAGTATCATGCCCAAGACGAGTTAAAACCATTTTTACTTGAGGTATTGTAGCATTTTGTGCCTCGTCTAGGATAACGTACGCATTTGTAAGCGAACGTCCCCTCATATATGCTATCGGGGATACTTCTAATTTAAAGCTGTCTCGTAATTCTCTTATTTTATCGTGTGTTAGAAGTATTTTTAGAGAATCATAAATTGGTCTCAAATACGGATCTATTTTATCTTCTAACGAACCGGGAAGAAATCCAAGACTTTCTCCTGCCTCGACAATTGGCCGAGTAATAACTATTCTATCGACGGAACCGTCGTATAAAGATTTTATTGCCGCATATGTGGCTAAGAGCGTTTTGCCCGTTCCAGCGGGACCGGTGCCAAACACTATTGGGAAATCAGGATTTAAAAGATCGTTTAAGTACTTATTTTGATTTTTTGTTTTGGGTTTAATTTGTTTCAAACAACTGCTTGCTACTATTGAGGAATTAGTACGCTCTCTGCGACGGCTAGGTATTTTCTGAGCCATATAGTGCTTTATGAAGTTCTCCTGGATTTGGAGTCAAATAATAAACTACCACCTAAACCAACTGCACTCGTTCCGAATATTGACGACGACAATGGGTTTTGCTCTATATATTTACCAACACGCTGTTTTATCCCACCGGGAGCTGCTCCTCTTTGTAAGTGTCTTCCCGCATTTTGGACTTTGCCAAGAATGCCTGGATGGCTTGTGGTTTTAACTGCTTTTCTCGCCGTTACTAAACCTTTAGCGATAACGCCGGCCGTTGCCAAACCAGAGGCCGCACCAACTACATTATTTATAGCAGAAGCGCCTCGATTGAGTTTTGATCCTAGGTTCTTAATGGCGTCTTTTGTACCCATATCTACAAAATCAGGTCTGGGAGGAGGGGTGTGTTGGCCATAGCTACCATGCCATTTAACTCTTGCACCATAATCACTAATAGTTGAAAATGGGTTGTTTGCTTTTGCATGTATTGCTACATTTTTTGGCGCAGACTTGGCAGCTGTCCAAGCTCCTACCGCTTTATTTTTACCGCCTGTAACAATGTCTTTGCCAATTTGAGTAAGGCCTACACCAAAATCACTGGTTATGGCTTTTCTCAAAGATTTTATAAATGCAGTCTTTTGCTCCATTGCATCCTCTTTTATATAGAAGTTCTATTGTAATATACTTATTTTACTAGGCAATGTCAAGTCTTAACTTAACTTCGTTTTTTATTACATCATTTACAGGAAAACCCCTTAGTCGATCTTCAACCCAATTTTTGAATGGGGTTTGTGCATATTGTCCTTGGGCCCTACCAGCACTATACCAATCCGCAATCGCTTCAAGGTTTGTATTTATATCCGTTGGTGAGGGGTGGTGGTGAGGATTACGTGATTTGTGCTGCGAAGTAGCTTGCCTAAAATCCGATACAACTTCAGGAGTTTTCTGCCCGAACCAATACCTACGATATGGTCCCCATTCTGAAGGAGTTAGTTTTGATAAATCATGCTTTAAAAGTTGTAGTCTAGGCACATCCAACTCCCGCCCAGCGCGGTATACATAATATTTGTGTTTAGTCAGGTACTTCGCATTGTTCCAGTTTTGTGAAAACCAATCCTTTAGGCCAGCCTCTTTTTTAATTCCCCCGGACCCCCTTGTATGGTTGGAGAAGTTGAAATTTTTGGGTTGCACGCGCAGCGTCGCGGACTTTTCTTCAAAAAATGGAGAAGTGTAAGTATGCTTCGTAATGGTTGGAGCAGTGGAATCCAAGGTATCTAGAATACCACGAAAGAAGGGTTCGTTGGACGACGCTGTGCTAGTAGCGGGAACACTATCCGCGGAGCGGATCATGTTGCCTACATGGTCCCTCGACTTGGTTGGGTCAAAAGAACCTTGCATAAAATACCCTACATCTTTAACGACTTTCTGAGACACTGTTGTTGTTCTTTCTAAGATTGGAAGATTGATCTAGCGAACGATTTAGTACCAACTCTCCGAGCCATACGATACAAACCTGATTTTGGATGTTTGGACATGAATTTAGCAGCGGTAGTACCCGCGAAGCCTAGTGCCGATAAACCTAATCCCCACTTACCCCACCTTTTTGCCCCGCTTAAAATAGAATTCCACTTGTTATTCATAAAGCTCTTTGCGCCAAAGTAACCTCCGGCAGCAAGACCAGCGCCTCCTACCAGTGCTCCTCCAAGAGCCTTACCAAAACCACTTCCTGCCGTAGAACTAACATTTGGGGTAGGTGTGGGAGATCCCACAGACGCGCCGACAGTATTATAGTTAAACTCCGCTACTTTTGGCGGATTGGGAATTTGGTATTTCCGTTTAAATGCAAGTGTTTTGGCAACATTTGGATCCTGAAAAAAGGCGGGAACATTAACGTCGCCACCTCCGGGATTTTTAGGAGATTCCTCTATTATGGGTTGTGGTTCCAACTCAACAACTTTGGATTCAACTGGAAGTATGTCTGGATCTATTTCTGATAGTTTAAAAAAAGAAGTCATTACATAGCCCACCGTTTGTTTAGTTCCGGCATGAACATATTGTCTTTTGGCTTACCTAGCGATTTGCTGGGCACTCCCCAAAAATTTGAAAATGATTGTACCTTGGGAGTTCTTAACGGTTTCTGAAAAAACGCCTTGGATACTGTCAAGAATCCGGATGTTTTTGATAAGCCTTGTTGGAAAGAGGTTAAACCGACCGTTGTGAGAGCAGTACCCAAAATAGCTTTACGTAAATTACCGCTGTGCATAGTATTCTTCAAACCTGCTTGTGCAGCTTGTAGGCCTTTAACGGTATTTTCATTAGTTTTACCAAGACCATACCCAAGTGCAGCCCCCGCTAAGTCCTTACCAACAGCTTTGGTTTTATAGGTCTTTAGAACCGGGGATAGTGAATTCGTTTTAGCTGATTCAATAATACTTGATTTTAAATTTTTTGGTATTAATGCATTAATAATGTTATTATGAATACTTGTTGAAGTATGTTTTACATCCCTTTTGGATCGTCTTAAAGTTTTTTCTAATTTCTTTGATAGAGATTTTAGGGCCTCGTCCTCTTTCGGGGCACTTAAAGCCCTATTAACAGTATTTACTCCTGTGGCGGCACCGACGAGACCGGCTCCAATTAATGCCGGATTTCGGTCCTCAGCAGTTTTCGTTGGATAAACTTTGACAGTACGGCTTAATGCTTTATCTATGGCTTTCCATTGAGCGGGCAAAGACTTACCTGCTCTCATCAACGTTGTTGCTGCACCAACAGCAAAAAGCGCGTTGTTTAGTTGGTGCAATTTACCTGCACGGCGCATAAGCTTTGTTGCAGACTCTGTCTGTTTTGCAAGCTGCTTATTTGTGTAAGCTTGGTTAGCAACCAGTCCCCCGCCTAAAGCGGCCATGGTGGCTAGCGCTGTAGTACTGCGATTGTTTTTACGCTCTGGCATTTACTTTCCCATGAAAAATAGGTGGAGTTGATATGGAATGCAAGACAGCTCTACCAAGATTAGCCTTATCTATCTTCTTGTCTTTTGTAAGTATCTTTTCTCCTCTATCGAGGCCAATATCCCAATAATCTGTATATGTCATTGTTTTACGGTCTTTAGATATGGTACGGTAATAATCGCCTAAAGTTGAATGAGTTCCTAGGTGGCCACCGCTTCCCCTTGATCCTGGGCCTATACGGCGACTAACGTTTGGTGTAAATACACCTTTATAGGAGTCTTTTTGTAGTTGATTGTGTTGATCTGTTCCCGGTTTGAAAGAGTAAGTGCCATCTTTGTTTTTCTGAATAAGCTTGTCAATAGTAGCTTTTGGCGCTACCGACTCTCTTGGCTTTAGCCCAAACATGCGCCGAGAAGCAAATTCTCTCACAGCCGCATCTTCATCAAGATGTTGTAAACTAGGTGCCCAATTTGGCTTATCCTTAATTACTGCTTCAACTGCACGCTTAAACCCCAAATCCTTGATACTCTGCAACTTAAAGGTGGCATCATAGCCATAAGGTGATATTAAATTAGTTGTCACGCGACCTACAGCTTTTGGGCCCAATGTTCCTACAACTGCTCCGGTTACAGTACCTGTAATGGCGGCATCTCGTACGCGGCGTCTGTTAACTTTTTTTAGATCGCCAGTCAATGATTCAACACGCTTATCAGCAACATATTGGTCTATATTTGGTATGCGCTTCCCAAAAAATTTTACATCTTTTGGCCGATTAGCCTTTATATATTTTATCTGGCGCTTTATACCTTTAGCTTTGTTTGCAGTTAGAGCCAGAGAAGCTCCAGCCCCAAGAACACCTGGAACGGCATACTGGGCAGCACGGTGTGTAGCATTACGGGCTTTAATAGATGTAAGCATACTTTTCGCAGAGCGTGTTTCATCGCCTACGAGCTTAAGTTTACCTACTAAATCAGACGGTAGTATCATTCTAGTGTACTTTCTTTTGGGGTAAAAAAGCAAGCATCATTTAGAGATGCTTACTATCACCAAAGCCCCTGCTAGGGTTATAGTGACTATGGGCCAAGCGACACAAAACAAGTATACATTGACTTGCTGGTATGTCATACCTGTGTGTTTTGAAACCCAATTCAAAGCATCAACACAGTTGTTAAAAGCTTTGTCTACCATGATAGCATCTCCCGAGTTAGGTTATACTATCTTATTCCCTTATTCAACTTTAGTATTATTTCTTTTCCTTTTTACCCGAAGAGCGTTGAATGGTATTTTTTGTTTCATTAAAAACTCTTGTTCCTCGGGATTGGTCTATCGGTTTTGGCATAGATTCCTTCCCTGTTCTAAATATACGCACAGAGCGGGTCCATTGTCCAGTATTTTCTATCCTGCGGGTTATACTGTGTAAATAAAGAGAATGGTTTAGCTGCGGTCTTTTTAAACCCCCAACGCCTTAATGATTTAACTGGCGCACTTGTTGGTATTTCAGTGAGGGGCAGCCTCATGGCTTCCCTCATGTGATTTCCAGCAGATTCCCAATCACCGGCTGTTCTTGCCGCCTTGGCTTTTGTTATAAGTTCAGTAAACTTGGGGTTGAGATTTGGCATAAGAAGGTAATCCTTACAAACTTACCCGGGAGGTAAGATGTTCATGTTAATTGTTATAAACCTGATTGCCGTTTTTGGCTTAGTCGGGGGCTTACTGTTGCTGGTAAAGCATGAAGGAGAAGCTGTGGGCATTAAACAATGCCTTTCTGAATTAAATAATAAGTATACTGCTTTGGCGCGATTAAACGAAATCGCTCGTAAGCGGAAAACTATTAACGGTGTTATCTGGTTAAGCGGCGGCGTCTACCTATTCTTTCTCTATCATTTCATATTGGTTGTGCATAATTATCTGGCATAAGAATATATGGTGATCTCGGACCTAGTCTTATGCACCGATCGCGCCTCGTGCCTGTTTTCCTTGGACGGGCCCAGGTAAAAAGTCACCCCGTGTATAACCGCATGGTTAGCCAAATCGGTGTAAGACAATGATCCGTGTTACCACACTTTTGGCGCTCTCGACGTTTTGGCTACGGCCAATCTGTCGGTTGCGTCAAATTTTTTTAGCCCCTAGGAGACTGAAAATAAGGAGTACGCGACATAGTATTTGCGGCTGCTTGTATTGCCTCTGCTTGTGCCATTGCTTCACGGTGCTGACGCATGGTTTCCTGATGCTTCTGTAAAGCAGTTGCATGGCGAGCATCCTTACGAGCTAATTGGCGAGTTATCTCATTAATAGCCTTATATTTAGATAGGGCAGGGGCCATACCCAATGTTGGTATTCCCGTCATTATTGGGTGTCTTAATGGAAGACGTTTGTTGTATTGCTGTGTAATCATCTGGCGCACAACAGGCTCATCTTCATCACCAAAATACGTGCCAATATTATCTTCAACATCGGACATGTTGAGAGTACGCGCTTCTTTGAAAAATGGGATCATTAGTCCTTCCTTATTTACATATTTGCGGGGTTAAATTTGGAATAAGATAGTAACATTAAGGCCTATGTCCTGTGAGCACAGGATGAAATCTCTAAAGACGGATTTAATCTCCGTCGGTGGCGCCCCAACCAAATGAGTCAACCAAACGGATTGAACATTTGGACATCGGGAGGATAGAGGGCCGAGATTATTTGCTCCGGGTGTAGCGCCAGCACCTGTTTTTTTGGTATAAGAAATTACATGTTCACATTTAACGTTAAAGGGAAAACTATGTCTCAACAAGTTAAAATTGCTTTATTTAGTTTGGTACCATTGACCCTTCTTACTGCTATTATTGTGTTTACAAGTATTAGCAACCTGTGGCTGTGGTATGTCATTTTGTCTCTGGCATCAGTGGCCTATTTTGTTTACAATTACAAGAACGATATGGTATCTCAAATTATATTGCCAAAAATTAGTAACAGCACACGATGGATATTCAGTTCGGTTCAAACAATTAGCATGCTATTTATAATGGCATCATCTCCATTTAGCTGGTTGCTGCTATTAGGTCTTTTCATTTTTATGTGGACTTTAGTGCTGTCTGCAACCACTATATACCTACACGCTTTGACGGAACTCTACAAACTGTCTCAAAACCCTGAATCCCAAGCGGAAGAGCTTGAAAAGTTTGTGGAAGCCTTCCGGCTCGATTTCCTTTTAAAAAGGAATTTTTAGTATCATGGGCCGGGTAACTGGCCTATTTTTTAGCCTAAAAATGGTATAAGATAATATAGGATGTTACTATATCCTTGCGGGCCATTTCCCTAGTCGGCTTACCCAGTTGACTGTTCGCGAGAGCAGCGATGCGCGCTGCGAAGCATCCAAAGGTGCTAAAAAGCACGGACTTGTGCACAAGTCCATGGGTAAACAACCGTTGATGCTACGGTTGTTTTTAGTCCAAATAAACATGAGCTGGGTCACCATTTTTATCCCAAACTTTGGGATCCTTCATTAATTGACTTATCAGTTTCGGAGCACCTTTGACACGTGCACGTATGAAAGCACTACCGTCGCCATCAACACTCAGTTTTAATTCCCTTGACGACCCTGAAGAACAACACCAATTGATGTGCCCTAAATGTTTTAACAGATTAATAATATTACCCTTACCACCGATTATTTCTACGGTGATCTTTGTATCCGTTTGATTAAACCCAAATTTTTTTAACACTTTGCCTACGTCGGCCCAAGTTGTAGCAGTAGTATCCACAGGCTTAAAAGCTCTAGCTATATCATTTGGACTAGTAGTTAACTTTCCTAAAATGTAACCATGTGTTTTTAACTTCTGCGAAGTTGTCATTTTAGGTATTGCTTCTATTAATCTGTCTGGTGACATCTTTTATCTTACTGTGAGTTTGATTTTAGGCCTATTGTTGCTAAAGCACCAAGTCCTAATACAGGAGCAATAGTGTTTAATTGTCCTCTGGCGGCAATCATTTTTTTTATGCCTGCCAAGCGTTTTGTGGATGCCAAGTCACCTACAAAAGCTCCAGCTATACCCCCACCCATAAGCCCGTGTAATGGCGGTTCATTACGTATTAAGCTGGTATTTCCTCCAATAACAGCTCCTAATCCGGCGCCTACTGATCTTCTATTATTTACTACTTTTAGATCAGACCGTATTTCTTTTGCAAGTTGATTAGATCTTAATGCCGCTCCGGTCGCCCCTGCTGCTAGTCCTAGACCGGTACCTGTCATAATTCTATCTTTCTTCTTTAATATCTTCCCCAAACGCTTTGTCTCCCCTTCAGAGGGATCGGCGTAGGCACCTACTTTAAAAAATGGTACTTTCATGTTTACACACCGTTGTATAAAATTATATAAGACCTTTTCAAAAATATAAAAAAATTATAAAATTTCGATGGGTCCCTAGGGCAGCTCTTAAAGGTACGTTCCTACTATGTGGTAAGATACGGTTAGAGATACCGGTATGGGTTTCTGACAAGTTGTTGGTTTGCAGTAAGCATGCTTTTTAAAAAAAAGTTGGTTTGTGTCTTTCGTCCTTAAGATTAACACTTTCCACATAAGGAGGAACCTCAATCTTAACGCCTGTACTACCAAACCCCAAACTACTTAATTTTATTGGGGTTAGGGAATCATTGGCATTCACAACAGCACCTAATGTATACGCATTATATGCATCATAATCTCTAATACTATTGTTTACGTACATGTTTACCTCGGTCTGTAGTAACTACTACGCTGATAGCGTCTATTGGCAGCAAAGCCCAATGCACCCATACCACCTACACCAATACCTACACCTAACCCAATCTTTCCCCAATTACTTGGTTTGGGCATAGATGTGGCCCCTTTGGCAGCATTTTGTACATCATTCACTGTTGTTACGAATTTCTTACCAAGTCTGCCTGCACGATCAATGGCCCCTTCTGGATTACGCCACAATCCACCTATTGCATTACGTAGTTTAAGGCCAGCAGCCTCTCCGCTGCCTATTCCACCGAATAAAGTCTTAAAAAAGCCCCCTACGTGTTCACCTGCTGCTGCGGGCATTTTTAAAGCTGTTTTTTCAAATCCTGCTTCTTTTAACATGTTGTTTTCTCCATATATGGCATAAGAATGTGTTAAGTTGCCGAGTACAAATTCCCGAGTAACCGGCATATTCCTGAAAATACTCTCACCAACTCCTTTTGGGGTTGGATTGTGTTCTTCTCCTGGAATATGTCGGTTTTTAGCCCAATTTGCGGGTGTTTTAGGGGAATAAGATAGTGTGAGAGTAGTTTAATACCATTATGTACAAGGAGAAGAACATGAGTTTGTTTCGGAAGACCGCGCCCCCGCCTTCAAGGTGGGAAAAAGTAAGAGTCGGAACAATTGACACCGTGAAGACCCATGGCCCGGGTGCCGCAATCGGAGCGGCAACCACACTAGGACTGGTATTGGCTGTAAAATTCAAGAACCGGATCAAGGGTACTCCCTACAATCTACCCGAAAACCGTCTCGAATTGTTCCCGGAGGGTAAAATCCGAGACCTCGTGGAGTATTGCGCGAGGCCGGATGTTCAGGACTGGCCAGATGAAGTCTGGCTCCGGTTGAGCGACGGTCACGCCAACTTCAATAAAATGAAGGGGATCTGTCGCGATCTCTTCGGTGATCGTACCGTGGATTCATACCTGGAAGCTCAAAAAACCGCGGAAGTTCCGAAGTAGTTGTGTGTCGAGCAAAAGTGGGTTAGTGCTTATGTGCTAACCTGCTTTTTTAGCCCAACCCACAACTTTTTTTGCCACTCTATAGGAACCACGATTCAACCACATAACTTTGCTTGCGACCCCAGGGAATAATGCAGCTCTCAACTACTTATTATTCAGGAATTTGCTTGTCAATGAACTATGGCTACAGTAATTTTGTCTTTAAATTATTGATAATGCTTCGTAATTTATCCATTCTATGAGCTTTTGCAATCCGCTCTGCTTTTGTAGGTCCTAAAGCTAATGCCGCGAGCATTCCCACAAAAGCACCTTTTTCAGGTTTTCCACCATCATCTTTAAGATAGTATCCAGTGAGAGCACCCGCGCCTGCCCCAATTCCCAGCCGTTGAGCTAAACTAGCAAATTTAGTAGGAAATTTACCTAAATCTTCTAACCCTTTTTTACCAACAGTAGACGGTAACGAGGGCTTACCAACAACTTTCGCTCCTTGTCTAGATATTGCCGCAGCATGTGCTATTCCTCCCCCAGGAGGCGTTAACCATGCTACTGCGGCATTTTCTACAGCATTTAGTGGCCAAGCATGACGTGTGCCGTATACGTATCTAGCCCTCTCACCTAAATTACTACTAGCTGCAGCTGTTAGTATGTTACTTTTTGATCTAACAGCACTAACCATCTCCTTAATAGGCATGGCAGTAGCTAAATTAGGAGTATCCTTTAGAATTTTAGTGATTCTCGACGTTGAAAACCCCAATTTAGTTAAATTAGGCATCAAGGACCTCAATATAATAGTTCTTTTTATTATCATGACGAAGTAAATACTTTGATTTACCTATATCAAACCTAATTCCTTTGTCATCTATGCTCGGAATATTGGCATTCCCTTTGGATAATAGCTTTTTTCTTTGAAACCCTGTGCGTGAGACAAACTCTCCACTAAAATCCATATCACTACGTAGATGATCTTTGGTGCGACGTGCTTTTGTGGGTCCACCTCTAAAAGGAACAGTCTTAGTAGACCATGAGTATGCTAATGACTCATTAGGCGGAGACAACATCAAGTCATAATGAATGCCATTACGTGTTTTATGGGCATGCAACGAGTACTTCCACTCTTTATTGGTAAGATTGGATACTATCGGTGTATACTTCTTATCAAACATGAATGCATTATCCATTACACACCTTTAATCTATTTATAGCCTCTGGTAAAAACTTTAGCTTCAATAGCAAAACTTGGTTCATCCATGTCACCTATGTCTTCACCAACATGGTTATCACAATGGTGATTAGAGCAGTAACAATGGTAATCACAATACTCTAAGGTAGGAGAATTGTTAACTACTATTAAAGAACCACATACACGACACAAAAGCTTACTTTTGGGCCAAAACCAAGAACTAGTCATTACTATGCCCCTCCCATCATATAGGGGTCCTGGTGCTTCCAGAATAACCCATAGTCACCTTCACACTCATTGAATATGAAGTCTTCATCTTTATCAGCGTCTTTACTCAATGATTCCTCAGTATACACTCTATTATTTACACTTGGAACACCGGCTTTAATCACAATGCCATGATAACGGTATAAATCTTCTGCCATATTCATTATCTATCCAATAGGTCCACAGTGTTATTAAATATAGATTCCAATGTATCACCAAACCCAAAACGCTCTTTATTTATTTTTATACTTTTTCGTAAGTTGCCATCGTTGTGACGCATTGTTGCGGCTTTCCAATCACAAAACATTTCAACGATGTCTATCAAATTCATGTCTTTTATACCATTTTCAAAATGCTCTGGGTGGTGTCTGTTGTTAGCATAATGATGGTCAAGAGCAGATTGCATATCTTTCAAATAACCTTTATACTCATCACTACCATATGTGCAATCTTTTAATTTCGGAGTATATTCATTAAACGTTGCTAATTCGGGATCTTGTAATTTACTCGAATCGTGCCAAGGCCCACGTTCACTTATTAAGTGAACAATTTCCCTCATAAATTTATTTACATTACGTATATGTTCCTGTGTTTCAGGCTTGCTATCGTAATCATTTACAGTATCTGCTGTGTTCAAAGTATTCTACTGGTTCATTTTTATCGCGGCAGCTTAATATTTGAAATGTATTATTATAAAGCCTAAATACTTTATTTTTAACTATTTTAGTTATAGCGTCCGCAATTTTATCACATTCTTTGTCTGATACATCGTATAAATCTAATGTCATTCTACACACAGTTTACTACGCTACAGTAGCGTTGGTTTTTCTTACATTTTTTGCACCATGCAACATTGCAATAACTTTGCTTAATGCACTTATTGCTTCACTAATAGGAGTTGGATCCATATCACGCATTCCCATGCGTACAGAGAGTAATAGGCGTGCCAACTCATTGGCGCATTCTTCAAATGATGGAAGAAGATCAATAAACTCTTTTATAGTATTTTTGTTCAGAAAATTTAAAGACAGTATTGCGTCTATTGAGTCTGGTGATGGCATCCACGCGGCTAATTTTACCCAGTAGTCTGTTCCAACCCAATTTTCGTCAAGAGCATCGGCTTCTACCAGTTTTTCAGCTAATTTTTCCAATTTGGGAGGCAAATACAGGTCATTTTCAACAATCATAACCCTACCATCACGTAAATTAGACATTTTTTCTATCATTTCACCGTCTGCACCACATTGTAGCATAGCCCAAACGGTCTCTTTCCAAGAATGGTTGCCTTCTCCTAAATTATACCTCTCTGCATATTTTTCAAGGACTGGACTATCCCAATGATACTGATTCTTGCCAAATGCACTAATTTTGTGTGCTCCAAGGCTTGCACTTTTATAAATTACTTGGTCTTGGTCTAATTTATTGCCCAATTTTACGAAAATTGCATTTCCAGGAACATAATACGCATTTTTTTCCGTCTCATGGGGCTCAATGGCATCAAATTCCTTACGAATTACCTCAAATTCAGTATTAAATGGGATGTCATTGGCAGCAACCTTCATTGAATTGCCTGTTGTAACGACATTTCGCACTTCAAAGGGCTCAGATACACCTAAGTATGATCCACTCTTAGTTTGAATCACAAATAATCCTGTATCCCCCGATTTTGGCATCACTCCAAGCTCTGCAACTTTTTCATTGGGCTCTTTAGGAACAGAAACCCCAGAAATGTGCATATAATCGCCATTTTCTGTAATAAATAGACTGTCACCAGTATTTATTGGGAGTGCAATGCCCAACTTATCCATATTTGGATAAACTTCTGCGGTCTTTTCCCTTGGAGCAGTTTTATAAGATGGTAGTTTTATTGCTTCTTCTTCTGGAATAGATATTGTTACCGGATCATCCCATTGTGAACAACCAAGAGTGAGTTCCCAATCAAAATTACCTACCTTTTCTACAAAATAGATATCCCGCTCTATGTGCTCTGACAATTTTTCATGGGCATCTATATCTTCAACTGCGTGAGCCTTTGCAATTTTGCCAATGGCCTCGGTTGCATCTTCATTAGATTCATAAGCCCAACGGGCATTATTGTCTTCCCGTAATACTTGAGCTATGCGCTTTTTATCACTAGTATGGATGCAATCAGCCTCCGCTAACCTATCAATGCGTTGGCCGGTTTTTACACCATATTCATCTGGTACACCAGCTGCATAGGCCAGGGATCTATCGATTTTTCCATAATTTGCAAAATCTTTGGGGCGAGGATCAAGTTGCATAAAAGCTGTTGTTCCGCCCATTGTCATATTTATAACTTCCTCATTGAACGGTACAGTTATGCCATCTTGGCGTATAGCAACATCATACGGAGCAATAACACCGCCCTTGATCAACACTGGAACAGAAAAAGGGCCAGCCGTTATTGATCCTACTGCATACCCTTTTTTCGGATCGCGCTCTTTAAATCTGATGTTGATATCCTTGCCCATAAATTGGGGAAACTGGTCGTAAAAATATTCAATAGACTGTTTAGCCCACTCGGAAGGATTGTTACTTACCTTTTTTGATGCAACTTTAATACGAGACTCAAATAAATTATATTTAGCCCCATTAAATAGGTTATCCATTGAGGTACCTCTTTTTAGTTATAAATCCGGATTCAATACAATATAACACATTTATCCACCATTTGTCAAGTCTAATATTTGGAATAAGAATGTAACATTAACAATACTAGGGGGAACATCATGCTAGTGAAGATCGGTAGTTTTAACTACCATGTTAAATCTGGCTGCTCCATAAGAAGTGGTTTAGACATCGCATCTTCCTGCGGTTTCTCGCTTGTTGGTGACGGGTTTGAGTTGATTCGAGACGGTAAAAAAGTGCAGGTCTCAAGCGGAGAGGACAACCTACATGACGGAGACATGATAAATATATTCAACACTTTCGAGCGACTGTTGGAGTCCACAATATCTTACTATGAGTAAATTGGGGGATACCATGTTTTCGGCAAAGTGTATGCAGTGTGGGAGGTGCTGTAAAGGGTACGTTGTACCAGCTGGCGAAATACCCATCAATGTAAATAACAAAAGAAGTAGGTACAGCAATGGTTTTTGGTTGGAGGGGATAGGGAAAGCGTGTCCTCATTTAGACGAGAACAATCAATGCCTACTCCATAACAACCATAAACCTAGCATATGTAAAAACTTCGCATGTCAAATGCCGCAGAATCCCTATATTGTAACAAAAACTATATTACTAGTTGGAGATGGGGCGATCCGACTGGCGGAAGACCATCAAATAAAATACGGTATTGAGTCACTGCTTAGCTATCCACACGTAGTTACTACGTTGAATAGCAAACAGGTGGGGAGAAGGCATCTATACCAATATATGGAAGAGGAATGCAGTACTGTGAGTTTAATAGTATGTTCTTTGGCTAATAGAATAAGACAGATAGCAAGGAGGCTGCTCATACTGGAATCTTATGGGCAACCTATATACTTAGTAGGAAAAAGTGATGTCTCTTCCTACCACGTGTTCAAAACACCGGTACATGTCATAGAAAAGTGGAGAGACATATTCCTTACTCCTTCGGTACTAAATACTCCTGGAGATTACTGCCACGACCCAGACAGGTACAGAGATATCTATAAATAAAGCCCAAATGGGGCTTTATTTTTACTCCAAAATGGCATAAGAATAAGAGAGTATACTACTACCAAAAGGAGAGGGACATGACAACCTACGACCGCGACTTGAAAAAAGCTGTAGCCAGTAGTAAAGAAGCCATCGCCCACATTATGAAGCTCAATGGCCTAAAGACACTCGATGAATTAGCACTACAGTTGGGGATAAGCAAAAGCTATGCTTACACGCTTTCAAAAGGTATTTTGATGCTGAGCATTCCGCTTATCGACCGAATCGATTCAAGTCTTACTGTGGATGACACCGCGATCAACCTATTGTTATCTGTTCAAACTTTTAAGGAGTCATATAATGGGCGACAGAGTGTGAAAAACCAAAAAGGTGGTTCCGGAGTTGTAGCAGATAGTCCGATATCAAACATACTTGATGCCTTAAAACGCATCAACAAATGGACCTGGGCAGAACTTGCAAAGAAAGCAAAGGTATCCAGTGTAACCATTGATAGGTGGGTTAAAATGGGCCCACCCCCGTCTCTAAAAAAAGAGGCCTTAATACCATTGATAACCTATTGCACTTCCAACCACCATCTTCGAGAATATGGCGAACGCCTCGAACAAGCTTTTCTTGATTTTAAAGGATTGCCTAAAATTGAAGAAGAAGTGCGGCCTATGGTGGGATTACCAGAAATCACGGTTGGTATTACAAACTGCAAACCCGTGGAGTCTGTAATCGGTGAGGTGACCATTATGGGGAAGAAATACAAAGTAGTAGAAATTAAAACGTATGAATTGAGAGGAGGGGACGATGGGAACTAACATTATATTTCTTGACTTCGATGGAGTCATGGGATACTGTGACGTGGAGGAAATGGAATACACTCCACCATGGTGCAGCAGACGAGTTCGTCCCATATTTAATACCGGGGCAGTTGAGGCAATACGTGTGTTATGTGAAAGTCTTAAAGACATACGATTTGTCTTAAGCACCACATGGAGACTGGAGATACGCCCCGGTTACGAGCCACATTTTATGCGGTGGTACTGCAACTTCCCACAAGAACTATCTGTACGTTTCGTGGGAAGTACACCCAACTTCCTAGACCAATCCCGAGACGAAGAAATATCCTCTTGGTTAACACATACAACATTCAATGTATCGTCGTGGGTATGTATCAACCACGCTACGTTGAATACTACCCACCTGTACAAAATACCGGGGGAAGGCCGGTATTTATGTGTAGACGATACCCCAAAGATACTTGAAATGTTGAAACTTGATCCACAGATCAAGTTTGGAGTTTTTGGGAACATAAAACAATAGCCCACTAATGTGGGCTTTTTTTAACCGTAAAATGTCATGTATAAACAGTATCTTTTGTTGGAGTTGTATGCCTTTCCTGCATTTACCAGCCGTCTAACAAATTTGGGTAAATCCTTTGAAACACGCCTTGCCTTACTTGCTGGCCTAATTTTTTCTTCACCTGCTACTCCTCGGTTTTCAGCACGAATTAACCTTGTACCACAAAGTCTGTCATCAACACTATCGTCACATAGTGACACATTAGCCCTTGGGTGCGGGCTATCTTTGTGATATTTCTCCAACGCATCTGTTATATGCGTGGGCGTTTTAGGTTGTATTGTTTTCCCCAAAGTATCTCCCTCCATGCCTAAATCCTTAATAAAATCTTCAACAGAGTCATATGTAATATGATGCATCCCCTTGACTCCTGGGACACGATTCATAAACTCATCAAGATTTTCTTGAACACACCCCACCGCAATTTTACTTACTTTTTCACTCATGATATTATATTACTCCGTAAATTGTCCAACTAATCCATAACCTTCTCGCAAAAAGTTACGCAACCCTTCTGTATCAGTATCTCCTCCGAGTTTGGACTTTAGTGCGTAGGCGATGGATACAATTGCCACACTTACTGCTTGTTTTATCATGTCCTCCCTATCACTAGGGTCTATATCCCAACGATCGGGAACTTTGAATTTCTTTTTAGTTACTGTTGAATCGACCCAATTGCCATTACGATACACTTTTGTATCTTCAGTTGATGTTTGCATTAATGTATTTCTAGCATAATCAAAAGCTGCGTCAATAATAGGATTCATGGATGTGGCTTGTGACATTATAAAATGCCTCCTGTTGAATTAGTAACAACAATAGGCGCAGCGGGTATTGGTGGCAATGGTGGGCCACTCGGGGTATTTGGGCCGGTTAAAATGCTTGCCGATACTTGTGCACCTGTTATGTTAATTGTTAAATTATCAAGTATGTACTGTATAGTTAGTTCAGCCTGTTTGGCACACGCAGATTTGGTAGCCAACATACACGCCTCGGCGATAGCTCTTGGCATTGACTGATCAGTAAAATTGGCTGGCACATCAATGGCGCCTGTAGGTGTGTACACAGGATCTACACCAGATTGAGTTGCCGGTTGATTTTGGCCTGTGCTAAAATTGTATCTAGAAAATGTGCGATCTTCCCTGCTCCATCTTTCGGACAAGGCAGCATTAAACGCGGATTTCCATTCGGCTTCTACTTCTGACGCCACGTTGGCACCATGCTGTTCGGGGACTAAAGGCATTAGTATTCTTCTCTTTCATTAAAATCCTCACGTATGCACATAGGTATGTCGTTATATTTTACACTATATGCCATGTTATTGTGTTGCTGTACTTCCCATAGCAACGAAAAGATATCAATTTCCTCTTCATCTGGGAATTCACGCTGTAGAGCGTTTGTTAATTTCCAATAAGACACGTATGGTGCCTCTTCCAGACACAATTCAATATATCTCTCCAAATAGTTCAATATAGCATCATGCCGTGCATCATACTTTCGATATTCAATATTATCCTTAACCACCCTGAACCTCATTCGCATACGCCCTAATAGCATCCATATAAGGGTCATTCCACCCGCTCTTACCACCAAATATTTCTTGCTGAAAACTAGCATCTACCGCATCTATGAACTTATAGTCTGGATAATCTCCATTATCATAAAACTCTACAAGACTCATAACTCTACCAACTAATCCTGGGTATTTGTGTTCGGCATCTTCTAGTATCTTAAATACTCGATCTTTTACTTCTTTAGATATCACTTATTCACCTTTGGTTGTTACTGTGTGCCAATTCTCGGAGCCACGAGTTGTTAAGGCATTTGGCACAATTGGTAACAATGGCGCCCCTGTAGGTGCCCCATTATTTCCATTACTATGGGTATGATTGGCAACCCATTGGTCGTGGTAATTCTTTGTTAGTAGTTCTTGTTCGAATCCCTTACCACCTAGATTAATATTCATAGCATCGTTATTTACTGTAAGTGTGGTATTTCCTGTTTCGGCCATGTCTAGAATTGCTGCACCGGCATTCACATCTACATTTAAGGATTTGGCAGTTGTGATTGAGATTGAACCGTCGTGAGATACGTTAATTACTGTTTTACCGTCATTTATATCAACTCTAGTAGCAAAGTCTTCCCCTAGTATTTCAGTTTTTATTTGGTTGGGACCGTTTTCATCACGCATGGTTGCCTGTAGATAGTTACCAAGAGTTCCGTCATTACCAAGACGTACTTCAGTTTTATATGTCCCCTTCTTTTCACCGGACTTTGCACTGCGTTGTTCAAAAAATAACATTCTACCTTGTTCAACAGAACTTTCCGAAGTACCGCTGTCAACAGAATGCTGTGACGCTGAATCTGCTAGTCTCAATGAAACTCTGTCTCCGTAGTAGTCGCCATTGACCCCATCATCCGCGTCTATGGCCTTTGACATTGACCCAACTATCTCCATTGGGCTTGCCCAACCACGTGTGACCAAGAAAGACCAAAATGATTTATTTCCTTCTCTTTGCCAAGACCACTTAAAGTGTCCACCGCCTCTAAATGTAGCTAAAAAATCTAAAAGTTTTACTTTTACGGATTGAGTTACTTTATTTACAATAAAATCAGTCCATTGATTATACATCCACCTATGTAGCCCTATCGCACGATGCAATATTTCGGTGCCATCTGTCATGGCTACATGCTTGTCACCTGGCCCGAGGTCTGGTTTTTTAAAATTAGACATTACAGATACACTCCAGATGTAGATATTAGACTAATGAATCCCAGTATGTATGCGTGTTGTATTATATTGTGTGGCCCAACTTCAAACGCCACTAAACACGGAGTTTCACGGGGAACAACCACTGTCTCTCCGCCGACAGTACTTAACCAAGGTTCTGGTCTAACAAGTCTGGCTTCAATACCCTTATCCCTCGGACCAAATGCAGCAAGTTCATCCTCGTTTATTGGTTTGATCCAGTAACGACTGGTTTCAGGTTCAGAAGAAGCCACTTTCCACACTTTAATGGGGTATTTAAATTCTACTTGCCCATCTTCATAACTAAACATTATTTGCTCTCCATTTTGGAATAAGAATATAGCAGCATATCATACAACCCCAGGAGGTAGAGACATGGTATTGGCATTGCTTATTATTGGCGCCCTGCTCCTTCTGGGAGCGGGTATTGGTTTCAGTAAAGAGTTTCATAGATACGTGTCAACTATGATACTCCTAGGTGTCATGTTGGCCTCTGTGTATCTGGCCATTCTTGGTACCATTGCGTATCAAAAAGAGTCCCTGCTATCCATGAATGACAATACCGTGGAGGCCATCAAAGTAATAATAAATACCATACCACAAGACGCATACATTGATAGTTCTTTTGTTATTCATGTAGCTGAAGACTATCCTGATAATATCGCCGAGGCACTTCAAGCCGCGGTTCTTGAGTACAAAACTCGAGAAAAAATACTTGATAAAATGGAATCACCAGTACCAATAATATTCCCTTGGATACTACCCTCAAGAAATAGTGCCTCTATAATTATACATAAAGGTGATGCTGATTTCAATGCTAACTCACCATCTATTCCCCCAACTCCACTAGAAAACGTAACACAAGATACATGTGGCAAGTTAGATCAAAGTTTCCGGTGACTTCTGCCCCAACCCTCTAGGGTTGGGGATAGGCCTCGGAGGTCCTCCCAGAAGCGTGTACCCCGATCCTTGGATTGGTCTCGCCAATTTAAGAGGCGGAAGATCGCCCAGACACTGGGAAATGGGGTTAGAATCCCCGCTTGCCTCACCATCGGGAAGTAGCTCAGGTCCGTAAGAGCACCACCCAACGGGGGTGGAGGTCCTTGGTTCAAATCCAAGCTTCCCGGCAATACCACCATCGTGGGTGAAAAGCCCACTACAACCAGCAGTATGGCACCGTGTGGAACTTAGTGAAGCAGGGTGTCATTAACATACTAGTGTCGATGACGTGCCGATAAGCATGCAATGGTAGACCCCCTACCGTCTGTCATTGTGTGGAATAACGGTGACATCCTAATACCAGTTATAAAGCCAGCTGGGGCAACACTAGTAACGACTCCCAGACCACAATGGCCTTAATACTGATGCCGGACCAGATTCGGTGGTTGATCATCGAGGTCGCGCTACCACAGTTTAAGCCTCCCGGACGTGAGTCGACCGGGTGTGGGGTAGGAAAACTCCCATGTTTCGCCCTCTTCGCACATTGTGCGGAAAGGGCGTTTTATTTAGCCCTAATTTTCCTTACTTCTTCTCGTACACGGTAGAATGTTAGTAGTTCTTCGTATTGTTCTGCGTCTACCCCGAGGAACTCTATAAGATTTTCTTGTGTTTCTGCCCACTCCAAGAGTTTTTGGGGAGTAATCTCGTCTCCACTAGGAGTACAGATGGGTATGGTTACAATGTCATCCCTGTCCCTATCTCTATACATCTTTAGAGCTTGTTCGACTACCCAACTTTTGGTTTGATAGTTGTCAGTAACCGAGTCTAACCAGTCACTTAAGCTATCACTTAATGTTATTGTGTGTCTAGCCATGACTCGCACAGAAGGAAGTAATCCATTTTTCTATCAAAGCAGACATACTATACCCGTGTTCTTTACATACTGCCCTGAATGTTGCCATGATCTCTTTTGATACAGAGAAGTTAACTCGTATTTTCATTTTTTCCTCAAAAGTTTTGTTGGGTAGTGCTAACGTGCACACCCATGTTTAAATATACACAATAATATGTCATAAGTCAAGTATGAACCCCTGTTTACTTTCCAGGATAACAGATGAATGCTAATAAATTTGAAGTACGTATTTTTCCCCCGAAAAGAAATTGGGGAGGGAAAACCATATCATTACGGCCATACGGAACTATACCCCCAAATTCGTACTATGGTACAAAGCCATACCAGACTGCGATAATGCAAAGAGGGTTAACCTCAAAACGAAGAGCTTGGAAAAAAAGAAAGGCCTCTTCCGGGAAAAATACTACCTTTCCCGTAAACAAGCTTCGAGGCTCTATATCCCGCATCAGTAAAGGGGCTCAGCGACTTTTACTACCGCTTTACTACTTTTAAAAATTAGTTGGGTAGTAGCGGAACTACGCGTCAGCACTACACTTGAGCCCATTTGACTACTTTACTACCCGGAATTCTCTAGACACATTACTGGGAAATTATCATAAATGTGTATACATACACACTTTTCAAATCTCACGCGATGTATCTAGTGAAAAAAAGCGGTAGTAAAGTAGTAATGTTGTTATTTAATAACTTACATTATTATTTATTTATTTATTTATTTATTTATTTATTATGTATTTAGGTATAAGATAAAAAGGGTTTAAGTTCTGTATTTATAAAAACTTAAAGTTTTACTACCGCAAAAAGTAGTTTTTCGGTAGTATTTTTCAAAAAAAGGTAGTATTTTTAAAAAAGGTGAACAAATGGATAATAAATTCGACACTGGTAAAGATGTGTGGATGTCTCCTGATAGTAGATTTTGTGGTACATCAGATACTAATCCGCCCGCTTTTACACATGGAACAGTCGCGAGGCTTACAGGTCGTAAGCTCCCAATACGAGTTAGGTGGGACAACGGGTTAGAGAATAGTTACCAAGAATCTGACCTCCTCACTCCCGATGATGTAGACACACTATATCAATTTTGGTCCAATTGCACCACTGAAACCAAAGGCAACAAATAATGAGATTTGACAACAAAATCACACGAGCTGACCTGAAGGAGCTGCACCAACTTCACGAAGCCCTGCGGCTGAAGAGAAAGGAATAGGGAAATGGGTAACCACGGAGAACCTTGGAGAGTGTTCACTGGAGATGGATTTCCTCCAGATGTCATTCGCACATCTTGTAGAAACAGTGATGAAGTCGAAATTATAGCCAAAATAGAGGCACACCCTCCGAGGTTCTGGGGAGGAATGCCTGGAGCTGAAGTAAACGCTAATCGTATCGTCTCTTGTGTCAACGCACTTGAAGGGCTCAACCCAGAGGCGGTGAAAGAAGCTCTCAAGTATGCTGTGGCCTTAATGGGGCAATGGGACTCAGTAATGGAATACATTGCCATAACAGGAGAAGAGCCACACGGCTTGAAAAAGCTACGCGAAGCAGTAGCAAACCTGAAGGAGGAGTGAGATGAACGTTCTTGGACCATTTGAAACACTGAACCACCCCAAAGATGCAATAAGGGGAAGTGACACGCTGGTAGCTGGAAAAGAGTATTGGGTTGTTAAATCAGGCAGCGGATACTCGATACAATTTACCTTTCGCGGTATGGCAGAAGGTAGGTATGGGGGCCTTATTATTGATGGTGAAGATTTGTATGCAGCGGACTGCGGTCTTGAGCCATATGACAATAACCAGTGGAACACAGTAAACTTTACTCTCGACAGGGAGCCAACATCGGAAGAGATGCGGCGCAACTACGAAGAGTGGCAAAAAGAGGTAGCAAAACAGGAGTCCCCCTTGTATAAGGAGGTGTATGATGGCAGGAAAGTACGGCGAGCCTTGGAAAATTGATTACGAGGCTATTCCTTGGAGCAAGCGACAGAAAAGCCCGTTTGACGACGAGGGGGCGGGAATAAGCGATTGCAATAACGAAGAGGTTGTTGTAGGTGGCTCTCAAGACGAACAGGGAGGGGCTATTGGAGTTCTTGATAACACAAGAGCAAACCGTATTGTCTCTTGCGTCAACGCACTGGAGGGGTTCGATCCCGAAGCGGTGGCGGAGGTGGTTTCATTGTTGGCATGGGGAAGAACTCACGTAGGCGGTTTAATAAGCAATCTCAAGATTCAACCGACAGACGCTGTTTCGGACGCGCTTACTGTTCGACAAGAACTTCCCCTGCTTGAAAGATGGATGCGCTTGTCAGAGACAGCCCTCGCAAACCTGAAGGAGGTGTAAGATGTGCAACTTTGCGGAGATCCCCGATATACTTCCCGGCGATCACACGATCTACAAGGTGGTGCTGAAAAATCCAAGGCTTGGTACATACCTTTCCCTCCTTGCGGGGACTATTCTTGAGGTCGGGGCTGTGCCACATGGGGAGCGCAAGCATTATGTACATGCAACACCAAAATATCTTTTCAGTAAACACAATGTTGGTCGAGTGTCTGGTTTTGTCGAGCTTCAAGTAGCAAAGCGCGGACTTGCAGTATGGAAGCATATGATGAAAGGGAATTTATATGATGTAATAATTGTTAAGGTTGTAATCCGAAATGATGTTATTGAGGGATCAGTCGGTTTGGTTGAGATACGAACCAAAGCCGGACGCGAAATTGTGTCCATAGAAGAGCTACCAGAGGAGGGGTAAGATGGCTACTCGTGAGAGATGGCTCGAATTGCAGGATAAAGTGATAGCGGCGTGTGAGCGAAACAAGGAGCTGGATTGCCCGTTTTGCAGCGAGGCGCAAAAGATGTTATCCAAGCAAAAGGACAAAGGCCAAAACGAATGCAACTTTTGTATTTACGCTATTTATGCGAAGAAAATCGGTTATACGTTTCTGTCTTGTGCCGAAATAGGCCCAAGACACTACACCCCGGAACGCGCCACATGGCACAAGCGTTCCCTTCGTCGGCGCATCTTGAATATGCCCGACGATCACCCGTTGTTTCACAACAAACCTTTTATTTTGCAGGAGGAATAAAATGAGTATTTTTTCGGGATTAATTAAGGCTGTGACATTTCCGTTAACTACCCTTGATGTAGTAGCTGACGTTGCCACAGGTGGTGATGGTTCAGAGAAGAGCAGACTCGATGGTCCGTTTTTAGGAACTGCGGTTGCAAAAGCATTAAAAGATTTAGCAGAGGATAAATAAACAGCGATGCAACAACCTTCCGCACCTGCGGAAAAAGGAGGGATGATGCCAAGAAGAAACGTATGGATTATGACTTGGGTACCGACTCCCAACAACCTGAAAATAGAGGGTTTGTATCGGAAGTTAAAAGATGCCCTGTTGTCGGCCAAGGAGTTTGTTGTCACACAGGGAGAAGAGTGGTGCTTTGAGCACAATTTACGCGTAGCAAACTTACAGTTTAGGGGTTTTGAGGCTTGTGGTGGTTCGATTGTTCATCCGATCATAGGACAATCCTATACAGAGCAGATAAACGATGCTCTCCAATATTGCTGATTTTCCGCACCTGCGGAAAAAGGAGGAGTGATGAGCACAGTAAAACAAGATGTTGCGTACCTGCGTAAGGTTGCGGGACGATGTGATGGGGTGAGCTTTATTCCGGGATACCCGGACAACTTAAATCAGGTGCAACACATAGGCGAGATCTACACTTTCAGTGTGGAAAGATATACAACAACCTTGCTGACGTTCCTGACAATACGCTACGCGCCGCCATTGACGCGGAAAAAGGAGGGGTGATGATACAGCGATACGATCCGTTTATTGATTCAAGCCATCCGGCTGTGTTTTTCGTTGATCATAAGGAATGCGATGACGGAGAGTGGGTCAGGTACGACGATGTAACCGAACTCGAAGCAGAGCTTGCCGAGTTGCAGAAACGGATTGCTTCATACTTTGACAGGATTGACGCGGCAAAGGAGGAGTGATGCGTAAGTTCTTATCTATCCATGCACTTGTAGTTCGTTTCTTACCATTTGTTGTCTTATATGGGTTAATTGGTTACATATTATGGGATTTAGGTGGTATTGGTTTAACTATTTTTATGGGGTTTGTGGTGTTTGGATTAGTCCTCCGGTATTTAGTGGGCCGCGACGAAGAAACAGATTGGGAGGGGTGATGCGTGTACGCTATATGGGTGTTATCGACGAACAGGTAAAGTGGGGTGGGAATGACGATCCCAGAAAACACCTGGTCGAAGGAAATGAATATATTGTAACCAAGCAAGACATTCGTACTTGGCATACAAAAATTGAACTTGAAGGGTTTCCCGGATTGGTGTTCAATGATACCAGTTTTACCTATCTAATGAAGACCAAAGAGCAGTGGTTATCTATGCCGCGCAGGGAGTTGGACGCGGCGATTTATGAGCTATTGACAGGGAAGAAGGCTTATCGTAGTTGGTATAACAAGATAGTAACCAACCTATATGGCCCAGAAATTCCCTATTACAGCACCGATCTCGACGATGCTGAAAAGTTGTTGGGTGATCAAGATACGATGACTGTTATCTATTTAGACAAGTATTCCCGCGAATACTTGGTACATAAATTCAATCCTGAAGCAACGGTTCGTCACTTTGATCTCCGTCTTGCCATCTGTCTTGCGTTCCTTGAGGCACACGGGGAGGTGGAACAAGATAAAACGTAGGTTTAACCAATTTACGAGGGCCCATAAATATGTTATTTACCAAGGCGGAACTCCCAATCGCGAAATCTTTTCACGAACGCATTGAGGAATTGCGCAAGATGATGTATTCCTCGGTATCCCCGGAATCCAGGGTTGGAGAAATGCTGATTTACTGGATAACCGACAAATCGATAGAAAACGAATACATATATTCTCCCTTTAATGGTGAATTTGCAGAGGAAGAAATCAATGTGTTTAAATCATTAGGATTTAAAGTAAGAACTAATGGTAGTCAAGTCATAATCTCATTGGAGTAGGAATGATGGAATGTGTATCTCCGGCTGAAATGGCCATTTTATATAACTTAACTTCAAAAGTCGATGAAATGGTCAAAAGAACTTATGGTACAGTAATTGAAAGTAAGGTAAAACAAGTATTTGGGCATTGGAGAGATAGGGGATTTATCCCATCCACAGAAATATTTGTAAACAGTGCCCACTTACATGAAATCACGGACTTCTTAAGAAAGTTGGGTTATAGTGTGGAACCGAACGAGTCACGCGGTTCAATAAGAATTTCATGGAATAAGACTTAGTACAATTTCCCTGCCCATAAGCTGTGGGGAGGAGTTGTTTTTACAACAAAAATGAGGTTTGAAGTTGAGAGATATTTACTTTTACCAACTAGGCTCTAAATTATGGGGACCTCCACGGCGGAGTGTTAACCAACAGTGTGGTAAATATCCTGTTTGTTTGTGGGTTCATGTTCCCGATGGTTGGGGGGATGAATCGTCGTGGGAAGAAAGGGACTTGAACTTTCCCGAAGAAATAAAATTGTTCTGCCAAATGGGTTTAATTATGAAGTTCAAACCATGGTTGCACTTTTCTACTTACATTAAAAACAACACTCGTAGACGAAGAAGGCATTGTAATGAAAGAGCTCGCTATACCACACATCACTCCAAGTGAAATAATGGCTGTACGTAAAATAGGCTATCTAACAAAACACCAGCTTGAGATACATTCAGAATATACTTGTGAAACACCGGGATGGGAATTACATAATACAGGGATGTGGTTGTGTCGTGCCTATAATCAGATTTTAAAAATGGGTATGGACCCATACTCCCCTGTTCCCGTAACCAGACAGCCTCACAGGGATTTAAAGTCAACAATAAAAGAAGCAATGGAGGAGCTTGGGTTTACAGTAGACGACGAATGCACCACAATTTGGATACCACGGGAGAGAAAAGATGAATTGGGACCATATTAACCTGACCTCAGCTGTGGATACAAAAAGATAAACTAACGATTGTGAGAGCCAATGATTAATATACCAACTAACTCTTTAAAAGAATTTGCCCATGCTGAAGTTATAATCAATCGTTTTTCTGACCACATAGTTTCCACGGAGTACAGAGATCATACCCATCGTGGGCCGATGAGAAATTTAGACGTAGACGCTGTGAATCCAGAATATATAGTATCCCGTGGTATAGCTTGGGTTATTAGAAACCTCAAAAGTAAAATACGGGAAGCAGTACAATTGGATAAATTTATCATAGGTTCTAACGTCACAATGCGATTTCAAGTGTATTCCAGGCAAGATCGTTCTATTATTTTTTGGCGAGCCGGAGAGGAATTCATGGAAATGTTGAAAAACGGATATGGCTTAAAGGTTGTGAGTATGGTGGAAAACCCACCAGGAATGGTAAAACACAGGATTCCAGACGAGAGGGAATTAATAAATGACACCATCGAATATTGGTACTTTGACATAACATTTGAGTTTTAAAATGTATACAATTCCAACAGCACAAGAAGTGGTATTAGCAATTAGAACACGTAAATTTGTCTCATACAATGAGAGTGAACTACCCGATATTTGCTTAGACCTATTAGAGTCCCTTACAGAGGGTAAATTTTACATTATCAAAAATGCAGGAAGTTTCGATGTTCCCGAAATAGAGGACTTGGGGTTTGAAGTTTTCGTGTATCCTGATGGTAACGCTCATATATCGTGTAGAAATCCTCTTCCCGCTAAGAACAGTAATGCTCTTATCACAGCTACCCAACTCCATCTTTATGGTAAGATAATTGGAATACCAAGGGATGTATCAGCCAATCATTCCTATATTTCAGATGATACTAGAGAATATGGGATAAGCGACGAATATTGGCTATATGCCCACGCTTTTTCATCATACATGAGTGAAATTAGAAGTGTGTCAATTCACGGAAGTAAGGAATCTGAGGACATTCTAGAGAACACAGATCCAGCAAAATTTATATTGGAAGGACAGCGAGGAGAAGAATTCACTGCGGCTGAAACACTAGAAGGGATATTGCCGGGATTGGGTTATACTTATGAATTTAACAGAAATCCCGCTTATATTACATTATGTATACGATACCATCAAAGACAGAGCTAGATTTAATACACGACATGTGGGATAGAATTGTAGGAAATAAAGCGGAACATTCCCTTTATAAGCAAAGCATTCGACTTAGAAGCGAAAGAGCCCCAACTCAACAGGAATTAGACGCCGAATACCACCATTTATTAAATAATATTATTTCCAAGTATTTAAGCACGGATTATGCGGAGGTGTCCGTCGCCCAACATAAAAATCTTAATGCCACACCATTAGGGAGCAGCTTTAATAAGGTAGTGCAGACACTCACTGAATCTGGATTTAAGGTAACCGTTATTGAAGAATCCGACAGAATGCGGATAAAGATTAGGAGATGACATGGCAACAAAAAAGGCAAGTAGTGGTTTAATTCCTACAATGGAAGAGGCTGCCAAAAAGTACGAGATAAACCATCGTATAGTGTTGGAGCAATTTGAAATTTCTTACTTCAACAGAGTTTACCAAGTAGCCAATGAATTTGTAGAGGAAGTTGTTAAAAAAATAACAGAAGAAATAATGTCTGGAAAATCCACCAGTATTAAAATTACTGCGAGCGATTTGGGTGAAGCGATAAGGGAAGTCCCGGACGAATATAATAACATCGCCGGTGAGTTAAAAGCAGAAGCCCGAAGAAGAGTTGTTACACCATTTCTTGAAGCAGGATGGGTTGTAGAACTCGAAGACAGGGATTGGAATCCAGATTTTACTTTAGCCATACTAGAAAAAAGTGCAGAGATACATAAAAGTGGGGACGAAGGTAGTTCTTAGGTATAAACGGCCCAAGAGTTTACATAAGTTTGAGCCGGGAATTTACACAATAAAAGCTTTCTATACAGCTAGAGGGGATAGAAGGCGTTGTAAAAATGTCCGTTACCTAAAACTTCAACACCCCGCAACACAAGAAACATTTTGGGCTCCCCATTGGTGTATTTTCATGGGTAGAAATACAGGATTATCCATACTCGATGACGCTTTAGCATTTAGGGGGCTGCCTTGAGACCAAATGGGGTTGAATTTATAACTCTAGACTCGTCGGCCGGACCAAGGTCGGCGAGTCCGGAGTTTTGTAATTCACTAAGTCTTTTTAACCCATAATTTGTTTCGTCGGAATACAAGGATGCAAAAGATTCCCCCACATTACCGCAGGATTCCAGTATCCTATAAAATTGTTTTTGTTTCTTATTTAATTTAATGTCTTTCCATAGTTTAAACCTCGCGTCCCATACTCCTTTTATATCTTTAAACTTGTTTCTCGTACATAGTATTATTTTCATGTACCTATTTTCCAAACCATGTTTAATAGCAAAAGTAATTTTTATACTACTACCATGCTTTGTAGTATAGAATGGGCCGCGTATTCCAAAGGAAAGCTTGAACAACAATTTTCCTGCCAGATAATTTACATTCTTACCAACATCATATGGAATGACTACGGTAAGTCCCGCTTCTCCGGATTTATATCCGTCAAGACTTGCCAAGCCGCAAGTATAAACTTTCTTAACTTCTAAAACGTCTGTAATCTTCATACCTAAATATACACATTTTAAGGCATAAGATCAAGACTAGCGTATTTACGAGGACATCAAAATGCTACTTAGTGAATTTAATGATTTTTGTAAATTGGGATCAACAGTATACATGGACCCCAACAGCCGATATTGCCCTTCACAAGCTGCAGCACACGAACAAGGACGGGTCTTAAATATCAGAAGTAAGGATGAAATAACCGTTAAATGGCTTGGACATAGCGACAATGGCACACACTATTATAGTCATAAGGATTTACTTATTAGTCCTGACGCCGAAGAACTTCTTGTACCATACTTATCTCATGATGAATTCAGGCGACTAAAACCGAGAGACAGGGTAGCAATGCACCCTAATAGTAGATATGCCGGTACACAAGCAGCTGCTTTTGAGGAAGGTACAGTAATTAATCACGCCAAGGGTAGTGCAATTGCAAGCATTAAATGGGACAATGGACATAAAAACGCATACAGTCGGGACGACCTAACTTCTACTACTACCAATACAATATCCACTAACAAGCGTATAGAAGAAATTTCTGGGAATTTTCAAAACGCTCTTCAATTTATGGGAGAAATACTATGCCGTATTTAAAGATAGAAACAATGGATTGTGTTACTCATTCTGGGTTTGACACTCCCTCTGTGTCTCTTACTGATAAAATGGCTGTTATTTCAACAGCGCACCATTTAAGTGTAACCAGAGATGTTAATCCACACATACCTCGCAGCATAATATTTCCTCTAACGAAGTTTGTGGATACACATGGGACGGAGGTCGGTCCCCCTGATTCGCCAACACATCGTGAAGGCAATAAAATCTTTATTGCCCATCAAGACGCATATACAAAAATTTGGTACATGATTTGTGAAAATGGGTCATTTTTCATCGATTCATATGTTCCAGAGAAATTACAAATGTTTACTCCTGATGAAACAACACAGATGTTTAAAATATGTGAGGAAATCATCGATGCTATTACAATTTCTTGATTGGCTTAAACCACATTTAAAAGATCTGTGGTGGAAACTATTAGTGGTTATAGCAACATGTCTTGCTATGTTCTTGAGTGTATTGCTTGGATATTGGTCAGTCGCAACCTTCGGATTCGGGGCTATAATAGTTTGGGTGCTTGTGGTGGTTTGGTTTATTATAATAGTGGACTAACATGAAAATAATAATTGATACCATAGAGAGTAAACTCGCAAATTGGTCAGCTTGTCTACTAATAACTGTTTTTATTACAACAGTTGCAATTAGCGCCGTATGTAGTGGGATTCTTCTCTGGATATATATAGTTACCGTGGCTTGTTTAACAGTAATCTTTATAGTGATCCGCCAATGAAAATAATAATTGACACCATAGAGCGTGACTTCCAACTATACATATTCGCGGCTGCAATGGGGCTTTTTATAATGCTATTTAATAACGATGGCTTATGAAAATAATCATTGACAGCCAAGAATTCATAAACATACTTTAAAGGAGTGTGGAGATGCTTTACGAGCAAGGACCGATAACGGAACCAGTTCCCATTAACTTTGGAGCTATGTGGGAAGAATTAAAGCGTAAACCAAAAGTATTAAACCCGAAAGAGTCTACAATTCTTTTGGTAATTGACGCTCAAAATGGGTTTTGTTTGCCCAAACCTTGGGGACAGTTATACGTTCCGGGAGCGGAAAAAGACTGTGATCGCATTGCCAAGCTTATCCACACCAATGTGGAAAAGTTTAGCCAAATTGTGGCATCGATGGACAGGCATCTTATTATGGCGGCTTATCACCCGTCATTATGGGAAGATAATCCCGGGTTAAAATTCATACCTAAAGATAAGATTTTAGAACAAGCACGTAGGGACATACACACTGACCTACCAAGATCGTTGCCAACTCTTTTGGGGACACAGATTGGCATAGAGGGTGGAGTCATGGTATGGCCGTTTCATTGTTTGGGTATGGATACAAGTTCAGCACTACACCCCGCAGTTTTAGAGGCTATCACTTATTTTGCAATGGCCAAACGTGAAGAACCAATGTGGATAGAAAAAGGTACAGGTGCCTTTGCTCACCCATATTCCCCATTTCATCCAATTGTTGCTATGAGTAACATTGTTTACGGCCGTATCCAAGACACAGTTCTAAAAGCAAAGAGAATTGTGGTTGTAGGGGAAGCATCTACCCACTGTGTTCACGATACAATAGCTGACCTAGTTCCGCAACTGGAAGAAAGCACAGAGCTCATTGTATTAGAAGACTGCATGAGTCCCATACCCGGTTTCGAACAACAATGGGAGGATTTGAAAAATGAAATTTCCGGAAAAACAAGAGCCAAGGTCATCTTCACCACATCGTCCGTATTGGTTCTTTAAACCAATATATTCCATCATTCTTGTACTACTAGTAATTTTTTCACTAGTAGTATTTATGGTAGGAACGCGTTCCCTCAAAGACAAAACAATCGATGGAGTAGTTGTAATACCACACCATCAACCGGAAGGTCAGTATCATTATTCGGTAAGGTATGACACACTAATAGCTTTTACTGCCCACGATGACAGTGTAAAAATTGTTTTTGCTACAACATGGCCAGCTGACCTTGATTCCATTTCCCTTAACTCACTCCACCGACAGGCAATTATGTCTCTACTGGCGGAGTGTACCCAACACACTAAATATTGGTTTAAAAGCGGAAAAATTTATAAATGTAGTCGGATAGAGCAAGCAACCAATAGAAGGTTAAAGAAGTTTTGCAAGACACAACACTCTCCTCCTATAATTATTACAGTATTGCGGGCCTATTCTTTAAGCCCATAATCGTGGGCTTTTTTTACCTTAAATACGGAATAAGAAATTATGGTACAAAAAACCGGGAGGTGGGTGTGGTGACCGAAATAAAGCCGTGGAAAGTGTGGCTTGTACGTGTAGTAGGCACTGGTTTTGGTATTGGGTATTTAAGGGGCGCAGGGACAATAGGGAGTGCTGTTGTTTCAGTGGTTTGGTGCCTATTATACCCATTACTTACGGTGTATACTCAAATCACCGTATTAGCCTGGTTGGTACTACTAACTGTATTCACGGGGGACACAGCCGAGGAATTATGGGGAGCATGGAATACAAGCCGGGTCAACCTTGGTAAATGGACGGGCATGTGGATTGTATTGATGTGCATACCTTATAACATATTCATCTACCTGTTTGCCTTTGCGGTTTTTCGTTGTTTCGACATGCTAAGAACCCTTCCCCCAACCAAATGGATGAACACCCACCTATCAGCCGGTTTGGGAATACTCTTAACTGATATACTAGCGGCAATATATACTATTATTAGCGTCAGGGTAAGCATAGCCATTGGCTTTCTTATAATGGGTGGCTAGTAACCATACTCGGGAGACGTTATGGATAATAATGTTGACGTTGAGAAAGAAGCAATCCTTTCTCAATTTCAGAATGGTGGGTTAGACCCACTCACGTTTGAAGCGCAGATGGCTCGCCTCGAAGCCAAGCATCGACCATTAGACGAAGATGGTGAGTAGCAAATATCGCCCTTAATCGGGGCGGTATTTTTTTGGAATATGAATATAATAAACAAACTTTAAGGGAATAAAAATGCAAGAAGGCTCACAGTTACGTAATAGTGACATGGATACTCCCGACTGTGATATCTCAGAAGATTGGAATCCAACGCCCGTCATTAGTTCTTTTCAGTTTACTTTTACTCAAGACGGCAATACACTAGGAACTACTAAAGAATTTGAAACTATCACAATAAAAACTGAGTATCAGATCCCCGGTGAATATCCGTTTTTTGTAATTGAAACAGAGGGATGGAGTGTAGATTCGGTAAAAGACTTGGAGACCCTGTTTAAAAATTTCCTGCATGTGGTAAAACATGCGATGGGGGAAGATAAAATCTAAAGAGACTTGGAGGAAATCATGGTAATAATTCTCATATTAATCATCTTAATTTTAGTGGTCTTACTAATTATATCATTAATAGCACATTCAAATACCAAGGAACAGGCAGAGATAAACGAACTGAAAAAAGAACAGATAATACAAAACTTGCATGACTTAACAGATAGATATACCAACCTTAAAGTTCCCGACAATCAGGCTTCTCTACTCGGAAAAAAAATCTTGGTTACGGCCACAGTAATTGGTGAATATGGTGATCCAACAGCAAGGGAGCTCGTCGTTAAAATCAACGGACCTAAAGGGTATAAAGAGATAAAACTTAATCAATATGTATTAAGGTATAGGCCAACCATGTATTGTTGTGGTAGTCGGTATCCGGATAAAAGCAACCCAATGGTGTTTGAATATATAGCATCTGAAAAAATAAGGCCCATCAAAAGCAGTGGGAGCTTTCAACAGGCCCTGGAGGAGGGTTAATTAAGTATACATCAAATACTTGAAAAAATCAAGTAGGTTGTGTATATTTGTTTATCAACAAGAGGCGCGGTATATAATGCCAACTTATACTTATAAATGTGAAGTTTGTGGGATTGAATCTGACCATTTTCATTCCATGAATTCAGAACCAGTAAATGTTTGTCCTGTCTGTAAGTCTGAAGGTAAGATGGAGAAATTAATAGGGCATAGCGTTTCTTTCATCTTTAAAGGGCACGGTACCCACGACTCGGACAAAAGAATACGAATGCTTCAAGAGGAGGCTGCAAAAGGAAATGATGATCCTGAAAAGGGGTACAATATGACATTTGGAGCTTAATATGCCGTATGTAAATCCAAAATATCCTGAAACCTTCGTCAAACCAAGCAGAGTGCGGAGGTGGAAGCACAGTAGTAAGTTCAGGTTTTGTGAATCTGAGCCTTACAGACGAAGGGGAGATTTTGATGGAAGAAGTGTCAAATCCTCAGTTACAAGGCAAAAGTGGCCTATGTTATCAAAACCAAAAAGAAACCTGATACCAGAAATAGACAAATGGAATTAAACGAAAATCTAAATTTTCCCCTGTTTGAAAATGAGAAAGCTATGTTGGCTAATGGGAGAATAGGGGAAGAACAAAGACAGTATAATCATATTATGAAATCATGCATACAGGGGTATGATAGAGATATAAGACTAAAAAGCCAGACTATGACGTATGTCCCTATTCCTGATGATTATTTTGAAGATGTAGTTTTGAAAGTAAGAGACCATATACGCAAGCAAGGGTGGCACTGTGAGTTGGAATCTGAGCTAGGGGCTGGTCTTATTATTCAAATACCATAACAAAAATACACACTTAAGTAGCTACCATTGGTTATATTGGGGTGTAGCCAAGTGGTACGGCATCGGACTTTGAATCCGATATTCGTGGGTTCGAATCCCACCACCCCATCACGCACTTTTGAGGAGAAAATGGCAAAACAAAGTTTTATTATGCAGGCTTTTTGCAGCGACGAAATTGATGTATGGGATATGGAAAAAAGTGTTCTAGCCCAATGTTGTGAGGAAACCTGCGATAGTTGGGATACTATTCCTTCTGTTATGCAAACCCTTCTTATGGAAGGTAGTGAAGTAATGGAGCTTGGAAAGAGAAAGCTAGTAAGATTCTCGACTGACCCGCTTACACTCGTTTTACATAGACTACGCAACAACATTTGGATGTTTGAGCTACTTGATGCCGAAGATTACTCTACTGGAGAGACATACTTCTTCAAGGTGGAACAGTTGGAAGTAGCAAATGAAGTAGCATATAAATTACTGGTAGAGTACGAAGTTTTGGACGAGCTAAAAACTGAAGAAGACTGATTTTTATGGCAAAAGAAGATGACTTGAAATAATCTACTTAAAACGGAGTTTATTTATGGCAGAGAAAAAAACAAGGCATCAAGCTAAGAATGCGAGAAGATTGGCATACAAGTCTTCAGGTCAGGATGAAAAGAATAAAGAAAGACGAATTGTAAATTCAGTGTATTCTTTAGCTTTGGCTTTTGCTAAGAAAAATTGTTACGCTAATCATAAAGACTCCGAAGCTCGCAAAAAGCTAAAAAATAAAATACGTGCTTTGGTTTCTAAAACACGTATCAGTCATCCCGAGCAATCGGTGTGGGTAAAAGATAACAGAGACTCAATATGTGAGCCTCTAAGATAGGAGGGGATATGCTAATGTCAGGATTGATTGATCCGGACGAAACCGTCCCATGTAAAAATCCAAAAAGAGGCAAGCCTCCCGTGTTTTACTCACTCGAAAAATTACAAGAATTATCTGAACATGGGCGCACTATCATATATCACCCATCAAATCCGTGCGAACCAATCCCGCAAGACGAAAGGGATCATTATTTTCCCAATTGTCTTCCATCAGACTTGATGGGTTAGAACAAATCGAGAGACGACATGTCACCCTCTGAAGAGAATGTAGTGCGCATAGATTCTCTTCAGGGGACTCTCATTTTCGGAGCACAATTATGGCAACCAATTTAGGGCAACTACTAAGAATTAATGAAGTCGATGATCTGACGGACTGGATCAATGGTACAAACGAGTTGGAATTAAATGATGTAGAGTGGCCAGCCCCGCTAATGGTTTTAATTTTAGATGGCGCGACCGTTTTAGACTCAATACCTGTGGAAGAGCTGCCAGAGGGGTTTAAACAATCTGGAAGAATAGTAATTTACAGGTTGCGTGATGGGTCTGTACTCGAAATGAGTGAGGGTAACTCTGAATTTAGCCCAGAAGTATATTATTATTCTGCGGCTGAATGGCGGGCCATCGAGGAGCATGCCGCCGAATTATTAAATGCGGCTTCCGAGGCCTCATAGGAGGCAAAATGTACTACGAACTTACGGATATGTTAATGTCGGTGTTTTTACACTACCCCGCATTAATATTGCAATACATGTATGAAGTATATAAAATGAATAGAATTAACATTGAAAGGCTTAAGCGACAATGGTTAGTGAAGGAGCAGTAGTAACTGACAGAGTAGATCACTATGAAGTGATCAATTCTAATACAGTGTCAAGAACCTTGGATTTAAAAAGTCTGTCTACCGGAAAAATCCGCAGAAATCAACCAATTGGAAACTTCCAAGTTTTGGTTAGCGGGCGCAGGGAGACAGCAGCGGTTATCCGCCCAGAGGTAAGGTCATTTGGCACAGAACCAACATACCCGTTACACTATGGTAGAGAACGGGCTACACAGAATGAAACTACGAAACGAGGAAAAGAAGGAATGTTCGGAAGATCTTTTGAAAATCTCTTTAATTTGAATTTTGGTCCCGTGCACGGCGACCAGTTCAAAATCGCAATGACCCCGCAGGGTCCAAGAGTTGCAATTAAGAATAATGAAGGCGATTATCTCACGTTCGACGCGGAAAATGAATCGCTGTTCAACGTTCTCAACTTTGCATTTGGTGGAAGGGATATGTTCTACATGGTCCCGGTAACGGAAGAAGGTATCAACCCCGGCGACGTCGTACTCGTCAAGGGAAAGCCTGTTTTCCTCCATCACGTAATGGAAAATGGTAACTGGCGTGTAATTAACCCCGCTTCCAGCGCGGTTCATACACACATCAATCCGCAGAATATTCTCGGATTCCGCATCTTTACCAAGATTGTTTCAATCTCTGAGGTATTTGGTGCAGTTAACCCAGCCGAGGGCATGGATCTCGCTGGCAATCCGCTGTTGGCCATGGCAATGATTGGAGAAGGCGGCATCGGTGAAAGCAACATGCTCAACATGCTTCTCTTAACCGGCCAGCTTAATCAGGGCGGTGACCAGAACGGTCTCATCAACTTGTTACTCATGAGCCAGCTTGTCGGGCGTGATAACGGGCGTGGTTTTGACCCGAAGATGCTGCTCTTAATGGGCGGAAATCTTGGCAACATCAATCCGATGATGCTTCTCGCCATGAGCGAAGGTGAATTTGGAATGAAAGACATGTTGCTGTTCAATGCACTGGGCGGACAAAAGGGTGAAGGAGCAGGAAACCTTTTCGGAAACTTTAAGTTCCCGTCATTCGCTGCCCCGGCACCGGCAGAAACTGATGCCAAACCGGCACCTGCCAAGAAAGCACCTGCCAAGAAAGCACCTGCCAAGAAAGCACCTGCCAAGAAGTAATTTGGCAAATAACGATGTATAGAGTGGCCCCTTCGGGGGCCACTTATTTTTTTAATTGGTTGCCCCTGTAGCTCAATGGATAGAGCGGGGGCCTTCTAAGCCTCAGGTTGTAGGTTCGAGCCCTACCAGGGGTACTGGAGGAGATATGTGGTTGGTAGTCTGTCTAATTGTAGGATATCTCGGCCTTTGGGGCCTGTGGGTATCAATGAAAAAAGACTCGGAAACTCTTTTCGCAGTGTCATTAATTATCTTAGTCGCTTTCACAATACTGTTAATAGTAGGAGTGGTACAAATTTTTGATATAGTACCCAGCACCGATGTTAAGTATTCGTCGGAACCTTCAGTACGTTCTGAATTACTGGATGCACTGCCATCAGGAACTCAAACCGAAACATTTGACAATGGTATGTTAATGGTTACTATCGACCCTGATAGTGCATCACACTCTGAATATTTGAGGTTCGATAATAAGTATGAGTATTGGGTAGAGGACTTTTACACCCCGCTTAACAAAGCCTACTCTAGATCGGTAAGTGGCTGGTATGGTGTTTTTATAAAGGATAGGCCGAAAATAAATTATATTGAAGTTGTAACAAAAGGTTGGAAATAATACATATGAATAAAACAATTAATTTAAACATGTATGTGCATGTAATTCGGCATCTTCGAACTCTAAACGGGGATCCGTATGCTACGTTTGTGGCAATTTACCACCCAGCACATAATAAAATTACCTATGGTTGGGCTATTTCCCATGCCGAATTAGACACATTCTCTTCGAAGGATGGAGTTCAAATAGCTTTAGGAAGAGCCATTGCCAATAGACACGATCTTCTTGACAAAAAACATTTCATCCCGCCCGACTTGAGAACCTCTCTTCCAGATGCATGGAAAGATTTTCAAGAATATGCGTATGAACGTATCAATAAAGCAAGAACCAAGTAAGGAAAATATCCTATGGAGTTCTTAAAAAAGCTTTGGGTTGCGATTTCACACTCTTTAATTTTTGAAGTGTGGATAACTTTCAAAAAAATAACACAACTTGGCATTGAAGACCTGTTTATACTTATATTATTTGCCATAATAGGGGCAATTCTGTTATGGTTGGCCTTCTTCATTCTGAAGATTTTTATTCCCATTATAGGTGCCATTTTAGGTCTCTACTTTGGGATTAAGTTTCTTCTTGAATACAACGAAAAAGTAAAGAAGGAATAGTTTACCTCCCGAGGGTCCCGTCCCGCTAGACTATGGGCCTCATGCATTCGTATCATCGTTAGGACAACCTTTAATTTCCACCTAATTCAGGAGGGTATCATGGAATACCCATCAGGTTTTGGTTAGTTAAAAAAAATACTACTAACAAGAAAAAATTAAAGGTAAAACATCGATCTTTTTAATCTCGTGTAGAAGTACGATTTTCCCATGTGCATGGAATGTATCCGTGGCATGGGAAAATTTTTTTATCCTAAAACATGGAATAAGACCTAAACTAACAGTTTACGGGAGATTGCAATGTCTAAAAGAACACAAGCCCTTGTTCGAGCCATCAGTGCGGCAGGCGGACACGCGTTTTACACCGGTGGTTGGGTTAGGGATAAGGCTATGGGTATTCCGACCTCTGGAGATCTGGACATAGAGGTATATGGGCTTTCGAAAGAAGAATTGGAGGAAGTGCTGAAGCCATGGAATCCCGATCATGTGGGTAAGAGCTTTGGAGTTTTTAAGCTGAATGGTCTGCATGGCATTGATGTCTCCCTACCCCGCAAGGATACTCAAGTAGACCCAAAAGATCATAAAGCTGTAATAGTCACTTATGATTCCAAGATGTCTACAAAAGAAGCATGCTTCCGTCGTGATTTTACGATGAATTCCATGTTGTTTGATCCTCTCCAAGAGAAAATTATTGATCATTGGGGAGGCCTCGTTGATATAAAGCGAGGTCAGATAAGAATGGTTTCTGAGCATTTCGGGGACGACCCATTGCGTGCATTAAGGGCTATAAAGTTTATGACCCGCACAGGATTTTCTTTGGAACCAAAAACAGCAGAAACTGTTCGAAAAATGAATACCTCTAAATTGCCCGCCGAAAGAATTTGGGGAGAGCTTTCGGACATGCTGGCAAAAGGAATATATTGGATAGATGCCTTAAACACATTAGTATCCAGTGTCACAGGCAAATTCTGGTTTCCAGAACTTGTCGCATTGCACGGCTTGGAACAAGACCCAAGTTGGCACCCAGAGGGAGACGTGCTTACTCATACCGCGTTGGTGGTACAAGCAGCCTCTCAAATGAAAATTCCCAAAGACAAGAAGGTAAAATTTATGTTGGCAGCATTACTTCATGACTTGGGAAAAGCAAAAACAACGATACACAAAGATGGGCATATTAAAAGCCCTCTTCATGACCGCGTGTCCGCTGAGTTGGCCGAAGTACTTATGACCAGGTTACACGTGTCAAAAGAAATACAGAAATATGTGGTACCGATGGTGAGAAACCACATGTGGGCAGTTAGCTCCATGCCACATGGAAAGGAAGCCAAAGTTAGTGATGGTAAAATACGCAAACTTTCTACTAAGGTTCCCAGCATCGACGATCTTATGGATTTGGCGGTGGCAGATAAAATGGGAACGACTGATGCTAGACTTAAGACCGAAACTTTGGATCATATCGAGTCAATTAGACAACGTGCTCGAAAGCTTAAGGTCCTTCATGCGGCTCCTAAGCCCATTATACAAGGTAGGCATCTTATTGATTTTGTTACTCCTGGTCCTCAGATGGGCGAGATACTCGCATGGTGTTACGAACAGCACCTGAATGGTAAAGTAACAAGCCCAGAACAGGGAATTGCCTTGTGGTGTAAACATCATAACCAAAAATTTGTAAAAGTCGGGTTCATACCGGGAGACGTACGCGGATTAATGTTGTCGTCAGATGCAACTGTGGCGCAGGTTATTTCGGCGGGACTAGTACCCACTGTCTATAACGAAGTACTGGTGCATCCAAGGCATGTAAAAATATCAAGTATCGGAGAGGATACCTACAAAAGCTGTAGTTTGTCCGATGTCCCTCGCCACATGGATAGAATATTGATTTTGGGAGTGCCTACAACTCCAAGCATGAAGTGGCAAGAAGGATTAAAAGAGCTCCTTGGGAGCCTTAAAACCACCGACTGACAATCTGAAGCGGTGCTGCCTGGTACGCCGGGGACATGTTAACCTCTGTCCCCGGTAAGTCAGGCTTTAATTTAACACTTAATTTAAGGGAGTGTAAAGATGGAAAAATTACGAAATTATTGGTATTCGTATTGTGAAGCTATTCAAGATGCCGAAAGAACAGAGGGTAAAATTATTTCCACATCCTTGGTAATTATTACTCTTTTTATGATAGCTCTTGGTCTCATAGTAGTTTGGGAATTCCCCGGAACAGTAATAACAATTGCTGTAATAGTTATAGTTGTGGCAAAATTTAATGCATACATTTTGCAACAAGAGAGGCCTCGAGATGGAGATCGAAGTAAGGAAACATTACAAATTTAAACAAACTTGCCCGTCATGTGGCGCTCGTTTGAGATCTTTTGTTCAGGAGCAGCAACACACCAATGGGTATTGGAACCAAATAGCCACCTATGAATGCGGGTATAAACTCCACTTTATACCCAATTTCATGGGTGTACGGGTAGAATGCCGGTGTGAAAAATCCCCTGAAACTCTAGAAATCATAGAAAAGCGTAAAGAGGTGTTGGGTAGAGTCATTAACTACGTGAGGAAGTTAAGGCTGGACGATCAGTACGCAGCCAAGATACTTCATGAGCTTGAACGTTTAGGTGAACCTCACAACATAACTCAAGGTATAAAGGTTTAACAACCGATAGCGGAGATACATTATGTGCAATGTAGTGACAGAACCAATCATAAAGTCAATTCTTGATAACGACTTATACAAGCTAAACATGCAACAGGCTGTTTGCCAGTTATACCCAAGGGCAGAAGCCGAATATAGGCTAATATTTCGTAGACCTGCAAAATTTACATATAAAATGATGCAGGAAATCTCTCAAGAAATACAGAACTTGTCAAAACTACAGCTAACAAGTGACGAAGAGTTGTTTCTTTCCACAACTTGCTACTATTTAACTCCGGTATATATTGAGTTTTTACGTGGGTTCAGATATGATCCTCGCCAAGTATCACTAAAATGGAATGAGGACAAGATAGATTTAAAAATCCATGGGCCTTGGTACCAATCGATAATGTGGGAAGTTGTACTTATGTCAATCATTTCTGAAGTTTATTTCAGACATGACACTACAAAAATCTATTCCCCCGAAGCAAGACGTGCAAATAATATTGAGAAGATTTCCAGACTTAAACAGCACGATATTCCCTTTGCAGAATTTGGAACCCGCCGTCGCCATTCTTATGCAATTCAAGAAGAATTCCTCAACCATGCCAGAGAATATGGACCACCGCAATTTGTAGGAACTTCTAATGTACATTTTGCCCACAAATTAGACACAGTTCCAATAGGAACTACTGCCCATGAATGGTATATGTTCCATGCAGCAAAATATGGCTATAAACTTGCCAATGTCATGGCTCTTAAGGCTTGGTCAAAAGTTTATAGAGGCCACATGGGGATTGCCCTTTCCGATACTTTTACTACTAAAGCGTTTTTAGACGTATACGATACATACTGGGGAAAACTGTTTGATGGTGTAAGACAGGATTCCGGCGATCCTCTAAAATACTCTGATGATGTAATATCTCACTGGAGACATACTCGAGTAGACCCTGTCACCAAATCCATTGTATTTTCGGATGCTTTGAATATCGATAAGGCCATAGAGCTAAAGAGGTATATCGCCGATAGGTGTAGAATGTCTACCGGAATAGGTACCCATTTTACTAACGATGTTGGGGTAACTCCTCTTAACATGGTCATAAAGATGTCCAGAGCAAAACCTGAAAATATGCCATGGCAGAATACGGTTAAGCTCTCTGACAACATTGAAAAAGCCACTGGAGACGCCAGTGAGATTTCTTTTGCAAGGAGGGTATTGGGCGTATGAATAGTCGGATAGGAGTGTTTGGGGGATCTTTTGATCCCCCCGACAACGCTCACGGATACATAGCAGAGTATGTTCGCCAAGAGCTTAACTTTGATCGCATTATCTGGGTGCCAACACGTCAGAATCCCCAGAAACAGAAGGTAAAATCAACAATATTTGAGCGAATTCGAATGATCAGAATGGTCATAGAATCGCTGGGATTAACAGAGTTTCATGGTTTAGACCAAAGGCAGTTATACAAAGATTTCCCCCACACTACTTACGGATTAATATCTTCCTTACAAAACGACTTTTCACAGGACGAGTTGTTTCCAATCATTGGTTCTGATTGTGTAGAAAACTTTCCTAACTGGTCCGACTTTAACAAACTTGTGGGTATCTGTAAATTGGTTATTGTATGGAGACAACGAGAGAAACCCTCAGAGTTGGAATGTGAGGAGCTAAAAAAGTTTGGGGAATTAGTTATACCCGCTTGTAGCTTCGACATATCCTCTTCATGCATACGCAACATGGTAAAACATGCAAAGCCGATTAACGGATTGGTGCCCGATTCGGTAAGACGTTACATAAGAACAAGGAGGCTTTACAAGTGAACAGCATTGAGATAAAGGGGCTTGAAATAATTGAACGCATTGGAGAATTTGTTGGAGACAAGCCCGTAGTAATTGGCTTGTCAGGTGGGGTAGACTCGGCATTAGTAGCCACAATGCTTTGTGATGCCCTGCCCTCCATCGACCACATTATTCCCGTATGCATGCCAAGCGACCAGTCACCTAGCCTCGATCAACAGTGTGTAGATGCTTTAGTAAAAGAATTGGGACTTAATGAGCCATTCACAATTCCCATTGGGGAATTGAATTCCGAATTCATTAAGCTCATTCTACGCACAACGACTTATGACAAACCCACTGCCTTGGATCGCGGAAACCTGTCTGCACGACTACGGATGTCCATACTTTACTGGATTGCTGGCCACGTGAATGGCCTAGTGGCCGGTACAGGTAATCGTACCGAACATGAAATTGGTTATTTCACAAAATGGGGAGATGGTGCAAATGATTTTGAGCCCATTGCCAGCTTATGGAAATGTGAAGTTTATAGGTTAGCAAGGGCTTTGGGAGTTCCAGATATAATTCTCGATCGTCCTCCTTCAGCTTGTCTTTGGGAAGGTCAGACCGATGAAGAAGAATTTGGGATGTCTTACGAGCAACTCGATCTACACCTTGATTGGCTGTCTGGAGACTACCATCCTTATACATGGTACCTTTCCAACAAGACAAAAATCAGTGTTGATACATTAAAACAGGTGATTCTCTTAAGGAATGGGTCTAGCCATAAAAAGCACATGCCACCAACGCTGTAAGAGAAAAACCATGAACAGTAAAGGGGGAACTTCGGTTCCCCCTTTTTAATTTTAATTTAGGAAAATAAAAATGTCAATACGAGTTACTGGTAAAATAATAATTCCAGTAGAATGGGAATGGGATGAGGAGACATTTGAAGACGTCCATGCTGACGCGTATTGTTTTTCAGAAGACATAGTAAGTGACGCAAAAAGCAAGATACTGAAGCAGGTGACAGAAGTAATAAACCCCGATTTGATTGGTCCTCTACAGTTTGAGGTTTTGTCAACAACAACGGACGAAGAATCAAGACTATATAAAGCAACTCTTACACCACTTCCACAAAAACCCAAGTAATTAATAGGAGGGTTGCTCGAGTGGTAAGAGGCCTGATTGCTAATCAGAGACCGGCCCGCAAGGACCGCGAGGGTTCAAATCCCTCACCCTCCTCCACATAACCGACAAAACGAGAAGATAGTGAAAATACAAAAACCGTACTACGGCCATAAGACTAAAATACAAGAAAGACTAGCAGGGGTTAATAGAGAAAAAACAGTATTAGACAAAGATTGGGATGACATGCATATAAAACATAATGAAGTAATCCCAGTACAAGACGAGTATTGTTTAAACGCAATAGAAAAATATAAGTTAACTCGCCCCATTGTTGAATTAACACTAACAGGCCCAACCTCTATTAGACCAGTTAGAACTTTTGCTGATAAAATGCATGTAATTGAGTACCACGATAAAGTTGCTAACAAGTTTTTAGAGCAGTTATCAGAGTTACCACAAAAATACAAAAATAAAGTTGAAACTATTACCATTGGAGAATTCTGCCAATTAATAAAACACCACAAACCATTTCACGAGGCTGGAATAAACTTTGTTGATTATGACGGTATGAGCTGCGGGGATTATAAAGCAATATCTGAAGTGTATAATGCCGTTATCAGTTTGTTCGATAAATCCCAAGTAGATTGGATGATACTTAGAACTACGTTTGTGGCAGCTAGATATACAACTTACTTGGATTGTGCGTATAATCTGGACTTTTTATTTCACGATGCGACAAGGATAGGCCCACACATAAAATACAAAAATTATGTCAGTGCCGCGGTCCCCATGCTTACATCTCAATATTTGATTAGAAGAACGGACCAAATAACGCCATTTCCAAAGTATCTAACAAAACCCCCAATACAAGGAATAATGCCATGATAAAAAAGTTAGAAGGGGGCATGAAATGGACAAAGGACAAACCACAGGTTGATGGGTGGTACTGGGTAACGAAGAACAATTTTTATAACATGGGGGTATTATTCATTAGAACGGACCCTGACGGGCGCGTTGCTATTTATTTTCCCACAGAAGACTGTAGCTACATAATTAGTGTAGTTGACACTAGTTTATATGAATTTGCCGGCCCAATTGAAATTCCTGATACATGGGAAACCAACTTATGCAACAAATGACGGGTAATAGACAGATTGGAGCACTAAATGACTAGAGGACATAAAATAGTACTTACAGTGTGCTTACTAATTATAACGATCTTTTCTATTTACAATTTTTTGTGTGCAGTAAATAAAGTCCCATACGTTATTCAATTTAATAAATTTGACAAGCAATACTATGACGAAGAATATGTAGGACACGGAATAATTGTAGGCAAAGCATTGGAAGTAGATTCTAAACGAAATATAACATACCTTTATCTTTTGAGATACTCTACTAATCCCAGAATAGAATATTGGTATGGGTGCACAGAAGACTTTTGGAATGCCATAACAGTACCAGAAGACGCTACTTGCACCCGGGGTCTTATTAAAATTGGAAAATAAACCATGATAGAACGTCTTACTAGGTGCACCCATTGTGGAGATGTATACAGCTATCAAGCTTCCGGTGATGGGTGTAACAGAAATGAAAATGATCCGCATTATTGCCCAGTGTGTAAAACTACCATCAACGACGCACTATCCCAAATACCTCCAAAACGAGTTCCTAGAGACGTATTTACCAATGAGGTAACTCTTGAAACTCTCCAAATGTGGGAAAAGAATAAAACCCGTTCCAAAGGGTTTCCAGCTTTTCATAGAATAATTCCAGGAGGGATTCGCCAAATAAAAGATGGTAGTTTTGAGTATGAAACCGTACAAGAAGTTGTGGGTCAAGAAGATAAAAAGGGAAGGATATACAAATATCGTTATTGGAAAGATAAAGACGGTAAAAGAATATCTGAACCCAAAATAACGGTACGTATGGAAATACATAAACCCACAGGAACAACAACAGGATATTGGAAAAAATACTAATGGAAAACAAATATATAAGTTTGGACATATGTTTAAATACTGGTTTTGAGGGAATGTATAATGGGGTTTATATATTCCCAAATAACAAGAAGGAAGACAACGCCAGGATCACTCCGGGAAAACTGCTTGGCCCAATACGCTCAACAAGGATATTAACCGTAGATGAGCGAGGAGCAAAAAATTTTATAAATGTTGCAGTTGAAGTTTTTGGAAAGGAAATATTGCATGGAAGTAGTAATAAATAGATGCTACGGTGGGTTTGGTCTTTCCCCAGAAGGTGAAAAATATTTTCTTAAGTTAAAAGGTAATGGATGCTATTTTTATAAAAGAGATTATACATCCAAAGAACCTAAATATGATCGTGTGGATAATGTAGAGAAAGATTTAACATTCACGCTTCTTGTCACATCCACAGCAGATCTTGGAAATACAACAAGAGACATACCACAAAACTTCTATTTTTGTTCTTATCTACTGGAAAGGGATGACCCAGATTTAGTAAAAACTGTAAGAGAGCTTGGATCAGAAAGAGCCAGCTCAAGTTTAGCAAAATTAAAAATTGTAGAAATACCAGATGGAATTTCATATGATATACAAGATTACGACGGTATTGAATGGGTAGCGGAGTCCCATCGAACTTGGAACTAACCAATTAATAAAATGTATACAGAATTTGACGAGGTGAAAACGTCCGAAGTAAAAGTATACCCTGTGAAAGTAAGAGCATATTGTCCTGAATGTGGTGACGAGCTTGATTTTACGGGATACAGCCATGTAAGGCAGTACACATCACATCAACATCGGTGCCATAAGTGTGAAAAATTGTACTCCCTGCGGCATCGGTACCCAATAATAGCTCACAGGGAAATAGACCAAATTTAAACATGAATTTTAATGAGTATCAATTTATGGCAACCGACTTAGCCGTATACCCTGATGCGGGGTCTAACTTATATTATCCCGCATTGGGGCTTGCAGGAGAATCGGGAGAAGTTTGTGAACGAGTAAAAAAACTTATTCGTAATAAAGATGGAGTTATGGATGAGTTTTTCAAAAACGGAATTAAGTTGGAACTTGGTGATGTTTTGTGGTACATTGCAAACATGGCCAGAGAAATAGGTGTTACCCTTGAAGATGTTGCACAATCAAATATTAACAAGTTAGTTGATCGCAGAAATCGCGGTGTATTAAAGGGTGAAGGTGAGAATCGATGACGCAGAACGAAAGCGTTCAAAAAGCTCTTGATATAGCAAAAGACGCACTGCGAAAAGCTATGACTGGATATATTGGACAGTACACCGAAGAAGAAACACGGGAATTCCTTAAGCTGCTGTCTGAAAAAATTAAAGAAACTTCGGAAGAGTTAATAAACAACTTGGAAGTATTTGGTTCAGTCGAAGTAGAGGCTGATTACGATAAAGAACAGGTAGTCATTACTTACCACATAAAGCTACTAGATGACTTTAAGGAATAAACACATGAAAATTGCTGTGGATTTACATGGGACAATTACTCGCTATCCTGAAAAGTTTATGTGGATGATGTCTAGTTGGATAACCGCGGGTGACGAAGTTTTTGTTTTGTCAGGACCACCAAAAGACGAAGTTCTGGCCGAATTGGAGTCCTTGGGATTTATAAGAGGTATCCACTTCAATCATGTGGTATCCATAGTAGACTACCTCATGAACGGTAAAAAAGTTCGCATGTGGCAAGATGAGAAGAATAGTTGGTGGTCTGAACCGGAACATTGGTGGTCTGCCAAAGCGGATTTGTGTGAAGAGTTTGGTGCAGATGTTCTCATCGACGATACCGCGAAATACGCTGAAAAGCTAGACACCAATAGAACCATGTTTTGGTTGGTTATTTAACCATATAATTTAGTGGAAAAAATAAATATCATTTTTGAGGACAATCTCACCGGGAATGAATATAAGTGCATTGCTTCAGAGTGCAACATTAGCCGCACTAAAGAAATATTTACAGACCACTTCGGAGAACACGAAGTATGTGTGCCAGGAAGGACGCTTATATCTGGCAAGATAACAGGTCTTACCAATTTACCAATGGACGGAGTTTTAAACAAATCATTTACATGTAATATAAACAACATTGTCCTCCACGACTTATCAATTGTTGAAGTACGTGATGAGACGCGTCTTTATCCTTATGGGTATTCAAGGAACATTGAATTTGTTGCGTGTTCTATGGAAACTGTGGACCCAAAACCAGACTCCAAACAAAAAATAAGTATAGATGCGCTCGTAGACCTGTTTAAAACCATAGGAGTATTTTACCATGATTCGGCAATTCCGGGGTAAATACAGCCCCTTTTCAAACTTTTCGTTTCATACTGTTGCTCTTGAAAACATTGTTTTTCCTACAGGTGAACATGCTTTTCAATGTTATAAGGCAAAAACGGAAGATGGTTTTGATGCTGTGTTGGAGGCACCAACCCCAAGTAATGCAAAGCGCATAGCTCGCCAAATTGATATGCGTGACGACTGGGAAGAGGTAAAAGATGAAGTCATGTACAACGTCATTAAGGCAAAGGTAGAACAGCACCGAGATGTTAAGGAACTGTTACTTTCCACGGGAGACGAAGAAATACAAGAAGGAAATACTTGGGGAGACGAATATTGGGGAGTCTCCTTACCGTCTGGCAGGGGCCGAAACCAACTTGGAAAAACGTGGATGCGGGTAAGAAGGGAGTTACAAAATGCCCAATAAAATAACTTGCGCTACCTTCATAATACATGATGGTTCAGTGGGAAAAGAGGTGCTTCTTGTACAACCTACAGAAAAACCATTTTGGGAACCACCGAAGGGGATTAAGGATGTTGGAGAAAATATAAATGATGCAGCCATGAGAGAAGTTTTTGAGGAAACCGGTATCCAACTTCAGCATGACGCATTAATCCATTTAGGAAGATACCCGTATTTAGTGGGAAAGGATATAGCGTTTTTTATGGCTTGTGGCTATAACGAGCTATTAAGGGCGCAGGAAAGGGTATGTAGAAGCTACTTCTATAAATTTGGAGAAGGGTTCATACCGGAAATCCAAAATTCTGCATGGTTTCAACTTTCCCAAGTAAAGCATCTTGTCACGGCAAACATGTTAAAAGCCATGAAGTTAATGGCGGAAAGTGTAAAACATCAAAATGAGAAAATTAGTAAGTATACAGAGAGTTTGGTCAGTTGAACCGATTGAGGGCTCTGACTTTATTGAAAAAATAAAAGTCCTTGGGTGGACTTTAGTGGCTTAATTCTGGGTCACTTTAAACTCGCTCAATTGCTGGAAAGCTAAACCGCAGCAAACACCGTGGTAGGCCGATCAGCAGCCAGAGGTTATGGCGACATAGTCAAATGGTTCAGAGACTTATCAAAGTACTTGGCAGAGGAAATGGTAGAATTGATAGAATGAAAATGAAAACTTATAAACTAAAAGTACAGATTTTTGATAGTAAAAATCGCCCAAAATCAGATTTAAAGACAATTGCAAAATTTGATTCTAAATATGTATTAGCAAAATATATTGACACTTATAGTAAAGTAAAAAGGCTGACTGTAAATACTGTTCACACCGCAGATGGTAGCAAAATAATAAAAGGCCCAAAGCTTTTATACTTTGACGAAAATGATAATATACATGAGCTATCTATCGAAGTTCAGGAAGATGGTGGTTGTGATGTATAGTAAATTCATAGTTGTCTTGTTTAAAACAGAATATAGTTTTACTGTGCATGTTAACAAAGACTTTTTTACAGTTAGTTTTGAATGGGAATCTAAATATATTGATTGCTTCAAAGGGTATGACAATATTGTAGGGGTTGAATTAAATTTTAAGAACAGGTATTTCTCCGCATATTGTCATATAAAAAACAAAATTTATAGCTTCACTTTTCCCCAAAATAATGAGGAATAAGATAGTAACCATAAAACTAACTGGGGTAAAACATGGCAGAGGAACAGGTGTTTTCTAACATTGGTAGAAAATGTTTGTTGGTGATCATGGTAATACTGTGCGGTGTTCAATTCGTGTATTCCCAGGATGCCATTAAAGTATCCGAAGATCGCGGCATAACCGCAGTGCAGTGCCTGTTGGCGTATCATGGGTATTTTACGTTCGCAGAATATGCAACTGGCAAATACAACAAAGTCACCGATTTGGCACTTAAACTCCACCTAATAAAAAATGGCATTGATCCCCATGACGAGGTTATATGCCGGAGATTTATATACCAATCTGTCATGAAATACAAAGAATTTGTTGATTCGTCGCTAGTATCGACAGCTTTTAAGAAAAGAGTTAACGAAAGTCTGCGAGGGGTTACTCCTTTCAACATCATAAGTGAAGAGTCTATTTGGGTTCTTGAGGAGGATTAAAGTGACTCTGGAAGAAAAGTTAAAGTCAGAGACTACGGGGATGCTTCAACAAATACTGTCTTCCATTAAATTCTGCATTCGAAACAACTTGTACTCTTGGATTTCTCCAGGGCCTTACGGGTGTCCCACCATGGAGGACTGGTACTTGGAAGTCGAAGCAGAAGTTAATCAGAGGGCCTAGCCCTCTTTTAACCAAAAAAATCATGAAAGTAAAGCACGAAACAATAATACCTATAGGTTCCCCATTAGTGATGACAGGTTTGCATGAAATCACCGGAGGTCCTTGGGAATGCACAGAAGAAACATTTAACTCCGTTGCCCTGCAAATTATAAACAGACAACGCGAGAACTGCGGACTTGAATGTATTGACAAGCTTCCGGTATTAAGGGAAGTTGAAGATATTCAAAAGGCTATTATTCCTCATGTGGATAAAAGGTTATTATATGAAGCTGACGGGTTAGTTGTCAGGTTTGATTTTGACTTGGGAAATTGGGAGTAGTTTCACTCATTTTTATTTAACCAAAAAAAGAAATGGCAAAAAAAATAAATACCGAGCCTAGAACCATAACCGTAAAATTAAAAGAAAGTGGAGAAACAGTCCACCATATTTTAGAGTGTGGCAGTATTGATGAGTCTATTGACTTTTTACAAGATATTAAAAATAAATATCCTGAAATGTTCAATATAAGAATAGAAATTGAAAGCGAACCTGATTATTATGACAATGTTTATCAATATGTTAATTTTTATGGATCTAGGCTAGAAACAGCAGACGAAGTTGCTAAAAGAATTGGAATTGAAGAAGAGGCTGCTCGAAAGATAAGAGACCAAAGAAAAGCTAAAAAGAAAAAAACTGAAGAAGAGCAGCGGGCACTGTATGAAAAACTAAAAGAAAAGTTTGGGGATAAATAATGTCAATAGAAATAAGTGATATTGCATTAGATATGATTATAGATAAGAAATTTGTTGGAAAAACATTAAAAGAAGTATTAAAAAGTACACCAAAATATGAACACGAACACTTCTTAAAACATCTTGAGTACGCAGAAGAAACAGTTAATAATTGGCCTGAGTGGAAAAAAATGCATATGATGCTACAGTAGAAGAAAAAATATTTACGAAGAATAAATAATGGAAATTATCAATTAACACGGCGAGCTCTCGGTAGGTGCTGCCACACTGGTGACCGAGATGAAGGTATAGTCCACGCCTGCATGAAAATGTAGGGTTAGTGAGGAAAGGGGAATTCAAAAAAGGTGATTTGTGTGTCTATTGCGAAATAGATTCCATCTTACCAGAACGCGAAGAATTTGAATTCCTACGCAGCAAAAAGTTTAGAATAAAAACACAGAAGATTCGTGGGATATTGAGTCAGGGAATAGCTTTTCCCATTTCAGTGTTGAATAAAGGAAAAAGCGAAGTAATCGTGGAACTGGTATCCAGTGATGATTCCAAAGATCCAGACCCATATATACACGTAGATGACGATTCAGGCCATGGGTCGGGCTCCACTTTCTTCTTGGGTGACGACGTAACTGCGTATTTAGGGGTAAAAAAGTATGAAGTCCCTATACAGTTTAAACAAGGCCAGTCCGCGGGGAACTTCCCAGCTTTTATACATAAAACAGATGAGACCCGCATACAGACCTGTATAGAATGCTTGGAGGAGCTACATGGTAAGCCGTATTACATAACCACAAAAGTAGATGGAACTTCAGGAACATTTTATAGGAAAGACGACCACTTTGGGGTATGCTCGAGGAATTTCGAGAAAAAAGAAGGACAAAGCGTGTATTGGGAAGTCGCAAAAAAATACGACCTCAAATCCAAGTTGGAGAACTACGGCAAGGACGTTGCTATACAAGGAGAACTTGCGGGGCCGGGAATTCAAAAGAACAGGCTTGGGTTGGAAAGCACATCATTGTTTGTATTCAACATACAGGATATTTCGAAAGGTTGCTTTTTATCCTTCAACGAGGTCAAAGACCTTTGTAATGCCCTAGGTATCAACATGGTTCCCATTCTAGAAGAAGGTGAACACTTCAATTATACTTTTGAGCAACTTTTGGAATTAGCAGAACACAAGTACCTCAATGGGAGTCATGCCGAAGGTATTGTGATAAGACCACAAGTGGAAGAATATTCTCGTACCTTACACGGTAGGCTATCATTTAAAGTTATCAACAATAAGTTTCTGTTAAAAGGCGGGGATTAATTGGAATAAGAACACATCCGGGAAGTTTACCGCGTAGCTTTGTGTCCGGGGGTTGCGGAAACTTCCTACTCACTGATATTCTGCCGTGCGGACAGCGGCAGATGTTTTTTTGTAGTAACCAAAATTTGCCATGTCGCAATATGTATATTTTATAGAAGCGACAGGACTTAATCGAGTTAAAATAGGCTATGCTACAAATCCAACAAAACGAATAAAGGACCTTGATACCGGAAGTGCGGTAAATTTGGAGTTGTTGGGAGTTGTTCCCGGCTCTTTGGCCAAGGAGCGCCAACTTCACCAAAAGTTCGCGCAGTATCGCATTAAAGGAGAATGGTTCAATTATAGCGACGAAATAAAGGATTACGTAAAAGAGAATACTTCGTTAGAGTTGCAACAGCCTAAAAAACCGCAGACATTTAATAAAGCTAATGCTGACATGTTTAAGGCGCTTGTAGCCTTGAGGATTCTCTCATCGTAGATCTTTGATCTACCGACGAAACGACTAATTTTTTAAACCAATTAGTTGTTTTGAGAAAACTACTTATTAAAGGCAATTCAAAGATGGGTAAGCAGGTTTTGATTTTTAACTTACCTCCAGGGCCACCTAAAATAGGTGGAACTTGTACCCCATCAAGATTTTGTAATGCTGAGTGTTATGCAAGAAAAGGACAACATAATTTACCAAGCGTAATAGAGGCGAACAAATGGAGGTTAGATGAATCAAAAAAGCCGACATTTGCAGATAGTGTTATTAATGAACTTAAAGCTTCCACTAAGCCTTACGTACGCATTCATGCCTCTGGAGATTTCTATAATGTTAAGTATGTTAATAGTTGGATAAAGATTGCAAAGGCCTGCCCAGAAAAGAAATTTAGGTTTTTTACTAAAAGAAGGAAAGGTAAAATAAAGGAGGCAATTAAAGAATTGGCCTCTTTAGACAACGTGGTTGGAAGCGAAAGTTTAGATCCGTCTAGACCTAACCCGGAACCTGATTTTCTTGACAGAACGGCAATGGTGGTCCCAGTTGGGTTTACCTCAAATATTGAAAAAGTATGTCCTGGAGGGTGTGATGACTGTGGTTATTATTGCTGGAACCAGCCTCCAGGGAATTTGAATTTGCCTTGGCATTAATTTGACAATTCTTATTCTATGTTGTATATTTGGAATAAGAATGTGACTAGGTGGTACAGGACCTACCTACCACCGATATCATTTTTGTAGCCACTCCAGTCTGGGCTCGACTGGAATCGACGGGTGGATATTGAGAATTGGTTGCGTTACTAGTCCTGTCAAGGACGATAATCCATGACAATCGATAACTGGCGAAACTCCAGTCCTTAAGGCTGCCTAATCCTTCGGGATTATGCACATAAAAGCCACGTTGACCGAATCCGATTCCCGTTAGGGTTCGAATCAACGTCGAAAATACGGGATGCTGTCTTACAGGCCTCGCTATAAGACATAAGATTTAGAGGATGGGTAGGGGTGATGAAAGTCTGGTGCCTGATCCCCGCCGAGATGAAATATCCAGACTAGGTAACGTAGACGCTAATTCTTGAGCCTCTCCGGACCCGGGTTCGAATCCCGGCGAGTCCACTAAGCCACTATTATTAGTGGCTTTTTTTTGTACTATTAACAAACCCTTAAAATAGATTAGGAGTCACAAACGTGAATAACTACTTCGTATTTCGCACGCTTAACCAAATAGCTCCGGGATTACGGGAGAATGTTCAAAAGGGCAACCCTGTTATAATATCGGGAACCATGCCACCAGCGGGGGCAACGTGGTTACAAGACAATTCCGATGAATGGCATCAAATAACACGAACCTGTCTTGATGAATCGTTGGAATTGTGCCCCTCGTTATTTGTATCCTTTAAAATAAAAAATGTAAGCGGTATATATTTTCAGCACCTCGAATATTATGATGAGAGAGAAATCTATACTATATTGTTTGGGGCTTCTGACGCCGAATATCGTGAAGTTATAAACAAAATTCTAGACGAAGAGCACCAAACCGAGGTTGAAGAAGCAAAAGAAGCAGGGGATACGAGAGAGTGGGATAACACTATTCTTGATGAAGGCACCAAGGAAGAAATTGATACAAAATTTAAAATATTTTTAGATTCGAAAGACATGTATGCAGATGAATTACGAGTTCCTTGGAAAATGGGAATGGTTTTTATAGGCCCCCCAGGCAACGGAAAAACCCGATCAATTCGTGCGATATGTAAAAAGTATGGTTTAAGACTATCTTCCATATCTGAATATATTACCCCCAATGGGTTAAATCTCCCAAAGGCCATAGACGAGGGCAGTTCCACCGGCTTAATACCCATCATTGAAATAAATATTTGGGCAAAGTTATATGATGCCAAATATCCTGAATCTCCCAAACCTACTGTAATTGCCGCCGAGGATCTCGACAAAACATTATACGGTTCTGGAAGAGATGCCGCAACAATAAGACTTTCTGATTTTCTAAATCAGGTGGATGGAATAAGCTCCACCCATGGAATAATACTAATTGCTACTACAAACCATCCAGGTGACTTGCCTGAAGCAATTTTCGGGAGACCGGGACGTTTTGACCATGTATGGGAATTTAATAAGCCCGGTAAAGAACAGTTACAAAAATACTTTGAATCCCGTAATTTCACGGTAAAAGGTGAGACAGATTTGGCTGAAGTCGTAAGTGAAAACGAGATGTCAATGGCTTTTGCAGAAGCCCTAATCATTTCAGCAAAAACTACTTACAAGAAAAATGAGTTCACTGATGAGGAAATACTTCCTCTTATTCAGAGGTTAAAAGACCATCAGGAACTTGCTAAAAAGTATTGCGCTGATATAGAAAAAAGACAAAAGGATGGATTTGGTTTTTCTAATTAATTATTATGGTAAATAAACAAACAAAAAATAAAACAGAATCTGAACCATCTGAAGGGAAAATATACTTTCAAGTATCTGAGGATACAGATAATCCTGATAAAATAAATGTTTACATTAACCCCGACGACCCAGGACCCCCAGATATAATGGCTCAGATTTTAGGTAATGCCTCAAATTTTTACTTTGCGGCGTTTCACAAACAAAATAAAAATAAGATCATACCAGCCACTCCGGCTGATATGGCAAAAATAAAATTACCACCTGTAAATCCGGGATTAAATTAGCCCGGATTTTTTTATCCCTAATTTTGGAATAAGAAAATAATAAGTTGTTGGTAAAAAGCTTGGCATCGGAAGGCCAACACCAACGATAAGTTTTCACGAGGAGGTGTAATGAAGGGGACAGTTGCGTGGTTTCGAGAGGACCACGGGTATGGTTTTATCCAACCCGATGGCACAACTGAAAAGGAAAACCAGATCTTCGTACATTACTCCTCCATCAAGAGTAAAAAGAAGTTCAAAGTGTTGGTCATGGGTCAGAGGGTCGAGTTTACCAAGGAAGTGTCTCCGAAGGGGGCATCGGCAGCTCATGTAGTTGTTATTGATCAGTAGTATATTTGTGATGTTTTGGAAAATAAGGTTAAAGGGCAACAATAGAAAAACCCCCGTACATATTTTCGTTGACTGGGAAAACGTAAAAGGCGTTGTTCCTCCTCACGGGCGCTTTTCCGCAGATTTTTGGTACGAAAGGCTTTCCTCTATTGTTGGCAGTGATACCTATCCTGACATGCGTGTTTCCATATATATGCCGAAATATACCAGACATTTTCCTGTGTGGGAAAAACAGAAAAAGTTTTTGACAGAAATACGAAACCACAAAAACATGAGAGCTGTTCTAGGATACCAACTTTACGACCATTACAGGTTGAGGGAGAAACTAGTTGACACAACTCTTGTGAGAGATGTTGTTGAACTAGCCATTACCTCAAAAACAAAACTTGTTGTAATTATAGTATCCGGGGATGGTGATATGTACCCAGCTGTGGAAACTGCAAAAAAATATGGACACCGTGTAATAACGGCGTCCTCATCTTACTCCACAAGCAATTTAGTAAAAAAAGAAAGTGATTTACATGTCAGACTTGAGCTACCTTAACAGGTAGCTTTTTTTACCAGAATACTCCCTTTTCAGGATCAAACTGTGTAGCAAACTCGTTTGCATATAAGTATGCTGGCATGGGGTCATAGCCGTGTATATTTGTTTTGCTTGCTTTTGCTGCAGAGTCTTGAATAACCATTTTGATGTTATTACTAGTAACACGGCTTAACCAGTCGTCCCGTTCATGTGGTAAAACATTTATACTCTTGAAATAAGGTTTATATTCTATTTGTGGAAGCCCTTCTGCTTTTCTCTCTTTATTTTCCTTATCAACTACAGTTTTAAAAACTGTATCCCCCTTTATAAACCTTGAGTTATCTGGAGCATTTGTAATATAAGCGTTATCGCTTATACCCCTGATTATAGTTTCGAATGTACGCTTGTGGAATTTTCCGTCGTAAACGTTATCCATCCTATCCACAAGAGATTTTTGAGCAGTAATGAAGTCTGTTAATTCCGCTAATTCTTGCGGTTTTTTTGTACCAGTACTTATAGGTTCTCCACGAGTAACTATATCGTCTATTTTAACCAGCAAGTCTCTTCCTGGTTTTACGTGGTGAAGTTTTGGACTATTACCATCTCCCATAATGGCAACTTCCCAACCTCCCGCCATTCCGGGTTTTATATTTATTACCCTACCTTCTATTTGTGCAAGTTCCGCTTTTCCTGGTAAAATTGCCGGGACCTTTACAGTACGCTCTAATTCTGGGAATCCCGCTGTCACTCCTCCACCGGCTAGAGCGCTTCCCCCAGAGTGGAAAGTTTGCATGGTCAATTGTGTTGCTCTTTCAGATACAGCCTGTCCGTCTAAAACTCCAGCATTATAACCAATTTGTGGCAATTTTCCTTCAGGGGTTAGCCCATAACAAAAAGCACACATACCTCGTTCTGTTTCACAAGTTAGAGGGCTTCTAACCTTTATTAAACTGTTACCCAGTTTTTTAACCAAGTCAGGGTGGATTAAAGCCGTAATAGTATCCCCTACTTCTACCACTCCCGGCACTCTTTGCTGGCTTATACGCCCTATAACGTTTTTGTCACTAGCAGATAACTCTATTCCATTTGTTGTACCACAATCTTGTTCGGTTATAAGCACGTCCTTCAGATTAGTTAAAAGCGCCTTATTTAAGGCACCAGTATCTTGTGTGTTTACGGCGCGATCAACGGTGCCTTTTCTTGCAGAATACATGTGGTTCCAGAATGAAAAGTCGTCTACTCCCTCTGCCCAGGATTTTTCAACAGGAGTGGGGATTGGGCGCCCCTTAACATCCAAAAGAACCCCAGGCATGGTTAGTACTTGCCTAATACTGTCTGGTTTTCCCTGTGATCCAGAATCAAGCATGTGGAAAAACCTATTATCGCTTTTACGCGCATTTTCATATAATTCTTTTTGAACTTTCTTGGAAGCTTCGTTATATATTTCAGCACGTTCCAGTGGAGTTTGGACACGGTTTGCTTTTTTGTGAGCAATTTCCATAATAGGACCACGAGCACTACGGTCCATATCCAAGTCCGTTATACTCAAAGTTATAGGTTTACGATAAGAGTATTCTTTTCCAAGCTCTTTAAAGTGGTTCATCACCTCAGCAAACTTTTTAGGATGCCTATCGCTTATTTCCTTCATTATACGCTTAACCGTGTCAGCATCAAATACTAATGTTCTGTCTTTTAAGTCCTCCGGAAGCTTTTCTAAAACAAGCTCCTTACCGTAAGTTGTACGCCCTACTCCTGTTAATTCAACTTCCTCCGCTTCGTCAAGTTTGCCGTCTCTAACATCATCAGCCATTTTTTTGAATGTGCTATATTTTTTGCCATCATATTTTCTATCCACTTTTGTAAGATACCAAAGACCTTGTTGAAATATTTGACTAAATGAGCCAATGATGGGCATAACAGGATCATCAAAATGGGGCCCATGTTGATAAATGTTTTTAGAAGGAATCATGCCAAACGCTTCACGAACGGCATCAGTGGATACAGGCACATTAACTGACATGGCGTCACCGTCAAAGTCCGCATTAAAACCCTTAACAATAAGAGGATTTAATTTAATAGCTTGGCCATCAATGCGCTTTGGTATTGCAGCTTGTACACTATGTTTATGTAACGATGGAGCACGATTAAGTAGTACTGGTCTGTTCTCCATGGCCAAGTCTATTCCACGCAGGCCAAGTTCTGTTTCTTCTTGAATTTCCTTACGTGCAGTCAGGGGACTGTGACCACGTTTGGTCAGCTCCTGTACGGCAAATGGAAGATAAATTTCTTTTGCCATTCCTGTGGGAATTCCTACCTCGTCTACTCCCAAGTTTGGATCAAGTGTAATGGTGCTGCGAGCAGAAAGATCCTGTCGTTTGCTCCAGACATTACTTTGTATAAAACCTTCTTTAGGTTCGGACCCAGATAGTGTGCGTAAGGCCCCCTCGTATTTTTCTTTCCCAAAGTGGGTTAGTTCTGTTAATCCCTGTAACTCCTTAAAATGATCGTAAAGCGACTTACGCACTTCATCAACTTTTATTTTCTCTGTGCCAATTTCCTTATCGCTAGCTAGGCCATCGTTAAGTTTCGATATGTCCCTATAATGATAATTAATTGGACTTACCATTAAATCACCGGAAGGTAATGGGTAAACTGGCCTAAATACTGGAGGCATGACTGGAATTTTATTTGTGGTATAGGCTTCTTCCGCTGTCATTCCTAGTTTATCTAGAGCTTCTAAGTATCGTACGCGCTTATTAAGTTTATTTACGCGTGACTCCGGTGCGGTTTTTAATTCATTTTTTGATTCCTGTAATTCTTTTTTTACATCTATAGCACGTAGGTCAGTAATTATTTTATCTATTCCACCCTCTTCCCCTTTAAGGCGCGCCTCATACTGAGGGCGGGTAATACCAAGCAATGATTGGATTGCTTTTTCATACATTGGAGAAGGCATGGTATCAGTTAATTCTATGTGGCTCCATTTTGTACCTCCATGTCCTCCGGTAATTTTTGAGTCAAACAACCCGCCTTTTAAAGTTGCTAAATTTTTACCCATTAGCATTTGTCCGGCATCGTCTAATTTACCGGCACTAATTTCAGATATTTTTTTATCCGTCAAAGGCATTAACTGAATTTCATTACCCTTTTTTTCACTATCAACCCCGGCGGCCTTCATGTAGGCTACCATTTTATCAAATACAAAAGATTTTTGGGGAGTTGGTAGTGGCAAACCTAATTGTATTGCTCTCCACAGCTCATCATTCTTTTGTGATTTTATAGCAGTGAAATCTCTTAAATTGTGTTTTGCACCATGCGCTAGGAGAACATATGTTTGCATAGGATCGACGGATTGTCCCCCAGACTCTCCTCTACCGGGAGCCTCATTTACATTGTAGGAACCATAACTACGGCTTTTTTCTTTATGTTCAACCACATGCATTAGTTTTAGTATGTACTGAGGACCAGTAAATACTTTCGATTTAAGAGGCTTACCGTCTTTGCCATCTAATACCACCTCGTCAGGTTCAATTCCTTGTTTTTTAAGTTCGTTAAGGAGTATGTTTAATTTGTCCTTACCATCGAAATTACGAATGACGTAAGGTTTACCTGTTTTTTCAGCAATTTTAGCCGCTGCTGTTTCTAACAATTGTGAGGGATTCATTCTAGAAGGTATTCCAAACGGAGACATTATCATGTCTACACGCTTACCACTAGCGGTATGTGGAGCCTCCTCGTCAGGTATGATCTTAACAACAATCCCTTTACCACCGTATCTGTTGGCTAGTTTGTCTCCCTCCACTAATGGGTGACTTACTTTCACACGAACTACAATTTTACGGCCCATTTTAGAAACATACATTACTTCCCCGGGCTCATCAAAATCATATACAACACTCCGGTCGTCATATAATTTAGACACCTTACGGTTCATATTCTTTAGTATTCTCTGTTCGTCGGTCATTTCTCTTGGTTCAAGGTGTGCTATGAGTACATCACCCTTTTTAACTCTTTCACCTTCTTTTATAATTCCTTCCGAATCAAGTTTATTATAACTTCCAGTATTTATAAAGGCACCTGGATATTCAGCGGCAAGCTTATCCTTATTAAAAATACCATTAGTGGTTCTATGCGAAGTATAATTGTGCAGACTAGAATGTGTAAACTTTTTAGCAAACGAATCTGTTACCACCAACCCGTCTTCAAATGAATAGCCCTTGTAAGGCATATAAGCTACTTGGACATTTGCGCCAAGACCTAATGTCTTTTTTCCACCAAAAGGTGGCTCAGCTTCAAAGTTATTTTTTGCTAATTCTTGTTTGGCCTTAACTACATCACCCGGTTTAACAGTAGGAGTACTGTGCAAGAACGACTCTTGGTTCATTGGAAAATAGTTATACAGCCCTATTTTAAGGCTTTTTGACTCCCCTTCAGGTTTTATATGAATGTAGTCAGGTGTTACTTTAGTTACAACACCTGATTTAATGTCGTCGGGAACATATGGATTAAGATAGTCACCAATCGACTCATCAAAACTTTTATCGATTAATGGCCGACCAACTTGTACTAGAGGAGCTTCCCCATTATCAATGGTAAAAGCTTGTGAAGTGTTTTTAGCAGCCATTAGTGCCCTGTTTCCTTGGGTATGTTCTAAAAATGGCGTTAAGTTTGTTGGCCACCCAAACAGAGATTGAGGTTTAATGATGTAGCCATCAACATCTTTATGGGCAAAAACTTCTGCTTTTCCCTTATTATATCCCCGTATTACCCTTTTTGTAAAGTCCCCGTCATGTGGTATTGGTTTTCCATTTTTTAAGACATACTGCTCACCAAAACCAACTCTCATGTTCCACAACTCATGCGGAGAGACGTACTTAATATCACCGTCTTTCATAATTACGGGAGTTGTCATCTGTCCTTTACTGTTTTTTTCAACAAACAGACTCAAAGGAAGAGAAATCCCCACTTTGGAACTATCCGGAGTTTGTACAGGATCAAGAAATCCAATATGAGACGGATGGACGTTACGGGTTTCCATGGTTACCTCATGCATGGAAGGTATTCCTCCCGTACCTAATACTGAAGTTTTTCTCCATTCTGATAATATTGAGACTGGGTTCGTTTGAGGAGGTGTCGCACTAAGGTCACTTGTAGTAAAGAAACTTTTTATGGGCTTACTATAAGTATCTGGACTTATAATATCCCTAATCTGATCCTTTCTGTCCGTACGGAAACGTAAATTACCTGTAATTTGTTTGTCCTTTTTTTCAAGAAAGAACCCGAGTAGATCATCCACAGTCATGAGGGACTTAAATACTAGCGAGTCACGCTCATCAGGATCTGCATCACCGCGTTGGACAGCCAGTAACTTTTTACTAACATCCATTAACGTATCTTTATTAACTTTTTTGTGTGATGCACCCAAAGTTATCAGTGTTGTATCTGGGTCGACTGCGGTTGTCTCAAAGTACTCATATAACATCTTTTTTGCTTCTTGTGGGGTTTTTGGTTTTTGATGTAAAACCTTTTCCACAAGGTTGACCCACATATCGGGCTCTTCTCCTTTATCGCTATTTTTGGCATAAAGGTCCTTGCCCCACAACTCAAGCATTTCTTGGTCTGTTACACCCAACGCCTTAAGAATGTTGTACAGTCTATAATTTTGATTCCCAGCACGCAATAGAAAAATTCCTTTTGTCGGGTCTAAAGTAAGTTTAAAATTAAAACCCTTTGCAAGATTAAATTGGGATTCAAAGTCACCATTATCTTTCATGCGTGTATATATACCAGACTTAAGGCGCAACTGATTTGTTGTTTGGTATTCATTGCCGTCAATAATAGCACTAAATCTTTGTGTTTGTTTAGGTATATTGGCTATTTTTATTTTAGGTTTTTCATCAACAATGTCCCCTGTTTTTTTGTCGACAAGTCTTAAATGTCCGTAAACTGGAACAGACCAAGTACTACCACTAACTTTGGCTTTCTTTTGGGCTGGAAGATCGTTTGTGGGGGCGTCCTCGTCCCCTATGTCCAAACTAATCAATTCCAATTTTTTATTTTGTGCATCAATGGGGTATTGATTGGATATAAAATTACCAATTACATCATAAATTTTAGAATTTTGAACATTAGGATTTAATGAGTCTTTTAATTCTCTGTCTGCATTCCTCATCATTTCTCCCGGATTTTTGGAATAAGAATATACATAAGGCTTTCAAATTCGAGCATTGGAAGCCCGCTTTGGGAGGGGGTATTGCCCTCTTCATAATATACAACACAGGAGGGGTTAATGCAAGTTCTAGCAGGCATTTCTTCAAGAGTACGGCGTGAACACAACAGGACACGTGTTGATTCCCCAGGAAGGCTACGAAGAACATCAAGTTCCCGTGGGCCGAGAGTGAGAATTAACGTTCCTGAAAACGTACACGCAATGTGCTTCCTGCTACAGTAAGAACTTCATTACCACGGCTATTATATTATATTAAATTACTGGTGTGGAAAACATGTTTTCCACACTTGCTTTTTTACCTCAAAATGAGTATATTTGGGTAGGAAACCAAGTGTAAATTATGGTAGACACAAAAAAAGAATTAGTAACTATAACAGAAACAGAGCTTTTACGTGAAGCATCGAAACTCATTCCTACTTCGCGGGTGGGAGATATCGCTGATAAAAGGCCCACTTATATAACAGTATTTTCTGATTCGGATGCGGAATGCTTTTTAAAATTTTGCATACCAGAAACCATACCAGAAGCCAAAAGAATTGAAATACAGGAAGTCATGACAATATATTTTGAAAACATGATTAGCTTTCTAACATTTGGTAAATATAATAATAACTCTCTTTTAAGAGCTAAAAGGTATGTAGAAAGATCGGCCGACAACGGTAATGCCGTTCCAGAATAGTCGCTTAACAGCGACTATTTTTATGGTATAAGATTTTAAGCTGTTAGAGCTCGCCCCTTATCCTCTAAGGGAACCATAGTGATTCGCTATGGTAATGTACATTCAAACATAATTCAACACGGGCCTTTCGGCCCTATAACATGGTTATGTCCTCAAATTAGGATAGGATGATTTATAACGCCATCAAAGATGGCTATAATGCGATCCTAAAAATTCTGATCGCCTCCTTCCCCGCGCCCTTCCGGCGATGTAACAGCTTGTTCTAACCTGTCAATCTAACAGTTGACTACTGGTTTATAGATTATGGAGAGGGGCTACCTCTAGTTTTTATACACTAGAAAGATAAGTGTTACGCTTATCTTGTCCTTTGTTCATTCCATAGCAGCATAATTCCACTTCTCATCCCCTCGACTTCGGCCGCGTTGGCCTCGTCTCAAGGATTCGAATTGGAAGCATTTACAATTTTATGCTGTTATGAATGAACTCGAGTTTTGCCCACCAGCACCCAGTTATTTTCTGGGATCACAATTGCACACGCAGGCCGACGGCCATGGTCCCTGGGCCGGCTGCCTAACTGCAGGTATAATTCAACGTTTTGAAACGGCGCCAAAATTTAAACAAATTAAAAAGTGGCTAACGCACAATCGATGAGGATCCTCCGGATCCTTAAGGATCTAGCGCTAATGCATGCCTCTTTTACTAAAAAAAGCGCTCGCCCTCTCCAATAGAGTAACCTATGAACCGTCAGTTACAGAACCATTTGTGTATATTTCCCAATACACAACTGGGTGTTTCGCCCAGAAAGTGAAAAGAGTACTGATTATGTGTAACTGAACCAACTTTGGTTGGTTTTTTTAGTTAACCAATTTTAACAAATGACTAAACAATCTATAAGCATATATAGTGTCCTTGATAAATCTCAAGAATATATAGAAGATATTATCTCTAACAAAGAAAAGCATTATATTACTTTTAGAATACCAAAACGTAATGGGCGTTTTCGTAAAATAGAGGCTCCTGACGACGCCTTAAAAGAGTTACAAACCACAATAAACGAAAAAGTATTTTCTATTTATAAACCCCATCGTATAGCGCACGGATTTATTTCTAATAGATCGCCGAAAACAAATGCGGAAGCGCATGTGGGGGCAAAAATAATCGTGGAAGTGGATATAAAGGATTTTTTCCCATCCATTAAAAAAGACAGGGTTATTAAAGTACTTGAGTACTTATTTGTTCAAAAAGCTGGAATGTTTAAATCTTCCGCCCATAAGCAGGAAGCAATAAAAGTCATATCAGAATTAATTACTCACCATGATAGGCTACCCCAAGGAGCCCCAACTAGTCCACCGTTTAGTAATCTATCGGTGCTAGGAATGGATAAAGACTTATTAAAATTAGAAGAGCCTTATGGTGCAACCGTAACTAGATACGCAGATGATATCACAATGTCATCAGAATACAATGTACAATTGCCACAAGTTATCCCGGAATTACGTAAAATAGTGACCAAATATGGGTTTAAATTAAACAACGTTAAGACTCGAGTTATTCGACAAAATCGTAGGATGTTGGTAACTGGAGTAGTAGTTAACGAAAAACCGAACATTAGAAAGGATGTTCGACGTAGTTTAAGAGCTAAATTACATAATTACAATAGGGATCACACCCCTATCACCCAAGAAGAATACCAACGTATTCAGGGGCAAATTGCTTGGATTAAGTATTTAAACCCTCTCCATGGAGATAGGCTCGGAGAACAATTGGACCGCGTTCAACGAGAAGAACCCACAGTAGTCTTATAGGCTATGAAAAAACATAAGTTCTGGTGGATGTACAAATTCACTAACAGCATATTGCTGATGGTCCAGTATTTATTTTATAGAAGAGAGGGTGGTATTGTTGCCTCATTTCAAAGCATTATTAACAATTGGGTTAAAAGAAACAGACCCGGACAACACGAGAAGAAAAAGAATTAATTATACGAAGGGTAGGGATATTATAAAATGGTATCGTGCCCCTAGTATATCCGATGCAATGGGTATATCTCGTAAAACGAGATACTCAAGGATTAAATATATCACTGAAATAAGTCACGATGATTATGTCAAAGGTGTAGCGCGCCACCACGAATATTAAAATTGGCATAAGAATATGTGGCGAGGGCGGTGCCCACCAGAAACCTCGTGTTTCTGGCCCTAAAATATGTGGGACATAAAAAACATTTAGAAACTATTGAAGAAGTATTTAGTGCATTTAGAGAATATTAGATAAGTGTTACTGTAGCTCAATTAGTAGAGCGCCCCGCGATAAAACGGGGAGGTGTTGGAGCAAGGCCAACCAGTAATAGAGAGATTGTCCGCCGGGTCTAGCAAATAGATATTCGTAAAGGCAAGCTAGTACTTCCCCGCTGGGGTGGTCTCTCATTTTTTAGCCTATTGATTTTTACTACGGAAATGTGTATATTAATATACAACAACCAAGTATTATATATGGCTAGAAAACCTAGAATTTTAGCATGGTGTGATACTCCCACAGTAACTACCGGTTTTGGAAATGTGGCAAAAAATTTGCTTAGAGATGCCCATAAAGAGTTCGATATTGATATAGTAGGTATTAATTACTGGGGGACTAAAAAATATGATACAGACAAGTGGTTCATTTATTCTACTGGACACAATATGGATCAGATGGGATACAAAGTTCTTCCACTAGCCATGGAAAGCAGTAAACCCGATCTTGTTTTTTTATTCCAAGACTTGTTTGCTATCGATTTAGCATACCCATTAATACGCAAAGTAGATAAAGATACTCCTGTTGTCATATATTTTCCGATAGATGGTGGACCATTCAGTCGTACATGGGGAAATGTTTTAGAAGACAAAGGCATAAAGAAAATATTCACCTATTCTGAATTTGCAAACAGAGAAATACTTAAAGTAGTTCCAGATCTAAATAAAGAGTTAGAAATAATGTATCATGGAGTTGATGTGGATACATTTAAACTTCTTCCCAAAGAGGAGGTGGACGAATTTAACCGTAGTAGGGGCTGGGATGGTAGGTTTGTAATGATGAATCTTAATAAATTTCAGCCTCGAAAAAATATCATGAACACAGTACTGGTGGGGTCACTGTTGGTTCATGGGTACAAGAAATGCAGATGCGGGCACTATTATTTATCAAAATATGATACTTGCGATTTAAACGGTTGTGGTCAAGAGGACGTAATAGAAGAAGTTAAACCAAAACGTGATATAACTTTATATATGCACATGAACATAATGGAGCGTATAATGGGACCATTAAGATCATGTGGGTTGTCTGCCATTGCATTAAATACAGGATGGACCGATGCCGATATAGACAAATATGGTACTTTGGCCCTTCTTGATCCTGAAAGGAATTTAGTATCAAACCCCTTCAGTGAAGAAGAATTAAATATGTTATATAACGCAATAAGCGTAAATATAACAACAACTTTGGGAGAAGGGTGTGGTTTATCACTGTTAGAAAGTGCCGCCACAGGCACAACTAGTATAGCACCCAACCATAGTGCAATTCCAGAACAAATAGGTGACACCGGGCACCTTGTAAAAAATGCAGCATACTTCTCTATGCACAATGATAATTCTCACATGCGTCCAATAGTGAGTGTTCCCGCGATGGTTGATGCGGTTGAAATTGAATATAAGAAATGGCTAGACAATGGCAGGGAAAAAATAATAAATTATGCTGCAATAGAACGGGTTCATGAGAAGTTTTTATGGGACGATAAACGTGAACAATTAATGTCTGCTTTTAGAGAATTAACCAAAGATGTAAACAATGAAAAAGAGTGAATTGTTAATTTATATACTGGGTAGAGCTAATAAGATAGTAAACATTACATATGACAAAAATGTCGGCATAGAATATTTAGCACTCCAAGCCGCCATTGAATTATTTAATAGTTCTGATATAGGTCATAAATATAAAGCATCATATCTGGTAATGAATCCTAGTGATATTGCTGAACTAAAAAATAAAATGGGGCATGTGGAAGAAAGTTCAATAGAAGATGAGGCATATCCAATATTATTTGGTATGAAGATTATTGAAACAAATGAAGTGTCTCCAGGATGTGTGATAGCTTCCGCATCAGAAGAATATTTGACCGAGTTTCCCAATACTGTTGCAAAAGCAGTAAAAGTTGATAAAAACAAAATTAGTAAGTTTTACACTAACGCCACTGCCGATGAGCATGATGGGGAGGAAACTGACTTAATGGAAGTGCGTAATGTAATTTATTATCGTAAATTAGTTCCGCACAAGCCGGGATGGCGTGAAGTGATGATAGAAGGAAACCCTCCAAAGGAATTGAATGGCTGGCCTTATCGAGTTTTTAAAAAACCAGAGTAACCAATTATGCCTTTACCTTGTTGTGCACTATGTTATGAAAAATACTTAACTATTGATGACGTAGATATGGAGAAGTATGGTTCAGAAGGATCATTACCTTTAGAAAAGCGTAGGGATTGGTATTTTAAGGAGCACTTAAAAAAAGATGGTGAAGACTTAACTTTTCACCAAGACCAGTTCGATGAAGCTTTAGCTAGATATCAGGAAAAATATGGCGATAGATACTGGGTCATGCACAAGGGCAAGAACGGGGTTTGTGACTGTGACTGTCATGTTCATGGGCTTAATTTACGGCATTAATTTAAGGTATAAGAATTTGTGTAACCCCACTAATTGGTGGGGTTTTTTCGGTATAAGATTGTATCTTATACATTTACTTCTTGGAGGTCAGATGTCAAAGTTTCAACCACTGCCAGCTCGTTGCCCCAATAAGAAATGTAAGGGGCGAAAACGCAAGAAATCTACGCTCGTTTGGCATGGAATCGGCATGAAATACGATGGACACTGTACGTCGTGTGGTCATAACTTCAATATAACTCTAACCCATTCCCACCAGCAACGTTTAACAATGTGTTGAGATTGGGTGAAAAAGAAAGTGAGGTCTCATGGCGTCCAAAAAAAGGTGGTTGGAGGCTAGTGAAAAGATCGCTGTCCTCTGTGATAGAGAAAGTCAGCCGCGCATCTGCCCTTTTTGTTACCTTGCAAGGTACTCGAAAAATAGCTTTATTTGCGAGATGTGCGTCTATCAGTACATCTCTGAAGGGCTCGAAATAAACGAGAAGCCTGGGGTTAGCTCTCTTAACGGCTACCACCACATCTGCCTTCATGTCGGACCCGCACTATACACCATACCGCGGGGGATATGGCACCGTACCGTTGTGCAAGAGAGGATCAAGGCCATGCCTGACGAGCATCCGCTCTTCAAGGTGGGGAATGAAGAAACATGAAGTTTTCGTAAGTAACCCGAAAGGGGAGAAAGGGGCCATAGGCTTAAAGCACAGTGTTTTATGCTTGGGATAAACGTCCGCCGGTAACCCCGCTGGGGCGCCCGAGAAAAATTGATCTGCGCTTCCCTACGGCATAAGGGGAAGCCTAAGACCAAATCTTGCCTACCTTACGAAAAAGGCTCTCATATTTGAGAGCCTTTTTTAGTCTAAGTCTTCTTTAGCCCATTCCAAAAGAACATAGGCTTTTGGGTTGGTTCCTTGAGACATAAATATCCTTTTATCTAGAATAATAACTTCCGGATCGTTTATTAATGATTCTAACATTTGTTTTTGGTCGTCGATATCTATACAAAATTTATCTACGAAATGGACTAAATTATCATCCATTTTTACTCTCCTTCGCGGACAGCTTCGGCGAGTTTAGTTTCCTCTTGGGTGTCAGGTTTCCATTCACCGGTTTTTTCTAGCTTTTTTTTCTCGGATGTAGAGACTTCTTTTTTTTCTCCTGTTTTGTCATTAACCATGACATTAACATCACCATATTTTTCCATTGTTACTCCTGGTTACGGATTACCTTTTTTAGGGGCCGTATGTTTTTCTTGTTTAGCTTTAGCCACTTGTGCGTTAGCTTTTTGTTGATCTATGTCTTGCTTACGGGACTGCTGTTCAGCTTCTATCATTTCTGGCATTGCGGCCATCATTGCATTTTGTATCATTTGTGCACGCTTCATAACAGCAGATGCAAAGTAAGGAGCACTTTTCTGCATATTTACAACAACTTGCTGTTGTTGTTTTGGTGGCATCGCGATTAATTGCAAAGCATATTTATGTATAATTTCACTAGTATCCTCGCTTGTATTTCCGGTTTCAATTTTTGTCATTTCTTCTGCCAGCTCTTCATCTATCATCTTTTCGTCGATTCTTGCTTTCTCATCAAGATACGCCCACTCTGCTCCAGCTTGTGCCCTCCCTTGTTCAATGAAGCCAATTGAAGCTGCGGCAGCATCGCCCTCCGCCACTTTTGATTTTAGCTTATTTTCAAATTCAATGTCTTTTTCTTTTCTATCTCTATCTTTATCAGGATCAATACCAAATTCTTGTAGAAGAGCAGTATTGGATATTTTCCCGGCCTCGTTAAGTTCAAAATGAAGTCTCTTCGATTCAGAATCATCGTTCATTTTAAATTTTGTCATTCTTAAACTAATTTTATTGTAGCTGAGAATCGCAGCTAGTCTTGGAATGAGAAATTGATTTATGAAATCATGTAAATCTTCACGGTAGGCAATAAAGTCGTTTTCAACAATACGCAAGGATATACTAGACCCTGTCCATGAAGCTCCCCCTTTAACAAATTCAATAGGAACACCAAAGGAGTTAATAACAGTTTCCTCCAAAAATTTCATTTCAGGGGTGGTCATTAAAGCTCTGGCATCTCCTCCAAGAGACTGATATCCAATTGGTATTGGGAAAATTCCTATATGGTTAGGGTCCCTTTTCCATTTCTTTATCTGCTCTTCAATTTGACTTCTCCACTCACCAAGGTTCATTCCTATAATTGGGTTATCTGAACCATTGCTGGCTGGGAATAGAGCTCGTAAAGGAACAACGTGTTCCATAGCTATCGCTTCATTACCGCGACGCAAAGTTTGCATGTAGTAAATAAGTCCAAGAGCGGGGAGAATCATTGGTTTCCCCCACGCCTCGTCGTCTTCGCTTAGTGTTGGTTGCTTGAAATGGTAAATATTTTTTGGGTCTAGTTGTATTTTCTTATTAGCCTCTATTGCCTTGATGAATAACCAAGGGGTTTTATCTACTATTGGTATGGTTCCTTTTTTTACGTCTGCCTTTAATTCCGGTTTAACATTATAAAAATAGTCGGCTTCTCCTGTAAACTCATCATAATCAATTTCAATTCTTTCTGGCGCCAAAGCGACAACTTTTACAGAATCTGCTGTTTTTTGTGGAACATCATCCACACCAAACTCGTTAATCTGGGCTTTACATTTAGGGCAAGTCCCCGAATACTTAAATTGCCTAAATTTACGATCCTTTATTGAATGGAGTTGGTGCTTTTCTCCGCACGATGAGCATGTTAACCATCGTTTAAATTTAAGGTTAAGGAGTACAATACAGTTTCCAAACACCATAAAATCCAATCCAATTTTTTTCAATAGGGATTTTAGTTTGATTTCAAATTTTAAAAGATTCTCCCAATTCTCTTTTTCTTCTTGATCTGCGTATTTTTCTATTATTGGTTGTGTAATTGGATAACTTACCATTTTTCCTATTACACTTCTTAAAAATTCATTCCTATAAAAGAAAATTCTACAATGTTTAAAGAGAGTTTTAATATTCTTTGGCATATATGTTCGAGACATATCAAAGAATGGGCTAGGATATTTGTTACTGCTGTTTGATGATTTATCTATAAAATAACTAGTTGACATTATTTAAGCTCCTCAAGCTGCATCATGCGGGTATATAGCAAAAGTTCCGCTAATCTTTGTGCTTGAGTCATGGTTGGAGTATCCGCGTCTACGGGTGTTTCTGGGTCCATTATAATTTTAGCTTTTTCGTAAATAGTTGAATCTGCATCAGGTAGCCTATCACAACCGTAGGGGTAAAAAGAATGTATCGCCCCAGAATTAAAAACATGTTTAATATAAGATTGAACTTCCCACGAAAACTCAAAATTTGTTTTTAGTAATCTACGCGCAAAGTCTATTGCATACCATATATGTTTTGGAGAAACCTCTTGAATTTCTGTGAAATCAACGGAAAGCCTGTTTATAGCTCTCACAATATTTTCAAATTGGTACATGTCCTCAAAAAAATATTGGGATTGCATAAGGGCCCTAGCAGCCATTACCCAAGCAAAATCTAGTTCATCTATATCAGGTGGAAGATTTATACGAATAGTTTCGGGCTCAAGTTCCTCTGAAGTTTCAATAAGATCTCGAATAGTCATCATTATTATTGGTTTTTACGTTCTACTAGCTTGTTAGATAACAAATTAAATAGAGCAAATGACGCGGCAGTTGCCGGAACATTTTTAATTACTTTGGGTATAACACCTTGATACATAACTTTTGTTTTACCAAAAGCGCCGTTTGCTTTGCGAAGTTTCTTCTGAATAATATGCCAATTACCAGTTTGCTTCGCAGTAGCATAGGTATCTATTGGGTGAGATACAAGTGTGGCTCCAGCTCCAGCTAATCCACCAATTACAGCATTCTCGGTATCAGTTAGTTCCTTCTTTTTGGTACCAACCTTGTTAAAACCTAAATTCCTAAGCATTATAGCTCCGAAAGCAATCCACTGCGTGTCGGCAAAGGTAAGGATTTTAACACATCTAGTCCTTCCGGCCCTGACAAGTCCTCAGCTGTATCTTTATCTACATAAGCACTAATATCTTTTTCAGATAGCTTCTGTAAATCTGCGGAAGTTACTAATTGCCCGTCCACGATAGCCTCGGCAATTTTTTCTGTCTTGAGAGTAGCAATTAACGGATCTTCAATTCTGGTATTATAAAACTTTCTCCCGCCCCACTCTTCATCAAGTCTTTCTAAAAGTGCTGCTATTTTTATAGGACCAAATTCAGCCTTTTTCTCAATTAGTTTGTCATAGAGCCCCTGCACTTCGTGTTCTACTGGTGCGTATGACTTCCTTATATTGATGTGTTTACCAAAATTTTCGTTAAACTCATCAGCTATAAGATCGGAGTATTTATTAAATAAGCCTGCAATTTTGACGCCGTCTTCTTTAACTTCCTGCGCATCGACAGCCTTTGCCAAATTCATTGCAAATTCTAGCCTGTCTCCCAATTCTAATTCTATATAGTTATTATCAAAATAAGAATTGGCTGTTTTTACATATTCCGGGGAATCGAGTCTCCATCTTTTTTCTTTCGGTAATGCAAAGTCACTGCTGGCCTCCAAACCCGCATTTTTTTGCATTAGCGAATTATTACGACGCTTCTTAGCCCAAGCAACTTTGTCTATTTCATCAGTATTTACAATGTTGCCATTATTGGGAATCTCCCCGACATACTGTTCAAGATCTTCAGGGAAGTCGAATCCCCAGCGTTTCGATGCCTTCTTTAAATAATAAGAAGCTGTTTTACATATCTCGTCTGGAAGACTATCGGCTTTTGCAGCTAAAAGTTTAGCATTTAATTCAGATAAATCTTTAGAAATATGTGCGAATTTATTAAAACTCCCAACCCCCGGAATTCGTAGGACAAGAGCCACGTCATGTTTACCTAGCTCTTGTTGTTCTTCATCTGTAGGAACGTGTGCTTCTTTAATGGAATCATCCATGGAGTCCATTACTCCGATAATAAGAGTGGTGTCCCCACTAGACAGTTCATCCACTACATCGTACCTAAGCGTTGCCAGTTTGTTCATTTGATTCTCCAACTGATAAGTTCATTCATAATTATGTTTCCGGGACAATCTGGTTTCTGGTCTTGTGCTTCACAATGCCCCTTCACATTAAGTTTACTAATAGAATATCGATTTGTCAATAGGTCCAATAGGCGTTTTAGACTTCTTAATTGGGGAGGAGTAGGAACTTCTTTTCCTTTATAGCTAGGACCAGCAAAATCTCCTAACACTAGAACGCCTATCGCCGTGGAATTTTTACCTTTAGTGTGCCATACCAAGTCACTAACTTTGTTAGCTTGGTACAGCCTACCACTTTTACCAATAACAAAATGGTAGCAAATATGTGGACAACCATCCGGACTTATATGGTTTCTCTCCCAAGCAGCTATTGTACCATCATGGTCTCTATCGTGTGTTGGAGTAATGTGGTACTTATTAATAGCTTCTATTGTCCCTGTGGAGGCTGCTTGATGAACAATAATTGAATCTATGTTTGATACAGTCCTCTTACTCCACTTTCTTCCTTCTGGGTATTTTTCATTCCCGGAATGCCACGGCAATACATTTATAACATTATAAATGGTTGGTTCTAGATCCCTCTTTACTTTTGGTAAAGATGGTAGTTCTTGCATGGTCTGTTCATCTTCTTTCTTATTAAATAAAACTGACCACGGTCCTAACAAATTTCGTAAACTCATAACTCCCTTTGGTTAGTCGATAATGGTGTTTTGTTCAAAAACATCCATCTTGCGGTTGGCTAGTTTGGCAGTATCGTTTCTAGATTTATCAAGGAAAGAGTAACCTAAAAGGCTTGAAAAAATAAATACTAACGAGGTGTCTATAGCAATAGCTGGTAGAAAGGCTATGATTATCGATGAGATAAATACAGCCCACAGCATTACTCTAGCCAAACTCCATTTTTCTCCGTCTAATGTTAATAAATCTTTTATTAGTTTCTTCACTGCTTACTCCTATTATCTAAATATTGGATATGTATACTCTAGTTCAACTAAAGCCTGCTTATTAGTATTTAGTTCTAACATTAATTTGGCCCTCTGAAATTCGATACCACCTAGAGCACCGGCACCCCATATTTTGCCTTTATCCATCACCCACCCAAAATTTCCGCGGGCCCCAACAAAAAACCCCAATTGTTCCCGCCAAGACGGTTTATATGGGTTAACGGATATGTTTGTTTGTTCGAAACTTACTCCCGGTAAGTTACTTTCTATATAACCTGTCCAAGTTTTATTCCTATTTTCACTCAAGGTGAAGGAGATAGGAATACGAGCGGAAATATCCTTCAAATATACTCCATATGGGTCTTCTATTTGAAAGGCCCCTCTTATACGATACACATTTTCGTGAGCAATGTCAAATGCCCTTATCGGAATAGTATCTGATAAAGTTTCGTATGTGGTGTCGGAGGAATCGATTGGTTGGGACGAAAACCAAGAATTTATGGTTTGCTTCATCTCTGCCATTGTTTGGGCTTGAGCTCTTATAGTTCCACCATTTTTAGCAATATCATCCTTTGCTTCCTTTGTAAGAGCCTCGATATTACCAGCTTGAATTGCTAGTTTACTAATAACACCATCAGCGAGTTCTTGCTGTTCTTTTATTTGAGCAAGTTGGTTATATAACCCAATACGTTCACTATCTGCTTTTTTATTTTGGTAATACCCAATACCACCTTGAACTAATACTAGGCCTACCAATACAAGCATTATTATATATTGTAATTTCATATTTTATGGATGGTTTACATACAACGTATCGTTATCATCTATGTAGAAAAACGCATTTTTATTTGAGTCATAATGATAGCTTTTGCTATTATGCATCTCTTCTTTTAAGCCGTGCTTGCTTATTTTATAGTCTATAAGATTAAAGAGGTTTAACCCCAATGAAACAAGTAATACGATTAATACTGACCAAAATTGACTATTAGCGCGTTTTTGGGCTTCTATTAATTGCGTACTTTCTGTTTTCCACAATGTATTATCTTTCCCAATCCCATCAAGTTTTACCTCAAGCGGAGAGTTAGCAACACTTAAATCGATTCCGGCATTTTTTAATGCTTCAGTTTGTGCTATCACAATAGCTTCTAACTTTGGCAAAACCGTTATCGCATTTTTAAGTTCATGCTGATTTTCAGTAATTTGTGCAATTAATCGAGCAACTCGATTACTAACTTCTATTGATTGCACAAGGTTTTGAGGATCTATTAATATGTGATTACTAGCATCCGCCATATTTTAAAGATCCCTGTATTTGGTTATCCATATAAGCAATTAGCGACGACATCTCTTGAGATAATTTTGTTGGCGTATTATAAATACGTCTTCCAGAGATAGCTACGCCCCCGTTGTATTTATAGATCAGAAAATTGTAGTATCTCATTTTTTCTCCTTCTGCCGATTCCTTTAAACTTATAGGGAAGTTTGTTAACTCCCTTGATTTCCCCGTTAATAAAACTTGGGGTAAAAATTCAAGTAGGTTTTCTATTAAACTGTGCGTACATAGCGAATTTACTACATTCCATTCTCTGTTTTTAACGGAAACACGTGGCTTATCATCTACAAACTCTATAACCCCAAAAAGGTCTTCCATGTTTTCTACTATGCTGTGTAATTTTTTGTTAGCATTTATTAATTCTTGTTCAGTTAATTTCTGTTCTGTTATGTCTTTAGAAATTACTACAAATAGACGCTCACCTCTTAAAACAGTAGGATACGCCGACATATTAAATACCTTATCACCATTTTTACTATGATACTTATACTCTAAATTTTTAATTGGTTGACCTGTCTTTGACAGATTTTTTAAAGCTTGTTTTACTTTTGGGACGTCTTCCTCAAATACATGATCAAACGGGTTGATGTCATCGGAGTACCCTAGAATATTATGCAACGCTGGGTTACCCCATATGGTTTCCCCATTATTGTTACAAAAACTAACCAAGTCCGTAGAGTGTTCAAACAATATTTTAAAGTTATTGTTTATCTCTTCTGCAACATCTTCAAATTTTCTTACTTGTTGGGTTTCAAGCTCTTCTGCCATCTTAAAATTCTCGCACTGTTTATAATATATAATACACAATTTTAGTGTAAAAATCAAATATTATTTTGCTAAATACGCTATATACTGTGTCCCACTTCCTCGACCATGTGTTATCCACATCCTGTCTCCATCAAATGACATAGGTACCGTGTATCCTGGGGCAACTGTTCCAGCATACTTTGGGATATCGTAGCTATCTGCACATTCCAGAGTCCTAGGATTCACCACAAAAATTTTGTAAGCATCATACGTTGTTGGCCCACCAACTGCATGCGCATAAACCCACAGATTTATACCGTCAAATCCTATATTTAACGGTTCGTAGGGAGTTGAGAGGCTCCCCAAATCTATGTATGAGTTAGAGAGTTTTTCTGCCACAGCCCCACCCACTAAATTACCTACAAATCTTCTTATATAATAACACGTTCCGGCCGCAGAGTCTTCGGTTATGCTCCAAATATACTGTCCATCAAACACACACGGCGGAGGAATTAAAAATACCTCTGTTAAGTATGGCCCAACAAATGTTCCTGTAGACGTTTTTAAATGAAAAACTGATTTACCGGCTCCCTCCGCAACTAACACCCATACAATTTGATTTCCAACATAAACTAGTTTTGTTATACTTGTAACAAGGGCATCAAAAGCGCTTGCAACTATACTACCGTCAGTAATGTCAAACGTAGTGACTTCTCGCCTAGTTTGATCGTCGTTGTGCCATATTACGTACACATATTGGTCTTCCATATTAAATTGGATCAACCTACCACCACCTACAGAGGCCCCCCCGCCCAAATCTATAGCTGAAAAATCGTCCCCACCGTATGTAGTGTCAAACTCCTGATTAAATGTGAGAGAACCATCTGTGATATCAAAATCTTTAATACTGTCCATATCCAATACATACAAATGCTTTGTATTATCGGAAGTATTTATTCCATAACACAAGGAGTGAGGCCCGTTTAAAGCCCCTGCTCCATCTGGAGTGTAGTCGGTTTCAGATATTTCTCCAGTGACCCCATTTCTAGAAAATCTAACTATTTGGTCTGTATCAAAGGCTACTCCCCAAATATACCCGTTACCATATCGTATTTCTTTTACCTCGTCACTTGCGGTTATAGCTGTGTAATCAGTTCCAAGTCCCAATCTTGATGTGGATCCGTATAACTCTACTGCCATTTCTGGAACTAATATAGACTTGTCGTCTCTGTTTTCTATTAATTTGCCGTATCTATTGAATATTTGTGAAGACGTATCTTCGTCTAATAAAACAGTTGATTTGACCCCTGTTCTGCTTCCAAGAGAACCTACTCCAATAGTTGTCATGTCTGTTTTTAACGAGTCCAAGTCCAAGAAATCGTCTTCATGGGGATTTGTTTGTGTAGTTAATGTTAAAACAGTCGAAGCCCCCCGATTAGAACCATCAGGAGCAATACCTACTAGTCTAAAATCGTATTCTGTGTCAAATTCAACAGGAGTTACCAATGTGTTGGTCTGTAATTTATCGTATATAGTTTCAAAAGTTGACCACGTTTCAGATGTTTTAAGTTTATATTGCACTCTTACAATTGTAACGTCTCCAGTTGGACTGGGAGACCAGGTAATTCTCACAGCAGGAGTTTCACCGTCTAACTCATCCTCCACACTTAACAATCTTGGCGGCGAGGGACGCAAATATTGAGAAACAACATTAAACAAATCAGGATTACCAATACTTATATTATACTGGTTGTTTCCTACCCACTTAATGTTTTTATAAATAACAGAATAAATGCTATCCCTTAATCCTGTTACTGCGTATTGACCATTTTCCCCAACTGTGAAGGACCTGACGACTTGGCCAGACGCCTTTCCCGTAATACGGTTATAAACTCGCCTTAAATTGTCAACAAGAGAGGCTTGAGCACCAGGAACTAACCCAGTAAACACATGTGAGTGAGTTTGAACTGGGTTAGTTGGGTTTAGTTTATTCGCAGCATCTGCCTGTACAACATGGTGGTCAGACCCCATTAAGGGATCTATTCCGCTAGGTGTAGTTGCCATAATTTATAATGATGTGATTGCATCGTTAAGTGAACGAATATTATCAACAGTTGGTAGAGATGCAATTTGTTGTGATACATCCGATACTGCTTTGCTGACTTCTGTTTTCAAAGCTGTTAATTCTGCTACTTTTGCAGTTCGTAAAACAACGGCTTCGGCATCTTTTAGATTTCTTAGCGTATTACCAGAAACATTATCAACAAGCGTGTTTGTAACTATTTTAAACCCATTACTCCAAGGGCCCGCTACTCCAAGTTCGGATATGGCTTGGACAAAAACGATATAAACTTGATCTATATTTACATCTATCCACTGTGTTGTAGAACTTGTTGTACTTTGAAGCTCGGTGCGGTAGATAATAATTGTATCACCGGTCTGTATATCCGATACTGACATAACCAATTCTAAAGTAGTAGAATCAACCACACTGGCTACAATATTTTTTTGAATTAGAGTGCCCGATCTATCAACTTGGACGTAATCCCCCACTCTGGCAATGGAACTAATTACAGTATCCACTACTAAATATTTTGTTGAAGCCGTAACCGAGCTAACAGTGATGGTGGTTCCTTCATGCTGAAGCACCTTCTTTTTTTGAGCCTTTTCTGTTGTAAAGTTATCAGTACGCAATACTGTACTGACCTCGTCATCTAAAAATGTAGCTGGCTCCTTTGTGCTTGGATCCACCTCTGTGGCTGAACCAACTAATTTACAAATTTTTACATTATAATATTCAATTTTCTCATTATCTATTAAAGTGGGTTGTCCCCAAGTAATTTTTACCCTGTATCGGGGTTTAGCGAGGTCGGGTTGTTCTTGTAAAAGTTCACTATTAGCAGTTATATCCGCAGCAAGTGCATCAAGGTCACTTCTTGCATTACTGGCTTCAGTTACTTTACTGTCCGCTTGTGTATCAACGTGAGTAATAATGTCCTCTATACTATCTTCGAGCATGTATAACCCACAAGCCTCCGCAGTAGCCCAACCCGCATCCACAATAGTTTGTGCAAATCCAGAAATTGATAACTGGTCAGGCCCATATAAACTTGTCTGATCAGTCCATAGCTGATAACCACTAACTGATCCAGTATTTGCTGATCTCCAAGCTAATTGGTAGTTTCTTAGTCTGCGTAATTGTGTATTAGCTGTTGTTGCTTTTGTAAGATCAAATTCTTTGATTCTATGAGACGTAACTTTGTCTTGTAGAGATCTGGTAATTGTATCATCTTGCTGGACTTGATACAAGTGTCCTGAAATAGAGCTTACTTGGTTTGGCTCAGAGGGTACCTTAGTAGTGGTTATCCATCTATCACCTTCTCCATCAGAATAGTTTAAAATACCATGATTCAAGCAAAGGTTAAGAGCTGAAGCGGAAGCTTCTACATCTGAAGGATTAAAAGTATCTGTGGAATGGCTGTGTCTGTTGTCGTGTGCAAAGACCAGTCCTGATAAAGAAATATCGTAATCCGAGTCTAGTTGTCCTGCAAATGTAACAGAGTGGGCTTCTAGGCTATCGTTAATAACCAGCCCATTCATGGTTAAAGTACCGGATACGGTAGTGTCTCTATCTGTTCTAACCACATCGTCTTCGTAATACAAGGCTTCGTTCCAACGCAATAGATTTGTATCGCGTAAATCAGTAGTAACATCCATGGTGGTGCCACTTACTGTAAATTCAGCTAGGGCCAATCCAGATATTCCCGGATCAACAGTAGTAAAATCATAATAGTCTTCTGATCTAATCGGAGTACGAGCAGAGTCTTCTCCGTACTGTATGCCAGCCACTTTTTCCGTATATTCAGTATATATGGCTCTCGGCTTTATATATAAAGTATATGAGCCATTCGTAGTTAATGTGGCAGTTTTACCGGGAGCATAAACTGTGAGTTGGTGTCCTGAAGGTGTAATAGCCGATCCGGGGTTAATGAAAAGCTCATTATTCCCATCACCAACCTCTACCTTTAAAGCAGTCTCTGTGGCCGGAATAGAACCATTTCTATATTCTGCAACTACACCAAATTCCTTGAAAAGTTTTTGGTATAGTCTTTTAAACTCACTATGAATATTATCTTGCAGATCAGAAATATTATCTGGCATGTTTTGTTTTGTACCGGTAGCTAAAATTATTCGGTCCATTTTTTATACCCCTACGGTTTTCATAAATAAATGTTTTCCTACAAACCTATCTATTGATTCGTCGTATAAAGTCGAATCATATCCAAACACCCCAGATATGGAAGTGGGTTCTGTAAATACTACGGTGTTTAATGTGTTCACTCCATATCCGTCGTCGTTTTCGATTATTAATCCACTATTACTAGTGTAATCATGAAGTTGCCAATTGTCAACAATTACTTCATATTGTTCTATTGTCCCTGAAGAACAGGCCTCCAGTACCCCATTTCCCGATTCAAAATACATAGTTTGGGAGCCGATGGTAATTTGGTCATGTGGCGTACCGGACAACTTTGTAAGAGTACCAGAATTATAAGAGAAAGGGTAACCCTTTGCAATACCAATAGCATTTCTCACTGCCTTTAATGTTGGTTTTTGCTTTGACCAGTAATGTAAAGCCTTTATGATTTCTAGATAATGGTTGGCTCTATCCACATAACCATCGTAACCAGAAGTTGTTGTCCAAGTGTCATAGTTGGCATCTTTAAACATTTTTGTTGTCATGCCAACTCTAGCTCCCCACAAGGAAAATAGTACAGGGTTTATTGATTCGGTTTTCCCTATATAGATCTGAGTTCTGTATAGGTTGGGGTAATCCAAACTTAAAGTAAATGGGTTGGTTGAATTTAAAAATAAAAGCGTATTTAAGTCGTGTATTATGTAATCTACACCTTCCATTAAATCTTCTTCAACCCATTCATTACTTGCATCTTGCCAATATATATTTTTAACGTCAGTAACTCTTAATATATAAGCATTTAGCGGGAACCCGATAAATCCAGAGCCATCTGTAGCGGTGTATCCCGATACAGAAGAGTCATCAACCGTGTTGCAGTTTATCAAACTTCCATACATATCGTCGTCTGTGGTGGCATAGATAACATCATAAAAGTCGTGCCTTGAATCCCATACAGCTTCTATGTCATTAATAAACATACTATTATGAACTTGATCTAAATTACGACTTAATTCTGTTAAAACAGATTTATAACCATCCCACACGGCTTCAATGGCGGCTTTATCGGTAACACTAAAATTACCAAATACCGTTCTGACATTGTTCCAAAGTTCCGAAACATTACTAAATGGGAAAGAAATCATAATTATCCTACTTTGGTTACACCATATAATTCAGTGGTGTCTGTAAAGAAAGCTTGAAGCCCGCTTAAGCTCACTGTATCAGTAAAAGCATTGTCCTCTAATAACAAAGTGCCAGTATAGTCATAGGCAGTATATTGTAAATCCAAACTTGTCAGATTTACGTAATCTACCCCATTATTATACAGGTGGTTAATTAAATCTGAGACTTCAATTGTGTCTTCTTTTGCATTTACCCAATTTTTTATTGCCGTCTTAACTGCCTCCTCGGAAGCAGTGCCCCTATATTCCAAAGAATTGGCTGTAATAATCAGCGGAGGTCTTATTTTTAATAAGGTGTTAAGGCCGGGGTTACGGTGAGCCCTGTCAGTCAAGAAACTCTGAACTTCCGTTCCTTGGTCATAATACCTGTAAAGTACTCTAGCGGTCATTGGAGTCCAAGCATCACTAAAGTTTATTTGAAGTGAGGCTTGGGAGCTAAACGCATATTTCGAATCAGACACACTTACGGTATAATCTGTGCCCCGTGTTAACTCGGCCCCAGTGGCGGCGGAACTAACTGAGATAATGTCCATAACTGGTAATGAAAAGCCGTTAGCCGAACTAACATTAACTGTACCAGAAGAATTTGGTACATCTATTGTAGCTTGTAATATCCTACTGGGGGCATTAACATATATATCGGACATTCCACCAATGTGTATTCCGTCCGTTTGTACATTGTCAATTTCAACATAATGGGTGTTAATTGTGCTTGAAGAGGTTGCTTCGGTAGGAACAGCAACCAAAGTAACATAGTTGTCACCATCAATGTATTCAGTTAGCTCATCGTAAGATGCTGTTATTTCTTGTTGTGAAGATGGGGAAGAAGAGGAAGCGGTATTCGATCCAACTAATTCCCAATTTCCGTCGGTGTTGTTCCATATAAATAGTTTTGCTCCCGTCCCGGACGTAACCCCATTATCGTAGGTTCCCCATCCGCGCCAATATACATGAAAAGGATCCCCAGCCGTAAACTTCGACGGGTCTGCATCTAGTTTCATTAAGGAAGACGGGTAGTCATTACCTAGTGAAGCCACCACTAAATCATTATAATACCAACGACTATTTTTAGTACCTAAAACAGATATTCCAAAGTTTTCTCCTGACGCATTGGGGGAGTACAATGGGTCTGATGAGCTCTTCTTCAATACATACCCATATTGATTATCGGGCGATCCCGTAACAGAATCTGCATCATAAGGAAGATCTACAGCTTGTGAGTAATTGGCACTATCGTCAAGTATCCATACCGTTACCTGGTAATTGGTGGTAATTTCTATAATAAATTTATACCAAGTGTTTATTTCTATTATTCTGCGGCCAAATGTTAAATTATTATCACCGCCAATATAATTATTGATTCCGCCGTCCGCTAAAATTAAGTTTTCGCTGTTAATGAAAGTATCTGTACTTAAAAAACTATTATCCACAATAGCTAAGTTGTAATTTAACACGGCAGCTCCCTCTTGACTAGTGGAGCCATTAATGGTAATATCTTCAGACGTATCTACTGCATCATACGAACTTGTCCCGAAAGTACTTTTTCTCCAAGCAAGTCCAAGCCCTTCTGGTCCAAAAACTTCTGAACTTTGTCTTCCGACCGTAATATAACTCATTACTCCGTTATCTGTACTATCATCCGTGTAAAATCTTCCACGTATTTGGATGTTACTCTTTCTTGCGATTGCTCGGTGAAATACAGGATAGTAATTTCCGGCGTTGTCGATATTAATAGTCTGTTGTATAGACGATAATAGAGTAGTAACGCTTCGACTATCTGAAGCTGACATAATTGTAGAAGGCATATTTAATATCCTTAAGTTACAGTAGAATTTACTGGTGGCAGACCAGCTATTTGGGTAACCATACTCATAATTTGATTAGCGTCTCCTAAAGTAATTATGATTGGCTCGTCCGCTTTAATTATAGCTCCTGTGGAACTTCGCACCTGCCTACCTAGGCGAACTTCTCCGTCCAATACCTCAATTTCATTTGGGTGCTTTAGTTCACCGGAATCGGTGTTACTATCACTGTAGCTCCAAATGACACTGGTAGATGCTCCTGCAAAACTTTCATTTAACAAGTGCTCGATTCCGACTGTTTGGTAATAGGCATCATTGTTTTTCCAAACGGATCTATACCACGCATCACTCCATTCAATACTCCAGCTTGAAGGATCAGGTAAATCCGTAGCGACTAAACCGCTTCCAGTTGGAACTAAAATACTCAATAAACTCCAATAGCCTATGCTTCTATTTGCTGGCGGATCTATATACCCAGAAACAGCACCAAAAAAATCAGAAGTAGAAAAAGTTGTTGGTAGCATGTTTAGATTTTCAGAACTACCCGATACAGTATATGCAACATCTCTTGTCATTTCTTCATCTCCGACCCCCTTCACCACAACATCAGTTAGGGTTGGAAAATTTCGCATTAAAGATGCACGTATACCATCTGATGAGGAGATGCTCTCGTTTATACCTGTTGTTAAAATTTTAGATTTAAGCTGGGTATTTGTATCTCTTGTGGTCCCTCCGGTTATACTAACTGGATTATCAACCAGAATATAACCAGTTTTTAACCCCTTTACAATTTTTATTGTGCCCGGGTTAGTTTCTCCCGAAGAACCATAAGATTCAGCTGTAATTGGAATAGATCCAGTAGAATATAAAGGATATCTTTCAATATTCTGACGCATCTGTTCTTCAGTTATACTGAAGGTTCTAGTGGGATGATACTTCTTACCATCTTCAGTTTCAAATGTTATATCTGTAGTGAATATTTCGGTTCGCGGAGATTGGTAGTATACATACACGTTACCGGTGGCCTTGCTCCCAACCGTACGATCAACGTAAAAGTTAGCGGAAAATTTATCCATGGCAGATTCAGATATCGCATTTTCATCTTCCATGGTCATCTCACGCATTTTTTGCTCGTGATCTTCTTCATATGGTGCCAGTATTGTGCTTAATGGACTGACTTGAAGATCTATCAGAGGGGATGACTCGGTAACACTTATAGTGCTATCGTGTTCTTTTAGCTTCTTTTTTACATACTGTACTATATTGTTCATAGCTTAATAACCTCAACCTTATTTGCCTCTGTTAAGACAGCTAAAATAACTTCCCAAGCTAAATTATTAGGATCGTGTCTAATGTTCACTATTTCAATTCTTCTTAATTTTTCTTCGGGATCTATGTTTTGAGTTTTTTGTTCACGCAATATTTGCTCTTCAACTTCGTCTATTGCTAAAGCTATTTCCACACGAAATATCTCTTCTTGGTCCGGCGTGTACGCTAAACCAACCATATCGCCAACCCTATTGCCGGTGGAAGGGAAATCTTTATTAGAGCCTTTAGCACTTAATAGGTTTAGATACAATTTTTGTAATAAACTTATTTTATTATTTGACCTTTTTTGACCCTTTTGGTAGTCAAGGGTTACCTTTTTAGTAACCGGGTCAATGCTGATAATGTCAATATCTTTCATTATTTACGCCAATTCCGGTGTGTTTGCTAACCAAGGTGATACAGAATCCTCATTACTATCTTCAGAAAATTCAAAACCGGCATTTGGGTCTTCATCTGAAGTAAAAGACTCATTAATAGCAGTAGCCCTGTTTGATGCCAACTCATCTTGTTGTGCTAGCGCAACATTTTCTACTTCTGGAGTATGGTCTGCCATTTGCGATGCCGCTGCCTGACTTTTATTTCTAGAAGATAAATAGCATGTCGCATCAGCGGCAGCTTCCCCTATACTAACAATTTGGCCAGCTAGAGACATAGAAGCGGACATTACATTTACAGCGGTTCCAATAGCATTTCCCAAATCTCCGCTTGAAATAAATTTACCAACAGAACCTCCCATGCTTTCTAAAAATGCAATTGCTTCTCGTATTAGGGGGCTGTTTTCATCGAACTTATTCAAATAACTTAAAGTAACCTTATCTTGATTAATTCCGGCTTCTATAACCCTTCTTAAATCTGACATCCTAACGACAGCATTTATTAGGGCTTGTTTTCCCAGCCCTTCTGTCACATTACCTTTTACATTTGATACTACTGTGGATATTAAGTCTATTATTGAACTTAAAAACATTGCTTTAAGAACATGATAATTATTATCAAAATCGTTTTGCGACTGCAAATACTTAATTATTTCTTTAAATTGCGCAGCTTGCTCTTGCACCGCAGCAAGATCGGCTGCCGCTGCACCGATAAACCCACCACTTTGTCCTGTTTGCCATATAGCTTCTAAAGCAATAGTCCACCCTGGAATAGCTAAAGCAGCCTCTGTCTTTTTAGGGGGTACAGATTCTGTTTTATCTTCCATCTCTTCTCTAACGTCTTTTACTGTTCCTCTTTCTCTAATAATGAAGTTAAGTAACAAATTCATTGTTGTGCTTAATCCACTAATTGTGGCATCAAGGTTTTTCATAGAGTTTAATGTTAAGTTAACAGCTACGCCTTGGGCTTCCAAACTTGGCTCGCGGGTTTCTACTGTAATTTCGTTTAATTTATATTCTCCAGTATCCGTGATTGTCCAACTTTTGCCACCGCTTGCAAATTGCCATGTACCATCAGAAAAAAACGACTGAACTGACATATCAGGATTTGATGGTCTGTCAACAGTTAGTTTCAATAGGTTAATAACGTCTGGAGTGGGAGTAACGCGATATGTTGCTCCTAAAGCTGCCAATCCCATCAATTTTACTGTGTCATTTAGTCTCCTAATATATTGTTTATAGTGCTCGTCTAGGAATTTTTTAGTATATGCCCAGTTTGTTTTTATATTTGGGTCTCCCTCGTCGTTATCTGTAAATTCATTAAAACCGCTCTTTAGAGTTCCTTGTATGGTATCTCCGCCCGTTTGTGTGCGTGCCCTACCTGTCCCGCCATTAAGAAAGTCAATGGCTGAACTTACATTATCCATTGCGCTACTGTGCAAACTCGAAGCAAAAATACCGGTTGTGCGAGCTCTCTCGTATACGGCCGAAATTGTTTTTTCTGCCGATTTAAGTTTTCTCTCAGCAGCTCTTACGCGATCAATAATGTTGGTTGCCCCATCAAAGGTTCCAAGATAGGCTAATTCACTTAATGCCCCTATTAGTGCATTCACCATTACAATTGCATCTTCCGCCGTGCTAATTCTTTGTTGTACCTGTTGCTTCGCAACTCGGTTAGCTAGTGCAAATAATGCTAATTTCATTTGTGGTAACAAAGTCATGGCCATAGCAAACATTGCAACCCCTCCGGATATTATTTGGCCTAATCCGGTTTCTGTTAAAACTGTTTGTATAGCTTGAGATAGTAAAGTAGATGCAGCACTAGAAAGTAGACCCAACAGAGCTTCAACTCCTAACCACCCATTATCAGCAGCATTCGCTAAAAGGGAAGCTTCTCTATCACTCATGTACTCTGCATATCTCTGATTTAATCTGTCTTGGCAGGACATTAAAAGTATTCCATATGGTTTTCTACATCAACAGCTATTTGACTTCGTATTTTTCGTACTTGCGATTCAGGCATGTTCAGTCTGTCTGCTATTTCAGCGGTCGTCAATTGTGGATTACCTCCCCAACCAAAGGTATACTCCATTATTTTCTTTGTTTTATTGGGGGCCGTGTGATAAATAAGTCTAGCTATTTCCAGAGCTTTATTTTTAGAATGAAATCCTGCATCAAAGAAAGAACTGGTATCTTCTTTTCCGGTTCCTATGCTCAAATCTTGCCTTAATTCGGCATTCATTCTTTCGACTTCTTTCGGGGACCAAGCCAAGGCGTCAGCTATTTCGTAAGTTGTTGGAGGCCTGTTTAACTCATCTTCTAGATTTGATTTAATGTTCTGAAATCTAGAAATTGCAATCCCACGATGTTCAGGTATTTTTCCGACATTTTGATATTGCAAAACGTATCTTTGAAGATGCTTTAAGTGATTAGTTACGTGTGTATTTAAAGCTGCACCTTTATTAGGATCGTAGGTATCAAAACTTTTTACTGTAAGTCTTCTCGCCTCTGATTCTAATGCAGGTCTTGGTAATGGCGCACCAGTAAATTTATTTACATTACTTTGTATAACAGGATCGAGGCTTTTTAATAGATAAGGCACAACGGCTTTATCACCCATATGATACTGCTTCCAGAGATCAACTTCGCGTTCTTTGAGCTGGGATCTAGACAGATCCACCGGTATTTGAAAGCTCTTCATAAATTCTATTTCCTTCATCAATGGCCGCAGTTATATCTTCAAGATATGCTGCTTGTAGGTCTTCATTTTCAAAAATAGTTTCTCCGCCGCTTGTAAACGTGGAGGAAACGACCTGTCTCCAATTAGATGTCAGTTCTGCTGACTGTTTTTCTAAATATGTAATCTGCGCATCATACCCTATTATACTATGTATCAATTGGTTTATTAATTGCGCATCCTGTTGTCCTTTACTTTTCTCTTCTTGCAGCCTATCGTCTTCCTCCGCCCTAGCTTTAATAATATCAGGAAGTAACAAATCCTTTGAGACATCAATACCAAATTGGTACATCATGTATAATTTTTCATTATGCAGTACTTTATGTTTTGTAACAATCATTTGCATATTGAAAGACGATGTGTGAGGAGAAGCAGCAACCTTGTTAATACTAAAATTAGTTGGGTAGAAATAAATTAAGTTCTCCCCTACTACTAATATAGCAATTTTTTTCTTTCTTGCAAGTTGTGTTCCACGTAAATGTTTATCCCAAAACTCTCTCCACATGGATTCCCACCTATATTTATTATGCGGTTTAGCTTCAAGAAGTGTTCCCGACAACCCATAAACTTTTGTTTTCTCATCAAAGAAAGATAATACAGATGTGCCACTAAATGTTTCCATAACTTGAACCTTCTCTATATGCGTTTCTTGAAATTGCTGCAAAATAAAATGGTCAGTTAGGAGGATTTCAGTAGATGGCATGTCCTCTGTTACAAAAGCAGGATTTGGTACTACCAGTATCATAGCTGGTTTTTTTATCAAAGATATATTGGATAATGAAGGTTTGGAATCCCACCCATCTTGAATTGAACTTAATGGTAGGTTAGACATTATATACGTTTCCTTGTATTATAGCTTGATACACTCGATCCTGTCTTTCCTTAACAAAAGGCTTTCCTTCGGCCTCGTTTCCCCAGGAGTTATAATCCCCATCATCCACAGGAGAATCGCCAAGAGAGGTGGCCATGTATGTATGTTCTTCTGAATTTAATGGTTTAGTTGGATCGGCTAGCACAAAATTCCAAAAATCTGATTCCTTTACCAAACTTCGTTTTAACAATGGTTTTATTGTTCTGTTAATATCTGCTTCAGATACTCCTTGAGTAATTGTTTTAATATAAGTTACAAAAGCTTGCATAACTTTCGTAGGATCATTTGTTTCTTCTGTTACTTTATCTAAGTAGTCTTTTAAGTTGGAATCCTCTAATTCTCCAGTAATTTGTGGATAAGTTTCACTGTAAATTTTGGATGCCCCATATTTTGAGTCGTCAAACAAAGCAGGAAATGAGGGTATGTAGTCATTGTAATATAACCCAACATTTTTAGTTTGTGAAGAGCCTATAACAGCATTCTCGCTTACTAGTTTTGGTGCTCTTATGCTAAGTGTTTGAGTTGCTGTTCCTCCAGCACTTATTATAGTAGTAATCCCAGCAATGGTGCCATATACAGAAGGGAATATGGGGTCAACTATTAAAGCGGGAAAGCCAACTAGCCTGTGCGGGCTATAAACGGTTGTAATATCAAAAGTTCTGTATCTATACCTTTGGTCAAAAAATTTCAAATCAACCATTTTTTGGATAACCCCATCTCCTGCTTTGGAGTCATCTTCTCCAGTAAAAATGTCATCAATGATGGTTAAATCATTTATACCTAGTATTGGGCCTTCGGGATCTTCTGTTGGTTCCTGATTGTTTTTCTTTGCAGAATATACATCTGCCAAAGTATACGCTAATCCGCTGGATGCCTTTGCCCTTGTGGCATTGATTCCTCTTATCTTTTCTTCGTCGGTCATTTTTCCACTTAGCTTGTTTTCGGATTCTCTAAAAATTAACTTTGGGCTTACCCACTCATGTAAACCAAAAGCATTTTCTGCCGCTCCAAGCGATATTTGGAGTGGGTCAAGACGCATTATGTGACGAGTTGGCTCACTAGCCATATTCCGCGCATAAGACATGCGTACGACTTCGTTTGGTAAGACTACATTGCATAAGGCAGGTAAAAAATAATCAGTTCTTGGTTTTATGAACAAGCTTATTGGCGCTTTATTTCCTGTATCATCATCTGTATAACTTGGTGCTGCTACTGCATTGAATTCATAATTAAGAAACGATGTTAATTCTGTTAATATGGAATTTAATGGCACGTAAACTGGCCATCTAACCACATTATCTTTTAACAATTTATTTAGTGCTGCTTGACTTATATTATCATTTCCTATATTATTGTCTAAAGTTATAATTCTATTAGAGATCTTTAGTGATTTATCCAGTAACTTTGGATAAGGGTTGTTCGCTAGAACTAGTGGTATTAAACCGTTTTCTCCTGTAAAGAATTCTTTTAGTGTTGACCCTTCATTAAGAGCGGTTACTAAAACAGATGTGGCTGTATTAGTAGGCACTTCATCTGACATCACTAGTTTTTTAGGGGGTCTGGATCTTTTGCCTCCGTCTACTCCCCCGGAATCCATATCCCCATTCATAACAACCATGTGGCCATCAAAGGTAGCTGGATTTTGAATTGTTCCCTTTTTCAAGTAAGCTCTATTTAACTCATCTACCAAACTAGTAAATGTTGCCTCAATACCCCTGTTGGATCCAGAACGAGAAAAACTTATACCGGCTAAACTCCCCTCAAAAATCAGGTAGTATTCCGGCTCTCCCCCATCGCTGGTAGCATCGCTATAAAATACATGCGCTAGTGTCTTTGGTAGCATGTATAAAAACGCATCGCTAAGAGGTAAAGATACAACAGCTGATGGCGGGCCACCAGTGCTCTCCTGAATAGAAATACTGTTAAAGGGTACTTCCAACCCTTCCAAATATAATTTACATTGTATATAACTTGCTGACATATTAGTACATACTGCCTTCTGGAGACACGTAATTTTTGGTTGTTTGAGCCCATGGGGCGCGTTTAAGAATTGATATTAAATCTTCCAATTGCATGCTAAGAGTAAATTGCATTTTACCTGCTGCATCCAAATCTGCATTTTTTAATTGGTCCGCTAAAGAACCTTTAGCGGCATCTTCTGGAAGAGACTGAACCAAGCTATCAAATCTATTCAAGGATGAAAATACTGTTTCTGCTTGCGAGGTTAGTTTTTCTGTATCTCCGTAAGCTGCTTTTATTGCAGATCTAGTTTGTTCGTCCGTTTGTAATATAGCTTTGTTGCTCTGATTGTTTGCTGCCCCAATGGCAAATTCAGCTAGCTGCTGTCTGGCATCTGCTCTGTTTTCATAAGTAAGGCCTATTTTGCCGAAGGCATCTGGGTTGTTAAAAGTTAGGTTTGCTGTTTGTACAAGCCTATCATAATCTTCTTTTGTTTCCGTTTTGGCTATTGTATCCATCATAGTCATGCCAATACTTGAATTTACATCAAATGCTGACATACCAACATCAATAGCTGCCGCAACTTCCAAATTTGCCAAACTTTGTTGGGTAGATTGTACCGCTAATTTGGGAATAACTTTACTTCGCCCCTTAGCCCACCTTGGCAGATTCGCATCTTTTACATTAAATTCGCCGGCTGTCCAATAATTGTATAATTGTGTACCAAGAGTTTCTTGATCACTAAATTTTTCTAGGAAAGATTCTTTAGTCAAATTTCCCTGCATTACCGCATCTTGTAATTCTCTTAAAGACCCACCAGTTAAATTCTTAAATTCCCTGTTTGTTATATTGTTTTCATTAAGTATAAGTTCTGACCAGCTTTGTACAGTATCTCCACCTATGGTCGCCAAATTATCTAATTTATCTCTATCTGCGGATGAGCTCCATACGGATACAGCTGCTCGACGGGCTGCTTGTTCGGATGTACTTAAATCTCCATATGATCTGGAAACCCTTAAATTATTTACAGTCGTATCACCAGTAAACCAGTCAGAAATATCTTGTGCCATTTCTCCTATTGCGGAACGAGGACCCCTAGTTGCCCTTTCAACAAATTCCCCTGTTGGACGAGTAATATGTTGTCCAACAGTTTCATCCCAACCAATGGCAAAGTTTCTCCAGATTCTTTCTAGTCCACCTACTCTACCTCTAGCATTTTGTGCAACTTCCATCAAGTTTGGAGCTAAATCCATTAAGGAGTCTCTATACTCCTCTGGATTTGCAGCTATTGCGGACCATCTTTCTGCTTGTGAGGAATTTATTCCTTGGGTCAGTAAGAAGCCTTTAAAGGCTGTTTGGTTATATTCCCTACCTCCAGAAGCCCAAGAAGCTAGTTGCATGTATTGACTTAAATTTTGGGCGTCATATATAGTAGATGGAGTTGTATTTATGATGTCTTCTTGCCCACCCACTGCTGTTAAATACCCCATCATTCCAGTACGGCCTATGAAATTTGATGCGGTATAAAACTGATCTACTACTCCGGCTCCGGCCATTCCAGGACCACCGGCCATCATTGCCGTATTCATTGCAAAACCGGAAGAGCTGCGCGCAAAATTTAATGCAGACCTCTCCATGTCAAGAGCCATTTGGGAAACCCCGCCACTATTTCTAATAACATTCGGGTCTATCAATCCTTGTGCGGCCATCCCATGAATAGCGCCAGCTGCGGTTAATGCTCCTGTAAAAGCCGCCCCCATGCTTAAACCGGTACCTTGCACTATATTGGTAGCGGATCGTCCCATTTGCAGAGCTTCACCTGGTGTAAGTCCCATAGTAGTGGGGGCGTTTCCTAATAAGCTCGTTATACTAGTAATGGTTCCAGCATCTGTCACTCCAAGACTTGACATCTCCCCCATAAAGTTTGAAGCCTCTTTTGTGGACATATGTAAAGTATGCATGACCGTGCGGGCATTTTCTATCAGATTGTCGATGTTTCGCTTAAACTCGTCTGCGGTTCGGCTGTAATCAAATCCTCCAGCTGCTGCAAACTCATTTACCATTGTGTCTATTTCTCCTGGACGGAAACCTTGTTCGATTCCCATTCCTGAATATTCCCACTCCCCCATTCTGGTTGCTAATTGTCTTGATTCAAATTGATCAAGAGGACCTCCTACCGATCTAAAAGATATGTTTTGTAGATAGTTGGCTCTTTGTAAAACTCGTTTATCTTCGTGATAATCGGGTCTGAATATAGCATCAGCCCCTAGCCCAGCGGCCAGTCCTGCTACAATTCCAAGAGGCCCGCCTATTGACCCACCAAGCGCTGAAGCCAATGGAGCCGTTATTCCTAAACTTAATACGTCATAAGCCAATTCTTGTCCAGCTATGCTTCGCATTCCTCGATCTCCGTGAAGTGTGGTGAATTCTTCACGGCTTAATGGCATTGACGGGTGATAACCTAACCCAAGAGCTCCTGTAAGCGTGTTCCCCATTACTGTGCCCGATTCTGCCCCGAGCCTTATTTGGTTCCAATAATCTACTCCAGCCATATTAGAGCCAATGCCAACAGTATTTAAATCAGAGGTGCTTACGTATGGGGCAGGAGTGAGTAGACCACTCATCTCCATTGCACTGCTAAACTTTTCGTAACCCAATCTTGCACGATTGATCATTGAATCAAACTGATTTGCAATGCTCGTCCCCATGTCGGGTGAAAACGAAGGAGAAATTTGTGGAGGGGGCCCAATTGGAGCCGCTACGCCGCCTCCTATGTCTCCACCGCTAAATGGGTTAAAAGTAAAAGCAGTAGGATCAAGTCCCATGCCGCCAAAAGCAGACGCTCCGGATTCAAGCGCTACTTGATCCCGAAGTGCCTGTAATTGACCAGCAATATCAGATGCGTCTAGTTCTACTTTATAGGTTAGTTTATCTTCTACCGGCATTTGAAGTTCCTACAGACAGTTTAAATTCTTTTGATCTATCTATCTCTTTAAACTTAAATTTCTTATTTTTTAGTTTGTGCTGAATTTTTTTAAATTCTGCAAATTTAGCTTGGCTTTCTTCCACAAAATCTTTTCGTTCTAGTGCCATGTGTGGTTCAAACCAATTTTGGTATTCTAGTAAAATTTGATTTAATTTTTCGATCTTTTCTTGAGAATCTGGAGCCGAAGAATACAGATCCAATTGTGCCTTATATGCATCTAGCATTTCCAGTCGTTTATGTGCGAATGCCAAGCCTTTTTCAAGCATAGAGCCGGGTTCAGCTTTATATTCTAGAGCCCCTCTTAATATAAGATTTAGTCGCTGGAGGACGAGGGGCTCTCTGAAAAATCCTCTGCCATCTCCAAAATATCGTGGACATATTTGTGTAGTTCTGTTTGTTTTTGTACTAATTTATCAACTAAATGATCGCCGCTATTTCTTATAAATATGTCGGCATCTTCAGGCTTGTCAAAGGCAATATCATTAAATTGTTTTAAAGAGTATTTTAGCAACTGTACCTGAAATTCATTAGCTAATAAAGCCCCAATAGCTTTGGGATTTACTTCGGACATTTCCTCTTTTGCTGCTAAGTTTTCCCTAACCGTAATTGTTTGAAGCACTACTGGGACATCAAGAATTTTATATTCCTTTTGAATCCGACCGTTTAGCATGTACTCCATAAGGGTTGCTTTATCCTCAGGAGTGAGTTTCGTTTTCTTTTCTGTTTCTGCCATAATTCTTTCTTTGGTTTATAGTTTAGGCTCTAGTATAGTATACTATTCCTTGAAACGAATTTCAAGGTTTTTGGTATAAGATTACATGGATTTAACAGTTTATTGTGACGGAGGGTCTTTGGGAAACCAAGGGCCTGACCGTAAAGCGTATTATTCTTTTAAGATATACGACGGTGGCATAGAGGTAAAGCATGTAAATAAAAAAGACATTCCTGGAAATGCGACAAATAACGAAGCCGAGTATCAAGCTCTTATTCAAACTGTAGAGTATCTTCTACATTTGGAAACAAAAATTAACTCTCTAACCATATATACCGATTCTCAACTTGTTGTTAAACAGCTATCCGGAGAATATAAAGTAAGAAATCCTAATCTCTTAAAACTACATGAAGCCTTTAAAAATAAGTGTAAAGAACTAGGAACCCATGTTACTATTGTTTGGGTTTCCAGAGATGTAACAGAAAAGGAACTAGGACACTAATGATTGTAATAAAGCCACCAAAAGTTGTATTAAATGCAACGGAAGAATTTACAGTATTCGCAGCCGGTAGTATAGAAATGGGCAAAGCACGAAATTGGCAGGAAGAATTAGCAGAACAAGTAAGTGATGTTGATGGATATTTACTAAATCCCCGAAGAGACGACTGGGATTCTAGTTGGGAGCAGGATATTAGTAACAAGTTTTTTAAGGATCAGGTAGAGTGGGAATTAAAGGCATTGGAAGAAGCAAGTCTAATTGTAATGTACCTTCAACCTGGTACAATGTCTCCTATATCTCTTTTGGAGTTGGGAAAATTTGCAAAACCGGAAAAACTATTTGTTTGCTGTCCTAAAGGATTTTGGCGTAAAGGTAACGTAGATATTTTTTGTAAAAGGTATAAGATATTTAATACTGATAATTTTGACCAGCTTTCATCTGTAATAAGAACATTCAAAGACAACTAGTAACACCTTCATGGAGAGACTCGTGGAACATAAAGACAATCCAGAAAAAGAAAATAGGAGCAATCCTGATATTCTTGCTCAGATTTCAACGGCATTCGCTGCCCTGGGCGCTCTTGATTTAAGAATTTGTCAAGTATTTGAGGGTTTGAGAACTCAAAAAGGCGGTGATTTGTTTTATGTCGAAAATAGCGAGTTAGCAAAACTCATAATTGAATATTATGGGGATTTGTTAACGCCGACTATAAAACAGGTTGTGTCTGGAGAATTAAGATACCGAGATTTAATTGAAGAAAAAGACGAAGTTACCCTAAAAAAGATGGCGGAGGAAATGGCAAATGGACCTTTACGAAATAGCTGAGTTCTTTTCTGATAAACCTGATGGGGTTTATACAAAAGGTGAAAGCCCAATTCCGGGAGTACATTTTCATAAATCTAGGCATCTGGTCAAGGGAAACTACAGTGAAATAGAAGTGTGGGAGGGGATTGGATGGACTCCGGACGTCATGCAGTGGCGTGGGCACGTAGTGTACACGGAAGGCGCGTATTATGGTACTTATGCTGCTCAACCCTTTGACAAATTTTTTAATTATGGTGAAGAGACGGCAGATGCCAGATATGTGAATAAGCTAATGGATGCGTGTGCATCAATGTGGAAACTTGAAAAAGTAAACGGCACCTTGATTATATTTTTCTATGACCAAATCGACAAAAGATGGAAAGCCAGCACACGTGGAAGATTAACATCATACCTACCTGAAAAATATACGGATTTCATTACCATAGCTGAAAAAATAGGTAAAAGTTTTTCAAACCACCTCAACGTAAATAACACATATCTGTTTGAACTAGTAACTCCGGAGGAAGACCATATAACAGATTATGGTGATACTGAAGAACTAGTTTGGATAGGCATGCGTGAAGAAAACGGAAACGACCAACTAATCACGGACTTCGTTCATGGTGCATTCGCACGACGCATGGGAGTTAGGATAGCAAAGAATGAAAGAATCACTGACATAAATGTCGATGAATTAACTGGTTATTCGGACGGCTGTGCAAGCGAAGGATTTGTAGTTGCATTTGTTGATCCACATGGTTATATTATGGACAGGGTCAAGATAAAAACAGATCAATACAGAGCCCTTCGTCAGTTTAGAGACAAGTCGGGAAATCACAACTATCTCCTAAAAACTTTACAACGAGAAGACGGGTTTGAACGATTATTCCTTTTTGTAGCGGAATGCCCGGATAAATGGAGACCAAAAGTAGCTAAATGGTTTGGAGAAATACTAATAAAGATGGGAAGTGCTTTAGAACACTACTCTCTCTATCATGATACTTCAAGAAAAGAGTACGCTTTATTATGTCAAAACAGGGATTGGAGTGGGCTGGCATTTATGCTACTAGACGGAAAAAACCTCAAAACAAGTTTTGATAAATGAAGGAAGCAACAGCATACGACGTAAATAGCTTGGTTTCAGAACTAGAAAGCAGCTTACGAGCATACTTGGAAAATGTTTCAAAAGCAACACTTAAGCAACTTCGAGTATCTTATTGTAGGCTGGTTGAGTTGGAACCAGCAACAGCAGATATGAGACTTGGATACATTAAATTGCACGTACCAAGTTTTTCACCTTAACCAAGATTAGTAATGCAACATATTGATATTAGCATCATTATGCCTATATGGAATGGTGCGGACACGTTGGATAGGGCAATTCATTCATTAATAGATCAAGAATACTTTAAAGCAATTCCGCTGCCACAAGTAGAATTGGTCATGGTTGACGATTATTCGAATGAACAAACTCGATCCAAAATTAAGGATTGGGTCCGCAGACTCAAAGCCGGCATCACAAGTAATCTTCACGTAACAGCCTTAAGACATCTCCGTAACGAGGGCACATCAGTAGCTAGAAACACAGGTATTGATGCGTCCTCAGGGGATGTTATTGGTTATTTGGATGTAGATGATGAGTATGACCCCTTTCGTATTGTTGACGGCTATTTAGCACTTACAAAGTATTCAAATGCCGACATTTGTTTGAGCCCTTATAGGCTAGACGACGGGTCGAAATTGGGAGAATGGCACCCGGAAAGAATTGAAAATATTAATGGTAGGGAACGTGAATTTTTACAAGTATCAAGTATAACAATACCCATCGGTTTAATGCACACGAGAAAAATATTTGATAAGTGTGTAAATAAATTTGGACATGGGTTTCCACCAGGAATAGTATGTGGTGAAGATGGAGTATTAGTTCGTAGAATGGCAGATTTGGGTGCAAAATTTACATATACACAATCTCTAGCTGGAACTTACCATATTTCTCAATTTGGTCAAAGTAGAACCCAAAGAAGGCCAGACAGCGGTTTGGGTTATGCCTATGATAACCAAGACCCAAATGGAAGTAACGGACAGTACCTAGATAAAATAGCCTTGGAGGCAAAAAATGGTTGATAACCCCGCCCAACACCCAATCAATGTTCAAAATTTCCTGCGAATCCTTGCCGTTCACGGGTCATATAAGACATTCAAAAAGTTTATGAAAAACCCTGAAGGTTGGGCAAAAGCAAGAACACATGAAATATGCAGCGGTAACCCAGAGTTAACACGAGCAAATTTGATAGTATTGGCAAGAACGGCAAAAAGATATATAACTGACCCGGAAGGGTTTTCGATACCACAATCCAGTTATAATAATATGTTTGATTCCCTTAAAACCAAATTTTAATATGTTTGACGAGTTTCAAAAGTCTTTTACAGAAAGAGATTACTTCGATCAAGAGGAAACTCTTTTTGGTGATGGATTTGAACCTATCCTGATAGCTTGGTATAACGTAGAAAATAAAGATTTGAGAGTGTCTACTCCTCCATTTGATGATGGTGTGATATTGACTACTGAATCCATAGTTGCAGTATTAAAAGCCAGTTTAGAAGAATTTGAAAATAAACTTAGTAGTCAAAAATCAGACAAAGATTCTGAAGAGTCAGATTCCGAATCACCAAAGAGCTAAAATACGGGATGATCTAACACTAACTAATCCAAAATATGTCGACTCAATAAAACTTGATAAGTGGTTTAAGCCTTCCCCAAAATTAAAGTTTTATGAAGAAGACCATGATTTTATGTATTTGCCAGTAGGTTATACTTCAAAATTAATAAGTATTTTGGGTAAAGACAATATTGTTATTAGTGATGAGAGAACAGTATCGGATCTTGATATAAGTTTTACCACAAATATAACCCTTCGTGACTATCAGGAAAAGGCCGTATCCGAATTACTAAAAAGAACCTGTGGTATAGTGGAGGCTCCGACGGGTACGGGTAAAACCTACATCCTCATAGAAATGATAAAAAGGAGAAATCAGAACACATTAATTTTGGTCGATAGTTATGAGTTAGCCGAAGACATGATTCGCAAACTTGTAGAAACAACCAATTTAACAGAAAAGGATATTGGAAAATTATGGGGCGGTACACGCTGGAATATAGGACATCAGGGACATCAGGCTCAACACGGACCTTCGGTTACGGTGGGATTGCTACAGACAGTCCGCCTACTATCAACGCAAGAGCTAAACCATTTAAACCAAAAATTCGGCCAAGTTCTTGTGGACGAGATACACATCATTGCCGCTCCGACTTATTACGACTGCATGAATCGGTTGCATATGAGGTATCGGTACGGATTTTCCGCCACACCAGAAAGAACTGACGGGTTAACACCGGTACTTTTCTTTATCACTGGACCAAAAGCAATAACTGTAACTAATGAAGAAACACAGGATGTTACGGTGCAACCCACTATTACGGTGATAAACACAGATTTTACGTGGCCACTCATTGACACTGAAGAATACTCATACATGGTAAGTGACCTCGGAGTGGATAAAAACAGGAATAAGTTAATTGTTGATCATTATAATTCCATGGGATTTGAGAATACAATGACAGTATTTTTGTGTTCGAGGCGGAGTCAAATATATGAGCTATGGACCATGCTGGGGAAAGATGGTGGGGTTTTAATATCTAGAATGGATGCGGATGCAAAGCAATCTATGAAAGAATACTGCGGGTTATCTGACGAAGAAATAATGGAATTCAATAAGTTTTGTAATAAGTCTCACCGTAAAAAGATATTAAGTCATTTACAAACTGGAAAAATTAATAAGATTTTTGCCACCATAAAAAAGTTTAACAAAGGAATTGATGCAGATTTACTAGAAAAGATGTATATATGCGGTCCTACAAAATCTCCCATTTTGCTGCGACAATCAAAAGGTCGTCTTGTGAGAAAATTTAAAAATGGTACTGAAAAGCACCCAGAGATTTTCTTTTTTCATGATATAAAACAATCCCTATTAAAAACTCAGGGATATCAAGCTATACGGATATTAAAAGAAGCCGTAAAGACACAATAGAGGAAAATGATAATGTTACGTTGGCAAATTAACATAGTTTTACACGACAACTCCGAATACTTGTTTTTTGATAATTTTGCGAATACGTTTAGTAAGATAGCAATTGCAGATTTTTATTTTAGACATGGGGTAACTTCGAACATCTCCCATGATCTTGGTAGGACAATTCGTGGTGTAGAAATAAAATATGTTACAGTAACCAAACCTTCGTGACAAAGGCGGTAAATCATGTCTAGAAAGCACACGTCAAAATTTTGGCAAGTCACTCTTTGGTTCAAGTATAACCGTCCACCAATAACGTATATTGCCGAAATGGATTACGGGTATTCGAATCCGAAATTAGTAGCCCAAAGTATTATAGACATTGGGGCAAAAGTTAAAACATCCTCCGGTGCGGGCGGCTACACGCTCTTTTCAGGAAGTTTAATTGATAAGTTAAAGGTATGTAAACTTATTAGTAGGAGAATAACATGACTAAATCCCGTATGAGATCGGAAATATGGGAAATAGAAGTCGAATTCTATCCTGAATTTATGCGGCCGCCGATGACATATAGAGATACATTTCCAGTGGGCATGACTTCAAAAGAAGTAGCCCAAGAGGTGGTGGACGGTGGGATATTTACCCGCTATATTGATTATCCGGGTTCTGACATTGAACGACTATTTGTAAAGAGGGTATCATGATAAGTAATGTTTTTAGAATTCGAATACGCCGTATTATCGGTACAGGCGATTATACTATATATGTAGTTGTACCAATAAAAATATCAAAACTAGAATTAGCGGAACTTATTTTTGAAAGTGGGATAGTTACACAACAAAACATACACATTAAAGCCAGTAATATTAAATTGATTAATATTACAAAAAAAGCTGAAATATTGGAGGGCTAAAAGATACTATGAGTACTATGAATAGGTGGAAAATAACGGTGATAATAAAGGACGATAGTGTGGGTGAACGTCCTTTAACTTGGACATCAGAATTTCCAAGTGGTTACACTAGATCGGAAATAGCCCAAAGCATTGTAGATGAAGGAATAAGGTTAACTTTAAAAAAGTCAAGAAAGGTCTTTAACTGTAATAAGGATAATATACTTAGGATAACAGTGAAGAATGATGGGGTTGTGTTTTTAGGTGACTAATAATGAATAAACTACAGATAGACGATCCAGTTAGTAGGTTGTTAAAAGTACAAGAACTTGCTGATGAATCTAAGGATCTTCCACCAACTAGCCCAAAAAGAACAGAAGAACACCCTTTAAAACCCAAGGATGGGAATGATAAAAGACCTAATTTTAGAATAGTTAGAACGTGCTTAACTTGTAAGCATGGTGTAACCTCTGGTCCAAGTGCTGTAAGAATGGCTTGCGCTTGGCCTTATACTACAATAACAATGAAGAAAAAGTTAGGTTGGGAAGGACGAGTAACAAAAAAGTTTCTTGCCCTTTTAGCCCCAACACACGCAAGCTGTGTTTGCAAAGCTCATAAATTTAGAGGAACCGCAATGAACGGTATTAAGAGAATAGAGCTTTACTGTGGTGCAGCATATTACGGAGACGACTAGTAGTGTTTAGTATAATTTTTGGTATTTTAGGTATTGTTTCTTTTATAGGGGCAGGAGTGCTTTTTCTCATAATAAGAAAAAAGATAATAGCACAAAAGTTGGAAACACAAAAAGTATTAAGTAGAGTTAGAAGTAGTGAAGTTCGTACTGGCCTCATTACTGAAAAATTTATTCCTCTTTTCAAGGAGTTCCCGTTCAACCCGGGCGATGAGGGGGTATCGGTGGTACCCATTTGGCAACCTATCGATGTCATAGGGTTTTTGCCAGAAGAAATTGCCTTTGTGGAAGTAAAGACTGGTAATTCCAGACTCAGCCCTTCACAAAGGAATATTAAGAGATTAGTAGAGGAAAAGAAAGTCAAATGGTATACGGTGAGATTAAAAGGCGAATCCCCGAAGGATTAAGCGTAGCGTTCATACGTAGGATGTTTGTTCACAGGGATGACGTTTTTGCGGTTCAAAAAAGCGACGGAAGCTATACTGTATTACGGCGACCATTTACCGATCAAGATATTATAGACCACTTAAGAGGACAACACACAATTGGACTATATTGCCTCAAACACGACGGCGATGAATCCACGTTAAAGTGGGCTGTGCTCGATATAGATATACATAAAAGTGTGTGGTCAAAAGTTGGATACAAAGAGTCTGATTGGAAAGAGCAGCTGGATGAACAAGTAGCAAGAGCTCAAACCGAACTGTCCCAATATGGGATTTATAGTTATGTAGAAGAATCAGGTAACAAGGGCAGACATATATGGGTATTTTTTGATAAGCCTATAAACGGTATGTTGGCAAAACGTTGTATGGAAGCAATGTTTGGTAGTATGCGAAGTGTTGCTCCCGGCACAATCGACTGGGAAATTTTTCCAAAACAAGGTAAATTAGTTAACGAAGACAGCCTTGGCAACTTAGTAAAACTTCCTTTTGGTGTCCATCAAAAGTCGCAGAGAGAGTCAGTATTCCATGAGTTGGAAGACTTTGTTTCCCAGCCAAAATTTGCAACAGAGCAACAACTTACTTCTGCTTTAAATCCAATGGACGCAATATTTCAAAGATGTGAAGCCTTTAGAATGTTGCGTGATAAAGGTCTGTCAGGTAAGAAGCACTTAATACATGATGAGCGTTTAGCTCTTGCATACATATTTTGGAACTTACCAGATTCTGAAGTAAAGGAGTATGATGCGCATGAGGGGGCTAAATATATAGAAGAAAAGATATTTAGCAAGCTGTCCGACTATGACCCAAAGATAATTAGAGATTACTACCAGCACCACAAATTGGAAAAAACTGATGATAGCGGTGGTATAAAACAGGGTTACAGTCCTATAACTTGCGCAAAATTACAGGAGCAGAAAATATGCCCAGGACCATGTGCTGCAATAGGAAACTCAAAATCTCCGATCGCCTTATATTATAAGGCTCTTGGAAAAGAGCGTAAAGAGGACGACTATGACTTTTCTAGAGCCATATATAGACCAGATAGATATTTTATTGCCGGTAGAAGATACATGCTGCGCGGAGAAAGAAAGAAAAATCAAAAGACGGGATCCTATTTTCTTGAAGATGATACAGTATTGAGTAATTTTGTAATTCGCTGGGACAGGCATATTCGTTATGATGACGGGATTGTGACAAATTCTGAGTTTGAAGGAGTCGTCATGACTCCGGAGCATGATAGGCCCATACCAATACGGATAGAAGCCGAGAAATTTGCGAATGAGCTTAAATTCCGTACAGAATTGTATAACATTATTGGTACGAGTGTCTATATTGAAAATGATAAAAAACTTAGAGAGGCAGTTTCATCGCTTACAAATCCAGAAACCATTGAAGTAAGAAAGATGTTTGGATATAATGAGGAGTTAACTACCTACTATTCACCAAGTGTGATGGTTACCGCAGATTTTGTTAGAGAGAATGATGAATTAACAATTGATCTTTCGGGCACACAAAAGGCAGAACACCTTGACTTGGTATTGTTGAAAGATGTTGATTTTAGAAATCTTGTTCAACACATCAAGGACGATGTACTTCAAATACACAACCAATGGTTTATAGGTCATACAGCTTTCGCGCATGCTATGATGCCAATAATAGCTCCATTTTTAGAGGGAGAAGGAAATCGTTACATATTCCATTTAAAAGGATTAACTGGTTCTGGAAAAAGTTTTGTAATGAAGCATATGCAGAATTTTTATGGAAATTACAAGGAAAAATCTGTAAGTTTTACATCAACTCCCAACTCAATCCAATATCAGGGGTACTACTTTAAAGATGCAGTTTACTTGGTTGATGATTATAAAGAAGGAAATATAAAAAACATAAAGGACCTAAGGGGCGTATTACAGAATTATACAGATGAGGGATCTAGAGATAGACTAAATGCTGATGCAACTGGAAAACCCTCCAGATGGATAAGAGGGTGGTTATGTATGACTGGAGAAGATACAGTAGAAGGAGAGGCTTCAAATCTTGCACGAATGATAACTATCACCATACCCAATGCTAAAAAGCGGATGGATAAAGGTAATAGGATGAGGATGAATAGGCATATGTATCCCGGTTATACGGCTCGATATATACAGTATATTTTAAATCATAATCGTCACGAAATATCAAAAGTATTTAATGACTACATTCCGTTTTTCTATAAGTTCGTTGAAGGAATGCAAAACGATGCCAGAATGGCGCAAAATGTAAGCATGCTGATGACATCGTATAAATTTGCGGTATCGTTTCTTTACGACGATAACCGTGAAGTTGTCGATGAATTGGTGGCACGCATGGAAGAGTTTTTAAAGGATCTTATGCTAAGCCTAATTGAAGAGGCTGCTGGAGAAAGTGCGGCGGAACTATTCTGGGACCAATTAACAACAATGCTTGCAAAGGATCAAATCTATTTTCAGAGTGGCGCAATCGCCCCTTCTGACGCCATGCCTAAACGCGGAGAATGCATTGGATACTCTGATAAGAGGGGAAATTTGTTTATACTTGGCCGTGAAAGCTTTGACATGGTTAAGCGCCGATTGAGAATGGCTGGAAGAGATATAGAACACTCGCAGAGATCGGTTTTTGAAGATCTTTATAATGACGGCAAAATAATGAGCAACAAGGCTGTTCCTAGAAAAATGAATGGTAAAAGTGTAAAAGTTTATCAATTATCAGAAGGAATATTGGATAGCCTTGAGGACGAATAGTAGGGGAAGTAGTAAAGTAGTAAAACGGTAGTATTTCGAGGGTTTGCAACTTACTGTAAATCCTCGATTTATTTTGTAGTTACTACTTTACTACCAAAACTACTTTAAAAATATGTAGAGTCTGTGGAATAAGAGTATGCAATTAGGTTTACTGGTACACAACTCACGCGAGTATATAAAAATAGTAGTAGTAAAGTAGTAAAGTAGTAAGTAGTAGTATAAGTATATATAATATAATATATTAACCCCCTAAATTTTTACTACCTTTTATACCGAAAATACTACCTTACTACCTTCAACCTAAAACCGGGAGAATGTGTGAAAGATTTTTACGACTTGAATCCGGGTGATCCAATGCTTAATTGTCACACTGGAAAGATTTTGGTTATCAGGGAATTAGTGACGGAACACGATGAATTCGGTAATCCTATATGCAATTACATTATTACAAATGAGGGTACGTTTTTACCCAAGGAGTTAATTTATGTCAATGAAGCTCAACGACTTAGTAGTACAAGTGGAAAAGATGGAAATGATTTTAGCTGACCAAGAGTCGTTGCTACAGTTTTTATCAGAAGAAACAGATTCTGTTAATGAACTATTAGAAGAAATATCAGACCATATAGATAGGAAATTAGTACTGCAAACTTTGCTACTAGATACTGATGTCGAGTTGGCAGAGGAGAAATTTTCTATCTTTGAAGCAATGCTGAAATTAGATCATTTAGATTTACTAATTTTAGTTGAAGCACAAAGTGGAAGAAGAGACAGCATACCAGGACTAATTCAGTATGCAACAGCATTGAAATCTATCGTAGATAATGCAATGCTGACTACAGAAGTTCCAGTATTTGACAAAGACGACGAAGGGGGTGATGCATATAGTAACCAATAAAACACTATGCACATATTACCAATTGCATCGTCGTCAGAAGGAAACAGTTCTTTCATTTATACAGACGAGGTAAATATAGTTATTGATGCGGGTGTACCACTTAAACGTGTTCTCCCGCACATTACAAAATTGAATGCAATTTTTGTTTCGCATGAACATTCTGATCACATAAAGAATGCCGGGGTATTTGGGAGAAAATTTAAGTGTCCTGTATACATCCATGCTCGCACGAAAAATAAAACAAAACACCTCGAAGATACTTTAAAAGGATGTGAAATTAGAGAGGTACTACCTGGAACTCGAGTATCAATAGGAGACTTGGAGGTATTCCATTTTTCTACTAAACACGATGTTCCAAGTTTCGGATACCTGATAAAACAAAAAAATGGTCCAACTCTTTGCTATCTTACAGATTCTGGGATGCTTACCAAAGTAATGGTAAATTATGCCAAGAAAGCAGACGCCCTACTCATAGAAGCTGATTATGACGAACAGTCTTTAAGTAATTACGAAGGATACGACGACTACTTGAAAGGCCGTATATCGGGCCTAACTGGGCACCTATCCAATCAACAGACGATACAGTTCATAGAAACGCTGGGAGTTGATCGTTTTACAAATATTATATTTGCACACCTATCACCGAGAACAAATTCTCCGGAACTACTCAAAGAGCAAGTTTTAGAGAAATTAGGTGGGCTACAGAAAAAAATGTATATAGCCCCATTTGATACCCCATTGGAAATTATCCAAAGGTAGGGTTTGACTTTTTGGTGATTTTTGTGTATGTTATACATAACAGCCTAACCAACAAAATTATGGCTAACACCTCAATTACTTTTGACATAGAAACAGTTCCAAAACAAACACCATATACAGATCATGAGCAAGTTTTCTTTGAGCGTAAGTTTGGCCAAGAACTCAACTATCAAAAAATTGATACAAAAACAGCCAGCCAAGAACAACTTGATGATATTGCTAGAATGGTAAAAGCTACGAACCCGTATCTTGGTGAAATAGTTTGTATTGGCATGTATGATAGTGGGTCAGATAAACAATATGCTTTATCAGGTAGCGAAAAAGAAATATTAGAAGAATTTTGGAGAATACTTGAACCACATAATTGGTTCATATCATTCAATGGGTTAAATTTTGATATCCCATGGATACTGATAAGGTCTGCAAAATATGATCTAAATCCACCTAGACCCGGTAATGAAAGCCATCCGTTTCTAAATAGAAAACGCTTTCAGCTCAAACCACACTTTGATTTATATCAGTGGATGTGCGATTGGTCAGCAAGGATGGCCGTTACTCTAGAAGTTGCCGCCGAACATTTAGGGTTCGACTCACCTAAAAGCGGTACTGTTGAAGCGGCTTCCGTAGAAAAAGCCTTTAAAGATGGTCGTATAGAAGAAATAAAGAAGTATTGCTTAAGGGATATAATGACCACTTTTAAAGCTTCACAGAAATATGTGAAATTTGTATACCAACCATATTATATTACGTGAGTTTATTTCAAAAAGCAGAAGAAGCAAGTGTAAGACTTAAGACCTGTATCTATGGAAAAAGTGGTATTGGTAAAACATTTGCAGCTTTACAATTTCCTAACCCTGTAGTGATAGATTTTGAAAAAGGAACTGTTGCCTACGGCGGTCAATTTGAATTTAGTGTGTTAAAAACCCAAGATCCAAAAGTTGCCGAAGACGCCGTTAAGGAATTATTGGAAGACCCTCAGGGTTATAAAACAATTGTAGTAGATCCAATAAGTATATATTGTGATTTGGTAACCGAAGCGCAGTTGAGAAAGCTTCGAAAAATGCACGGACAAGCTTATGAACTACGTCCTCCAGATTACAGGCCAATAAAAAATAGAATTCGTAATTTTGTACGCAACTTGTTGGCTCTTGATATGAATGTGGTGGTTACTGCAAGAACAGCAGAAAAATATGCCGAGGGCGAATTCATGAAAGTCATAGGTGCTCGCCCCGACATGCATAAAGAAATACCATACATGTTCGATACCGTTATTTACCTTTCTCGTAAAGGCGGTAAAAGGTGGGCAATAACCGATGAAGACGCAAGCCCAGATTTTGACATAATAGCCAAGGATAGAACAAGGCTACCTGCTGAATTTGAGTTTAGTTATAGTGAATTGGTAAAACACTGGGGAGAAGCCGGACTAATAAGGGATGCTGAACCAGTGACTACCGAACAAGCGCCGCTTGATGAGACTGTTTTAGAGAGGGACGTTGAAATAGAATTAGCAAATGGTTCAACTCTGCTAACTGCCGGAGTAACCGGAGAACAAGTTGATGCAATTCAAGAGGCAGCTAAAGATAGTAAAATAAAAGCTGATATAAAAGCTTACATAATGGAAAACTACGGTATTGACTCCGTTCTAGATTTGCGCGAAGATGAAGCGGAAGAAATGCTAACAGCATTAGGATTAGTACAAACCAATTAAATTAGTGGCACGTAATCTTAATTTTAAAAAGGCTTCAGAAGAAAAACCGGAATTCAAACCTCTGCCTTCTGATGCATACAATGTAGTTGTGGATGAAGCAAAAGCGGATAAGTCCAAAAAGAAAGAGGACATGGTTACCATAACTTGGAAAGTTGTTGATGGTGACTACAAAGGCCGCCTCCTATGGGATAGGATTCTATGGAATGATAGCCTCATTTGGAAATTACAAAATGTTTTAATAGCTGGTGGGTTGGAAGAACTAGCAGAAGACGAAGATTTGTCAATGGCAGGATATATTAAGGCATTAAATGATGGCTTGAAAGTAACGGTTTACGTAGAGCAATCTACTTACGACGGAAATCCAAGCAACAACATTAAAACGTATAGACCTTTTGAAGGTGAAAACGAAGAGTCTTCTAACGGTGGAGAACTCTTTTAATCAGAGCCCTCAGTAGAGGGCTTATTTTTGTAGGTATAACACAGCTGGCTAGTGTGTCGGGCTTCCAACCCGGTTACGCGGGTTCGAATCCCGCTACCTACTCTTAACTACATTGGAGATGAAATGGCGCACAGACGTAGTAACTGGAGGTCCTCACAAGGAGGATCGAAGAAAGTTTCCCGTCAGACACGAGATGGCTCTGGTAGAGGCACATTAAGAGATCATGCTCTTCCAAAAGGTGTTGATTATGTAATGAAAGGGTCCGCAACTCGCCGTAACAGGCGAAAAGATGCGGAAGCAAGACAAGTAGAATATGAAAAACTAACCACTCAACAAAAACTCGAAAAGCTAGATGCCGGCGGTTTTACGGCTACTAAGCAACGAGCAAGATTGGGACGTGAGCTTGATAAACCTATTACAATTGGCCAAGAGCCGGAACCTGTTTTAAAGACAGCGCCAAAGAAATCTCGGTGGAAAAAACATCGTAAGAAAATGAACCCATGACGACCTCCATGGCATAGTTTTGCCCGAGTTCTATGATAAAAAAACTCGGGCACTTTTCTGTTTCGAAAAGAGTAATTTTATTAAAATTACCGCCAATAAGTGCAATAGATAAAGGAGAAGGAAGTGGGTTGGATAATAGCCATAATCATACTTGGGATACTAATATTACTAACAATTCCTCCAACCAAAATGCTTATTTTAGCGATTGTTGAAGACTTGTTATACCGCATTGGTAATCTTTTGGATTAATGGGCCTAACCCATTTTTTTAACCACTGGTATTGACTATGGTAATACAATTGTGTATATTTATATTAGGAGGTGATATTTTGACGTCTAGTCGGGCGGAGTGCACTACCTCCTAAATCCGATCGGTTATATCACAACCTTACCGAACCCCAGTCAGCCTGACGCTGGGGTTCGTACTTTTATGGAATAAGATCAAGACTAACCATTTAATCCAATGACTACTAAATTTAAAGAAGGTGATAAGATATTACAAGTATCTGGTTATCCAAATGCGATATGTTACTCACCATATACCACGAAACCGGCGGTAGCAACTGTAGAAAAAATTACGCCGAAAATGTATCGATTAAACGTCGATGAAGGTATTGACACAGCAGAAATACAAGATGTTAGAATAGAAGAAGTTGAGCGAGACTTTTGTTTTTACACTATTGATAGGTTTGAGGAATTGAGCAAACTATATAACTCACTTCGTAGTCAATGGAGCACACTTTACCTTTTACAGCTCAACTACCACATGGAAGACAAGGTAATGTAAACAGGTCTTTCGTTTAGTACCACCCGACACGCCATGTCGGGAACATGGGGTGGTTCCCCCCCCCATCACCTCAGAGCACTCTACTTTACATGAATTTTTCAAAGGAGAGCGTCATGTCTAGAATTAAAGAGGCCATTAGCGGAATTATTGAAGACATCGAACCAGATTTTGTTTTAATTGA